TTAGGACTGAGGGGTAGATTCTTGTGAAATAGAATCGATAATGAGCACAGGTTCTTTGTTATTGATTCCTTTGAACCATTCGTATAACTCAGCCCCACTAAGACCCTCAGGGAGGTCAGCCTTAGGCTCAAGCTTGTAATCCCGATGAAGGATGTCGTGGATCATTTTAGCTTCGTCTTCACCATTTCCTTCAGTATTGATCCAGAACACATCAGGGCACTTAGTGGTGTCTTCCCATCGTACGTCATAACCCATTACACGTAACAGGTGATACGCCGCCGTGTAACGCGATACAGTGTTGGGTTCATACTCTTCCACCAAAGCCCAGAGCTTAGTAATTAACTGTATACTAGGGCCGCCCTTGTGCAATACGGCATGACCTGCCAACCCTTTGAGTAGATCACCCCCTTCCAAGTATTTACCAGTGGGGATATCGAAGAGTGGGGATGTATTGAACGACTGCATGCTTTCAGTGAGTTTATTGAACAATGTGTTTTCCATCTTAGGTTCCGCCATAGTTAGGATTGATTCATATTAGTAATATAAATCTCAAACAAATTGAGTTAACCTTATGCGGTACCCTAGACCAGATTTTAATTTTACTCAACGGTAAACTCTATGTTAGAATCTATTTCACAACCAACACCAAACACTAGACTGGAAATACCCGAATGATCAAGAACATTATCAAACTCGACGGAACTCAAGAACCATTCAACGCAGCGAAAGCCAACCGCTGGTGTGAGTGGGGTACTGAGAACCTCAAGGATAAAGTAGATTGGTCTTCCATCGTTATGGAAACCATTCAAACGCTACCTGAAACCGTAAGCTCTCAAGCTTTCCAGATGGCGTTGATCGAGAACACCCTGAGTCACCGTACTTGGTCACATTACCTGTTTGCTGGTCGTCTGTACGCTGTATGGATTCATAAACACCTGTATGGTACTGATGGCATCCCGACTGTTAAAGCATTGCACACACGCATGCAGAAAGACGGTCTGATGGTTAAGCTGAAGTACAATACCCAAGATTATCTGAAGATCGAGAAGTTCATCAAACATGACCTCGATTTTGAACAACCACATTTTGCACTGCACCAGATCCGTAAGAAATACGCTCTGGGTAACCGTGTAACCGGAGCTGAATATGAGTCTCCTCAATTCACTTACATTCGTATGGCAATGGCTCTGGCTGAGAATGAGCCAAAAGCTACCCGTCTTCAAGTCGTCCGTGATTTCTACGAGCTGTTCGCTTACAAGAAGCTTTCTGCGCCTACTCCTAATTACATTAACCTCGGTACTAGTCATCGGGGCTTTGCTAGTTGCTGCCTATTTGCTGTTGGTGATAATGGTACTTCGTTGGCTCTGGGGAATTACATCGGCGACAAAATGACACAGATGTCTGCTGGCATCGGTGTTAACATCATGACTCGTGCCGTAGGCGATGCTGTTCGTGGTGGTTTGTTTGCTCACCATGGTAAGAAGAAGTATTACGATGCGATGGGTAAATCGATCGTTGCTAACGTACAAGCTGGTCGGGGTGGCGCTGTAACTTGCTTCTTTGAATCTTTCGACCAAGAAGTTGAAATGATCCAAGGTCTGCGTAACCCACTGTCTACTCCTGACCGTCGTAACCGTGACATGCACTTTGCAATGTTGACCAACCGGTTCTTCGCTAAGAAAGCTGCAAGTAACGAACAGATCTTTGCATTCAACCCTTATACCGCTCCTGACCTACATGAAGCGTTCTATGGTAAAGACATCGAAGAGTTCATTCGTCTGTATGAGAAATACGAGAAAGATGAATCCTTCACCAAACATTGGATGTCCGCTCGTGATATCCTGCGCCGTTCATTGAAAGAAGCCCAAGAAACCGGCGTGGCATATGTTGGTCAAATCGATGAGATGAACCGACACACTCCTTTCCTTGATCCAATCCACAGTTCCAACCTGTGCATGGAAATCGCTGAGCCTACCAGTCCTTACTACGAAATGGAAGACCTGGTATCTCGTGAAGACCATGGTCGTGGTGAAATCGCTACTTGTTCTCTGGCTGCTGTATCGGTTGAAAACATCGAGAACGATAAAGAGTACGAGAAAGTATGCTACTACGCTCTGAAGATGATTGACTACTGCATCCTGAATTCCACCTACGTGATTCCACACTTGGAATTCACTGCTAAGCAACGTATGAGTGCTGGCGTTGGTATGATGGGCTTGGCTACTCACCTGGCTAAGAACGGCCTGGACTACACCTCCAATGCTGGTAAGCGTGAGATCCACTGGATTGCTGAACGTCACATGTACTTCATGATCAAAGCATCGATTGCGATCTCTAAAGAACGTGGTCTGGCTCCATGGATTCATAAGACCAAGTGGCCAGCGGGTTGGTTGCCAATCGATACTTATCAGCGTGCAGTTGATAACATTATCGATCCAAAAGGCAGTAGCTTCGACTACACTTATAACTGGGAGAAGCTCCGTGCCGAAGTTGTAGCTAACGGTGGTATTGCTCACTCGGTGCTGATTGCTTACATGCCGGGTGAATCCAGCTCGAAAGCACTGGGTGGTGCTAACTCGATCTATCCAGTACGTCGCCTGACTCTGTCTAAGAACGATCAGAATAACCATCTGTACTGGGCTGCTCCGTATGGTGATGATCCATCAGTTAAGTATCAGTTCGCATGGGACATCCCAACTAAAGATCTGATTGATTGCTATGCGATCTTCCAGAAGTTTACTGACCAAGGTATCTCCGCTGATTTCTATCGTCGGATCGTAGGTACTGAAGAGATCGACTCCAACGAACTGTTGAAGGACTATTTCTACATGGTTAAGATGGGTATGAAGACCCGTTACTACTTCAATACTGAAACCACAGCTAACCTGTCTCTGGAAGCTATGGAATCCGCGATTGATAACTCGGGTAATGCCGCCATGTGTTCGGCTGATGGTTGCACTCTGTGAGGCGCGTATGATCCAAGAGAAAATAGATGAGTTGATTACTCGTACCGATGACCCTGAGATCAAAAGGGTATTACATCTAACTACTACGCTGTTTGATAAAATTCAACATGGTGGTGACGATCATCGAGATTGGTTAGGTGCTGCTATTGAGGCGCACTTCACTGATTCTGAAATACCCGAATACAAAAAATAAATAAACATAGTGCCCCTCCTTGCGGAGGGGCTTTATGCCGTAAGGTTACTGAGCGTCGAGGTCGATGGCTTTTGCAACATCAGCCAGATTGGCTTCAGCTACAGCAGTTTCGTCTTCGTCCTTCCACAGACTCTTGACCCACTCCAGTCGCTGTTCCAGAGCTTGCTTGTTGGCTTCCAGTGCTTCCACGGTGAACTGACCGGACGCCATAGCGTCTTTGTATACTTCACTGAGATCGGCGTCACGGTAGTCTTGGCACAGTTTAGCCATGTCGCCGTCTTCGTTTTCGAAACTACCCAGGATACCGTCCAGAGTATTCTTGCCGTCCAGGTAAGTTTTCCAGCTCTCGTAGGTCAGACCAGCTTTGATCAGCTCGATCATCTCATTGCAGCTGTCGATGCCAGCCAGAGTGAGGTTGGTCATGTGAGTGCGCTCTTCAGGAGTACCGAAGATAGCCTGGGTCTTGGCGCCGACCAGAGCGGCCATACGTACGTTCAGTTCGCCGAATTGAGCCAGAGTGATTGGGGTAGCTTGAGTCATGGTATATTTCCTTATGGATAAAGTTTATTAAGCAGTGATGAAATCAATGATGCGTTGTGCAGTGATATCGATCGGCTCATACGTTACGTCAAAGGTGTTACCGGTGGCACCAGTGTATTTCTCTACAAAATAGAGTTTACATGTAGATGGATCATTGTCCAAGTAAATGCTAACTTCTTTCAGGGTATGTGGAGCGAGACCCGTGATGGCCACACAGAACTTTACCGAGGCCGGCGTGTAACAATGCAGTGCGTTGGCGGTGTCCAGTTTACGAACGGCGTCAACAAGATCCAGAAAGGTTGTGAGACCTTTATTGAGCTTCATTACAGTGCTCCTAGTAGAATGTTTAATTCACTATTGTAATATAGCGTTTAAAAGGCTTCTAATAACGCTGAGGCTATTCGAAGATATCCACGAACGGTTTGGTCACATGGATAGCACGAATGTTACTACGGGTAGCGAGACGATGCAAGGCTTTATTAACAGCTACGTCCTCCATGGGAGAACGCATTGCATGTTCGTCACCATTGCAGCGTGGCCAGTCTAACCAGATCTGACCATCGGAGTCAACACTGTACGAGAAGATCGGGCAGAACTGTTTAGCCGTACGTTCAAAGCTTGCGATCAAACGATCACGCATGGCTTGAGGTAAACTGATTGGAGTGGAGTTATCCAATTCACCCGACTTGACTCGATCCATGATGTCTTTCAATACGCCACGGGAAAAGTCTTCTGCCAAATCATCGATTGACTTGTCTCCATCAAAATCGACATTCGGTGGCAGTTCACGTCGACCAGCAAATTTCGCAAGACCTTCCGCGTTAGAGGTTACCGTAATGATCAGATTGTCATTCATCTTTAGTTCCTTGGCCAGGTGAGAAAGTTTTGATACAGCGAAATACGGCGAATGAGTTACCGTGCTCTTTGGCTAACCGGTCAGCTTCCATACATGCAAGGCGCTTGTTCCGGTGAACGAAAGGTCTATAGCCAGTCACAAGCTTAAGCCCCGGACCAGTGTGGTTACCAACAATGTAGTGACCGAGGATAGATGATGGCACATCTTCCTTATCCCGCCATTGGCCAGCAGTGTGTATGAGTTCATAACCCAGCCACATGTGGTGGACCTTCTTATCAAGGAAACGACCTTCTTGGCCAGGGTGTTTGCTTTGAGAGAAATCTAAATTGCGGTTCTTATATACCATTTTTGCATCTTCAATAAAACGCTCTCGTAGTCCTGCACTCTCCGAGACAGAGGTGATAGTCATAGCAGTGGTTCCTTATCGAGTCAGGTCAGATACTTTGTAAACGTTTTTAATTTCTGCCACACGCCACAACTTAAAGAAGTCACGAATGTCATACTTACGACAGACAATTTTACCATCGTTAGTGTGATCACCAACAATTTGAACCCAAGCATTTTCAAAGTCCTTCAGGTAAAGACCTAGGAACTTATCACCTTCCCAGCGGAGTTCGAATTCCGGTTTCACCAGTTGTTCGAAATGGAATACGATGTTACCAGCATTCGCGCGCTCAATGATTTTGTTGCAGACATTGATCGCGAACATACCCGCCATAAAGCTACGTTCACTGTCGAACATTTCAGCGGTGATGTCTTTGGTATTAAGTAGTTTCAGCTTAGCCATGATTTACAGATCCAGAAAGTTATGGAAGTCGGGTTTATGAACAACTTGGATAGCCTTGAGGTATTCCTTAGCTTCGCGCTTGGAAACGTAGATACGTCCTTTCTTAAGGCAGCGAGTAATACCGATCAACCCAGCTGGACCGAAACCGATAAATCTAACCTCACCGGTCTTTTCGAATTCACCATCTTCGCCATCAAATGGGGCATCATCGACAGCGTAATAGCTAACCTTCAATTCAGGAATGAAGATACGGTCTTTATAGAACAGAATGTATCCTGAGTTGTGGAGCATCACGAGGTCGTTCAAATGTTCGAGATACCACACCGCGTTATCGTAACTACGCTTGTTCTCGAACTGCTCGCGTTTAAGGATACTGAGATCCAACTGTTTAATTTCGGTCATAAAAGAATTACTCATATTGCAATGATATGTAGTGTAATGCACTGCGCTAACAGTGCACTACGGTTTTACTACACCTTAATGTAAAGTGCGTACCTTATAGTAGATCTTAGGGTCTACTGATTTGTAAAATCTGGATACCGATTTAACATAGCAACCTTCCGGCGCATCTGTTACCATCGGTTCCATAAACCCATCGATATAAGTGGCATCTCGTATTTCAGGGACTAATCCTTGATTTCCGAAGTACCCCACTAATCGATCACGCGAGTCGAATAGTCCAAAGCAATGAACCTCGTCGTTAGCCATAGTGAACGGAGTTGCTGCTCCGTTCACTATGCACTTTATGTCGTGATTCATCGACGCTGTCGGAATAACCGCCTTACCTGTGGCGCGAAGTCTTGCAAACATATTGTAACCTCAAGCTGTATTATGGATCATAATGAGTCCTCTGTAAGTTTAGACCATCACATAGCTAGGATGTGACAAATAGTACTAACGGTATTACCCAGTAGTAATATAGGCTTTAAATGACTTTCAATAATTTACTTACAAGCTGTATCTAATACAGACAAATCAATTTCAAGGATTCTACAATGGCTACAATTAAACTAGTTAAAGGTGATGACAACGTTCAGCGATGGCTTAATGAACATGGCGACCGCGTTGTGGTAGCACTGTATACCGAATTTGGATACGTTAAACTGGATCAGTCCCATGAATTTGAAATCCAACTAATCGATCCTAATCGAGAAAAAACTGGACGTTTCGATCCCTACCCTCATTACGTGATTAAAACCGACGGCCACAATATCTTTGAGGTCCTCAAAGCCATTCCTAATGCCCAATCACATCTGCTTGCAGAACAATGGACGTATGAATCAGTGAACGAGATTGAATTACTGGAAGGTCAGTACCAGTACTTCGGTGTCGTCCTAGCTCCAGTAGGTAACTGGACTGAACAAGTAACAATGAAAGACTACTACGAAAACGAATTCTTCAAAACTAAGAGCGCAGTATAATGTCCAAGAAAGTAGACCTTCCAATCAAGATCTTCAACAACACCAAGACTGATTACAATTCCCCTGAAATTATTCTGGGTCAAGAGCCGGGCTTGTTTGACTCGATCCACAACCACCACCCAGCTCTGTTTGATCTTTATAAGCGTCTGCGTAGTATGGACTGGGATGAAAACGAATTCCCATACGGCGACTGCTTGCACGAATTCGAGACCTGCGATAAACAGTTCTACGACATGATGATCAAGACCCTAGCATGGCAATGGGAAGCTGACGCTACGGCATCTCGCGCTATCGTCAACATTCTGGGTCCAGTACTGACTGACTCACGTGTATGGGCAGGCTATGTCCGTATTAACGATAACGAAAACCTTCATGCCCTGACTTACTCTGAGATCGTTCGTAACTCTTTCAAAGATCCACAGGTTATTCTGGAGGAGATCCTGCGTGTAGAAGAAGCACAGCAACGTCTGGTAACTGTGGCTAAGATCATGGGTGAAGCACATGATGCTTCTCACGCCTATGCTTGCCGTACGATCCCCAACGATCAAGCTCTCTACAACAAGATCTTTAAGTTCTTCATGGCTCTGTACTACCTTGAGCGTATTCAGTTCATGGCATCCTTTGCTGTAACGTTTGCTTTGGGTAAGCTGGGTATGTTCCAACCGATCGTTATGGGTGTCCAGAAGATCGCTCAAGACGAATACGAGATCCATGCACAGTTCGGTCAGGAAGTGATTAAAGCACTGCTCAAAACAGAGCGTGGGTTGATTGCATACGAAGACACGAAAGCAGAATGCATTAAGTTGTTCTGGGAAATCCTGATGTCCGAAGTGAACTGGTTGATCTACCTGTTCTCTGAAGGTCGTGAACTACCGGGCGTCACCCTGAAGAAGATGGTTCAATGGGTACTGTTCAACTGCAATGCTGCCGGCACCTTCACTGGTCATAAAGACGGTATCACTGACGAGATGCGTGCAGAGTTCTTGGCCACCACCGGCTTTGAATTAGAGTTCCCTGATAAGAACCCACTGCCATACATGGTAGAATACCTCGATCTTGGGGCAAACCAATCGGCAGCTCAAGAGGTCGATTTGAACTCTTACATGGTGAACGTTATCAATACGTCCAATGAACAAGACAAATTTGATTTCGATTTGTAAGTAACCTAAAGGATAAATTTTACCCATGTTATGTAGCGATGCATTCGTTGCTCCATTGATTGCTTGGTGTTGCATGATTTGGTCTCTCCTTTAGTGTTGGTTGATGAATATGGTCCTACCTTCGGGTAGGACTTTATTTCCCGTTACGGCATAAAGCCTCTCCCGTAAAGGAGAGGCGTTTATGTTATTATGGAACCAACTCAAGCACTGGTCTCCAGCCATAGCCTGGAACCGCGGTACCACCATCAGCCCAGTCGGCCACACCCCACGAGTTACCGATCCCCGTGAATCCACGAGTGCCCGTACTCGCCGGGTTACCATATATGTACGATAACGTACCAGCGGACGCTGCACCAGTAGAAACGTTTAATTCGGCAGGAGTGTACATTGCCCAGAAATTGGTATTCACTACAGTTATAGCGTTGTTATACACTGAATACATGTATCTGTTCCATTCAGCATCAGTCATTAGACGGCACTGATAGTTCTTACCACCAATCGTTACCAACTTACCTGCCGCCACATTACTCACACCGGCAGCGTCAAGCGTTTTCTTACGAATAGATGACCTGAAAGATTTCTGTGCGATATAGAGTTCTTTACCATTCTCAACAAACTTCATCCATTGACCTGCACCAGAAACGATCTGACCTTCAGTGATACCTAGTAATGTCGAAAGGTCAGCTGGTGAGATTAGGTCAGCTGGCTGGATCAATCCCTTGTAAGGTGTTTCCTCAATTGGCGGTACAGTACCTTTCTCAACAAGCATTGGCCTCCAGCCGTAATGCGTCTCGAAGTTACTGGCGCCACCCCACCACACACCCATGATTTCTGGAGTACCTGTACCAAGCGGGTAGCGGAGACCACGAGTGGCATGCCCGCCATTACTTGATGTATACAGTGTGTAACTGGCACAACCGAATGGTAGAGTGTTAACGTTTTGAGCTTCAGAGATCAACGGGATACCAAGCATCTTCTCAGTGTAACTACCCCAATTTAAACGGGTGGATGGAAGCGAACTGGCTAATTCACCACCGTAGATATTATACATGTAGCGGTCCCATTGACCACCACCACTTGCAACAACTGCTGGTTGGTTTGCCGCTTTAGTACCCGTCATAAACTGCACGGTGTAAGTGGTGCCACCAATCACAATCTCTTTATCCGTCTGACCCGTGTTAATGGCTTCCCACGTCAGCCCGTATCTTAACGGTTTCTTAGCAATGTAGATGTTGTAGCCGTTGTCCTCTACAAAATGTAACCAGCCCGAGTTGGTGTTAATAGGGGTACCGGCCGTTATACCGAGTAGTCCAGCCAAACTAGTACCATTAATAAAATCAGCTGACTTCACTACACCTTTAAACGGCGTACCAGCTGGGAAAGGTAACCCGGAATCATCTTCCTCGATCGCTGGCTTTTGAACTAAACTTAACATTAGGTCAATCATTTTACTTTACCTGTGGGCTTTAAAAACATTGTATATAGCATAGGTCATCTCAACGCCATATTGAGTATATTATGAAAAGATTAGAACGACTGATTCACAAGCTCACTTATCGACCAAGCGTCTCTAATGAGGATGCATTCGATACAGTTAAGCAGTACTGGGATGATGTTAGCACAACATTCTGGCCTGAGGTGGACGAAGAGCTCACCGAAGAGCTAGGTGTTACACCAACAGCTTTAGCAGAACTATTGGAAGTCCATCGACATACATTCGAGTATGCCAACATTGGAGGTAACTCCAGTATCCGTGGTTATGATCATGGCGAAGACTGGCTGGTAGTAATGTTCTCAGATGGTTCACGCTATCTGTATACGTTGAAGTCTACTGAACGAGAACAACTCGATTACATGCGTCGACTAGCCATGGCTGGAAAAGGACTTAACTCTTACATCACCCGAATAGTTCAGGCCAACTATGCTGGTCGTAACTATAAAGGTACCATTACAATTAAACCGGGTATGGAACACTATAACCCTGAAGGTTATCGTCGACTCCAACTCCTACAATCATTTAGGAATACCATGATGAGCAACACTATCAGTAATGAGGGGTTGATTGCCGATGTAAAGAAATTCTTCGGGATGTCAAATAAATCCGCGCAGAAGCTGTTTATTGACAACACATTTGGTTGGAGTATAATCCAGCATATTGAGCGAGATATAATTCGGCCCGCCTGGCTAAAAGACCAGACTTACATCAAAGGTGATGTGAGTGGGAAAAGCGTACTTAAGTATATTGGTAAAGACGGTAAGGTCGATATTGCTGGTGCTAAGAAGCAACTGGATGCATTCCTCGCCACTCGCGCAAAAGTTAAATCCGTTACGGACAGTTGGCGTCAGAAGACCAAACCCGCAGCAGACCTATTGATTAAGAATTCGCGAAAGCTTTCACCGGAGGTCTACGCCGAAGCCAGAGCTTTGGTAGATAAGATCCCAATGGAAAACCATGATATTAAATATCCTACAAAACCTATCGTGGGCAACGGTGTAAAACATGAAAATCCGAAACGGGTGGATTTTGTATACACTGTCGATGATCGACCAATCCCCGCGCTTGACGAGGCGGGTGCACTTCAAGTAGCCTCTGATGTACAACGTTCGATTGATGAGTTCAAGACGAACATGACTGGTGCACCAGATAATTGGCCCGACGTCATGCATGATATGGTCTACACCATGGAACCTAAAGACTACGGTAAAGTGCCTTACGGTGACTGGTACTCCCTGATCTGGGATATCTTAAGTCCTAATACTACTGGTACAACGCACAGCAGTGGGATGATTGCAAACCGTATTTACTGGGACGCTATTGTTGGGTTGGTAAGGTATTTGGATGTGTCTATTAAAGGAGATTCAATTATCAGTGGTGAAAACTATAAACAAAGACAGGGTAAAGACTATATGTGCCAGACATTAAACCGATATAAACAACAAATTGAACTGGCAGGCCCAGATGGGCTAGATCCAGTAGCCCGTAAAATAATGACCGTTGGATTGGAAACGTTCCAACCAGTGGTACAGGTATCGATTGAGAACTATGAGTCTATGCCTACAGTACCATCTACGGAAGACCTACTTAGCTCAATAAAAAAGTTCTTCACGAAGGGTAAGGATACCGCGATTTACGATACCGTAGGTAAGGGATTCCTACAGTCACTTCAGGAAGAAGTTAAGAAGTACACTAACCTCAATTGGGTAAAAACCCATGGCCAAGCAGATAAGGCGACGGTCACTGTAGATGGTGCTAACTTGTTGAGTGAGTATGATACTGTTGTTCCAGAGTTTATTAAGGCTTGTCAAGCCAACCGAGTGGAACATCACAAGGTAGCGGAACAGGCATTCAATAACATGGAAACGGTTATGGATATGATCAAACGTAAGCAGCTCGATAATTCAGCTAACGTCGAGAAAGCCATTACTATAATGAAGGCCACTCGTCAACTGAAAGCACCTGAGGTTGAAATACCTAAAGCGAAACCACAACCTGGAGAAGTTAAGACACTGACCCCCGAAGAGGTTGTTGCTAAAGCTAAAACGCTGCACGCGCTGTTCGATACACTGGGAGCAGACCTAACCTTCGTTAAACGCTGGAATGATAATTTTATTAACACCCCGGCTTGGATGGATTGGAAATACGTAGGTAAGTCCAACTACAGCGAGATGTATAATCAGGTTAAAGATCCTAAGTTTGCAGATCTATATGAGAAAGCAATGGAGCGTACCTATGACTTGCGTAGAGTTGGCGTTGAGTTCCATAAACTCCAGCCCTACATCATGGCAGTATTCCAATTGATCGAAAAATCAGTTAAAGATTCATGATCATAAAGTCCCCGCAAAATAAGCAATTATATGTAACACCTTGAATTACTTGATTTTTTAGTAAGTCTTCGTGAAACCCACAGCTTAGTCTAACTAGGTTGTGGGTTTTATGACGTAAAAATACTACAGTGGGTACCATGTGTAGCAGTTTCGCTACATAACTGACACCACATCCCTGAAGGGAATAGGATACAGAAATGAGTACAATAGCTGAAAAGAGCGCTGATTGCGCACCAGACATTACGCCTGTAAAATACGATCCAACATCTTATATCGAAGGCACACTTAGTTATGCGGATGGTGCACGTATATTCGATACCAGTTACCTCCACTCCATTGACGCGATTCACCATTACTTTGAACAATCTGATCCAGATGATTATGGCATCCAAGCAAGAGGTATAGACCGCACATCTACGGCAGCAGAAGTCATTGCACATCTGGCTATCCAAGCATTTGATTGTTACGAAGGGCCAGTTGATGTAGCCTACCTTGATGTAGAGCCTACATGGCAAGAGATCCGCTCTAACGCCTCTTTTATTGCAGGTGAATTCACCCGTGATCAAATGGTAAATATCCGTAAACACATTAACGCTTTGAAGCCTGATGAAGTAGTGATGTTGGACGCATCCAACTATCTCGAACCTGATAAAGTAGAAACCCCGGCACTTAACAAACTCATGGGTCTTGCACACAGAACTCAAACCGTGATCGAGGAAGGTTTGTGCGAAGACTACCGTATGAGTCCACGTAAGGTAATTGACTTCTTCAACGCCTCAGGTGGTGACATTGTAGCGTTGCCTGATCTTGATGACGATTGTGCGTATACGTCTGACGTTGTAGAACCATCCAAGTGGTTGATGGAATCTAAGTATCTCGCACGTGAGCTTATCCAGATCCCAGAGTTCCAGCGTAATTTCAATCTGCTGGTAATCTTCAATGCGCATCGTTATCTTACTTCGGACCAACTGAACCTTACCAAACTCTATCGACTGTTCGCTAAGCTCGGTCGCATTAATACCCGTATCGTTTTCGTAGGTTAATATGATCCCTGTACTGAATATCACCAAACTGCGTGAAGTGGTAAACAACACCCCCATCGAAGAACGTCGGGCACAACAGAAGCGTTCGATGGAGCTAATCAAAGCCGCTATTGCTGCGGATACTACCCTCCGTGAAAAATGTATCGAGTTGGGTATCCCATATCAACCATGTGTTGCAGCCGTAGTTGATCCAATGTCGAGACACTGTCGTTAAATATAGGTCTCCCCGAAAGGGGAGGTCTTATGACGTGCTATTCTATGTATTTATTCAGGATTACTAAAATGATCGACTTACTAATGACTACTGGCGGCTCCTCGAGCGGCGGTAATTGGCCAGAAGGATTACCAGGCCCTCAATCACTTAAAACAGGGAACTCGACTATTGGATTCTTCGGTGAGGTAAGTTCAAGTGAGTTTATCACCTACGCGGCCTTGGCTACAGCGGTGGGTATCACAACTGGTACTAACCCATATCCTACCGAGGGATGGCTTAAAATGGCGTATAACGGGAATGTCCAATATATGCCTAAACGCGCAGCCCGTGCTAACCTACCATGGGCAACAATGAATAACTTAGGTATTGTCACAGCAGCACAAAATAAACTTATCACGATTTTAGGTAAGGTATATCGAGTGCGATTAATAAATGCATGTAACGTTAACCCATATCCTGGAAGCGCAAACGTTGACGATGGCATCCCATATGGGAATGGCACAGAATGGAACAAACTGATGTATGGTTTAATGTCCACCGTGGTTGGAGCCGCAGCTTTAGAGGGACCTGCCCTCGCCAGCTACAGTATCGGCGACCTCGGGTTAGCCCCAACTACATCTGACGGTGTAAGCGCCATCATTCAAGAAACTACGTCAACTGGATTGCAAATTGCCCGAGGTAATGGCAACAGTAACGTTCGTGGAATATATCCATTTAGTGGTGTAGCGAACAGCGATCGTATCAGGGGCTGGCGCCCAGTTTTAGAATACGTTAGCGGTTAAACAATACTAGCTTTAGTACTATATGTAGAGGTGCCCGTAATCTCAATTGGATAGAGTCCCAAGATCATAAGCTACGTGCCGATCTCAGGAGGTTACATGTTCGAATCATGTCGGGTACTCCAATTATATATGAACTGAAGGTAATGACTGTGAACGATACCAAAGACACACCTGTAAAAGAATGTGAGAAACGTGATCGCTTACGTGATGTATTACTTGCTAGACAACTGGCTTTGATAGCCAAGCAACGCTAGAATTCCTGTGCACGGGAATACAACGCTCATGCAAATTACGATAGTGCCAGCGCCTCGTAAGCGTGAGAAGACCCTGGGCCTCACGGATTGAGGGAAAAGACCCGTAGTTGCCGGAGAGAGCGTTGTAGCATAACACTTGAAGTCCTTCCATCGCATACTGAAGCTGCCTAGTGGGACCGTGTGGTATTTGGAAACCCTCAGGGGTTTCCTTATGCCGTATTTTACTGGAGTGCACTTATTATAACTAATAAATCGGAGTTAAGACTATGTCGACTCAGGAACGCGAACCAAGTTGTTGGAAAGTAATGGGGTACAGTTCCCACGAGGAATTCTTACGTAAGGCACGAGCTAGGACTAGGATAATGACAATTATTCTGAAGCGAAAAGCTGAAGCACAAAAAGTAACGCCAGAAATGCTAAACCGAGTGGTCGATTTATGAGCCTTCAATCTATTCAAGATCTAATTGATTATCGTCGTTCTAAGGAAACCCCTGAGGAACGGGCTGAGCGCTTACGTAAGACTCAGGAACGACTAGCTGCAACCGACCGTCGGATTGCAGCACAACTCAAGGCAGAAGAAGTTACAGAAGAACTACTTAACCGTCGATGCACACTGTGAGGTGACCATGTGCCAACCCTGCTGTGAAAGAACCTATGCAAAATATCAAACTTCTCCGGGTGCAGTCAATATGGAAACCATCCGGGAGTTATTCGGCTTAAGTGCTATTGTAGAAGTCCGCGAAGACCGTGAGTCTGATATGGCTAAATGGATCTACAGTCGTGAGCAACGATGGCCACAACAATCCTTCCTATTACTAGACGGGAAGGAATCCGACCTATGTACGTGCATGTGTCATACCCATGGCATTGACGTAATTCACTGAGTAACTAAAATGACACAAGAATTTACAACCGAAGTTAACCTAGACCACACTAATGTGTTTAAACGTCTAACTCGATACACCATCAAACCAATCGGTATCATCTTAGACCGTCATGCACCCCCACCTTCAGGAGAACCTGTAGTCGATCCTAAGGGCGAGTGGATGAAAGTACAACAGTTAGCTAACATCATTGCATTAGGCGGTCTGATGATCGTTGACGAGGATCTGGTGGAACATCTGAAAGATGGTGACGCGCAACGTGCATTGATGCGCGATTTAACCGCATTGGGTTATGACGACTTCGAACAAGTTATGCAAGTCCTGAAGGAGCAACGTGGTACGGTATTGAAACTACGTGAGTTCGAAGTATGGATGGAAGGTTATCGCGCAACGGGTGAAGACGCTAAAGCCCACCTGTTGGGTAAAGGTGTAGGCTATAGCTTTAATGAAGCCGTGAAAAACCTTAAAGAACAACTCGGCGAACACAAAACCAAAGAGTGGCGTTACAACCCTAACACCGGACTCTGGTCTAACTGGGGTTGCACACTCTACGATAATGAAACCGAAGCTCGTAAGTTCAACGGTTAAATAATACTAGCTATATTAATTTATTGAAGGCACGTCACCAAGACGATGTCCAATATCAAAGGCAATTAAAAATGAATGACAACATCATCCGCACGTACATCGACCAACACGGTCCAATCACGGTCACTCACCAATCTGGTAAGACTCTAACAGTCGTAGAATCAATAGAATACGTCAGTGATTGGGCTATTAAGGAATCTACGGAGCAATACCCGATTCACGTAGGTGAACGCGAACACGGTTTCATCGTACATAGAGGCGAAGGACACACCCATGAAGGCTTCTATGTATTTGATCAAGTCGTATTCGATGCACTGAATAACATCAAGCTGAAGATAGAGTTTGAATATGAACTCCGTAAACTGCTGCCCGCTACCATTGCTCAAGTTGATTACTATGAAAATGCCATATGGCCCACTGGTCGCTCAAGTACGGTCAGTGAAGGAATCAATGTACGTGTTTACGGACTAAAGGACTACACGTTCAAGCAAGGTGCACGCGGTAACGTATTCGTGTGCCCAATTGAAACCACTGGCTATACTACCGACGGTCACCGAATTCAAGGATACATGTACTCCTGTCACGATAACACAATCAAGTTTGATTCCATCCAAGCTTGGCGGATGCGTGAACTCAGTCGTGACGAGTTGATTGCCTTTGATCCTAAATGGGGCGAGCTGGTAACCCCCTAAGTAAAAGAATACCAGGAGTGTAATACTATATGAGTAATTACACTCCGTGATAGCCTACTCATGGTAACTGAGCTGCAACGGACCAGTATAGTCCGTCGCACTGATTCGTCAGTGCTACCCGCCGGTGTGATCGAATTGGTATAGATAGCGGACTTAAAATCCGCCGCCCGTAAGGGATTGTGGGATCGAGGCCCACCACCGGCACCAATTCTAATAGTCCTGCCTTCGGGCAGGATTTATTTCGACTAAGAGGTAATAACAATGTATCCACATATAGAGGCTATTCAAAGCTTCATTGATGGCATGATTGAGAAAGCAACGACCCACACTGAATTGAAAGCACACTTCGGGTTGGAACATGATCAAGCTACATGGCTTAAAGATTTTAAAACAGTAGGTTATCGTGCACCTAGGCAATGTGGTGCTGCGTACTGGATGCATCAAGATTTCCTTAAGTACGACGATGCTATCCTAATCACCCCTAACCAAAGTGTTCGTGAGACCTTTCGCAATAGCTTTACATTTAACCGTGAATACGTTCCGATCGGCTCAACCGGGGATAATACCAGCTTACCGCTAAGTGTGGTAAGGCGAGTGTTAACACAGATGGAGATATCTGAATTCGTTCGCCAAGATTACGATTTCTTCAATATCACCATTAATAGAATTTACATTCAGAATTCGGTGGCCTTCTTTAAAGCAGTGCGTAAAGAGAAGTTCTATAACTGGCTGACTAACATTGGCTTTGATGGCGTCATTATCTGCAACGACATGGGGTGATTATGTATCCTTACACTAACGATTTCAGATCGCAGGCTGAAAGAGACGCGTCATGGGATCTAACTAGGTTAAAATATCAGTTGGCCTTCCCAACCAAATGTCCACATGATGAATTAATCGAAACGTACTGCAATATCGTAGTTCCAATATTTGTCGAAAGGTATCGGGGACAACTACTCGATCAGTTTGTCCTGAATCGGTTGAATGAACACCTAGAGTTTTACAAGATCATGTCGTTCGCAACTAAACCCGATCACACGATCGAAGCAAAATGGGTTAATATAAACAAGACTATTGTTGAAGTCTTCTATAATGGCGATAGTATTCTCACCATCACTTAGGAACAACCATGATACAAACTAATTTGACTGGAACGCAACATGATCCGTATGATGAAATAGCTGGTCCCGATAAAGCTCTGATCCAATACTACGCTACCAACCTGCGCACGTATATTGAAGCTAATATCCTCTGTGACTCTTCGCACACCCTCGCTCAAAAGGCGGCTATGCTGGAGTCTTTTCTATTGGACTTATATAAAAGTCATTTAGCTCGAGATGCACTGGCTGGCCGAGACACTTATTGGAAACCGCGAGTTACCCATACTGACAGAAGTATCGATATCTATCTTTCCAATTACATGATCGGCACACTATATTAGCCTCCCTCCGGGGAGGCTTTATGCCGTTATGTTATGTAACTCTGTAAATCATCGAGGTAACTATGATAGACGCCTTACTATTTGTTGGTGGTGTGCCGTTACAGGCAATCACTGACGCGATTGACGTTTACGAAGGTAGCATTCCACCAGCTGCTACATTCCAGGTTATAGATGTAGATAACACAACTACCGAAGAACCACAGATTATACCAGGACCGGCCTAATATGTTAATTCAACTTAAATGGTTAGACCCTAATACTGGGTCAGTACATAAGACTGAGATCTATCGATCAACGTCTCCTTTTGAGCGTCCTGATGAGGCAGCTTTAATCGCAACAGTCGACAACGGTATTTCGACTTACCTTGATACGGACGTAGAGCAGGGCTTAACCTATTATTATCGGTTTAAGTCTGTTACGGGACAGGACGCGTCCCCAATGTCTAAACTATTTGCGTTTGATGCAAACCCGTATACAGGTCCAGGTAATTCGAGAACCGTCTTTGGTGATGAACGATTTGGTTATTACGACGTATTCCCATCCGATGGGGCTACGATACCTTCTTTGAATTATGTCCGCAATATACTTGGCTTATCACCACTAGATGAATCGCTTAATACTTACCCACATAAGTTCGCTGTAGGTGGTTCAGTACGCGGTACCTTTAGTTACCCGGTTGCATTAGGTACTGAGATCAGTTTACAAGACACCCAGGTCCAAACATTGATCTCAGGTCAACCCATTAAATTCACGATGGGTTTACATGAATGGGCTTTGTTAGTTCCATCGGCAGTACACTCGTCTAATACTGAACATGACATAGAACACTTCCCTGGCGAACTTAGATCCATGTTGGGTGTGATCACTGAGATGTATTCTCGGATTGAAGACGCTGATACTGGCAACAAAACAGGTAATCGGTTAGGTATCAATAATGGTCAAGTGAAGTTCTATGATACACTTACACAGCGTTACCCAAGCGACACTGTGAAGTGGATCTTAACTTGCGATTGGACTGATACCACTGGAACGTCTATTAATTGGACGACCGCGACAGGTCCTGCCCCAGCTCGACCAAAAGAACTACACGTGGAAGATGTTGATTATTCAGTTACGAGTAATTGGGACTCTACGTTGATCTGGCCCGTACTGGTTTACACTGGCCTAACTGGACCTATTGATGGGAGCTGAACATGCGTATTGACTTGACGAATTACAATACGACTGCCGATAGCACAATTAATATTTATCGCAGTTACGAAACGTTCACTTATGATAAGTGTCCTACTCCCCTGGTATCTTTACCCGCCACTACAACCGAGTACCATGATACCACAGTTGAACTTAATCGACTAGTGTATTACCGGATTGGTGTAGTGCACAACGCATCTGAGATCGTTGGTCCGATGTACACGACCATGAAGAAATACTTCACGGGTCCTCAGGTCAATCCAGATAGTACCGTTCCCGATATGATCTTAAGGGGTGATGCTAAAGTAGGACGCTATGGATCGATTCCACTTAACACGGTTTATCCAGTTAGTCAGTTACCTGTAGACTTTCCTAATATCCCATGGATCGAAGGGGTCGATCATGCTAACACAAACGTTGAGAAATGTTTGATTGATGACAAGGTACTTTTTATTACAGACGTACCCGTGGTACAAGGTTCTTTGGAAGAGCTTTATAAAGCAGGTGCATTATTTAGCAGTGGCGATGGTAAGGACCAGCTTAATGCGGTTTTATATAACTCCATCACAACTAAAGTGCAGCAAGGTCGTAAGGTACATGCTAATGGATTTACCTACCGATTCAGATTGATGACTGAGAACGAGTTCAATCAACTCTATATCAAACTGTATCCATCATCGGTATTGGGTAATCAACAGGAAGTTGCGATCTCTAATAACAATCCACATACCTACAGTTCACCTGTTGTTACTTCAAGTCGTATGACCGAAGCAGATAACCTTAGTGTCGATCTTGCCGGCAATCAAATACTAATTGATTGGAATGGTGTGCACCCATTGTTCATGGTGTTGGAATTGGTTAGTCGGAGTGACACAGCCTTTCCAGATTCTGATGTAGTGGTTAAACCTACTCTACCTGAAGACCGGATGATGATGTGTGGTGCAGAAGTTGTTAACAACCGAGTTCACTTCTTCGGTGGTATTTCAACCACCTTCACTACCGGGTTAGATGCATCTACCAGGCACATCAGTTTTGATTTGAATGGTGAGGACGAACAAATCCATGCACCGCTACCAGTTGGAGTTTACCAGCCAGTAACGTGGGTCTATAACAATAAGATTTATTGTTTTGGTGGTGTGAAGCGCATTGGCACGACCGAGTGGAGTTATCAAGAACTCTACAACGACGTTCAAGTCTGGGAGGACAATGGTACACCGGAAGGGTTGTGGACTACACTGACTACCAACGTTACATTTGGCTTTGGTTCCAGTGGTACGGTCTACTTCGATACGGCTCTAAATAAAGATATGATCTTTATCTTCGGAGCTTATTACACCGAACAACCCACCATAGCTAGTACTTACTACTCCGCCGAAGCGGCTACGTTTGACGGTACTCTGCAAACAGGTACTACGGGAATGCCATCAACCTCCGGCGGTGCAGCTGTTGGGGCATACGCTGGATATCTGATGGAGGTCGGCGGCACGCGTTCAGCTAATGGTTATACGAACGCAGCTTATCGTAAAGCTTTACCGCTGAACCCACCGAACTCGTTCTATATGTCGAGCATCACAACCCAAGGTACCGAACTGCCAGTCACCAAAGGCGGTAAGTTATTTACATGGCGTGACACATTGTTCTTGGTTACCAGCGCAAGTATTCCGTCAGACGAAGCTAAGTTCTATGTTTATCAGTGGTTACCAAATGAATCCAGATGGCTGAAAGTTATGGCCGACGTACCTAGCATCGGTGCACAGAAGCGATTCAAAGGTACGTCCACTTTCCACAACAATCGAATCTACACAATGCTTAGCCAACCATGGTTGAATGACACCTCGGATTCGATATTGTTGGTTCTGGATCTGGCAGATCCATTGGAGACAGTCCTCAAACCTATCAATACGATCGCACCGCAAGTTGATCGTATCTACCCTCCGTATGCTAAGGTGGTGGTCCAATGATTACTATCAACTTTAATAACCCTAACTCCAGAACACTGACGAATATTGATCTCTACCGTGAACCCGTCGGTACTGAGATTCCAGATGTTCCTGTAAATCCACCTATTGCTACACTTGATGGATTTGAAACACAGTACGTTGACCGTGATACTGTTTTGGGTCAAGACTATAACTATCGTTTCCGTGTTTACAAACAAGGTGGCGAATCAGTGATGTCACCTAACATTGTATTAGGCGACGTTAGTCTCTATGGTCCGGGTACATACGACCAGGCCGAGTCAGGTACTGACACGATTTGGAGTTTTGGTCTCGTCGACGCTGGCGAGGCCAGCCTTTTACCAAGCGTAACTGACTTAGCTAACGTAGGTGGTCCAGGCATCGAGTTTAAAAACTGGAATGGTAGATGGCTAAAATTTAAGGTAGGGTCCGACATATATTACACATTGGCAACAGGTGTGATAAAGATCCCAACTGATAACTTCGAAGCTTTCATGAGCAGGGCCGGTGGCGGCTCAATGCGTAATGTCGATGTTGGTTATTGCAGCTATGAATATATCAAATCAATTGACAATAGCGTTGCTTTAGCTATTCTGGATGGGCAAACGCCAACTAAGTGGAACATCGCTAAACAATACCCGCGACAAAATGCCTTACGTCCAATTGTAGGACAGGACGTCAATAGCTACATGGTATTCGCGATAGCTAATGAATCTAATGGACAGTCTTTAGTTCAACAAGCAAATCCATACGCTCCTTGCCGACCACAGTCCATCTATATGAATACCCATTACAACTACGAGTGGTATTGGAAACCCATCATCCGGTTCTTACCAAAGACAGATAGGAATTACTCATGAGAATATCAGTTGATAACCCCTATGGGTTAACCGGGAGTGAGCACATCGATGGCCTTTACGTTTATGTGAGTGAAACCAAGTTCGATAAGGATAGCTTACCTGAACCCTATATGAACAACACCACTTCGTATTCGGGATATAATCTAACCTTTCCGATTAAGGACAAGCCTTACTGGGTGATGTGGGCTTATCGTGGACGAGACAATCAGATCGTTTACGGTCCATGTATTCGATTGATCGATTGGTCCGATAAGATGATTGCGATCTTTAGCAAGAATCCATATTACCTTTACGGTGATGCTAATGCAGGTTATATTAGTTCAAGTATCATTGCAGCTGAGCGACCAAATATTGGCGCATTTGAAGCATTAGCAGGTACCAATATCGGTTGGGATAATGCGGCTAGCGCTCCCATGTGGTGTACGATTGACGGTGTGCTCTATGGCAGCAATACTACACCAAACAAGGGGATGGTTACTGCGGTCGCACTTTACCGTAATGGATATTTTGCGAGGTCAGGTGACTTAGTGGATCAGTACCTACCTATGACGATTACTTTGCTAGGTGGGGCTGTTACCCAAGGACGGACTCTGACTACACCTCAAGTGAAATACCAGACATGGGTACCTACATTAGATGAATTCAAGGCTATCCTTGGCACATTCTTCTTATCGGGTATCCCCTCTACGAATCCACCAATATCCGGCTGGTCACTGCAACCCGGCAAATGGTACCTGACCAGTACTGAATCATCTACTGGTAAATTCTGGGCCATTAACGATGCAGGTGACACAAAGGAAGTGGGTCACAGTGAATCACTGAGTGTTCAGATGCTGTATAGTTTTGAATTGTTGTAAAAAAGAAAAGGCATAAGCCAGCTCCCGAAGGAGCTGGCGTTATGTCGTTATTTGAACTCAGTGTTACTACCAGCAACCCGACGAACAACTTTAAGCACTTTGATAGTCTTACCTTCTTGATTAGCTTTGCATTGTTGCTCGGCATATTTCTGATAGTAAAGACGTTCATCTTGATTAGGACTGGCCTTACGCACCTTCTGGAATTCAGCCTGGTTAGGCCAATCTCGCATTGCCGTAATGGTGTCAAGCTTAAGCACCATATGGAAAGTCGACCACACTACACGGTTACCCATGTTATCCGCAGCGACGTTAACCATGCTGTTTTGAATGGCCTCATCACTGAGGTTCAAATCAAACAGTACCTTAGCCCCAACAGCAAGACCACTGTATTCAGAACACATTGCTGGAGTCACGACGACATCCACCATGGTCTTTGGTACAGCAACCTGATATTCGTATTCGATGTTACTGTTGATACCAGCTTGCACCAAACCAGCGAATGCCATCATTACAACTGCAATTACCTTACGCATTGCTATTACTCCGTGATTGTGTTGTGCAGCCAAAGGGAAACCATATCTTCCAGCTCCATACCTTTATCGAACACAAAGGTATTGGTGCGGACCTTATCAAGGATACTCAGTTTAAGCAACTGGAATACCCCTTCGTAGTGTTCTTCGCAACCGACTAACCAATCATTACGGTCACGGAATTCCAACAGTAGTATTGGAATAATGTATTCGGTACCACCGGGCAGCTCACGACCACCAGACGTACCGTACCAACCACGTTTGATGGTGAAAGTACCGTGTGAGTGTTCTATGATGATGGGATTAGCGTCACTTGATGCCTTAACCATCTCCAAGGTGAGATCCATCGCTTTTACACGCATCATTAATTCCTTTAAGGGTTTAGATTCACCATTGTAATATACTCTTTAATCGGGTTCTAATAAATACTGAGCGTGCTGATATTGTAGGCATACCGCCTACTCTGAAACAATTAAATAGTGAGTATGAAACATGAATGATTACGTTAAACCGCTTGTCGATTATGTTAGCATTATAGACGCCTTAGAAAAAGTTACACGTTACAATTGGGAACGGTGGGGTAATACCCAACATAGAGGTGATCCGGCTTGGGTGGTAAGAGATTGTAAAACCATTGGTCTTTACGTAGGTCGTCAGTGTGGGCTTAGTCAAGGCGCATTGAAATGGATCGCTAAACATCCCAATAAATGCATTCTAATTACTAAAGACAGTTATCTTAAATTGGCACTAGCTAATGACTACTTAAAAAATACCGGGCGCGAAAGGGTCGATTACACGCAGCTAGTACCAAGTGCGAGTGGAACCATTGAGAAGTGGAATGCACAACTAAGCGACGAAGAGAAACTTAACACGCGGTACGTGATCGTTGATGATGCACAATTTACTGTCGGTGCGGGCTACGTCAAACGCGCTGAATTTAATAAATGGGTTGCTGAAACCTTTCACCCAGATACCTTTGTGATCTTGATTAAATAACGGAGTTTCAAAATGACTACTGAAGCAATTGTTGCAGCCAAAGCGGAACATGCTGCAACTTGGACCAATACCGTAACTAACATTGTTGGACAGGTCTTTAAAAATAAACCGGACCTGACTCAGCTGCAATCGGCACATGAAGTATACGTTACTCTAAGGGATCATTTTGATTCCTATCCAGGTCCACACAGTATTCGAGTTAACCCTAAAGGGGACAAGCAAATCCAAGTGATCCTGACACTGTCAGAATTGGGTGACAAACCCCATATCAAAATCAAACCAAGGTATGATGTACCTAGTCTGGTAACTGGAGTTGAAGATGGAGTCGATCAAGCGTAAGCTTGACGAACTGGTTGACCACGTTTGCAGCGATCACTTTAATGGGTGTAATGCTGCAATGCGTGGTTACCACCTAGTTTGTCAAATTGAAGATCAAATAAGAAAAGGGTTGTTCTGGCCCCATCAAGTTACAGTTGAGTACGATAACAAAGACTTCGATGAATCCACCATAACAGTTAATGGTTATCCACCTATTCGATTCGTTTACCGTTTGAGGACCAGCACCCATGCAGAGTCAATTGATTTACACGACGCACCAATCTGAGCTAGATCGCTCCGTTAACTTCGAGCGTAAGTTTGAAGACCATACAGGGCGATTAGAAGCACGTTTCGTACAAAGGGTAGACGATTACTTCATTGTTTATCTAAGCTCTCAGACAGGCTGTAAACAAGCTTGCAGGATGTGTTGGTTGACTGCAACTGGTCAGACGGATTCCCGTGACGTTACTGTACAGGAATACTTCGAACAAGCTGAACGTGTATTCGACCATTACATCGACATGGTCCGAAATAACCATGTAGGTAGTGCAGCCACTAAGGTACACTTCAACTTCATGGCGCGTGGTGAACCATTAGCTAACAAACACTTCGTTGAGAATGCCGATGAGATCCTACGTGGTCTTAAGCGTATGGCCGAACAATGGGGATTGGAAGCTAAGTTCCTGATCTCCACCATCTGGCCAAAAGAGTTCGGCTTTACTAAACTGACTGATGTGTTCACTGACCCAGAAGTCTACCCTGAACTCTACTACTCACTTTACAGTCTGAATCCTAAGTTCCGTAAACAGTGGCTACCTAAAGCGGCAGCACCTGAAACGGCACTGGATGAACTGAAGTGCTGGCAAGAAGCTACCGGTAAAACACCTAAGATTCATTATGCATTCATTAACGATCAGAACGATTCCATCGGTGACGTTAAAGCTATCATTGATGAGATCAAAGAAGTTGGACTGAAAGTGAACTGGAACATCGTCCGATACAATCCACCGGAAGGTCACTACTCCAAGGAACCCGTGGAGGGTCATGTAAAGTACCTACACGGCTTTATCCAGCGTCATCTACCCGATGCTAAGGTTAAGCTGATCCCACGCGTAGGAACTGATGTGAAGGCCTCCTGTGGTACATTCTTAAAGTGAGTTTACGATGATTGATGATTACATTGCAAAACACCTCCCAAAGCTGATTGATGAGCAGCTCAAAGTAACCTATCCTTATCTAACCAAAGGTCGACGAGACTACATTGCACGTAAGTGTATTACGTTCTTTGAAAAAACCGATGACATGGTCTATGGTAGTCGGTTCGAAACGGATGTACCGCCACTAGGTGAATTTTACAAGGTCTTTAAGTTCAAGATCAAACGTAAGATTTACACGGTCGGTTACAGCGTGGGGTAAACTATGTTTGATACTTCAAAGTTCTTGATCAATAATCGTCCTGCACCATCTGAGCAACTTCCACCTAAGGATGAACTACCTTTTCAAAGAACTCAGCCCGGTGAACCACTACCAGATATAGTTGTGACATTCAACCCGAAGGACTTTAAACGGGTCGAGCTTGCCCACTTAATGGAACAGGGTCTTTACCTAGGATTGAGAGCAACCGTAACAGACCAGAATCTTTACCTACTGGATATCTCGATAAAGCGTTACGAGTCTCAAGTAGAGTACTGCTATAAGACCGAATGGTCGACCATACTGGAATCGGTTGCTGGTCCATCTGGTATACCCTATACCGTCAAAGAATGGGCTGGTAAATGGGGCTGGGTCATTCAAGATTTCCTCAAGCAGGTGGATGATTGGAATAAATGCTAAAAAGAATTCTAGGATGGCTGGGTAGTTTATTGCTACCCGATCGACGCCCTACTAAGTGTGCTTACCAACACATGCTTGAGTTGACTCAGTGGCCATCTCGTCTCAAGGGGCCAGAACACTATTCGTCATGGCTAAGTCAACTTAATATGATGGTAGGCAACAACGATTCAAAATATATCAAGATCATTAATATCGATGAAGCACATACCTTCATCAAAACCATCAATGGTGTAAAATGAAAACTAAATTGATTCAACTATGGAAAGACCTTAAATCTTTTAAAATCGAACGCCTCGTGAATAAACCGGGTAACGAGATGTGGCGTATTGGTGGCGGTTACCACGACTACCGTAAATACTTCCGTATCGATCTGGGAAGCCGTGGGTATCGCGTAGTACGTGACTTCGATTACTGTGACGATTACTTCAAGCGTGTGTTCTCTAAATGCACGCAAGATGATCAGAATACCTTGGATCTTTACATGACCCAACTTATGAAAGAAGCCCAAGACAACCCAGAACTGTATCCCTCTTCGAATAAGGTTCGTGGTGGCGGTATGGTCGTACGAGAGCGTGACGATTTGTTCCCTAAGCTCTGGGCTAAGGGTAAAGAATTACAACGCGTAGTTCGCATGGCATAAAAGAAAAAAACAACATATTGCCCCTCCTTGCGGAGGGGCTTTATGACGTGTTATCGTACACCCGGCCTGCGTGAAGCAGACTGGCGTGATTTCTGGATCGGTACTGGAGTGGTAGCTTTACGCAAGGCATCAACCTTATTCTGGATAGCCAGCTTCTGGTCTGCTGTAAACACAAAGTGCTCACGGGGTGGAACACCTTTACGCCCACGATCCCACCAATCTAAATCGACTGGATGGATCACGCCTTCTGGTACACCGAACTTAATGAAGTTAGCCATTTGTTCTGGTGTATCGAAACAGCACTCACGATCGACCCCACGTGAATGGGCCACGTAGAAATCAGCTGGAGGTGGACACGTGTTGTCGAGACCTTGGTCTTCGATGACCTCCACGCCAAGTCCTTCCATAAACTCAACGATTTCCTGATAGTACGCTTTTGCTTCATCACCCCTAACGAATTTGGGATTACCTTTAATCAATACTGCTTTCATGGTCTGCTCCAATGTTTAGTTATAAGATTGGACCAGTTTACTCCACCAGGTGTTAGCATCATCCTTAGTTTTGAATCGAGGGGTTCGAAACATTACTGTTAGATAATGAGTTGCATCATCGATATGGTTAGGAGTAGTCTTACTACGGATCTCAACCGTGGGTTGTTGTAGTTTTGGTAAAGCGTCACGTACCTCAGTCAGCCATCCAATAAGGCGAACCATCATGGATGGGTTATCTGCAACAAACTGCACAAAGCCGTTCGATACGTCTGCTCCAATACCACTATGTGACATAGCAGCTACTACACCCAGATTCTTATTCCAGACCCGATTGATAAAAGACTGCATATCAGCGTTGTAACGATCGAACTGACCGTTCTCCTGACGGTCTACAAAGTGGTTGTAGACCTTTTCGTGATCAGCATGGATCGGGTTTAGGGTTTTCATATTCGTCCTTAGATAAATCGTTTGATTAGTTCGTATGCGATGTACAGTCCATTCACTCCGAGGAATGAATAGAGGAAAATATACTGTAGCCGTTCTGTACGGCGGGATTGAATCTGTTTCTTAAGACGATCTCCTACGATGTCATGCATGCTATTACTCCTTAATTGAAATCACCAGCCAGATACGATCCAAGTACGTGGGTATTTCTCCCAGTGCACCACCCAGCCTTGACTACGGAGCCAGTCAGCCTGTTTGTTGTTCATAGCGTACTGATTGCCGAAGTTAGGTTCATCATCAAGATCGCGGAACTCGATACTTGCTTCACCGTTAAGTTGTGCGGCTTCATGAATACGATCCAACCACGGCTTCATGGTAGTGTAGTTATAGAGCATATCCTTCAGCTCATCCAGACTACCTGGACCATCCCCTACAAGATCTTCAGCAGTCGCAAAGCCGAGATCCACGCGATAGTATTCATCGTCAGGGTGGATGAACGCAATGTAAGGATAATGCTTCGGGCGATCATCCATACCATGCGGTTCCCCCGTGCTAACTGACATCTCATCGCACGCAGCTTGGATAGCCTGTTCGAGTTCACCATCAGCTTCGATCCGATACTTGAACATGCCTGAGCGATTGCTACCTTCGTATTGGTCAAGGCGCTTCATTTTACTTTCCTCCAGCTAGCGATTTTGAGATCATACTCTTCGTCACGGGAATAGCACTGACCTACCAGCACGTGCGCCTCGAACGCATCCTTAGCCATAACTTGATACTGGCTACGGTGGATGCGGTACGGGGATTCTCGCATGTGGCGCTCGATTTCGAACTCGTACATGTGTGCAGGTACATCGCCTTCTGGTACGATGAAGTCAGACACACTCACGAAATTAACGATGAGTTGTACAAACTGATCATCGAAGTTGATGCACAGGATGAACTCTGGGGATTCACCGTTGGTGTAGAGTTCACGATTACCTTTGATGTGATGACCTTCAACCAATTCATTCACATTGAACTGGTCACGCATACCCCAGTCCTCAGGTTTGTGATCATTCTCTTTAAGGTATTCGAGAATAGCCTTCTCATAATCAGCATAACTGGTGATGAGATAATAGGCTGCTTTAAGTGGACCTGTTTTATCAAGCTTTTTCATAAGAACTCCTTAATCGATGTAATAACGGGCGATGAGTTTTTCAATCGTTTCAGTGCTTTGAGAACCGGGATCGAGTTTACTTTCGTTACCCCACATATGCCGGGCCTTGCCGACAATACGCAGTTGACATGGATGTCGACGATACCGGACAACCTTCGGATCTTTCACCGTAATATACAGCTTAAACAACTGATCGTACAAACTCATAGTTTCTCCTTGAGACGGAATAAAGCCCCCACCTACGAGGGTGGGGGCTTGAGGTTTAATCTGACGCATGTGTGCTGGCCAGCTGAACAACCCATTTAGTAGGAAGTATCACTTTGTCAGTCGCCACTTCGATCGGGGGTGTAACACCGATATGATCGAGTAACTTCACTGTATCGAATAGGTACCACCCTAGTGATCAGTGCTTCGGTTTAGGAGACTGGTCATCTCCAACTAACCATCCCACCTTATTTGGGGACGGGCGAATTATTCCGAAAGTTCATTATGCTTAGGCGGGTGTTCGAGCAGGGCATCTAACCTACTGCTTATGGTGACGGGGACCCTGGTTAGAGAGATAACCCCTGCGAACACCCTTGTTCATTTGGTTCACTACCAGAGCAGTGATCCTGAATAGGGGGAACCCGTGATGGGGTGGGAAATGAAAGCAACACTTTTACGAGGCTTTTATCACGGGCTAGGAGCATTCACTCCTATAATATTACACACTGAGTATTCTTTTACTAAACGATGATTTCTTTTTCTAGAACGACATCCACCCAGTCGAACCCTTCAACGTTTTTGATAGACTCACCTTTGAAGTCGAGGTATGTAATACGATCAACATGCCTGACGCCAATGAGCACCGTTTCAGTGGCTTTGGCGAACTTACGGGCTACCTGATGAATCAGCAGATTGCGTTCAGCATTAGCCTTGTCATCAATTACACCGTCTTCTGCCCAAATGACTTTCCCCTGAATCTTTTCCAATCCAGGGTACTCGGGTTCAGTCAGAACTGTGATGATATCGAAGCCCTCCATCGAGTGCTTCGCCCACAAACCAGTGGTAGCGTTCGGAAGCCAGTTACGAATCAGGTCAATAACTAGCGTCTGTGTTTTCATCGCACCTTAGCCCACTTGTTACGGTTACGTGGTAACTGCATGATTTCACCGAAAGGGATCACCAACTTCGATGGGTCATTGAAGAACTCAGGGAACTTAGCTTGGAGTTCTTCACGGATCAAACCATGAGCGGCTTCTTTGGTGATATAGTTGTATGCAATGATCCCACGATGGTACAGCAACCCCGGAAAGGTTTGACCGTCATATTCCACCACGAAGAAATAACCACCGTAAGTCGACGACTCTGGCTTCACCTCATCGCGATACAGCTCGATCTGAACGTTGTTGGTAGACGAGATCTGGATGAACTCATTACCGCCAGTACCGAACATCACAGGACGTTTACGCTTGGCGCAGATGTCTTGGATACTACGCATCAACAGATCCACGTCAGAATCCATTTCAGCCAGATCGATAACCTGAGCCATCGCCTGAAGGAACTGGGTCTTGACATTACGTACCAACTGAGCCGGCCATGGTGCAGGGAACCCGTTAGGATAATTACCCGTTGGAATGATGCTGATACCAAACCACGCGAAGCCATTATGATGGCGGACTTTCACACAGAGATGTGGAATGTCATCCAAGCCGGAATAGTGTTGCACGGTGTAATCGGTAAGACGCTTAATGACCATGGTCATTGGTACGTCTGGAAAGGTTACGATTTTAGAAGTCATTGCAGTAAACCTAATAGAAAGATTGAGTGGATCAGTCCACGTTGTGCCAGTTCAGATTGCGACCGAATTTGTTGTCATCGATATAGACCTGACGTTTCAGCCAGAGGTCCTCACAGCTATCGAAGTCATCAATATGAGTAATATCGAAACCGGTACCTTTAATGATGTCAGAGGTCTGCTCACTAACAAACTGGTCCAACAATTGATTACGATTGTCACCGCGCATGGTTTGCAGACGGGTAACAAAGTTAGACAGCAGTGAAGTTGGTGCGGTGTTGATACGATCGGCTAAAAGGAAGAAGTCCATTGAGCCAGCATGTCGGATACTGTAGAGTTTACCAGGACCAGACATAACGCGTTCTTTTCGTTCAGCTATTTTATTCAATTCGCTGAGTTCTTCTTTTAATTCGTTCACGCAGAACCGCTGTGGCTGTGTCAAGAACCAAAGTTCCAGTTTAGCACCACGTTTAATAGCTTGTCCTACGCAATCGGCGAAAGTACCTTTATTCTTCCAGCGTTGGAGTGTGCTGGCAAAGCTACCTGTTTCGTTCACCCACACCATGTTAGTGTCGGTGATATGAATTGCAAAGAAACCACCCCGGATGTTTGCTGGAGCTGAAGAGTTATTTGTATACTCCGCCATATAGCGCATCAGCAATTTACGCATTGCAGTGTGCTCAGGTGTGCGAGCGATCGGCATTTATTATTAGTCCTTTAGGTAAGATTGTGTTATGGGGTAGCGAACTACCCCGGTTAGGTTAGTTAACAAAGCGTGGTTCGTAATTGAGACCGAAGATAGTATCTCTTTGGCTGGTCAGAGCTTCACGGGTGAACTCACCATCAGTGACCTCAAAGCCAGTACCTGGGATATTAACCCATTGCCCGGCTGAATCGCGATACAGTACCAACAGTTGATCTTCTAATGGATACCCGTATTGACCCGATGCACGGATATAGGGATCAATGATATTCTTGTTTGGACCTGCCTGTTCGATTGCTCGTAGCGAACGCTCGTATTTCTCAACCGCGCGCTCACGACCAAACAACATAAACTGATCAGACATAGCATAAGTTTTCCGATCGCCATGATCCATCAGGTTAGCGAAAACATTTTCTGGATTAGAAATACGAATTTTCCGGTTCAGTTGAACAACGCTGCGAATAGCCTCAGGCCTCAGGAAAAGGTTAGTGCGACCATCTGTGTTGAACCCAGTATGGAATACCCACGGCATGTGGTTTTGTTCCATATCCAGATCGAATACTGGATTCATAGTTGCTGGGATACTGGCAGACAATTTCTTGACCTGTGCAACAAACAGTAACAACTGGGTCCAGCTGGTCTTACGCGTATGGCGCGAATAACCTTTATGACGTAGACGGAAAGTATGCACTACCGAATCGCCGTCACGTTGAACAGTCTTTATCACACTACCTGCCATGTAGTGTCCGTCGACACGTTTCTGTAGAACCCGAAGATCATTTACCAAAGAATGATCAGCGATAACACTGAGTTCATTATCCTTAGGTAGGGTCCAACCAATTACTACTTTAACGCGGTGAGAATCACGACTCGACATCAGTAATCTCCTTCAGTACAGATTGAATGAATTCATTTGGGATATTTACCCAGCCACCTTGACGGGGTTTTTCTTGACGCAGTTGTTCAACACGCTCCAAGATCACCGCCATGAAAGCAGGGAAATCGAAGTAGTTGTCTTTGGCGCCCACCAGATCAAATACATCCGGTGCTTTACCGGCCTCGATCAGTTCCACGTAACCGCTCAGGAATGGATCTTGCCAACTAGCGGCAGAGTAGCCATCGTCATGAATTACTTCACCCCAACCGGCACCCTCACGTGTTACATAAACGGCAGCGTCTTTACCAAGAAATAGCTTTACCTCTTTGATAAATTTATCATAGCCGAACCTGACGTTTTTGTTACCACTGCGCAACAGGTAGCGAATGCGACCCACTACCTTACGCACCAGATTTGGTTCACCGGCGACCCACACGCCATTAACGTCATTACCGATGTTATATGCTACGTTACCGACACTGCGAACTTCCAGTGGGGCATTACGCTTGATCATCAAACCGAAGTCGTTGAACAGAGCAAACCGATTACGACGAGTGTCATTACACTCAAAGTAAGTTTTGATTTCCACGTACTGCGATGCCACGCCAATCAGATGGTTCACGTAACCCATCAAGCTGGTGTAGAGTTGCTCATCACCCAGAAAGTTAGTGATGAAGGTAAGCTTCACCATGGTCCCGTTGCCGAAAAATTCGACCTTGAATTTATCTTGACGAATAGTGTTATCAGCAAGATGTACTTTTACGATCTGCTGTAACTCGAGCATTTTCTTACCAAACCATTCGATCACGATTGGATGGTCATCGTTTTCAAAAGTGTAGGTGACACTATGAAAGGTTTTATTCTTCGACATTGTAGAGTTCCTGTGGTTTATCATTAAAGTGATATAAATTTGAAAGGGGTTGTATTAGCAACCCCAGCTTATGCCGTTTAGACTACCGACTCAAAGCTGTAATATGCATGGTCCGAAAGGAAGATGTTATTACGAATCGAGGGTTCCGTGTTAGAGAACTGAAGTGGGGTATTCAACATGTGATTACCGATATCAATAATGTTCTTCAGCACCGACGAGTTATGCATCTCGCCCAAAGTTACCCAAGTCGGTTCAAACTCAGGACGTTTGACCAATGCGAACACACCAACGTTTTGCCAGTTATGGTTACCCCACGAGTACTTCATGGTACTTACGTCCATCAGCGGACCACGACCGTGATACTGATGCGTGGGATACTTCTGCATCACACGACGGTATTTATCGGCTACGTGACCCCATGCCCGACTGAAGTCTTCAACTGCACGAGGTTCACCCACCACGATCAACTGTTCAACCTCATATTCAGCAACGCCCAGTCTTACCGCACGTGGCAATACATCGCCAGTGAGAGTCATCTGTCGAGAACCTTCACGAAGAATAACACCCATCCCCTCAACAGGCAGAACCCATGGGGCTTTCATCCCGCCCAGATCCAGATGAGTACGGAACTCTTCAAAGTTGACCGAGTGCGTCGAGCATACATCTGAGATCAACTTCAAAAGGTTATACAGTCCAACATGGCTGTAGCAACGCATGTCGTTTTCTTCACTGTACCACTTGGCCTTCAATGGGAACTGAAGAGTGATCGAGCCATAGTAATCGTCAACGTCTTTTACGTAAGCCTGCGGTCGCACCAAAGGATCAGCAGCGTGGTTATGCAACTTCGCCGATGCAGTCATCAACGTACTGAGGTCTTGAACGAGGTTGAGTTCGTTTTCAAAAGCAGTACGATCGTTGGCGTTTTTGTAGTGGATCGACAAACTTACGGTGTTGTGACGTTTAGACTTAGACATTAATTAACTCCCAGTTGTTTGATATCGTTAGATTCGAAAGCGCGTGGCCATACCACATAGGAACTGTAGTCAAGTACATAGTCCAGATGAGACAGTTTACCCAGATGAGTAACCTTCATGATGGTTTCCACGAGTTCCCCTTTCTTGTTAAAGGAGAACTTAACCTTAAGTAGGTAACAGTACCCACTACGGTCTACGTCAAAATACGTTTGCGTCGGCGGAATGGATTTATCGCTCATTAAGCCCCTCGATCATTAAGTTGATACGGTCACAGTCATTAGCGACGTTGATACGATAGTTATTGATTTCACGGGCCATCCAATACAACCCGTTCCAGACACCATCGTAGATGTTCGATTTCTCTTCTGAAACGGATCGTACGTAAAGAGCCGAGACATTATCCACGAGGAAGTCTTCTGGATACAATACACGTTCGGTATTGAGTGGAGTATCTTTAAACTCGTCCTGTTTAGAGATGATGAAATCCACGATTGCTTCAAGTTTACTTTTGGACATATCAAGCTCCTATCAAATGGGTTAGCAGGGTATTGTTATACCTTACGTTTGTCGATGACCCAACGCGTTGGCATTATGTCACGATCAATGGCATCGAGTACCTGACCTTCAACACAACCATGGGTATACATCAAACTACCGTCGGATACCTCTGTACGGAATTCCTTGTGTCCGTTTTTATAAATGAAGTAATTTTTACCTTCACGAATAATGATCAAGGCTTTGTTGTCATACGACAGTCGACAGATTTCCTGTTCGGTCCATAGACCGGTATTAACAAACCGACCTTTAATGTAGCCGGTGATAACTGAGCTACCGACCCATACCCAGATATCGTCAGGTGACATCAAACGGCAATCATTCATGACCACGCTGAACGTACCGAATGTAGGTACGTGTTCCCAATCCATCATGACGGACTGCATTCCACCGAAGTGGATAATGTCATCACGTTTACACACAAAGAAACTCATTTGGCTAACTCCACGCTCAGGGTAATAAGGTTAGCGTAAACCGTAATGGCTACTGAAAACAGTAGTGCAAAACCAACACGGGTATGGACTACTCGATCGACCTTCGATTTGAAACCCATACCGACCCATCCGATCAGCAAGATCAAACTGAGTGTCATTAGGAAACCAATCAGGGCGTAAGACATTTCCCTTCCTCCTTGGGTGGACCTTGATAAGTCCAGATACTGAAATCACCTTCAGGTAATGGACCTACACGTTCACCAAGTTCATTCGCCTCGAAGAAACTATGGTAACTGTAGATCTCACGATGATAAGACTCCTCACCGTAAGCGATGTAATCTACAAGACAAACTGAATCGCCTTGAATGAAGACATGACGATCCTCAGGCCAACCGGTTTGTTTGTACCAGTTAGGTCGAGTCTTGTAAATCCCGTTGACAGGTTTATTGTCCATTAGCCATCTCCCACTCATAACGCTGCTTGAGGTTGATCATCGCATCGAATGCTGTATTGGTCCCCACCGAATGTAGTTGCGAATAACCGCCCTCTGGTAATTGGGATTGATAGCGCATTTCCGAGGTTGTGAACAATCCACCTACTGAAGGACGGATAATGAGATAGCTAGGATAACCTACATAGACCTGGAAAGCTTCTGGACTATTCCTTACGATGTGATGAATGGCATCGTAAGCAGTAAGCTCTGTTACGGCACACAGAGCTTCACGACGGAACTGAGGGGATACCAATTGACTGTCGGGTAAGTTGCTATACCAGTGGATCAACATCTCAGCCATTTCATTAGTACAGGACATCTATTACTCCTCGAAATAGAGCCTCCCCGAAGGGAGGCAGATTAATTAAAGTTTCAGGTAAGCTTCTTGAGTAACACCCGCTTTGAGCAAAGACTCACAAAACGCTAGGTTCTTTACCCGCCCACGAAAGTAGTTTGTGTACCAATCTGCTTTACCGACACCAATGACCGTTTCGTTATACCCGTGGATCACCCGACTACGACGCTGATCCTCACTAACTGGCGGACGGTTAATTACCCAATGGAATCCAGTGCGAGTCAATTGAGCGATCAACCCAGTCTCGGTCAGAATATACATCGCACCACCATAAGCCTCACCGGTAGTCTCGATTGCACTGAGAATATCGTCCAGTTGATACGTAGTGAGGTAACCATTACTGGTATGGAGCTTACGCATCACTGAAAGGTAACGACGATAGGCCTTGTTGATCTGCTTAATGGGACCCACAAAGAAAATCTCTTTTGGGTAAATCCCAGTCTGCTCCGAGGTTGGACCAAGGATTTCATGACGGTACGTATCATCAGGTTTAACCCTAATAAAGGTATCCTTCTTACTCCAGTGCAGTTTAATCAACCCAGACGCCTGTACATCCACGTAATGCCGATCTGGTGGACTTACGTATTCCGTATCAATGCACGCACTTAGACCGGCAGCATTACAACGTTGCTGGAACTTGCAACCTGTTTCCTCGTCGAACGGCACGATGTAAGTACGATACTTACCACGAGGATCTCGATACAGCACCTCATGGATTTTATGAGTGTCGTTTTTATCAACACGATCCATCGAATGGATAATGTTGAAGATCTTTGCTACCTCGGGAGCAGGTGCATCCGAAGCCAACTTAAATACATAGGGCGTACGCATTATAACTCCTTACATACAAACTCGTTTGAGAATAGTCATAGTATTCGCCACTAAGAGCTGTTGCTTAAAGACCGATTTCTTACCCGTGCTATAAACCACATCCTCATGCGGGATACCCACTGGAACAACACCATATTCAAACACCCACTGTTCACCACGATCGAACTTGGTGCAGTAATTGGATGCTTCAATCCCATATGCCGAGATGGTATAAAGATCACCTTTATCGTTTACACAATGGATGGCCGCGTTATTACCCAGTAGGTCACGAGCTTTCTCCAAGGCGTATTCGATATCACCGTAATGCTTGGACTCCGGGTTATCCATCTCATAGCGGAATCGACGCTGTGCGTTCCATACGGCAGTAGACTCACCTTGGAACCATAACCGTACGAGCTTACCCAGTTCTCTTGATGGTAAATGTTTCCCTGATTGATTAAACCAACCTTGGGTAACTTTACCATTGACTTGTTTGAACATCATCCCCTTGAAGGTATCACCGGGTGCCACAATAGCACAGATACCTTCGTCGGTAAACAGACCTACATGGATACGACTAGGCTTCCTAACCCAATGACGCTGACCCCATACACGATGAGCATCGGTCAGCCTACTGCATTCCGCGAGTAAAGCTTCTTCAACTACTTTACCGAGCTTGTAGGTACGGAACACATAATGCACTGTACCATCTTCGTCATCTTTACCGAACCAGTCCGCCAGATCGACATCGGCCAACAGGCGGTTCATGGTTTCTCGAGCGTATACTGACTGAGCGGCACTCAGTTGTGGATGTGGAACAGCTACGTGATAACGCTCGTTCTTATAACGCTTAGACATCTCATTACTCCTGATCGTTGAAAGTATATAGTTTTTGGAAAGATTGCTTCTCTGCACCCTCAGTCATATGACTGAGGACGGTTAGTGAGACGGGGGTATCAAAGTCATCTTCTTTATGAATGAACTTACGGAACGCTGAACGATCCATTTTAACCAACTCCAACACGGCCGCCTTGGCTTCGGCGAATGTATCGAAATCAGTGGCGTTGCGCATTCTACGGGTTAAACCCCAGCCATTAATGGTACGGTAGATGAACCAGTATTCCGCTGTGAGTTTAACTTTAAGTTCTACATTAAAGTGCATAGATGCCCTTCTTATTTTGGTTGTACCGAAAAGCCAACAACTTTATCGAATGGGCCGTACTCTGGGTAATCCAAGAGTACGATCTTTATATCGTCAAAGCTAAAGGAGTTCAAAATATCCCGAGCCGCTGCGGCATTGAACTTACTCCGGTACTCTTCACGCAGTGGAATACGAATGATGGGTGAATCAGTAGTGGTGCCACATGGTAGCTCCAGCACATTTGAAAACGTGAATCTAGGTGCCGACTGACTCATTTAAACCACCATATCAAACAAACAAGAATCAAGATAACCAAAGCGATAAAACCGCCCGGCCCCATGTTACCTGTACTACCTAAAACAAACCGCTCGAAGTCTTCGTCATTGTACTCGTAAGATCTCATAACCGACTCGCCACATTGTAATCACCTCGGTGAGGTGCAGTGTTAGTAAAATGGCTGGAACCAAAATGCCCACCATCAATGTTAACCCCACACCCCGAAGAGTGCATGCGATTTCACCACGGTTAGCACCTGATTCAAACCAATATCGATAAATCAACATCAGTCCCAGTGAAGCGTATACACACGCACCACCCGAGAACGCTATAAACAGTCCAGACCAAAAATCCATATTGTATCCTTAACGGAATAAGTGAGTGGCTAAGCCACTCACAGTTTATACACTTTTGTATCGCTACCATAACGAGTAGTAATCTCAGGTAAACTTACGTCGACCGGAGCTTGAGTTACTGTCACAGTATGCCCACGCATTACTTTACGGATATCGAGTTTCTCACACTTTACACCATGGATGGTTTTCTGTGTGATCCACTCAGTATCAATATTGTTGTACGGGTTGTTGTTCTTGGTCCAACCATCTTGTGGCCGAACCGGAATGGTGTATCGATAGATAACCATCTCCAAGAAATCGTTGATGTCGATCTGGGTTTGTGTAAACAACCAGATGTTACCGTCCAGTTCAATAAACCGATCTGTATCAAACGTCTTCTCGGCTGCTGAACCTATCCCCAGTAAAGCAGCTTCCTGTGGGTCAGTAGTAGCGTAAAGATTCTGGTTGGTCTCTACCCCATCCCATACAGTGAGCTCACCCGAGCGTTTAATGCCTGGCATGAGTTCATTCTGTTTATAAAGCGACCCATGGTAGAGAACCTTAGGTGTATCCATAGTTACCTCACGTAGAACCGCGTAGGGATCAGAGAGTAATGAGTTGGTTTATCGCGCATCAGATAACGTGCCCCGACTGTCATGAGTACAGCCACGTCGTCATCGATATCACATGCCTTCACAGCTTGCGCTGGATCATACACATATTGATCAAAACCGATTGGATTATTCATCCAACGAATCACACGCTCAGCGTAATCGATAAAGGCGTTAGCTGTAAGGATCTGGTTGTGATCGGAGAATGGGGCATCAAACGCAGCCTGGGTAACCAGCTGAGTATGGCGAGGGATCGCATAACCATCGTCATCTGTGTCGAAGGTAATCATCTCAGTAAATTCAAAATAGCCGTCCATACCACCGACGTCTTCAAGACGCAGAATATAGTGGCCACCTGGAATGTACTGATACCCTTGACGAATCCGTTCCAACAGAACATCGGCATCCTCCGATGAAATCAGTCCAGAACCAGTCTCTGGACTGATAACTTGCGCTTCCTTATCGAGGAATTCATATTTACCGGAGAACTTACCAACGCGAAGAACCTGTGTCATCTCATAGCCTCTTAATGGTTTAATACAGAGTATCAAGCTGTTCGGTAAAACTTAGATCCAGATCGAAATGTTGTAAAGTCTTTTACCCGATGCGTTAACAACCGAAAGGAAGTACTGTCCGGGTGGTTGCTCTGACTCAAGCTTTGCAACCAGATCTTCAGACTCACGTATGTAACGGCAAGCCATCATCCGAGCATGGATCTCATGGTTTTCATAAACCACGTTTTGTGTTTTAGGATTTAACTCTTTAACCCAGTAACTACGCAAGGTACCTTTAGTCATCACCAGGATCATAACCATTTCCCCACGCTCGTTGAACACAGCGTAATGGTAATCCCTAAAGAGCGTCCACTGTAAGTAACGTGGACGCGCAACGTTGATGTCTTCTAGTACCATTAAACCCCCGTTACAACCTCTTGTTTAAATCCGAATGGAGTCCAATCCAACAACAGTTGGGCTGGGGTTGAGTACATAGGGAAGTCAGCTTCTGGTGTCTGGCGATGTACAATCTGAACACCCATCACCTGTTCTTTCAGTCCGACCGACTCTGCCCAGTGACGCAAGATAGTGCACTGACCATACATCAGCCGCTCAGAGTCTACTGGCCGATATTGGTATTGTGGGACAATCTGACCTTCATCACGGGTGTTGACCATATGACACAATTCCATCGGCTCTATACCCATTGCATTGTCACGAGCATAGCTGTAGAACTCACGCAGGGTTTTAATGAGCTGATCAGCTTCATCAGAGTGTGCCGGAATACCCGATACGTAGAACTCAGGGATACCAATCTTGGTGCAGCCAATGGTAATGAAGCCTGGTGGGATACCTCGTTCAGTGTAGGGCATCAATGGCCAGATAGCGAAGCCAAATGTATCAATGCGACTTGTCACCTGTTCAATTGCATCAACAACCTGCTGTCTCGCTTGATGACTTGAGATAAAAGGAGGATTACTCATTGATCAGCTCCACTTGGTTAGGACGGACATAGAAAGTCGTCGAAGGCGATTCCCCGCCATAATAAGCAACTTCATAGTTGGAACCATTATCTTCAAGGATCGTTACTTCCGCACCAGCTGGAGCCAAGGTGATAGGTATATCCAATACAACATTAACGATTGCTTCTTTTAGACGTGCACGTTTCATGAATGACTCCCATCATCAAGATCAGTTAGTTGTACCGTTTCGATTTGGTCATGATTGTCACGATTGATTACGCGAAAGCCCCCTTCGATCTCAAGATCCTCACAAAGGACTTCAAGATCGTCACCTTCGTTTGCATACTTAACTTCGGTATAACCGTTTTCACGATCTGTCTTATGTAGATAGATATCACTGTTCGCTTGTAGAATCATGCCACGTACGACGTCAGACTTTGCAACGTGATCAATCAATCCAGCGACTTCTCTAAACCAACCCATTTCGTTTCCCCATTTCTAATTTTAGCCATAAACTTACTCCACGATGATTCGGGGATAGTATTAGTTTGTTTACTGCTGGTCTATAATGTAAATGTGATTTTGATTCTACTGCTAAACCGAAATGAATTTCGTTGGTTGCAGGACGCCATCAATATAAGTTGGTTCACCTACACGGTAGATTCCGTATTCTTTGGTGAGACGGTGTCTGGTTATACTTGTAGTAGATTCGTCCGTGAAGTCGAAGATCTTTACCACCCAGAAACCACTACCTTCAACTTCTATGAGTCGATCCACCACTGGACGGACAATATCGAACACGTCCATAACTTTCATCTCAACATCAAGTTTCAACATCATGTCAGTTACATTGCGCTTGTACACTATGGCAACTGGGTCTGCCAGGGTACCGCACAGGTAATAACATTTTTGCGTTGAGATATTGAAAAATTCGACGTACATTACTTACGGTCCTTTTTAAGTTCACGGATCGGATAAATACCACTACATTTGTCAGTCATGACCATAGGTGCATCGCGCTGTGGGAATGTGGCTACACGCACCGCAGGGATAGGATTCTTTTTCAGTTCATCGCATAACTTATCCCATGCATCATCTGATAGCATATTGACTCCTAAGGAATAGAAGTCTCCCCGAAGGGAGACGTATTAGATCAGTTGGATCAAGGCACCCGTGATTGGGGAACCTTGGTCAGGAATGATTTGGGTATCACCGGTACGCCAGTTCAGATGAACCATCACGCCCCAACGCTTACCATTAACTTTAGTCACGTAGCCCATTTTGGTAGTCACGTGAGTTTTGTTGATGATGTGTGGATTGCGTGGGTCTACTTCGACGATCTGGGTACTGCCATCCTCAGCGGTATAGCTAAGCTGAGTGATATGTAGGTATTCCCAATCTTTATCGACTGGTGTGCCGTAAACATCCCTGAAGTTAAAACGCCGACCATCTGCATGAAGGTGACTTCCACAGACTACGGAACCATCATCCAATTCGATGGTCATGGGTTTCCTTTGGAAACTAGGTGGAGCAAGGTTGGTGCGGATGCATGACGCCCAATCAGGTACACACCCTTCACGTTTTGCATAGCGGGTTTTCATACAGGCCTACCTATATTTAACTCACGGTACAGTGAGTGGTTTACTGGGAATGCAAGCTCTTCAAGCGGTTGCTCCGTGCGGTTATTATAAACCCCTAGGATCACTCCACGCGGGTTTAGTTCAAACTTAACGGCACCAAAGTCAGTCAACCCCAATGACACGAATGTCAAATCATCGGTTGGGTTAAACGTAACATGGTGAATGCGACCGCCCCAATTAGCTACCCAGTCGCCCGAGGTATGTTTAAAGATCGTAATAGGAATCATGGTCCCTCGATGGGGACCAAAGTCCCCAATTAGTTAAGTGTGGAACGACTACGCCAGTGGATGCGGTCGATCGATCGTTCCGATGTATCAATCATATTCATTACGGTGACTAGTAGCAGTTTTTGTTTACCTGCGACATGAGTATAGATCTCGATGAAGTCATCGCCGAGAACGATCTGGTTGATCCCATTGAGGGTAATCAACTGGATCAGAATAGGATCGAACAGTTTACGTTCTTCATCGGTCATGTTGGCCATATGTCCAGACACGATATCGAATACTTCTTTGGAGCTGAAATGTCCGATTGGATCGAAGATCACCGTGAGGTCGTCATTCCATACCATGAAGTTAGGGAAACCTTGCCAGTCGGATGTAACCGAATACAGGTTATCGGCACTTTCAAGATATTCTACTTTGTATTGCTGGCCCGGAAGGGATGGACGACGTCCAGTTTCCATAAAAGTATTGTGTTGATCCAGCTTTTGTGCGACCATGCCATAATGCTGCATGTTTTACCTCCTCAGTGTTTAAGTTCAAAGATTGTTTCTATATCAGACATATCTGCATTGAAGTCCAGTCGAACACTAATGTTCCAAACGGGGGCCTCTTCAATGTCACGCCATTCTTCACCCTCGATAGGGTTTCCTGACGGATTGAATGGTGTGGCTTGGACTACCATGTAACCACCACTAGGGTTATTGCAAAGACGGTCCCATACGTATCCGCTAAAAGGCATCGCAGCATGAACGCGAGTAACTGCTTTTGCCACGTGTTCGTTGTAGATACACCAATGACCAATGCTACTAGTCTTGGTAGATACAAAACGCGGTTCATCGATGTCGTATAAACCATGGCCGAACGCACACTCTGGGATGTCGGCAAACGGGTTACGGTAGATGACGCGGTACATCAGACCATTAGGGTCAGGTCTTGCGCTACGCAGTGCGTGCAGTGCTTCATCCGTCATATCAATCGATGGGATGAACTCACTACCGGTTGCCCATGCGTTATAGAAAGACCTGAAATAACCTACCACGCTTTCTGGAGCAAGGAAGTACGAACCCAGCTTTTCAACTTTGCGAAGATCAAGTTCTTCGTTATGTGGGTGGTACACTACCCAGAATGGTAGTTGACGGATGTGAGTGCGGTACAACTGTACACGCGTTTCTTCAGCGTATCCATGAATGTTACGCTTGAATACCAAATCGCGATAAAGCTCCATTACCAAAAACTCCGAAAAAATAAGTTAATGCTTGGGGACCCGATGGTCCCCAATGCACCCCGGCTCAGTAGAGAGCCACTTTTGCCAACGACTCACGGAACGATTCACGGGTAGCCTTGTTACCGCCGAACAGATCGACAGATTTCAGGGTACCGTCAACATTCGTGTCGATGGAAGCGCTCACTACGGAACCGTGCTCAGCGGTGAAGTCGCGAATGGCCTGCTCACGCTCAGGCGTCATGCGAACTACATCTGGAGTCAGGATCATGGTGTCGCCGATATGAGTAGTATTAAACATTTGATATTGCTCCTTAGTTAGTTTTGATTTATTACGGGATGGCTTAATAGCCGTCGTGGTAGTCAGCTGAACGGGTGTAGAATTCCGCTTCCTGATTGGAAAGGTCCAGCCAAGCATCGTAAGCCATCTGCGCTTGCACGATGTCCTCTGCATTCTTCACCAGACGATTTGGTCGATCGTCATAAACGAAACCGGTGAAACCTTCATCGGCCAGGATCATGGTTTTATTAAACGATCCTTCAGACTGACTCACTGACTTAAAGCCTATTTCCCAATGACCACCTGGGAAACTCTTGTAGCTGTACCAAAACGGTTTGGTGGTCAGTTCGATCTCGGTCACGCCACTGTAACCAACGCGATAGAACTTGTCACCGATACTGAGTTTCGGATGTACCGCGATAGCGATGATGGTACTGTTCTTACGAGACATACTCGATTCCTTACTTATCGATAACGCGGTAGATGGAATTGCGGGTTTCGTAATCGTTGCCACGGATGTCAACGATCATGGATGTACGGATTGGGTGCCACTCGTCATGAACATAGTGCTCGGCTTGCAGTACGTTGATGCCGTCAGTGTTGTCCAGTTCAGGCCACAGATCTTTAGCAGCAACGACTTTTGCGTTGCGAGTGCAGTAGACCAGTTTATTGCCTTCCTTCTTGGGGTTGAAAACCATTTTATACTCCTTGATATCTTTTGATGATTTCGTCAATGTAATCATTCAGGTTCGTCAGCGCGCCAGCGGCATCTGGACTACCTGGGAAACGATCGATACTTTCGTAAGCGATGATGTTCTTAACACCCGCCAGATTCTCAACCAACTTAGCTGGACCTTGGCCGGACAAGCAGGCTTGGATTTCAAGCAGGTCGATCTGATGACGCTGAATGGTAAACCAGTTCGATACGTCATCATGTTCGTTGCGAAGATGTGCCTTTTTGCTGCGACTATAAAAGTCTACAAACAGGCCGGCTACACCCATCGTGAACAATGTAATATTTACAGCATTTTTGAATTTGGACATTTGGATACTCCAGTCTTTAAGTTGATGGACCAGAGTCCAATTTTTAATGCATTTGAATCCGGCAGAGCTTATGGTCATGCACTTGGATCACAGCAATCACTTCGGCTCGCACCTTAGGGCAAGCTTCGTGCTGGTACAGATCCAGGTAGGTCTGATCGAAGAAACCGCGGAGTTCTTCATCTGCTTCGAACGATGGGAGATCAGCTACAATCATTTCCTCGATCTTGTTACCCAATGCATGATGAAGCTGGTTGGTCCAAGCCGTTACAGTGTTAGTCAGTTGCATGGGGGACCTTAGCGCTTGCTTGGAAGAACGATTGCGGTGAGTACAACCAGTGTAGCGATGGCGCCAACGCCGATGGCTACGACTGTATCAATTTGTTTAACAACATCTTTAATTTCCATGGTAATGCTCCTTGGGTTAATATTGAATTCACAAATGTAATATAGCGTTTAAAAGGCTTCTATTACATCAACTACGGTATTCGAATTCGAATGCGTCCAACAACTCAGTAACTTTGTTGAACTGGACATCATCTTCGGGCATGTAGGTAACGCAACTATTCCAACTACCATAGTCGACATCACACTCCACTTCCTTTGCGATATCCATGAGGATGGTCAGAGAACCTTTACCATCACCATAATTGAACTTGTATGGGTTGACGCGGATTTCACGACGCATCGACAGTTCCTTAAAGTTGGGGGCGTATACGCTCTAGGAAATAATTCCAGACGTAGCGTTGTTCCGGTGTCATATCAGGGTAGCAGTCAAACTCCCCTGTTTCCAATGCAAGCTTTGCTTTTACCCGATAAAACGTTTCAACCATTTCCGCTTTACGTACTGCTCCTTTATGCTGCTTGCGGGTAGCGGATATCTCCTTGTTGATTTGTTGAGTCCAAGCATGTGACCACGCCATCCCCATTCGTTTGGGGTGAGTACAGTAGATCAATGGTAACGCAATGATTGGGGCGGTACACAAAAGCTTGGCGCCCCATGGGAGCGCCAGCCACGCATTATAGACTTCTAACATGTTAGATCTCCAAGGCCGGTTGACCCCGTAGTTTACGAATCAGTCGCCAGTAGTGACGGCAGGTTTCCATATGACGACTAACCTTACATGCAAAAGTGTTATAGTCAATCATATTGTTTTTTAACAGGTATGTGGCAACGGTGATATCGCCTTGGATGGCGGAAAGAACAACTTTCACACAGGCGAGTCTAACAGTACTGCTAATCACGTTGTCACACCAAAGCTGAGACAGTGCACTACACATGAACTTACGTCCCATAAGTGGGTCGTACGCTCCGACCACCAGCGCGTATTCCAATACATCTGCAATAACTGAATCTGTGACCTGCTCACGGTTTTCGATATTGAACATCAGAAGTTCCTTGGGTTAAAAGGTATCGCGTGGGAGATGCAGGTAACTGATCATACGTTCCGCGAGCTTAGTGTACTCCTCGGCCGTGTCGCAATCAACAATCAGTTTGCCGTCGATCTGACCCAGTTCATCATACAGGTCAATACTGCACTCATCGCATTCTTCCAGACGCATCCGAGCCCTAGCTGGCTTACCGAGGATACTGAAATCAACCTGGAACCGCCCGTGTTCGTCGACCCAGACCATGACTTCGTTTTTGATTGCATCCAATACATCTACAGCGTGAATGAGGCGGTGAAAATGTTTGAACTCATCCGAGCTACGCATGGTATTACTCCTAGGGAAAGTATTTAATTCACTATTGTAATATACTCTTTAAAAGGCTTCTAATATATCCTATGTACCACCAACTCACTTGGAGCATAATCATGCCATCAAAATCTGAAGCGCAAAAGCGGCTGATGGCCGCAGCTAGCCATGATCCTAAGTTCGCTAAGAAAGTAGGAATCGATCCTAAAGTTGCAAAAGAGTTTAATGAGAAAGACAAGGGTAGTAAAAAGAAACTACCTGAGCATGTAGAGAAGTCTAAGGCTAAACCGTCTAAAGAAACCTACACGACCACTTCTACACTTGCTGGTCCTAAAGGGTTCAAAGATCTGTAAAAAAGAAAAGCATAATTGCCAGTCCCGAAGGACTGGCTTTATGACGGTATAAAGTCCTACCCGAAGGTAGGACCATTTAAAATCAACCACCGGTATCTGGTTCTGGTGGGGTAGCCGCTGGCGGCTTAAATGTTACGGTTACCTGTGGACGTGGTTGCTGGGTGTTAACACCAATACCACTAGCAGGGATCTCGTGACCGTTAACTACGGTAGGGGTAAGCCAACCGGCAGCAGTCAGAGCAGCTTTCAATGCTTCAATACCTTGAGGGGTAATTACTTTACCAGGGTAGGTACGAACAATCATTGCAGCCGGAGCAGTTTCCAGATACTCAACAGTACCCGCTGTTTCCAGATGTGCTGTGATATCTGCTTCATACGGAGCGATCTCAGCGGCACTTACTGTGGCCTTGATGTCGGCCAAACTTGGAATAGCCATTAGTTTAATCCTTTCTAGAACGGATTGCGAAATTGCAAACCTATACTATTTAGGATTAACATGCATACTAAGTTCGATCTTAAATGCGTTGGATTCATGGATTACTCCAGGTACGATACTGCGTTGAGTTACGTTACCTGGTGACATCGTTACAGCCAGAATACCCCAGTCACCTTTACGGTATTCATTCTGTACCAATACCTCGGTTGGATGTTGTTTCATTTGACCTTGACCGTCAATCAGAACATAAGCCGTCTCTGAATAGTTACCCTTAGCGATACCCTCAAAGGTGATCGTATCATTGCCACCGAGTGCAGTAAGGTATACGGTTGAATCACCCCGACGAGCTGTGATACCTGTGATCTTAATACTGGTATAGGTCTTTGGCTCTACGATACCATTCTCTGCGTTACGCTTTTTACGCTTAGCTTGCACTACGAGTTTCTCACGTGCGGCTTTAGGTGGCACTACCAGCATGTACAGAATAAGAAATACGAGTCCCAGTGATGCGTATACTCTCCAATCCATCTTAAGCCTCTTATAAGAATAGAAGCCCTCCAGAAGGAGGGCGATATTACTTTAATACAACTGTTGCAATTCCCAACCGATGATGTCTTTCTTAACCACCCGACGTTCTGCTTTGTGACAGAGTACTTTGTTCTCCTTATTGGAACAGAAGAAACGGTAAGGTCGTGGGGACCAGAATTCTTTCGTGTTGATGAAATAGCAAGTGCGACGCGATTTGGACATGGTACATTACCTCCGCAGGTTTACTTTAAAGTTCGCGGATGTACCTGTACGTAAATGGGCATTTAATTAACTCCGTCCATCCATTTAGTTACTTCTGGTAACCAACTGGTGAAACCTGATTTACCAAAAACAGAATCTTTATCGGCATCATAGACTCCGACATACCACTGCTCAAACGGCTCGAAGTAGTATATGACTCTTTGTCCGTGTGTGGGTCTATCTTGGGCAGCATAAACATTCTTTACCGACGTAGGCTCAGCCATGACAACCTCAACTTACTGTGGGGTGTAGCGGAAGCCCTGAGCCTTCAGTTCATTGTGACGCGGATGCGATGGATGACTGAAGTACTGCTCTGGCTTTTCAGTCCAGATATCCGCCTTAGCTGGGTGTTGTGGACTTGCACACAATTGGTCTTCGGCAAAGTAGTTCTTGGTAATATGCTCAGCCTGAATACCGAGTTCAGCATTACCTTCTTTACGCAGTCCGTATGGGCGACCTTCATGCAACGCCGGATCGATAACCATGATGCGGGCCAACTCACCCGGATTCAAATAGACTTCACCAGTCTTATCATTGATCAGTTGAGTTGTCGCGGAAACGTATTGACCGATTTTGTATTTACGAGTTTGCATGACTATACCTTTATTAAGAACTTAGTTAGAAACTGCTTCCCAGAGCAATGCCAGATTAGCATCTATCGAGTCTACTGGAGCGGGACGAGTTGTCAGGGTACCGTCGACACTAGCCTGCACTTTCGGGGTCAGATAGAACTGGTCATTGATGACTTCCAATACATGCTCTACCGTTGAGTGAACGGCAGCGCGGGCTTTATCGTCATCAATCTGCAACAACAGTTCTTCGCATTGACCAATAGTGATCGCACATACCGAACCGTCGAGAATCGCTTTAGCCTCGGGATCAGGTTTAGGTCGTTCCATTGTCAGAGCGGCCGATACAGCTGTTTGGATGGCTTCACCTACCCAACTATTGATCATGGACTTAGCACCTTGTGCAGCGGCACTCAGAGCCCTTTGATCGAATAGCATTTGAGCCCCTTCACTAATCGAGGCTGCATGTTCACGCAGCCATGGATCTGTGATCTCCGGGGCTGGCTTACGTTCAGTAGTCATTAGCCGTTCACCATATCCCAGTACTTGGTAGCGAGGTCAGTTACTGGCACATGAACTTCAACCTTAGTCAGTTGAACGTCAGGACCTTCGCCTTGTGGTACGAGGTCAGAATCTGGATAGCTAAGATCCATATGGGTTTCAACGATACCCAGCGTTCGACGTATGGCTTCCTGAATGAGTTTTACATCTGGAGCAGCATTGTCCAGAATAGCGTAACCCAGAATCTTTTCAGGGAGTTTATTCAATTCAGCCAATACAACCTGAGTACCAGTTGCGTATGTTTCTTCTTGTTCCACTGCATTAGCTTCAGACATTAGTTCGATACCTCTTCAAAGTACAGAGTTGAGAGGTCACTTGCGACGGTTACGCTAACCGACTCACCTTCAGAATCTTCGGCAGTTACGATATCTTCATACTGCTCAGAGATGACATCCAGAATACCGCCAACTAGTTGATCAATACCTTTACGTACTACGGCTTCAGGTTCTTCTACGCCATTCGCCATAGCCTGGTGGAAGTCTTCCGACAGGAAGTGTTCTACAGCTTCGTCACGTTTTACTTTTACTGCACCAATGAAATTGTCTACGCTCATTTGTGAATCCTCTAAGTTAAAGAATTATTACATCTGCCAGTTGATTGTTGGGTTTTCAGACGTCAGCCATTGAGTGGTTCGCATTATTACGAATGCCAGTAAAGCTAAACCGATACTGAACTTACCCCATCGTGAGGTAACTCCAAAAAGGCTTTGACATTGCATCACCGGTATTTTAAATAACTCACCGATGAATGTAAAGCCTCCCGCTAAAGTCCACATACCCAGTATAAATAGTTCAGCCCAGTGCAGTTGCATTTTGTTTTCTCAAAGCGTGGTGTAGTTGCATTTTAAGAGTTGCGTTTGCGCGGTGATAGAGTTTAACGAACTCATCGGGTGGAAGCAAGGCGTAATTATCACCACCTAGTTCACGCAAGGTGGCATAAACGCGATCATCGTTTTCTACAAAGATATGGGCCTGTCTAAAGAACTCTTCACTGCCCTGAAATCCAGGCTTAGCGCATAGTACTGTATAGCCAGTGAGCTTACGCACAGCTTTTACCAAAGCGGATGCTACACCTTGTCGTCTGTAACGTGGCACCACGTAAAACTCAACGCCATTAGTTTTAGGTAGGTAAACACAGTAGCCTGCTAATCGACCTTCTGCGTAGGCTAGGAACAAATCAAAGTCTTCGCCATATGCCCATCCTTCACCGGCGATGGTGTGAGCTAATCTGAATTTTAGCAGGCCACTTGGTTCGAAGTAGCGCCCTTTCAACAATGTTTGGTTTACGCGAATGAAGTGGTCATGGTCAGAGCGTTTTACGTGCGTCACGTTAATCATGTTATTTACCTGATTTATGTTTCCGATAAGCGGCAGACATTTTCAGTTTAAGGGATTTGAAGAAAGCGGTTTCTGCGTCAGATTTAGTCAAGTGCTTATCGAGAATCTCGCGTGGGACGGGTTGGTCCATATAGAGAATGAAGTTACGTTCATAGTAACGTTCCCAACCTTGACCTGTCTTACCGCGCCAGCCACATAGCACTTTACTATCGCCAACGAATCCACGCAGTGCATTAACCATACCGCTAGCGACACCACGTCGGCGCCAACTAGGGATCACGTAAGTGTCAATAGTCGAGTTACGATGTTCGTGAAGGATGATACCCACGATCGCGCCGTCAGCACGTACTACTACGAAATCATAGTCGATTGTGTAGTTTTGGCTAAAGTAGTTATCGCCCCAATTCCAAATCGTACGGAGATGGCTTTGCAGATAACCATCTTCATGCAAACCCAGTAGCCATGCTTGGTGAGCAAATTGGATATAGCGCTTACGATCAGTATGGCTAATAAACTCGTAAGTCATTTCTGGCTTCTTCATATATTTCTGACTCTGCTTAACGTAAGGTGTGACGGCGACGATATATCCTTTTTCTGACATTATACATCGTCCCAATATTTAGCGATTCGTTGGCCGAAAATGGTATTGGCCGATTTAGCGATTTCGGCAGGAGCCGTTTCGGAAGTCAGTCCAAGAGTACGCTCGTGTAGCCCGATCATTTCTACGGTATATTCACTGGCGTTATGAACGGCATCAGCGACACCAGCCTCAATGATACGTAGTTCTTGATCACTGAGATTGGGCAAGCGATCAGTAATGGCCTTCAGTGAACTGGACACGGCATCAAACTGGTGTCGGACCACCTCACCACGGAAATGATTCTCGTATTGTTCAAGTGCCACTGAGAGCTCAGCGTTCACTTCCATCAGACGGGTAAGGCCTGGGTCATTTGGAACAATTGCAGTTTTCATAAAAGTTTCTTCCACGAATCGAGATCTTTAACTTCACGCCAATTCCAGTCTTTCTTTACGATAGCCAGAATGCGTTCGGCAGTTGCTTCAATCCCACCTTCTATAGGTAACCACCATCCACTACTACAGCCCGATGTACCGGAACTGGTTTCATTGGGTTGTTGGTAAGAGATTGAAAGCTGTAGATTGTTACGTTCAGTCACCCACCATTCAGCTCTCATGCATCACCACATTAGGGTCATTGACAATACCCCAATAATAGGTCGAGATGTCGACACAGTAATGAGGGTCGCCATTCGATTCACATGCACCCTTAGCTTTCAACTCGAAACTATCTTGAATAGCTGCTGTAGTACGACTAATAGCGGCGTCTACTAATTGCACTGGTGTCAGCTTATGGAGTTCATCGTTGATCAGGGTATTGCGAATCCCATAAAGGTTCCAGGCGATATGGGATACAACGTCGTCTTCTAGGCTGGCCATTAGTTAGATACCTGATTCCAATACTCTTGTAGACCCTGACCAAAGTCGGCGAACTCAGAGTGGTCGAGATAGTTGGCACCTGCGGCTTTGGCTTCTTCGACTTCACCGTCAGCGATATAGGTGATGAGGTTTACCGCTGGGAATGTATCACTGTTACCGTCCAACACACCCAGAACGCCGCCGATCACACGGTCAGCGATCACACGGTCGCGTTGTGGAGTATCCTCGTAAGATTCCAAGGTGGGATCGTTCAGAATCTCATCACGTACGTCTTTCAAAGTACTGATGAATTGATCGCGGCACTCGGAGATAGTTACTGGACGGGATTTGCCGTCACCTTCGAAATAGATAGTCATGTTAGCTTTCCTTTGTGAATGAGATGGTACGTGGTCCGGTCAAACTACTGAGTGATTCAAAGATCCACATATCGAGATCGTCCTCAGTATCTTTTGGTTTAATGTCTTCTAGAAACACATAACCGTTTTTACGTTGTGCTTCGAAGGCTGTGTCTTTAATGAACGGTACTGGTGTTGTCAACAACAGCTGCCATTCAAAACCTTCGTTACAACTATACTGCCCAAAGTTGTGCAGGGTGAGATCAATTGTCTTTGGTGATTGAGAGTCTACTATAGGTAGGTCAGGTAAATCCATATCACCTAGTACGATACATCCGGCATAACCTTTATTGATTTGAGACTTAATGACGACGGGATGAACCATCAGCTGCCATTTCGGTAACCCGACGCAACCTCGATTTACCCATCGGCCCTCCACGACTAATCTTGTATGTTCCATGGATCACCTTTGAATTATTACACTTTAGTAATATAAATCTCAAATAAAATGTGTTAACGGAATAAAGCCCTCCCTTAGGGGAGGGTTATTATTCGACTTGTGTATTACAATCCTTGTCCACAATCTGCAAGATCTGACCTACACGGAACCCCTTCTTGATATTCCGCGCAAAGGCCGATGTATTCACTTGCAGATAAAGCTTGACTATCTCCCCACCCTTTCCGAAATCCATCATTGAGCGATGGTTAAGGTCTTGCATGACTTGATACTGTGTTGCCCCTTGCTGCATGGCGATCAAGATCTGGCGAGCCATGACCTTAACTGTCTTGCAGTGTTCTGCTGTAAGGGGTGTCACATCAGCTTTGGCATAACTTGGCGTACAGCTAATTAACGTCAAGAAACCGAGTACAGTTATTGTTTTACGCAGCATCACTCCGTACCTTTGGTTGGATAAGTCGTTGTACCTCTTCGATGATACGTTCAAGCATTGCCCGTGCCATCGGGTGGGCATCATCACTTTCAGCAACACTGCTTTGCAAACCAATGTTGGCACGTCCGAGCGAATACTGAACTGACTCCAGATCAACCGACTGGTTTCCCGAACTTAGGACTCTATACAACAAACCCAGTTGAAGGATATGGTTTAGCATGTGGTATGTCCGCGTAGTATTTGATTCAATGCCGCTCATAGCATTAACCACGATGCGATAAGCGTAATCGGACATTACATGCTTGAAGCCCTCGAGCACATTGTTATGTGAATCACCTGGCCAATATTTAGACCTTTCGATTGTGCACAAGGCCATAGCGATTGAGACTGGCGCTGGTGCATCGTAGAATAATTGCATCAACCTACCAAGTTGTAGTACACGACTCCACGATTTAATGGGTGAACTCCCATCATAGTAGGGATCGGCAGAAAAAGCACCCATGGCGAAAACAGCTGTTTCATGTGGGTGCCCTTTGAAGCTAGACGCGTCTACATTAGGATGGCTAATAATGCGCAGAATTTCTTCAAACAGATCTTGATCGGTCATGGCAACAATACACCTTTAGCGTCAGTTTTGAAAAGTTCAGGACGAGTCGTGCGGAGAAACCGTTCTTTGATATCGATAAAAATACCACGGGCTTGTTCATGCACGTGCTCATCAGGGTAGTATTCAGTGAAGGTCGGATCAACTGGCGGGTAAATCAATTCCCCGTTACGATAAGCTGTGGCATACCGTACACCTTTTAATGGATGTCCGTGTTCAACGATGGTGAACAATACCCAGTAAAGATCTTCGAGGTCGTCAGCAATCATCGAGCCAAATGTTTCAGCCAGTTCCTCTGGAACCGGTCCAGTCTTAGATGGCTTGATGATATCCATCCCTACATAAGACATTCCTTTGATGAGTTGATTGACCACAGGGAACATGGTTGGACTGTACCCATCCATATTAAAGGTTAGGTCATCGTAGATCACGGCCTTGTTAAAGAGGTTACGTTCACCCACCTTACTCAGGAAATAATTAAACCAAACCTCAAATTGAAGTTCTTGATCGCCAATGGCCACTGTGATATCACGTGCGCCATTTACAGCTTCTTGAATCAGAGTGTCCATTATATCGGTCATGCAGGTACCCTAATCTTTATTTAAGTTGGAAGCTACATGCTCAGTAAAGAGCGAGATACAGTATTCGAAGTCGAAGATTAGTTCGGTCCGATAACCCGCATCGATTGTATCGTCTTTAATGGTTTCGAGTAGGGATCGATAACCACCTTCACTGTGTAAGTAATCAATTTCAAGTTCCAGTAGAATACCGAAATTAAAACGTTGTCTGAACCTAAAGCTATTTCGATCGCTATTAACAATAGCCTCTACATAACTACGGCCTTTACGGGTACCCTCATCATAGCTAATACGAATGATGTCATCGTGTTCGCCTTCGAGTTGGGTGAAGTTCTGGTACGTTTCTCGACGTATCCCTAAATCGTCAACGTGTTTAAACACGCTGGCCAGCTGCATTGCCAACAGCATGGCGTGAGTATACTGCTGTTTACTCATTCTGCTGCTCCAGTTGATGAGTTTTAATAACCGTTTGGTTCAGGCCGTAGCCCAAACCAAAAACGATTACGATTGAAATCAGTGCGCCAATCACGTAACGCATAATTAACCTCGGCGGCGGCGAGCCATTTCGACGAAAGTCAAAGGCTTCTCGTCAGGCTTCTTATACCTTTCTTCAAATTTGTATTGTTCTTCACAGGCGTACATGCGCATCGCACCTTCGTGAATCTTAATACGGCCTGATGCAACGTACGAATGCAGTGCCGCACGTATGGCCAGAGCCTCACGACTCATGTAACCATATTGGTTGTACTCAGGGAGTGCAGGGGTTACCAGATTGTCAGTAGCTGGAAACTCGAGTTCATCCAGCACTTCAACGATCATCAGAGAGTCTTCAATGTCCCGAGTGGTGTAAACCACGTTAGGGAACAATACAAAGAACTGACCCACGTTGTAAGTGGTCGGACCAGAGATCATCGTCTTAAAGATCATCTCACGTTGTGCATCGAGTTCCTCTTGGGTATTCGGGATACCCTCAGCGGTCAGCCAGCTCAGACCCAATACATGGTCATACTTGAGTACCGGATCTGGAACGAAATCGGTCTCTTCTTGTTTCTCTTCGGTCCAGCATTCTTTGCGGAACCGTTCCTGTAGCTCTTTTGGTAGCAAACCCACAATGCTAAATACACCTTGGGGTTGCAGTTTAGTACCGACTTTAGCTTCCATATACACCTCTTAGAAATTGAACGTATTACAGACTATTAGCGAAAGTGGTAAATCTTTTCGCGTTCATCCCAGATCCGCGCAGCATAACCTTTGGATTGGATATAAAGCATATCAGTCGCCATAAACAGGGGATGTACACGCCATGTAAAGAGCACTAGACTATCTGGATCATTTAAGGCCGCCGCTTTCTTAGCCGCTGCAACATCATATTTGTTCCACCATTTGGAATTGTTAACTTCCAAATCTTCCTCGATATCACTTGCACGGATGAGATAACCTTTGCCCTTAAACAACCAATAGTACCAACCAAAGAACAACACGTGTAGTAACCATGCACCCATAAGGATTGCCAGGAACGTAGTGATGTGCCAGTAGGCGATCCAGCGATCTTTACCTTTGAGGTGTGCAGTGCCATGTGGATACGGGTCCATATCAAGCTCCTTTGTGATTGAGGATATGTTCAGGTTGAGGGTAATCATTAATGTAAAGATTAGCGTAGAGTTGAGCTGCTCCAGGGAGTAGGTTTTCCGCTAATGTCTCGATGGTGATATTATTAATTTCTAGGCGATGCCGATTAACAATAGCCCAGTCTCGATGCTTTACAGCCATTACTTTAAACTTTGCCTTTACAAGGTCCTTAGACCGCGCTAGGAAGCTATTGCGTACACGGGTAATGCCACCACCCGATACGACGACTTTAAACTCAGGCTTGCCTTCAAGCCCCACTCGGTAAACACTTAGTGTACTCATACCGCACCTCTTGATAACAGGGAATAAAAGAGTCCCCGAAGGGACTCTTTTAGTTAGATCCAGTCTTCTTCACGAGTGATGATATCTGGACGCTCATCGATAATCGTTTCTTTGTTCATACCCATTCCTCTTCAGATGTCTGGACGTACGTCATATTTAGTCATTCCTGATTTCTCCAACTGGAGGTTAAAACGATCTTGACGTGCTACTCGTCCCCAACCACGGCACGTACCGCAACTACAGTTCATAGCCTTACCTTTGGCGAAGCTATGAGGTTTCTGCGTCTTGAGCCACTTCGACTCGTTGTAAAGCAGATAGACCGTAGTTTGGTTACGGATCACTCGGGCGGATTCTACACGGTTAACACGGCGAGACACTTTGTCGTATGACATTACAGTTACCTATCATGACGCGCCCCTCGGAATGAGGGGCTAGCGTATGATTAAATAACTCTGGTCAATACCCTTCATATTCATCAAGACCCTCGTATTCTTCTTTAAAGAGACCTTCACCTACACCAATTTCTTCACAACCGATTGCATTCATATCAAATTACCTCTAGTTCAAAATGGAGTCCTTCAGATAATGGGGCATTCTGGTAAGCTAACACCACTGCCCTTGCATCAACTGTAACTTGGCGTTCGTCGCCAGTCATCCACAGACGATAATCATCCACGGGTTTCCGATTAACCATATCAACCTTGGTTGCAATCAGGTTAACTGAACTCAGAAGCTCACTACCTTTGTAGATACGGTATTGAACCTTATTGCCTGGAACAATACCAATCGTATTTTCGTAGATGCTGTAAATGTGTCGACCCTTAATCATTACACTACCTCTTGACATAGATTATTCTGCGGAATAGCTCGTTTAGGTCAAGTGGGCTTAATCCAGATACCAGGGGCATCACGTGGATCAAGATATCCCAGTTGAACCTGTTTCAACCGTTTGAGGTCACCGTGACAGAATTCCAAACCATTAAACCAAAGCCACTGGTCTTTGAGGATCTGTGCGTTACCATTAGGGGTCTTGAGGACCAGTCGTGCATCGGTATGTGAGATCACTGTGTAAGTCGGGCCAACATAGGCCAGTACGTCTTCAAGGTTCTCGTGATACTGGATAGCCAAGTTCTTGATACGTGGATACCTTAGATCACTTTGATACTGGAAGAAAACTTCCAAGTATGTTTCTTTGTCTAGACGGGTAATGCACTTAGGTGTAAGTTTGTAGATAGTGGTGACGTATTGGTTAGAGTTCCAATAGTCATAAATCTTGCGCTGATCCTGCATGTCAGCCAAGAGCGTCGGGAAACACTCGAACTCTCTAGCCATATGTTCGATGACACCCATCGTATCAGACGCTTGAAGAATTTCCTTTTGTTCGGGATCAAGTCGCAGCCAACACCACCAAAGAAACTTTGCATTTGGATTGTTCGCAATGGGCGTATGCGTGGTAGTGCGGACCAAACTACCCATTCGTAACAACCATGCTGGTACGAATACCTCAAACTCGCCTTCAGGGAACTTGAGTGGTTCATGGAAATAGAACATACGTGCTTCCATGTGGAGCCATTCAACGGTTTCTCGCCATTCCATACGCAGTGTCATTGTATCCTCACTTTAAGATTAATTTGTAAGTACTACTTATTCTTCCATAGCTGCTTCGGCTTCAAGAAGATATTCAGTCGAGATTACCTTAAAGCTGAAATCACGAGTGTTTGATTTAAATACAATACCTTCACGGTTGATGTCAGGTACGGCATTGATCGATGGGTCAAAAGCTGCATAGGCACCCTTACCTTTAGCACGGGTCAGAACTTCCTTAACCGACTTAGGTAGCGTAGTGGAACCATTCAGTACTTTAACGTATTCCAAGCCGATGCTTTCGGTAATAGCGCGAGCTTCGATCGGTTTAACCCATTCGCTACCATTACGATACACCTGATACACTGCGAAACGTTTCTCAGCAGGACGTTCATAGTTCTTCTGGATACCTGGACCGAACAACTCACCCTGTACAGTAATGCAGTCATCGTGCAGTACGTTGTAAGCTGCCAGTTTATCCAGTACTTTGTTGGTGATAACATAATTGACGCAGTTATCATCCATTGCGGCGATGCACATTTTAAATGGAGAGAACCAGAAGTACCGCTTAGTGAAGTACTCTTTAATGGCGTAGTCGGCATCCAGCTTTTTATCCATAACCTGTTTAGTCAGGAATTGAGCCGTACGGAACAAACCACTGAACCCACCACTTAAGGCAAGCATGTTCTGTGCTACAAAGCGACGGAAAGCCTGTACAGGGGTGAATACAACATCAGTCATACGCATGTCGAAGTTACGCGAACAAACGCCGTAGCGGCGAATAGGACCAGCCTCATCCATATCGCGGAAGCTATAAACTGTCATGGATTGACCATCGACCTTAACCGTTTCCTCGAACGTCTCGCCGGACGCCGCTGCTTCGGCATATTGGTTACCGATATTCTGAACACGCTCTTGATCTGATTTAGAGATCTGAGCAGGGAAAGGAAGATGCATTGCTTCGGCAGGTGGACCTGCTACAAAACGCGCCAGACGTTCCCACAGACTAATCGGACCATCCTTGTTAAGACGACCATCAAAGCCATCAACGTTAGCGATCTCAGCTTCCAGTTTACGAACACCGAGTTCGTTGGTCAGGTTAGTACCGACCTTCTTACCCTTGAATTGTTCTGGTAGTGGTAGCAACAAACCTTGTGATACTTCACCACGCATCTTAGCGGTGCGGATACGAGAGTACGCTACGCCATCAAATGTCCGCTTACCATCCGAACGCTCACCAAGGAAGGCGAACAGTGGATTGTCGAGTGGTAACAGGGAATCGATCTCAGCATACACTGCCAGATCACCTGCTTTGAACTCGTCTTTCTTTACTACACATTGCCAACCATCGATTTTGGCCAGCTCGATAAAGTCAGCTTTCTTGATTGGGGTAATTGCATCTACCTTTACTACACGCACCAGTTTACGGGTGTTTTCAACTACTGCACTATATTTAACTGCCGACATCTTTGTTTCCTCTTAATAGATTAAAGTGTTACCAATTGCGCATTTTACCGTTACGACCCCGTGCATAGAACGGTTGATCTTTCAGTTTATGGTTGGTTCGTTCACCATGATCATTCTTACAATCATTAGCGCCCATCTGCGACCAATGTAAGTCACTGACGATCCTTTCTAATTCCATAGCTTCCAGTATGTAACCTCTCACTGATGGCGAATACCGAGCGCCGATGATCTGTGCACGACTATCCATTTAAGCCTCCAGTAACGAATAAGGTTGATCGAACTTGATGATAATCCGATCGAGTGTTTTAGGAACCTTGATGTCGAGGATGTGTTCACCCATCCCAAAGCGCTGTTCCATAATCCCACGTAGGCAATTCAACAACCCTTGGTCGTATTCAACACTGACCAAGACCACTGCCATTGGGACCCCATTCAATTTAGCATTGAGTACCTTGACTGCGTAATCGTTAGCTTCATCAAAGGTGATGTTGATGTGCTTTGGATACGTTTCAGCGATATCCAGATCTTCTGCCAATTGGCGAATGCGGTTTATGATACCTTGTTCCATCATTGATTCCTCAAGTCGAATCGAGCTTCATTAGTGGTTAGATCTACGAATAGTTCCCAGTCAACCATCCCATGTCCTACATGTCCATCTTCACCGTGTGCCAGTAGTAAATGCATGATGTAAATCTGCTGGAATTTAGTAAGTGGTTCTGATATCCAGTGTGCGGATATCTCTGGACCAAATACCTTTCCACCAAATTGACATCTGAATACATTAGATGCAACCAGTATGCCGTCTCGTTTGGTTATTGCAGTTCGAATCAACTTACGTGGGGTTTCGAGTTTAATACCGCTTATGGTATCTGCCGGCCAAAGGTAATCAGGGAATGCTGTAAGTAGTATCTCTTTTAGCGTATCCTCCCATGGTAATGGTTCAGGTCGTTCCCAGATGAACTTCATCGTGTTCTTAATCAAACCTAAGTTAACCAACCTCGTTTGACCATTGACCACGATCTTAATCTGAGAAGCCACATTGCCTTCATCGTCAATAATAGCCTCAACGATATCTTCTACATCTCTTTCCAGATACGGCCTTAATCCAGATTTAGGGTTCATGGTAGTCCACATTATAAAAGGGTCCCCGGAGGGACCCATTATGTCAGTTACTTAGGTACGCCTTGTTTATCCAGCCACTCGGATAGTTCAGCTTCAGTGCGATTCAGGCCATGTCGACTCAGTAAAGACAGAATGTCTTTAGCATTCGTAATCGCTGGTTCCACCTTATGGTAGTCAGCGCCCATCTGCTTAGCTTCATGGTAATACACGCGATCATCAAGCGTGAGTGGAATACCTTTACCGATATTCGTTTCAATCAGCTCAAGTGCTGTAGGACCCATTAGACAGCTACCTTACCTGCAATGTGTGGATGGAACTCGTAGTTCAGGATCTCGAAGTCTTCTGGACGGATCTCCCGAATGTCTTTACCCTTAGCTTCAGGAGTAAAGCGAATAGTTGGCAGAGCTTTCGGTTCACGAGTCAACTGAAGATCAGTTTGTTCTTGGTGGTTGGAATAGATGTGACAATCCCCACCAGTCCAAACGAACTCATCCGCAACCATGTTCAGTTGGTTAGCCAGCCAGTGAGTCAGCAGACTATAGAACGTGATGTTAAACGGCTTTCCAAGGAAGGCGTCAACCGAACGCTGATAGAGGTGACAGCTAATTGCACGCTTAGGGATATCATTGATATCAGCGATATGTTCGAAATACCCTGTGGTCCCATCAATCACGTTATAGATCTCAGGTTTAGTCGTACGGAGTAACTTGATCCTTTCTTCCACTGTCAATTCACGAGTCCAGAACTGGAAGAAGCTATGGCATGGTGGAAGTGCTTGCTCATCTACCAGTTGAGGTGCCCATGCACAAACGATGATCCGACGAGAATCAGGGTTGGTACGGAGTTGATCGATGATGTCTTGGATCTGATCGATACGACGGGTTACAACACAACGATCATTCTCAATGCTGGTACCGGGAACATCCACTACGAAGTCAAAACCACGAGCTTCATAATCAACCCAGTCATACTTTGGAATCACACGGGTGTCTTCGATATCACGCCAAGTCTTACCATACACTGCACCGAGATCACCGCCGATCAACTTCATCGGCTCTTTATCAAACAGTAGTCGATAAATACGCTGGTCGTATTCGTACGGAATAAGGTTTGGAGTAAGGTGCTCTTTGAAGTCTGGTGTACTAACACGACGCCAGTCTTCTGGTGTCACTTCGATCACGTATTCAGCTGTGGTTAGTTGCTCTTCATTGAACTGTTGTTTGAAATCGCGCGCGGCTTCGTCTTTCAGAGAATCCAGATAAGAGTTGTAATCGATCACTTTGATTGGACGCTGTTCACCATATACAAAGACCAATAGATGACGATCACCGATTTTTGGTTGAAGTGCTTTACGCAATTCACCTGGCATCAAAGCACGGTATTCAGCGGTGTGCGGTTTTACCCACTCGTTCCAGATTCGAACCCCGTTTTCGATCAGGTAGTCTACACGTGTATCACCCGATAGCATCCAGATCAGTTCATGGATGATAGACGGTAGATGGATCTTCTTGGTGGTAATTACTGGGAGGGTGTTGTCACGCAGCGAATAACGTTCTTGTTGACCCAGCTTGCTCTGAGTACCAGTGCCAGTGCGGTCACCTTTAAAAACGCCGTTCTCTTTAATGTCAATGATGGAATCTAGATACTGTTGCATTTTATACCTCTAGGCGAAATAGGAAGGGGATTACATATGTAATCCCCGAGAGTGTTTTATTGCTGGTACTTAGGAATCCCGTGATAAGGTTGTACCAAGTCGACATAGGCTAGGTCGCGACCTTCGGATGTACCCTGCATCCAGTTGAGATCCTGGGCTAGATCACTTGAGGTTGCCATACAGTAGATAGCACTGTAGGGCAATTTAACCTTAGGTGTGTCTGCACTAAGTGAAACCATCAAGTGATCTGGATGTAGTGTCGTCCGGGTATTACGGGTTAACGGACCCAGTTCAATAGACACCAGCTTCTCTGTTGTCGGTGGAATGGCACCGCGTACTTCAGGAGCAAGGTCTACGATGCACCAAAGTTCCAATGGATCTTTTATCATCTGTAATACTTCAAAAGCTTTCTCGATAATTGCACGAACCTCGATGTTACGACCGATATTATCCATAGAAAATAGTCCATATTACAGTGAATATTGAAAAGCAAATGGTAGTGGGTAATAGATATTTAAACATCCTATCGTTATTACCTAGCACCGCCATCGGGATACCTATCCAACCTAAGATGGTGAAGATGTACGCCGCTGCAAAAATACCGTCAATCATTTCAGACCCCCTTCATGTACTTGGAGCCATTCTGGACGAACAATACGTCGAGTATGGAAGTAGCACTTACGTACATCCAGATCAGGGAAGAACACCGAGTTACCTTTAGAACCATCCGAACGAATGGTCATGCCGGGCGATTGAAGCATTTCACCTAGGGTTGTACCTGCTGGAAGTGCTCGCTCTTTGAACAACGCTTCGTCTGCCGCTTTCTGGATAGCTTCACGGCGTTCACGCTTAGCACGATAGACTTCATCAATGAAAGGCATGCTAGCTTCAGCAGGCTTAGCTCCACCGATGATCACACTCATACCGCGTTCAGCCATACGTTGTTGCAACGTAGGCGGCGCAGCCAGTGCCAGACGTTGTGCCTTGGAAGCGAGCTTCACTACATCAATAATGCCGTCATCGGAAACCAGTCCTTTAGGTAGGTTATCAGACAGTTGCTTGAGATGCTTATCTTTACCGTCCCATTCAACTACCGGATTATCATTAAGGCTAAGCGAAACTTCAAACTCACCCTTGTCATTTCGTTTGAACTCCACCAGATTAATGTCCATGCCATTGTCCGACATCAGTTGATTGAGTTCAGCAATTTCTTCGGCGGATGGTAGTTCTCCATCAGCATCCTTTTTAGGGAACTGAAGTACGTTGTCGAAATTCAGGTTGTTATAGTCCTCCAGCGTAGGAATACGCAACTCCAATTTAACTCCCGAGTTAGGTAGTTCGATTACATTGGATTTCTTAACTACGGTACCCTGGTCAAGTTCTTCATCTTCGTCTGGAGTGTAGTCTTCACCATGATCCAAGAAATAAGGCCATGGCATGGAACCGGATGGATCATCTGGATCTTGAATGATCATCAAGGCTGTATATGGAATCATCATCTCTTGTGGGATGCCGTGCTTGCAGATCTTGAAGTAGATGTGTTCATCATACAGAGCCATGTCACGAGTAGCGTTAGGACTCAGGTTCAAAGTCAGATGACCGAAGCTAACACTATCAACGAAGTCATTCAGATCAAACTGAGATGCCTGAAATACCATGTGCCACTTATCGGATTGCTTAGTGGACAGCCAGTTCAGAACACCTTCGAAAGTAATGCGTTGGATAGACATGTACGTTTCCTCTTATGCTGATTGAAGTGGTTTATAACTCAACTACATGATATAAATCTGAAATCTTTTGAGTTAAGTTAAAAGCTTAAACAACTCCACCGCACCGATGAGTATGCTGATAACACAACCAATAGTTGAAAGTGTGAATCCGATGCTACTAAAGAAGAATCCAAATCCGTAGAACAGGCCACCATTGGTAAGTTGCTTATGTTCAAACCAAACTAAAGCAATAAAGGTTATTGCTAGGGACAACCAGATATATACGTGATACATAAAACCTCCAAAAAAGAATTAGACCATCCCCCTCCGTAATGGAGGGGGTTATGTCATTTATTTACTTTCACAAAACATACTTGTGGACAATCACATTCTGTTACTTCGCGAAGTTCTTTGAGGCGAGTACTAAAGAAAGGAAGTTGTCGCCAGTCATCCACGCCGTCTAGTGCTTCACTGTCATAATGTTTGTCACCATCGTAAATCCAACAGTGGCCACCTGGCCATGTATCTGTGTGATCCCAGCAGACCACGTTTTCAGTACCTATCAATTCACCGTTAGGTATGTGGTGTAGCATGTCGGTTGCGAAGTTCTCACAGCCACCTGTATTAATGACAGTCATGTCAGCATAACCTTCACTAATACGCCACTGATCTGCGTCCTTGAAAGGAATCATTACTTAGCCTTATTCTCAGCGTTCCACGGGTAGGCGTCATCGGTCAGTAGATTAAGGATTTCATTCTTAATAGCACTGGCTCTTTTATCACACCATTTACTACGTTCATTAGGTACACTGGTACCGTACGCCCATTTGTGTATCTCGTATTCTTCTCGCAGTAATTTGAGTTTAGCCAACTTACGACGGAGTAGGAAAGGTTGAATCAATTTAGCGTTAAGGTATTCAAACATTTAATTCACCAGTTTCGATAAACTTCAGCCCCTAGGAAACCTACTAAGAGACCGAATAGGATGGTGGTCACCTGAGTGACACTATGGGTTAGATTCCAACGTCTGAACATTGGACTACGTACAGTACGTTTCTTGAAGAACGCATATATGTTAAGGCTAGCTGAGCCTAACCAAAGTGGTAGAATCACAAAAAAGTAAACCTTATTTAGCAAAGTCATGAAGGCATCCTCGAAATAAAGCCCCTCCTTTCGGAGGGGATGTTTTATCGCAGTATTTTGGTATGACCGAAGTCTGATACCATGCAAGCTTTATAAGTAGCGATGTAGGTGGCAACCGGAGGACGCTTTGCCTTATAGACTTCACCAGCTTCTTCAATTGCTTGTGGCAGAACGCGGAAAAGAACGTTATCTTCGTTGCGCACGCCGTAGCCTTTCATGGCCAACATGTTGTTTCGCCACTGTTGAAGTGACTCACCTCGTTGCTTAGCTTCTGCTCCAGCCTTAGCCATATCAGCTAGACCATCACAATAAAGCTGATCAACGAAAACCTGTTGAACGCTGTGTGCCATTGTAGGGAACATCAAAGCTCCAGTTAATAGCATCAGTCGTGTTACGTGTGTTAAACTTAGCATCCGTTAAACCTTTGTTATTGAGGGCAGACTATAGTGTTAAATCTGTACGCCATTATTAATAAGCTTACATTCGTAATGTCGAATCAGATCACAGTATCCAATGATCTTCCCTGAGTAGTCTACAGTGGGGTTCGCATTAGCTAGCTGGATGATATCAGTTAAACGTTTATTGCACGATGCCAATTCACGTTGAAGCAACTTAACTTTGGCCACTTTATATTCAGCGGCAAATTTACGAAACCATGTATTTAATGAGATCAACTCAAATATTTTAAGCATTGTTAACCCACTCCAAAACAGAATAAATCCTCCCCGAAGGGAGGACTAATTTAACTAGCTAAATGACTGATACCTTTACGGGCATCGCCAATAGCATTAGCCAACGTTAAGGTAGATTCAGCGGCGGCTTTTACTTTTGATTCATCAATACCACGGAAATCCGTATCGAGCATATCTTCGAGTGTCTTAGGTTTCTCGATATTGTACTCTTTCCAGATCTCGTATTCTTCGTCGGTTAGGCTACCCACGTAGATCCATGGATGTGATTCTTCCTTCACTGGATCGTTGTAATAAGCCCGTTTGAAAAGGTACGGTACCTCGACACCACCTTCGTCAACGTGGTCAACTTTAGTTGTCCAGATTACGTCAACAGGTAGTTCCGTCGTATAGCTAATGCTAGTATCTTCTGGAGAATCGAATACGGCAATTACCAAATGGTTCTCATTGAGTACATCACCTTCAAAAGACTTGACGTAATCAACCTTGTATTTCAACTCAGTTGTAGTTACGGCTACTTTAATGGCATTACGGTTCACGTGGGTTTCAATCTCAATTGGAACGCCATCGATCTCGGTACTGATTGCCTTAAAGGAGTTTAGTTCTTCGGTACCTTCAAGGAACTGTTGGTGGCGGAGATTCCACGCCTCAGGGATTTCGCCAACCAATTGAGCCGATTCAGTGATACGTACATGTACCGATGGATCTAGGTTGATGAGGTCAATCCACTGCACGTTCTCGCGTACCCATTTATCGTAATACTGATAACCAATACCACCCGGTTCCAGTTTTACTTTGGTGTACTTAGGAAACCCCAAGTCATCGGTGAACTTAACAAGATCACTATGGTTAACTACTGCAATTGCCATTCTTATTTCTCCGGGAGTAGGTGTGAGAGATCACGGCGTAGACCAGACAACTCTTTAACGATAACTTCCAACAAAGCTGTTTGATTCTCAGATTGTTGACGCAGGTCTTTGAGTTCACGTTCTAGTTCAACAATCTTATCTTTCTTAGTTTGTTTTGCCATATCGACCTCAAGCCTTACGGTAGTAACTTTATTGATCTTAGGTGGTCCAGGTGGAGCCTTATCAGGTAAAGGTTTGCGTGTACAAGCGTCATGAAGTTTCTTATGGTGCCCTTCACTACGCTTCGAACAAAAGACTTTCTTTAACAATTCCCATAAGTCATTCATGTATCCACCGCGATTCGATCAATATGATTCAACTGAAGGTTGGTAACGATCTCACCCAAACGTGCAAGCTGGATACCTTGAGACTTAGTCAACTCTTTTAGGGTAGCTAGGTCTTTCTCCAACTTAGCAGTGGACTTAGGCCTAGGCTTTGGTTTAGGCTTCTTCTTAGCCGGTTTCCGTGGTGGTGCCTTTGGTGCTGGTGGCCTGGCAGCCGGCTTTGGGGTGATTAACGGATCGTTCCACATTTAGATAACATCCTTATAGCGCCACTCACCATACGGAGTACGGTTACGAAACGCATTGGTATAAAAAGGTTCCTGTGGGTTATGGTGTACCAACAGAATCATACTCAGTCGGAAACACCTGTACTTAGGTTCAAGTTCGACTTCATAATAATCGGTAGTGCAGTTGATTTTAACTCGACCTACCAACTTAGGTTTGGACATCATGTACTGATCCCATATCTCGAACTCTTTATGGTCTTCATAAAGGATCAAGGTAGGAACGGTTTTCAGTTTAAAGATGGCCCATCCATCAGGGTATTCAACTTCGATAGGTGTAATCCATTTGATTGGAGCCAACCTAGTCTCACCCTGACGTGTAAATGGGAAATCCATGATGCAACCATTAACACCGTGGATAATAGGTATCGTGATACGCGTTGATGACTTCATCCCCAATACTCCCCAGACCACACGTAAGTCTTCTTGTTTGGATCTTGAATGATCTTAAGCTTTAATGAGAAATTAGGGAACGTGCGACCACGGGTCTCGCGGTTCTCACGCCAGTAAGTTCTTTTCTCAGAAAGGATTACATGCAGTTCAGTTTGAATCAGGTTAGTGTATTCATCAAAGATCGTAAAGATCAATCGGTCTTGCTGAACATAGTTACGTTCTTTATAGAACTTAAGTTTCTGTTCTTTAGCTTGCCAACCATACAACTTGATCTCTACAATATCCGCGTCAGTGAATCCCCAATCTTTATTACCTACTTTAACTAGGTTATCCCCGTGTTCGTAGTAGGTGCGGTTGAACCGATAGTTCAGATCAACCACTGTTTCAACAACATTAAAGGTCATGGTGTAGCCCCTGTAGTTAGACTACAGGATTGGTTACAGATCGAGGTCCAATGCCACTTTAACGTAATGTGCCATCCGCGTACGACGGAACCACACATTACGGTTACCCCGTTTAACCATACGGTTCTTGAACTGACGGATGATAACCCGAGGATCATTGTTCTCTTCCAAGGTTTCCAGTAGTGCACCACGGAAGTCTTGGAACCACTCAACAAAGCTTTGTGAATGGAGGTAGTCTTTCAGCAATTTTTTCTCGAGTCGTGTACGTGTCATTATTTATTCCCCAAAGTTAGTTTTACATTATTATAGTAACCGAAATCAACTTCACCATTGAAATTCTCAGTGATGATGATCGGTTCCTCATCATTAGAAGCACGATACCGCGCTGCGCGTTCTAACCATTTAGGGAGGGTTTCTGAACGACCGTCCCATGTGATCAAAACGTTATCTGGATTGAAAACGTAGTCACCATCGGAGTGTATCGCATGAATGTCCTTAAGGGCCTGTTCTACCAGTTCACGGATATAGAAGGGGTGGCCCTTCATGGCTTTATTATCAATGTCAATATCGACACTGTAATAATGTACCGGTGCATGTGCTGTGTGACCATTGGTGTATTTAATAGCCCATTGATCATTTACACTGACCACTGGTTTAACCACCAGCCACCGATGGAGATCTTTGTTCGAACGATGTTGACGTCTAATACGCTTCTCATCGGCTACGAACAAGTTCTTCGTTTTGAAGTCATTGCCGAATTGATCTCGTGGGAATACCAGACCAGTATTAATGAATCGTTCAGGTACGATTCGTTTATGGCTACCGGTATGGATCAGATAACCGTCCGGTTGGATGCAATCAGTCTTGATCTCAGAACCGCTATAGTTGTAACCTTGACCAGGCTTCAAACGACGTACGATATCCTTGATGATGTCGACCTGATCCTCAGCTGTTACAGCTGATACGAAGGTGGCTTCCATCACATGGATATCATAGTTGTGCCATTGGAGCAAAAGATCCAACTCGCGTTGGTCCATCCAAGGACTAATCTCAGGTTCCAAACGACTAATGCCATCATCGTGTTGTTTGAAGTGGGTTACCGTCATCATCCAACGAGCATGTTTACCCACACCGTTACCATAACGCTCGCCAGTGCCCATGTAATATCGAGGTTCTGGTACATTACGATAACGTACCTTTACGATTGGAATACCCGCTTGAAGCATCTGGGCAATACCCAAGAATACCGTAGGATCAGTAAACTGATGAGTAAGGTATTTCTTAATGTCACCGATAACACTCATTGTTGCGCCTCTGCTGGTTTAAAGGTCATATTACCATGCCGATCAATACCGAAGATGTTTTCTAGGATGTTGACTGGCGATACATTAGTAAGGATGTAAGGTCGTTTCTCAGGATCGAATTTCTCAATTTGGTCGTATATGAAATCCCACAGATTGTAATGGATTCCACCCCATTTAACTTTCAAGTCTTTTGGTTCGAGAATCAGGGCGAGTGCGGAGTTATTTTTCGCTGCACCTCCGTAGAGTTCTTTAAACCTATCGCGCCATAGGTCACCACATGCATCGTACAACAGTTTACAGACGTTGACACTCACACCAGCCATAGCTGGATCGTCAAGATCGAATACCACGTCACAACTAATCACTTTACCAGTAAAGCTCTCAGTCGGTACGATGGTAACAACCCCCTGGCCAGTAGTCTCTGTGAAAGTGACCCAACGTCGGTGATGATCCATCGGGAGATACTTCACGTCACAAATACGGTCATCAGTTACAATCAACGAAGGTAAGGTACTAGTCTCACTCACCTTACCGAAATGGTAATAACTGTCTGTCACCCAATGTGGGACACTGCGATGACCACCTATATGAGTTAGATACAAGGCGGACTCATCCGGTGCGTCATTACTGACCATGTACAGGTGATTGAATGCTCGAAGTGCTGTCCCAAGTGGAGTTTCTTCCAGTAGAGCCCGTACACCCAATGCCGTTAGCTTTTCCATCTCAGCGTAGTTAACCCAACTCAACTTGAACTCAAGGTTATATCGATCAAGTTCATAAACGTGCTCACTGCCAGTGTTAATAATGTGTTTACGAAGATCGTCTAGCCGGAAGGTAAACACGGAGAAATCGTTACAGTCGATACGGCAATACTTGATCTCACATTCCTTAGGGTCAAATTTAAGAACCACATCCCGCTTGTATACGTGCTCACCGTGGGGTAATTTATATTCCAGTTCAAGTCGACCAACATGGGTAGGGTATTGATACGCATCCTTTACGATCTTGTCATACAGCGACATGATAGTAAATGGTTCTTTCTTAGGTTCATCGCCACCGGTACCACAAGGTTCGCCACCAAACAGTTTTTTAAGCCACTGCATTACACACCTCAGAAATTAAGATCAATCGATTGTTCAAGAGTGGTCTCGGTAATACCGTCTTCATTATAGATGACATATGGAATCCCGAGTTCTTTAGCTGTTGCAAGTTTATGTGCAGTATATTTAGTACCACAGTAAACAGTAGTGGTCGATTTGGTTACAGTACTTGACACAGTAGCACCATTCTGTTTAAACCACCGCTCCAAATCTTTACGTGCCTTATCCCCGAACTTACTGCCCGTCACTACAAACGTGGTTCCAGGTCTGAACAGAGTCCCCAGTGGTTCAGGTGCTTTAAGATACCGATCACCTACGTAAGGTCGCCATGCCGATTGACCATGTGGTTTGCGATTGTCTTCATCGAAGAACTCAAAGATGCTTTGTGCCGTGACATCACCAATATCATCGATTTCAAGCATGCGGTCTATAGTCGCGATAGAGATCTCCTCAAGGGTTCTGATCTCACGCGCTAAGCGCTCTGCCGTGCCGTCTGCTGCACCAGAAATACCAAGAGCCGTTATGACCCGTGTTAGATCCAAGTTAGCCGAGGCGATCGTTACAGCCATCGCTAGCTTCTCTGCCATACGCTCAGATTGTCCGATCTTCAGGAAGTCTTCATGCTTGAGCATCAACAAACTAAGTGGACGGGTAACATCCACCACACCGGCATTATAGAGATCCATTACGAGTTCGTCACCCAGACCTTTAATGTTCAGAACGTGTCGCTGTGTGCAATAAAGCAGATGAGCAACTTGACGGTCTTTACATTTAGTGTTAGGGCAATACTCGGTGCGAGAACCCTCAGGGTTTTCTTTGGTCTTCTTACCGTGGACAACAACTACCTTGGTACCACAACATGGACAGGCTTCAACTTCACCATAAAGCTTTTCTCCATTGTGATCAGTGATTCGTCTTTCCAGATACGGTATAACATCACCCGCACGAGAGATCTCCACATAACACCCTTCGAACAGTTTGTGCTGCTCAAGTTCTTTCAGGTTATGGATCGTAACGTTAGAGATCGTAGTACCGTGAACGTGGATAGGTTCGATGCGGGCCATTGGAGTAAGCTTGCCCGTACGACCAACTTGACGATCAACACTGATCAAGCGTGTCTCACCCTTAGACGCAGGGAACTTATAAGCACGGCCCCAGCGTGGGAATCGACTGGTGTAACCCAATGTCTCACGGTGAGTGTGTTTGACTACCTTGAATACAATGCCGTCTACTTCGAATGGATACGAAGATCGTTCGGCTTGACACTCTGCAATCAGCGCAGGGAAACCGCTAGTCATGCCCCGTTGGTCATGGCTTAGTCGCTTACCAGTATCTGCGGTGTAGAAGCCATTCTCCTTCAGCCATGCCTGATCATCATACCACGTTGCTTCAGGATCCCCTAATGTACGCTCCACGCTGTATGCTACAAACACCAACTTACGCTCACGTGTGATACGTGGGTCTTTCTGCCGCAAACTACCAGCCGCATAGTTACGTGGGTTGGCAAATGTCTTCTTACCAGCAGCTTCCAGATCAGCATTGATCTGGTTATAGTCGGCCAGTCTGACGACTACTTCACCACGAATGGAAACACCTCCGTGTCGTGGGGTTTTCAATACTCGTGGAATACCTTCAACCACCATTGCATTCGGTGTGACATCCTCACCCGTGGTACCATCACCGCGAGTACTGGCGAGTTCCATCGTGTCGTATGTATAGTTCACGTCCAGACTCAGTCCGTCCATCTTCCATTCGGCTACGATCTCAGCGCTTTCATCTTTCTTACCCACGTAAATGTCGCCATGGATATCGATGCTCCAATCAACTGCTTCATCGCAGGTGAATAAGTTATCTAGACTGAGCATCGGCTTAACCCGTTTCACAAGCTCGAAGTGAGATTCATAAACGGGATGTCCGACGGTCTGGGTTGGTGAGTCACGAGTCACCCATTCAGGATGTTCTTTTTCAAGCAACTTCAAACTGATAAGTAACTGGTCATACAACGAATCTGGAATAATGGAGATGTCCAGTACGTAATACATGTAGTTATAGTGTCTGATCCTTTTACACAGTACATCGTACTCATGGCGATTTGACATTGGATTTTTCCTCTAGTAGAATTGCCCACTCAGGGTGGATCGATGTATAACCAAGCTCCATTTTACGTCCAAGTGAATCGACGGTAAATAGAATGCCTGAGTAGGGGATCTTACTTTTAATCTCTTTCCGAAAAGTTTCAATCTTCTCTTCAAGATAACCGATCTCTTTATACTGACCTGGAAATGAATCCATACCAGCTGGCTCCATATCCCATGCTAGTGATATAGATCTGAGATCTTTTGTGTTTAGCATTGCACCCGGTACATGCCAGTCATCTGGTACAAACACTAGGTAGTTAAGGTTTATGTTGGTAGGCTCAGTAGACATCAACGATGCCGAGATAACACGTTTCTCGTCCTCACCCCAAACATGGTTTAGTGTGGACGTAATGACTCCACGAATACTAATGCGCTCGTTATCAAGAATCTGCTGTGGGATACCCTCAACGAGATATGCGTTCATGGTAAAGTCTGTACCCATGATACCACCACCTTTGGTAATAGCTTTATGGAGGGACCCACCTTGATACACCAACTCCACGCGACACCCATTGTAATAAGGTGTCATGATTATGTCGATGTTATCCGTATAATCACAGTCCACTTTAGCCAACCAGTTACGGACATGCATCAGCGTAGTAGCTGGTTTATAATCCAACACTGGAAAGTCATGTCTAGCCATGGAACCAAAAGCTTTTATTTGGTCAGCAATCGATCGTGCCTTGGTAGTGATCTTAGACTCACGTGGATATGCAGCCGACACTCTAACCAGTGCAGCTCTTGCGTCATTATAAGCTATTTCATCAAAGCCGTCGTTCTTGAAGATATCTCGTGCCAATTCGTTGAAATGGATTGTATCACGAAACCGCTGGATATCTTTTACAGCTTGTATGTTAATACCTAGGCTCATAATCAAATCCAAATAAAAGACGATATAAAAGGGGTTCCGAAGAACCCCCGTTAATTAAGCAATTGCGTCTTGAGTACCCTTTTGTCCCTGATACTTCCCGTCACCATAACCGGAGTCACATGGTTCACCTTGGAAGAACAGGACCTGTGCGATACCACAGTTCAAATACACGCGCACTGGTAGGTTGCAGTTGTTTACTACTTCCACAACCAGATTACCGGACCAGTCAGGTTCCAGTGGTGTAACGATAACCGATACTGCACCACGAGCGTAAGTAGACTTACCTAGGCAGTTACCCAATACGTTATTAGGCATGTCGAACCATTCAAGCGTATGACCCAACAGGAAGCCGTTAGGTGGTAACGATACATATGGCGCGCCATCATTGGCGTACTTGATTACAGGTTCGATGTAAATACGTGGATCAATATTGCGTGGGTCTACTTCGATACAGTGTACGTCAGTAAACAGCTTCAACCCTTTATCAGAGATCGAGATATCATAACCGTAGCTCGAAAGACCGAAAGAAGGTACCCGAATCCCATCGCCGATGTATCGCATTTTCTCAGCGTGGAATGGGGTGATCATTGGCTTGTCACCAGTACACAGGGTATGGATCTGCCAGTCTGCAAGAATTGTCATTTAGTTAACCTTTGAATGGATGGTGTACATTATTAGCTAATGTAGTAAATTATCCGTTCACCAGATCCCAATAGGCAGTAGCTATACTCCCAACAGGTCGAGTTTCTTCAAGTAATTCGACTTTACCTGTAGTTGGATCTTTGATTACCTCAAATTGATAATCTAATACCACCCAACGAGTGGATGGCATATTACCATCAAGTGCACTTGCTACCGAACCCAGTCGTTGGTTAACAAAATTATCAAAGTCGACTTTCTCTACAGTTAGCTCTCCATCAGAGGTCACCAGATCTTTAATGTAACGACCGGCTTCTTCTAGGAGTCCAGCTACACCGGCTTTGCGCAGACGATAGTCTGTACGTAGATCATGTTCATCAAAAAGCTTGGTCGATGGATTATTCTTCACGGACTCAATGTATTCGTCTTCATCGTAGTCGTGCGGGAATTTATGTGATATATTCACTGTCATTCTGTAGTATCCAGCCAATGTCTGAGGAGGGGACCCAAACCGTTACGAACTGTCTCAATCAACGGTGTGAGGTTACTTACTGTTGGTACGAGGGCATCGCCATGAGTGATGTTCTCCCACTTAATCTGGTTAAGGTATCCGTTAGGACCTTGACCGATGCCATAGTCAATCCCATTAGGATAGAACATTATGGTCACGTCATTATAGGTGATCTCAAATGGTTCCTGACGATCACGACGTGGTAGGTAATACTTTAGGTGGTAGACTGCTTGAATCATTTTGTGAATGGCGTCTTGTGACCATTCACGGGGAACTTGTTTATAACCGCCTCTTCTCATAGAGAGTCCTTAACATTAACCGCCTTCCACCAGTTAGGGATAGGGGTTGACAATTTAGATGGGTTCCGAGCGGCCGAGCTAACTCGGTTGCTTCGGCGATTGAGCGATAGCTTTCTGAATAGCTTTGAATTACCAGTCTTCATTGGAAACCACACTTGGCTTTGATTTCTTCGATGGTAGTTTCACCGTTGAGGACTTGGAACGAACGGGTGCACCCTGGTGCATGGCGTACTGGATTACGACCCCATTTACAATCATTCTGGTCACGTAGATCCACCCAACCACCATAACCTTCGATGTTTTCGAATATAGCGTAGGCTAGGAAGAATACACGACCACGTTTTTCATCACGGTAAGTATTAACTTCTTCACGTGTAACGTGGATGATCTGACATGGCTCAGGTCGAATGTTCTGCTCGATTGCATCGGGCAACGAAATCGGGTGATGAACACGGAAAAATTCAGGTAGTGCAGCACTGAACTTTACGACGTCTTCAATAGTTGGGGCGATTACAATGACACGGTTAGACACCTGTCTGGTACCCAACAAGTCACCGCCATTCAAACCACCTTGATTAAGACGGTATTCGTGATTAGTGAATCCGTCTTCCTCGCCGGGTACATCAGGGACTTTTAAAGAATCTTTCAATACGACACCTTTAACTTCGGGTACTTCAAAATCAACTGGAGTAGGACTAACTGGCCATGGCTTCTCACCATTCACAGCGGCTTTGTAATCGGCTTTAGTTGGGTACATATAAACCTCAATAGCTAAATGATGGGGTGTACGGTTTACCGGTTTCGGCAGTTGCGTCTTTCAGCACGATGAACTCGTTACCACGTTGTGTATAGTAACGTCGAGTATTAAATAGAATACTTCCACCAATACCCTGCATCTCATTTCGGGGTTTGATCAACATGACTTTCTCGCCAATCAACTGAGCTTTACTCTCCACGTCTAGTTTAAGCCAGTCTGTAATCGTGTAGCAAAAGTGTTCACCATGTTGCAGGTAATAAGCGGTTTGAAATGCTTGGAAGACTTCCTCTGAACTGTAGCTAACTACAACGCTATCCATCTTAGGAAGCCACTCATGGAAATGTGCATTACGCGCCATACCCAAAGTCAAGGCTTCAACCATCTCACTAAGATCACTCATTCCAATCCTACCGTAATAACCAAATCGAACACTACGGAGTAACGACCCCATTCATTTAGAATGTGACACGTCAACAATTTATCTTTAACCACTTTACCCGGATTAGCTTTCAGGGTTCGTTGACAGGCAGCTTCAATCTGAGCGTCAACATCATGGGACGTCAGCACACCCCCTGAGTACTGCCAAGATTCCTTGTTAGGGGATTCTTTAACAATGACGTTCATGCGAAGGTGAGCTGTACCACAAGTCGGTAGACCATAGTCTAGCTTTTCTGCACACTTAGTTACCAAAGCTTTAATCTGTTCAACTTTAGCTGGATCAGTGTAGTGATAAGGAACCCCGTTGTCGAAATTAGTGCTGATCGCCATCAGGTGTTTAGCTACCATCGCATAAGCGTGACTCATTTTGGAGTGTCCTGTGTTAACATAGCCATGGTGATGTTAGTGAATCCTTCCCGATGGAACAGACCCAGTTGATCTTCTGGGGATGTCCAGATCTTTTTGATGCCGTTATAGCATACTTCCAGTGCAGCTGACCAGATGGCACATCCACCAATCAGATACTCCATAGCCTTCAGCATGCGGAGTTTCTCAACCAGATACGTACGTGCAAAGTTCAGGTCACGCTCAACGATACTCCGTGAGTTAGAAATCAAGTCGGCGCACTTAATACACATCGCAGTGTGACTAGCCAACTCAAGATGTTTTAGGTCCAAAGCTTTTCGGGCCTCGCGGTTACCATCACCAGGTTTAGAAACCTCAGTGAGCTGTTCAACATACATAGCCACCTTGCGACCAAAGATACGATTGACTTGATCTAATTTAACCTGGGTGTCCTCAACGACATCGTGTAGCAGGGCAGCTACTTGCGCATCGAGGGTTGGATCTTCGTACGTCAGCAAGATTTGCAATACTTCTTCGGGGTGATGGAAATAATCCTCACCACTGTATTTACGTTTCTGACCGACGGCACAATGCGCGGCTACGCTAAAGGCTCGCGCCACGTCCAGAATAGTGTATTGTTGTAAAGCATGTTCACGCATATAACACCTCAGTTTAATAAACAGTAAGGAGTCGTGTTAGTCTCACGGATCTCTTTAAGGGTTCGTTTGATATCTTTGTCGGAATTGAGCGCATACTCAATCACCACAAACACCGGTTGACGATTCTCGCGTTGGGCTTCCTCGATATACTGTTGCTGAAGCTGTTTGATCGGGGACTTCCCTTTGGCTAATAATGTCATGTGTTTATCAACTTCTTTGGATACATCCGAAGACGTACCCACGATAAACTTACCGGTGTTCCGATGGTCGATTACGTATACACCTTTCTTTACGATCTCTCGTCGCCCACCTTTAATAGAACTACTGTGCGTCCACTGGTTACCGCGGAATGTAGTTTCAAATGACATTAGTTAACTCCAATTGATTACATTAGATAACCAAGATCAGTAAAGTTAGATCCGTTGCGCTACGTCAGCCATGTGGCACGTCAATCCAGTGATGACCTTAGGGAAGCAGAATAGGCTACCCGATGGGCTACCCCAATTGGAGGAGATCAGGAAACCAGAGAACTGGGCTGACCGTGGATCACATTCCCAGTCTACGACATACAGTTCACCGTTGTACAGTATTTCAAGCCGACTACGTTGCAAAGTCACCTGCATCTTAGGTTCGTCTTTGATCGGCACAGCGATCTTCTGATAGTTCCCCATCAGGTGCTTAGGAAGCTGATAGCAGGCATACCAGACTTTTGGAATGAATCGCTCGAAGGTAGCTTTGATGACATCGCGGATATCAGACTCGCGAGTTTTGATCGGATTGGTGCGCATTACAGTTCCTTAATGATATCGTTAAACGTACTATCTGCATCGAAGGTCATTCTAAGGTCAATTACATCTTGATTCAATGCATAGACACAGCACTCACTTTCGACACGTTTCAGGTTATCGCTGTAGAAGATGTCGAGTGGCGCAAAGAACATCTTATCGGGATGACCATCGTACCAAGCCAACCAACATGCTGGCTGACAGGCATACGTCACCTTGTGTTGAGCGACTTTATTGATTACAAAATATTTCTTTGTACCCATAACACTTGATAAGGCACTGACGTCTACACATGTTGGAGGAGGTGCTGGGTCAAATTCATTTTCAAGGGTAAGTCGACTGACGTTGTCATAGAAATCAAGTGCTTCACTTGGAGTGGCATGAGTTAGATGAAACATCTCTTTGTGGTAGATGACTCCCACGACATGGATCTTTTGTTGGATGTCTTCTGGAACATCACAAGTCTTTTCACCCAACCCTACTTTAGCAATTTTGTATTCCATCGTGGCCTCTACAGGTAACTTAGACGGGGATCATCAGGCTTTAGTATTTCTCGCCAGTCGATCTCCTCGTATTCTTTTTCGGTTTCGTATTGTTTTAGGAATTCGTTAGCCCAATCGTAGCCCGCTTTAGTAGCTAAGTTATACCGCTTCTCGATTCCCACAGTCTTAGCAATTTGCAGAGCCGTGTTAGTTCCACCCGATACCACCTCACGTTCTAGACGACCCACAGGTGGTGCGTAATAGACCAGAGCCTTAGCTGGGTCTATTAAACTGTGACCTAGGATCTGGAATACGTTGCGAATATGTAAGTCGCGTTTGAATTGGTTATGAGGTCCATCAATACCATTCCAACTGCCCCGAGCCTTTAAGGCAATCGCTTCTGCGGTTACCCAGTTCTCAGGATAGTCTTGCGCAATCTTGAAACCATGTTCCAATGCACGCTTACGGTTGCGGATAGAATCCACTAGGTAGATACGTGCACTGTGTGGGTCATAGCGATCCGATTGTCTTGCACCTACCCAACCGGCTCGGTCAGACCCGAATGCGTCTCCAGAGCTATCCTCGTAGCCCAGATCGGTAAACGTACGACCCAGTCGGATTAATAGCTCTAGTTCGTCTAACGGAACCTCACGTGAGCCCACTATAGCGATGCACCCTTTTGATTCCATTGGTAGCCCTCAACTGTAGGATTGATTTGATTAAGTCATTGCGACGATACCTGACCATGATGTTCTGAATAACTGTAATCCGATGGTCCATGTCATCGTAGTAGTGTGGATTTTTTATGATCCACATTATTTCCCAAAGGAGAGGTTTGCATGTGGAATTAATCCATTGGGCCTCATTTTCCATTACTTATCCCTTCTTAAAGAAACGTTTATGTAATTTGATAGAAAGTACTGTCCCAATAGCTCCACCTAATGCCGCTGGTATCAATACCAGAAACCCTTGGTATAAGAACAACCCAAACGTAGAGAAGTTCATACAGGTCACTAGTATTGATGTAAATCCAGAATGCCACTCTTTACCCTGCGCGATGTTACGAGCCTGGAAGCACTTCACGAGAGCCTCAGAGAACGTAACGCCGAATGCTGTAAAGAATGGTAACACCAACAATAGTAGTTGCATTACACCCCCTTAGTTTTAGCTCCAAAGAAGAATTCAACCCGGTTCTCGATCTGAGTGATCGGCGGGAGACTAAGTTCAGTCAGTACACGAGTCTCTTTCTCAATCCAACCATCGTTCTTGTGAGCGTGGTGTTTTGGTGGGAGCAACAGCATTTCTTCATCGGTCAGACGACGGCCAGCCCTGAATTGTTTCCAGCCAATATAAGTACCCCGTTTGAAGAACACTGGATAGTGATGCCAGTTAACGTCGTGTTGAGACCACAACATCTCCTGGATCTCACTGGTGTTTTTCTTGTGGAGTTCTTTGTTACTGAAATAGTGGTGACCCGCCATCTGAATGGAGTTCTTGGTAGCATCCCATTCACGCCACACTAGGACGTTAGCTGCTTCTTCCAAAGAAGGTACGTTCCATACACGGGCATCAAACGTCGGATTACGCTTCGCATACTGAGGCATGTATTGCATGATGTACTGGTTAAAGTACAACGTTGCATGAGAACCCAACAGACTAACCATTTTCTGTACACGACCGTCAAACCAGTTCATTGATTTGTAATCGTTCGAATACCAGATCAAAGTAATCTCATCCGACTGAGTATAACCTACAGTGGCTTGGGTATGCTTAACTAATTCACGAGTGGTGTGAATCATAGCAGCCGACATGTCAGGGTCGTATGGGCGTTTCATACCACGAGTGAATCTACTAAAGCCTCGTCCGTCGATGCGAGCTACAATTGGTAGTCCCGGCATAAAACGTTTTACGATGAAGTCGTTTTCAAACATCTTCATCCGATCGCCAAGTTGGTCTTTCATCAGTCTTCCTCCAGTGGATTTTTTAGTTCGTCAAAATAGACTTTGTACTCACTTAGATAATCTGGATCATCGGTAATATGTTTAACACGTCCGATTGGAGCGTGCTTAAGGCACTTAACGAAGTAAGCTCGTCGCGTTTCAGTGGCCTTATTAACCATGTACGCTGGTACCATTGTATCGTGGTGTGCTTCAAGATAATCGGCTACATAAGCAAGCAACGCATCGAAGTCGTAATGATAGAAAAGCAGTACACCACTATCGTACTTGTTTGGTTCCCAGCGCCACTTAGATTCGTGCTCTGGACGTGCAATGCACATTGTAACTTCCACGACCAACTTGTAGGCCACGTCCGCCTGAACTACCTTAGCGTTAACCTCCGGGTCCATTTCGACAATGTGGTAATTTGAATGTACCAAGCAAGCCGTCATAAACAGTTTATCGATTGGGCACCCACCTGTGCTGATGGAGGTTTCCAATCGACGAGCGAATTTAGCAATCCGGTCCATGTTACTCATTTGACCACCTTATCGAATACAATGTGTTTAATGGCATCGTGTTCAGCCCCATTGAACAAATTACTGTTGTACTGAAGACGGGTCCCAGTAGAACACTCGTCAATCGAATAGAACAACTTAGACTCACTGATATTCAGTGCAGTGTGAACTGTAATTGGAAGACGTTCCATGTGACCATTCACCAGAACTGGTCGATCTACATCGGTTCGATCAAACTCAAGCGTTTGTTGCTGGTCGACAAGTGGTTCGATCAAATAGCCTGGGGTAGTCAGCAGCATCCAACGATCGCCCCGGCGCTCCAGCATTGCCCAATGATTACCTGAACCAATATCTACTTCCTTAACCATTACGTTGCTGATGGTAAGGTCAATGCCATCAAAAGTAATATTGAATGTTGCTTGGTTACCTTTGAATTTAGTCGGTTTTGACATTTTGAAATACTCCATCGAGAAAGGTTTGTTTAAAGAAAGCGGGTTCTACAGGTATCTTTACATCGTAGTAATACAACGTTACGGGTTGACCACCATACGTTTCAACCAGGTACTCTAGTTGGTCTATGTAAGAAACGAACATTCGGTTCCTAGCGTAGACTTTACCGTTACGATTGGTTACCATCAAAACGCGCACGCCGCTGACTGCTTTTGGTGAAACCGCGTACCATGTAGCAGTCTTACCAATTTCATTATAATGTAGTCGAGTATAACGCCCAGTTATTCCGGCAATGCGTCCTGCGATCAGGCGATGGCGAATTAATTTTTCCGATAATGTTTTATCGCTACAAAAGGCGCTTGGCGTTTTAAACCAATTTTCTGCTTCAACCCATACAAGGTAAGCTTTATTACCAAAGGTGTTCTGAGTAGAGGGTGCCGGTTGGGAGGTTGGCTCGGTGACGGATTTGTCCAGCTGCTTCTGCCAGAACCCAAGCTTCTTGGCGATCCAAGAAAGTACCATATTGATCCACGAATCCTTGCTCACAGTTTTCTTCCCCCGCCCATCGAATTAAAAGTTCTACGCCGCCTAATGCATCCAAGGCAACCTGCATCATGTTCGAGTAATGGCGAACTCCCATCACGATAATACTACCGTAACGATTAGCCACGCCAGCTACTACACGCGGGTTATTAAATTTATCCCATCGCCATCCAGTGAATTCAGGTGTCTCAATCCAACACTGCTTCATATATCGATCGAGATAGTTTTGACCGATTTCATTTAATCGATCGACCATTGCGGCGGTGAAGTCCTGAGTAATATGTGGGTGAACTGTATCATCTACAGCATAACCCGATTGTTCAATATTAGGGAAAGTCATTATTTAGCTCGCTTATTGGTTAGACGGAATTCGTAACACGATTTGCTGCCCATGGTGCCCCGGTATAAGAAATTAACAAATCCAGTGCAATGTACAGTGAAGCTGTCCCAACCACACTGAGTCAGAAATACCTTAAGAATACCCAAAGATTCCGGGCTGACCTCGTTACTACTTAAATTGAATACCATCTCGCTGTTCTCCAATTTAAGGTGTGCTGGGTCAACGAGTGCATTACTGACTTCTTTACGCAGATCGACAAAGCTATCCCAATGATTTCCGTAGAGATCGTAGAAAGCACTATCCTTGAATAAGATGGTGGCTAAGGCAACATCTGGTGTTGGAGGAACAGTACTCCAATCAGTGAGGATATAGCTCACTACAGCGTTAGTCAACAACTCTGGGGTTACAGTTTGAATGTCCATTATGGTTACCTTTGATTGATTACGAATACATGATATAAATCTGAAATAATTTGAGTTGAGCAAAAAAGAAAGGCATAAGCCCTCCCCGAAGGGAGGGCGTTATGTCATGATGCTGGTGGTGTCTTGGAAACCTGTACATGAATCCAAGGGAAAGTCGATGGACCAGTTACATCTGGATCATAAGGTCCAGCGCTACGGAAATCGATTACCAGATTAGGTGGCATGTAGCCAACAATCTGTTCTACTTGATGTACATCATAACCTGCTTCTTTCAGTTGCTTACGAACGGTTTCATGTCCGATAGGCCGCATTGCGCCCGGCACGTAGAAACTGAATAGCCCTGCGCCACGGTAACCGTTCTTGACCAATTCTGGATCGGCCATTTGGGTTGACAGTTTAGCGATAAAAGCTTCTGGGGTATCTGCTGTTACTCTTACTAAATCGAGCAGTGAGTCTGGGGTTGGAATAGCCATTGGTATACCTTGTTAGTTGTTAGTACCTATAGGATTGTTAGAACGCACGAGAGTTAGGACAGCATAACTGGTGAATCCAGCACGTTTACGGATATACCGATAGCCAGTCCACGTTGCATCAGCCTGAAGGATCTCAGCCAGATCGTTAGCTGCGCTGTCCGTCAGGCATTTGGCGAAACTGAATTGATACCTGCGTCCAACGATGTTACCCGTCAGCTCATCGGCGATTGCACTACCCGTCATTTGTCGAGCACCTGTAATATTATCCACTGGGGTAAAATATTCAGTCAGGTCTTCCAAACGCAGGAGATCAATGAGTTGGTTCACCGTCATACTGTCCGGCACAGACTCAAAGAAATCAGGTGGTGGGAAATTACTCCTGATTGGTTCAGGGAAATCCATCTCCTGAACCTGAGTAGGCGTCTTAATAGAAGACGCTATCAGCATTGCATCTTCACGGCTAGCAAACTGTCGTGCTTTATAGATGTCATCGGTAAAGGTAATATTGTCTTTGGACAACATTGCCAAAGAACCCATGAAACGAACGATACCCCAAGCTTTCATACTAACCTCTTAATTAAGAATCGAAACCGAAGACCATGCGGATCTCACCATGGAGGTCCATCAGGCGCTTTACTTCATCGGTGAAATAAGCAAACTCTTCGCGGACAGCTTTGTTGTCCAGAGTCCACTGACACGCCACGTTGATATTACCAATGCGGTCAGCATACTTATTCAACTTACGCAGATGTTTGGCTTTAGAGGGTTTGATTTTGTACTGACGGTCCCATACGAGTTTGAACTCAGTAGTCTCACCTTCTAGTTTAGGATAGTTGCCACCAACCTTGTACATGTAGTGCCAACGATCGAGATTTGGTCGCACTTCGATCATCTTGCGTTTGTTAACCCAGCGGCCAGACTTACTAACATGAGTTAGGTCGTCAGTTACACCTTTGATATATTTACCTACCTTAGGGTCGAGACGGTTAGCTTGGTCAGTACTGAGAGTCACGCACCCACGACCAAAGATAGCACCGCACCAACGATCAGGCTGACTCTTACGATCCCAATTAGTGTATTGTGCCAGAGACAACACGCCACGCTTACGAGTACCACCGACTTCCTCGAGACCTTTCATGATCTCTTCGCCAGTCAACCAGCTCTGAGAGTGATCACCGTAGTCATTACGCTCGTACCACTCTTCCCACACTTTGTACTCAGGTGAGTTCCAATTCGTGTCATCGTTGATTGGTGGCTCAGGCTCATAACTGGCAATGTCTGTAGGCAAACCTCTCGGGAGAGCCAGTGGTTTAATGCCGTCACCAGTATCACCACCGGCGAAACCATAACCATTACGAACGTTGGCCAGCCAACCGAACAAGAAGTAGTGACGATTACCCTCGTATTTATGTTCCTCGATCTTTTCCCAGACCTTAGTGCCGTCTTCACGAGTTACACGTTTTTCGAAGTTTGGATGAATATCGCAGCCCATTGTAATTCCTTAACGAATGATTAGTTTTGAATTGAGATCACGTTCAGTCAAATTGTAATTGACATGTGGGAAAGCTGTAACAATCAACTGCGACATCAATCGGATTGTCTTGTCACGAGGCAGCCATACCTGATGACCCGGTGAGTTAAGATTCAAACCGATGGTCAGTTTACCATAAATGTATTCAATCTCACCGCATTCCGATGTAATACCTTTAAAGCTGATTGCGCCAGACTGTCGAACAGTCCACTTACCTGCCACCACACCTAGGCCTTTCACGTACACAAGTATCTTACGGGTGATCCTAACAGCGTCACTACGATTACGTAGGTGTACACTTAGGCTAATCAATCGCTTACCGAGCTTAGTGTTTGGAGAGACTTCAATCCTAAATCCCGAATTAGATTTCATGCTATCAATGACCCGTGTTAGTTTTATTAGTTCGCAGGCCATAGGCCATCACAGTTTTAAAACCCTTTTTCAAAAACTTTGTTTTAACGATCAGTGGCGAGGTGGCCGTCATGTTAATTATTTCACCTTTCATAGTACCAGACATAGTCACTTCGAACTGACTGGTATTAATGCGTACTTTAGCGACCCCGTTTTCATCAGGTATGATGGGTGCATTACATTTTAGAGTACGGTGATTTCGGATGATAACTCGACCACCTTTAAGTTGTTTAAAGCGTACAACATTAATACGATCAATGCGTGCCGAATATTCCATTAGTTAGATACCTCTGAAAAGAAATCATTAATAATGTCTTGAACGCGATTGTCATCAAGATGCTTAACGAACTCATCGTGTTGTTCGGGAGTTGGTAGATAACCAGTTTCAACGAAGTATTGCAGATGTGGGATCAACTCACCTACTTGACGTTGAGACAAATGCATGCGTCCAGAATGGAGTGCGTCTTCCGGGATGGGTACATCGGTCCAACCTTGACCGGGTATGAGTTGAGTACATTTAGGCTTATCTACACCGAGCCAAATACACCAGCCTTCGCCATCACCTTCAACTGCGCAAATGGATGATTCCTGGATAGAGCATTCCTCACCGTAACGGTCAGTGAACTTACCACCTTTAAAACCACGGTCACTCAGTGCGGTGTTTTCAATAGACATAACTAACCTCAGATAAAGTATTCGTGGTTAAACCACTTCTGATAAGCGTCTTTCATCATATCGTCGTCACCCACTTTAACAATCAGTCCTTTCAGGTCACGATGGTGGTCATGGGTAAAGCGCCACAAGAATAAAATAGCTGGAATACCATAGGTAACCACTTCGTAGATACCGGGTTCGATTGATACATTACCTTTCACGTAAGCGATGTCATCAAACTCATCCATAAACCCATGGTAGTAAATATTCCAGCAACGATCAACCCGTAGGTATTCCTCACCACTAAGGTTTTCATTAATGCTACGATCGTAACCGAGGTTAAGGAAATCTACATCCAGTTTACCGGTGATTTGCATTTTGTTTGGCCTTCTTAGATTTATTTCGCTCGATTAGCTCGAGGATATTTGCAAAGATGAATAAAACCCACATGATGAATGTCACAGCATAAACTAAAATCGGACCAAACAGCCAGAGGATGTTATCCCGTTCGGTTTGTTTGATATCCATCTGGCGAAGGTTCAGTTCAAACTTTTCACCCAGATGCATTTGTTGGTACGTATACAGCCCGATGTAACGTTCAAAGAATACACCGTCATCGGTCTTGAATAAACCAATTAGGTTATCTTTACAACTACCTTTATGACAGCTTCGAGTTTCATGACGGTCGATGTAGGTAACGGGTACATCACGATATCTCATGTATTCGTTATTTTGCCAGACATAGGTAGACCAGCATGACATGATAACCATTACAATGATGAAACCCCAATCTGAGAGGCGTGTTTCCTTTTTACTGCTAGTCATACTTAAGGCTCCAATTTAAATACACTCTAGTAATATAAATCTGAGATTATTTGTATTGGCGGTATAAAGCCTGAGCAATGCTCAGGCTTTAATAACTCAGTTGATAAAAACGATCTTTGTCTTACCATGGGCCTGAGTAGACAACCACGTGTAAAACTTATTGATACGTACCTTATCAAAGAACTTACGTGAATTATAGACCACTACCAAATCAAGTGGCTCACGTGGATCATCCTTTTTCAAGGTTGCTATTGCAGGTGTATCGTTATTAATGTTAGAGACGATTTCATTTACCATCCTAACCTGACCAAGATACCTAGCCAACACTTGTTTGATGATGAACCCATTCCGCTCGGCGTGGTATTCAAACACAAAGCCTCTCGGTACCTCACGTTCTTCACCGTTAGCTACAAAAGTAATGTGTGAAGTTTTTACGATCTCTTTAAGCTCTGGATCGATCTTCAACAACTTAGCTAATTTGAGGTGAGACTTACTACCGAAGTTGTAAGCATCGATGACTTGACCTTCTGTATCATAAACACGGAACTTAGGATCTTGACCAAGGCCGTGGGTGAAGGTATCTCGAATGGTAGCCCAGTCGTCTAGGTTAGGTACAACCACGATTGCCTTGATACTGGGGTTTACTAGTTCTTCTTTAAACAGTGTGTAATCAACGAGATCTTTAGGTACGGTGAAGCCAGTGGTTCGTCGATCCATCAGATACTCGACACTACTTGGATTAAACACTGGTTCTGGCGCTGCGTCAAACACTGCTTGTATTGTAGTCTTGATCAGACTATTAATTGTAGCAACATTAGTCATGTTATTTACTCGGTTAAGTAGGCAACATTACCTACAGATTATGTCTACCTCAGTATTGTTTAACGGCATAAAGCCAACCCGAAGGCTGGCTCGATACCCGTCGGTTAGAATAGTGCCAACGATAGTCACAAGGCTCGTAGTTAGGTACTCGCGTTAGCTCTCGCCGATGCTTTATCGTACCAGGTCACCTATGGCTGGATCACCCCCTCGTATGCAGTGCGTTTTTGCACGGACTGCCTTCATGACTATAATATCATGCACCAAGTATAATTTAACAAAAAAGAAAATAAGAAAGCTGCTCCCCGAAGGGAGCTAGCTTTTATTCTGCTTCAGGATAACCAGGTTTGATCAACTCATATGCGATCGACTGGTACATCTTAATCATTGCTGGAACACAGTCACGTTGGATGTGCGGTAGTGTACATTGTTCCCACAACCGTGTCTTACTCACTACCATCACGCCATCGATCAGGCTGGCATTATGACCAGCTATGCCGACGTGGAATGTTACACCATCAACGGTGATGTTCTGACCCATCAGACCACGACCTGGTGGGCTGTCAGTCATGCACCAAACCCATTCGAAGTCACGGTCATCAACTTCAGCGTGGATAACACCAGTACCACGTTGCAGACCATGCATCACAGCTGCTGTTTCAAAACCCAATACCAATCGCTCAATTGGGAATTCTTGTTTAGCACAGAATGCTTTAACGGTTTCAATGATTTTAGACTTATCCATCCTGCTACTCCTTAGTCTACTGTAAGGATAAGAGCTTTCACCCAATCCTTAAATTGTTCTTGTTGCAGATCACTGGTCAGGTATTTCAGAATGATCTCAGCTGCTTCCGACACAGGTCGATTGTAGTCTAAGTTCAAATGAAAGTATCCATCGATCCGATGATCCATGAAGTGCACCAGATAATACTCAGGCTTCGCTCTGAGCTTTACCGTGCGATTCGTTTCAGAATTGGTGAACTGCATGTAATGCTTCAGCGGGTTGTCAAAGTACTTACGTTCTACCTCGATATTGGATTTGTTAGTGTGGTCTGCAAGCCACTTAACGATCCACGCTGTGGTGTCTTCACGAAGAACTTTTAACTTAAGTCCCATGTTGGGGCTCCTTAGTCAACGATACCTGCTGCGCAACCCGGATGAGCTTTACCCACCTCACGAGTCTCCACTGCTTCATGTCCAGCCAGTTCTACAAAGTCATTCGCTTTGTCAGCTGACTCTGCAATCACTGTAATGCTTATACCGTTCTCGTTAGTCACGATATAGATGTAATTACGTCCCATTGCATGGTACCTCTAAGAGCGAATAAGGATATTAGCTAACGCTAATAGTTTTTAAATAAACCAATGGGAGGAACTCCCCCTCCTTAGCATTGGTTTATCCAGTAGATTTAAAGTACGACTATATCACCAGCTTTAGCATTATCCAAAGCTACACCGATGTGTTGGATATCGGTATACACTACAGACTGCTTAGCCATGATATCAGCTACATCTTCTTCGTACATGGCAACTACCATATACACGATACCAGTTTCAGTACTGGTTACCGAAAAGAGTTGGAGTGGGTCAGGTAGCTTACTGACGTAGTAAGCAATACCAAAACTAATGGCCGAACAGGCAACTGCTGCCACAGCAAAGCCTTTAGCAAACGACCGGTTCAACTCTTCCATTGTATTCCACATGTTTGTACTCCTATTGGTTATAGCTAATTCACGAGTGTAATATACTCTTTAAAAGGCTTCTAATAATAGATGTACTGCTGACCCATCATTTTATGATTATTATTTCGAGATTACCAACATGTTAGACCAATTCCGAAACGTATTCGGTGGAGTGACCGTAAAGGAAACTAACACTGAAATCGTGGTATCTGGTATTCGTGCTAAAGACATCGTCCGTGACATGGATAAGCACTGGAAGACCACCCGTATCACGCAGAACATCTTCAATACCGTCAGTGGTAACTCGTTTAGCTTTTATAAGTTCTTTGCCCCAGAGATTGCTTATATCCTTGACGGCATAAAGAAATACCGCCATCGATGGACGAGTATCCGGGCTATTAATGGAATAATCGAAGGTCTCAACGAACATACGTGGTTGAAAGGAACTATCCCTCCTGACACTACTACCATTAAAGGACGGTTAGATTTCCGTAAGTTGAAGAACTTACACTTTACACCTAAGCCCTACCAGATGGAGTATTTCAAGAACTATAGTTACCGTTTAGATCAGTACAACCTTAAAGGTGACCTGATCGCTGCCGCGGCAGGTACAGGTAAGACCTATTCGATGTCAGCACTGGCCGAAATGCTGGGGGCGGAGTTGATTGTAGTGTTCTGTCCTAAAGCCGTATTGGAATCAGTATGGGTTGAATCGGTTAATGAGATGTTCAAGTCACCGCAGTCAATCTGGCATAGCGGCGAGCCGATGGCTTATGAAGGACAGCGTTGGATTATGTGTCACTACGATGCAATGTCTAAGCTACAAGAACTATTTCAAGATCCTAGTGTTTACCAAGGGAAGAAGATTGTTACGATTCTAGATGAATCACACAACATGAACGATCCCAACTCAGCCCGTAGTATGCTCTATCAGTCCTTGGTTAAGTTGTTGGATTCCGAGAATAACATCCAAGGTTCTGGTACCCCAGTAAAAGCTTTGGGTGCCGAGATCATTACCCTGCTTCGTGTAGTTGATCCATTGTTCACTCCAGCGGTAGAAGCTAAGTTCAAGAAGATGTATGGTAAAGAAGCCTCTAAAGGTTTAGATATCATCCGCCATCGTTTAGGACTGGTTAGTTATAAAGTCGAGAAGTCTGAAGCTGATGAATCTTTATTGCCTCCAATCATGAGACCTTATCCAATTAAGGTACCCGATGGTGAGCGCTTTACTCTCCCAGCTATCCGTAAGATGATGGAAGCCTTCATTAAAGAGCGTACAGCGTATTACCAGAAGCGACGTGACACAGACATGCGTAAGTGGGAGAACTTCATCAAGATCGCCCGTAGTAAGCTTAAAGACCGCCAGGCATTGATTCAGTTTGATGAGTACTTGCATACAGTCCATTTGATCTCCCGTACTCCTGATCCTAGATACCTAGGTGATGAAATGAAGAGGGCAAACGCTTATGAGAAAGACATCTTCGAGAAACTTCTTCCGCAGACCATGGTTAAAGACTTCCGCGACATTAAGTCAGTGGTTAAATATGTTAACCTCAAAATCCAAGGTGAAGTACTAGGTCGTGTTGTTGGTGGTATGCGTATCGAAGCTAACGTAGCTATGGTACCTTACATTGACTGGGTTGGTATTACCGAGTCCACCGAAAAGAAAACGATCATGTTCACAAGCTTCGTTGAGGCGGTGGATGCAGCGGAACAGGTTACGATTAAACTGGGTATGACACCTTTGGTGGTTTACGGTAAGAATACCAACGAACTACCTTTGCACGTTAAAAGGTTTGACGCCGAGAAAGATCTTAATCCATTACTCGCTACATATGCTTCGTTGTCTACGGGTGTACGACTTACCATTGCCGACACCATGATTCTGTTGAACTCTCCTTTCCGTGCCTACATTCTGGAACAGGCGATCTCACGGATCTATCGATTAGGTCAAGACTCTCAAACCTATGTGTATCAATGCACACTCGATACTGGTGAGATTCCAAACATCTCTACTCGTAGTGCAGACATCTTGGCGTGGTCACAGTCGCAAGTCGCAGAAATCATGGGGATTGAAGCCCCTATGTTAGAAGGTGACGTGTTTACCAACGTTGCTGCCGAAGACTTCAAACCCGAATACTTCGACGAAAACAAAATCCTACACGGTATCCTTTCTAAGGCATTTGAACAATACGGTATTGAAATTGATATCAATGAGTTCACTTTACCCAAGGCTATCCTTAAACCAAACGTACCCGCATATATGCGATAAGAGGTGACTTATGAGTCAAACTGCTAAGGCTTACATGCTAGCACAAATGGCAGCTTACTTTGCAAAAGTTAAAGCCGCGGTTGTTTCTGGCGGTAGTGCAAGCTTCCGTTATAAAACTGGTAGTGTTCCTGCCAACGGTCAAATCGTAATTGACGCTCCAACCGAACTAGGTTTTACTGCTGCTCAATACCATGTCTACTCTTTAGGTGTTCAACTCTCAATGGTTGACCCTACTGTTGGAACTAACCCGCCAGTGGTTGAAGCCAGTGGTGTATTGACCTATCAAATCCAGGCCGACGGTAAACTGGTTATTAAGAGTAACTTTGCTACTGGTCCAGTTACTTACTATGCTCGCATCACGATGCCTGTTAAGATCTAAGTGGAGTTAAATCATGGCTGAGATCAGTACGTCAATTCAACCGGGTTACTACACCACGGGTCAGACGTTAACTGTGACGTTCCCAGCTAATACACGAAGGGCGATTGTTACTCGAAATGAACGGTCGCCTGTATTGACTGAGATCCTCGCATACGACACGGGTCCTATTACACCTGTACCGCCAGGTGATCCGGCTGGACCCACTATCGATCGACCATTCCTAGCTGTTACGCAAGATGGTCGCGGTAACGTAATTTACGATGGCGGGTTCCCTAAATTTTATAATGATCAGATTGCTGCTAACAATGGCGGAACGTATCCAGCAGTAAACCCAAACACATTTGCGACATTAACCCCGGCACAGAAGTACCTTTATAACGGACTTAACTTTTGTGCTAACCCACGTAAGGTCGCCGCCGGTAACCGCAAGGTGTTGTTTATCGGCAACTCGGTTAAAGGTTATTCGTTTGTATTGACCGATTCACATTATCAGAATCAAGGTGGTGCCCGAGCAGATAATGGTTTTAGGGATACATTAGATGGTATCTGTCAGGCTGGTAATTGGACACCGACCTATTACGACTTACCTGACAATAGCTCTAAAATTGACTTCACATTTGATTATCTGGATCAATTTGCGACCGTGGTATTCTTTGGTTTATACGCTACTCAGTCACCGTCTGAAACGCATGTCACTGAACGGTTTGCTAAGGAACTCGCTGCTTATCGGACAGCAGGTAATGGTATCGCTATTATCACTGACCACTGTAATGACAACTTCACTAGTGTGGCCGACGCATTAGCCCGTGGGTTTGTTTTTGGTGCCGATGCTACACGACTAGCAAAAGAATATGGCTGCTATTTTTCAGGTAACGTCGACCGACAACCTGTGTTGGTATCCGAGATCAAACGTCAGATCGGTTATCCAGGTCCCCCTGAATCTCACCCATTGTTAAACGGATTACCTGATACAGCCTACATATTCGCGGGTGCATCTGAATCACTGGTAATGCCTGAACTATATACCAACGAAGAAGTTGATCCAGATCAACCCCTAGTTGTACCGATGAATACAGCTGGTACTTATCGGGTTAACGTACTGGTGCAATTGGACGATGGTACGATCTTAACTAAACCAATGTTGTTCCAAGTAATCGACCCTAGTGTCATTATACTGAGGGATAGCCTCGGTCGAACCGTGGGATCACCACAGACTACTTACAAACGTGGTATCGATCTATCTCTGTTTCCTGGTGCAGGTGTTACACAGACTTATTCCGGTGAGATCCTTAAGAACGGTATTCTGCAAGGGTATTTCAGAAGTCTTGAAGGGGTCACATCGTATCAACCATTTACCGGTGCTGGATGTCCTCTAGGTGCTGTTAGTGGTGACGTAATCACATTTAAGATAACTGATCCGTTTGAGTATTCTATCAGTACTACTATAAACGTATCGGCACCAGAAACGTACTATGTTAACTCAGGTACGTTAAGCGAGTTTATCAAGTCAGTAAGGGGTCACCCATACTACACCGGTATTAGTAGTATCCCTACTATTAAAACTGATCTACAATCTTTTTGTGATCAGTTCTACCATGACGCTGAAAACCTAGGTAGTTCTCCTACCAGTTATACTTGGAAGTTTATGGGTAAATCAAGATTAGCTTTTGTAGCTAATTCAAGACTACGCCCTATTCGACTGAAGATCTATGCGACGACTACCGAGTGGATGTCTAATACTCCAGCAACTGGAGCGAAAGGTGATGCGGTGTTAGTTGCTGCAACTAACGATGTTTACTATTGGGATGACCTACCTATGGTTTGGGTCAAGCATCCACAAACAGCCAACTTGTTGTTCAACGTTGGACGTCATGCTTTCAACACGCGTGACAGTACGTGGTGGCAAATCGGTGCATCTAGTACAACACGCATTCCGTAACGACATATTGCCCAGCCACTACGGCTGGGCTTTATGCTGTCATTTTTTGCTAACACCAAACAGTCTAGCTTTCTGATCCATCAGTAGAATACAGTTCTGCGTGAGGACGATGTGGAAGCTACGTTTACGTAAAGATGTACTCAGGCGATGGATTGCTTGCTTGACATCCAGGGTAGTGTCAACAGTACGTGTTGGCTTACCCGGTTTGTTACGATCTACTTCTTTAACACGGCATCGCCATTCAGTGTGTTCGATTGAATCACCTGGACGTTTAGACTTCACTTGTGAACGATAGAACATCTCCATCAGACGAGTTGCTAAACCTTCTACGTCATCAAGAGCTTCATCTCCTTTAACCAGAGTGATATCTACAGCAGCCATTTCTTTATGGGTTTCAGTGCAATCATTGATTGCCTTCATTGCTGGATCGATGTCAAGTCCTTTGGTTACGATACGGATACCACCAAGGGTTCTACGGATTTCAACGCACCGTACAAAGTCATACAAAGTGTAGTTGCGTTCTACTTCACGAAGGTCTTCAGCATTACGTTCGAGTTCGTCTTTGTTAGTCTCACCACCATGTACATTTAGAGCCAGTGTGAGGTCACTCAGGGTCGATAAAGGATAACTAGTGGAAAGCAGTAGTCTTAAGAGTGTCTCGGGCCTGCAACGACGGTTACGGGCCTCCGTCATTTGTTGATATGTTGACATTTTTATTACCTATTTAAATCCATTCTGTAATAACCAATCTTCACGGGTAGCCATAGCATCGTAAAGAGCATTGTGGAGTAGCTTAGATCCCTTACCACTTAGTTTGTCATCAACCTCAAAAGTTAATGGTTGGATCTTAATCCATTTACCTTTTTCACCCAAGAGAGCCTCACTGAAATAAATAACGTCATTCGGATGGTTAACGATAATGTGCATACCAGCGAACTGACCACAGAACTTAGTCAGCTTGATTTGAAATTCTTCACGAGTGATAGGGGCTTTCTGTAGGATAGGAATAACATTCTGTTTTACCCATTCGTCCTGAATGTTAGAATAGTCTAACACTTCGTAAAATTCACGCAGACCATCCTCGCTAATAATGCCAAGGCTGATCAGTGTTTTAGTTGGTACGTCGAATTCGCAATCTACGAAAAAGTTCACGTGGTACTCCCATGGGCCTTACCCAATAACAAAAGTTAATGATACATATGAATTGGCTATAAAAAGGGAACCTAAGTTCCCTGTAGTTTTAGCTGATTAATCACAGACAGGATTTGGCATGCACCTAATATCTGTCCGGGATTCATTGTCGTATAAACGCCGTGATCTAAACAGGTCCTTCGTGGGGACTCGCTCTCGATAATGTCATTTATAATGAATGGATCTAAGTCAAAGTTATCACAAACAAATTGTGCAACGCGATGGTCCCATTTTCGTTTATGATCTCTAGACGCTTTGAAATACAACCAAGCTTTCTCCTCAGAGAAATCTAAAGCCATTAGCCAGGCGATACGACCTTTATTATAGATCTTGCGTGTTCTACGGTTTGTTGGTACTGCGACTATCATTCCGATTCCATGTCGATGATTATCTGGGACTGTACGTAGCTCCCAGTCACCTACTACTCTAGATATCTTAGACACGTCGTCTTCAATCCCGAAGTAACCAACGGCTAGGCCTTTGGAAACTTGTAAGTCAATACCTGCTACTGTTCCGTATGTCAACACCATACCACTCCCTTATTAGCGTTTTCGTTAAAAGGGTGTTACGTACCATTGAACAAAAAGAAAAGGGTATAAAGCCTCTACCCGAAGGTAGAGGCGTTTTATGACTTACTCGTAAGAATACACAGATTGGATTTCCCAACCGTAGATAGACCACTTATGGCTCAACTCAGGTACGTTTTTAATGTAGCCCAGGAAGTCAAACTTACCCAGTTGCTCATAGATCAGGTAAGGCATCCGCTCACTCTCTTTGTAACGTAGGGATGGTGGCAAACTACCTTCCATTGACGATGCATAGCTCAGTAACAGATCCATGAACTGATGACATTGTGCATTGCGGGAACCTTCGCCGGTGCGGGCATTGTAGTAGGCACCACGGTTGTAAGCGTGTACAGCCAAATGACGTACGGTCAACTCACTCATTGGCCACATACCTGGATCAAGATAACCGAAGTCTTCACAGATTGTGTCGACATAAGGCTTAGCCCACAGGTCGTCTTCTGTAGACATAACGATCTCACGGACCTTTTCAACAGTAAGGTCTTTCAGAGATACTGACAAATCAGTTGTAATGCGCTTCATGTCATTAGCTCTCTTTAGCAGGTAGGGGTTTACGTTTAGGCAAATCGAACTCGCCGCGAAGCCTTTCAACGATCAGCTTATAGCGAGGGAGAAATAGCGGATGGTTTAGGAAGGCAAGTTTCTGCTCCAAGGTATAACGTCCACAATGTCCGTGTGGGAAATCGTCAGGAACAATACGGCGAGCCTTTATTTCTTCCAGCAACTGTTTCTCATCAAGCTCACTCTCTTCTGGACAGAGTACCAGACCAGTCCCCAACAGTTTACCGTTTACTGGCAATAGGGGCACATCATATTCAATGTCCCATATCCGGCGAACAAAATGAATAATGGATGCATCTGAATAGCCGTAGAAAATACCGTGTGTAATCCAAATATTAAACATCTTAAAATTTCCTAGGGTTTAGGCCAGCAATGGTTTTATCTGCGTGATAGCAAAAGACCGTACCGCAGCTATAGGTCAGTACCTTGGGGATGTATTCAGCTAACTGACTAGCCATCATCACACGTCCCATATAGCTACACTCAAGCGATTCATTGCAGTATACGTTGTACCGCTCAAGATCGTCATTATACTTCCTTACAACGCCTCGTGGAGGGTCCTGAAGGGCACCTAACACTTTGATTGACGACATAGGGAATTCATTAGCCATTGGTCCAGTACCTTGACGGTAAGCTAATGCGTTCTCACCTTTATTACCAAGGTAGTAGCCAGTTGGGATATACCAATAACTAGTACGAGTATCAGCAATACGACCTAATGGCTCGCCATAGTTACTAGCGCATTCACCCTTTACACATACGACCTCAGTGAATAGCCTGACCATTGCCCCAACACCTTTAGTTGGATCATTGGGATTAGTTAGACCGACTACCCCTTCTTCAGGGTCACGGATGTCACCGCAAAACCCATAGGCGGCTGACTGATTGAAAACACATTCAACTTTATCGGTAGAGTACTTACCGTAGAATATAGGTGTACCGAAATATTGCATGGGTGCGGCGTGCACACCCTGAATACGACAGGTCAAAATAATCACGGCAATGATGCCAACAATTACCCAATGGATACGTTTCATTTATTTATCCGTGAAAAGCACGTTTGTGAAAGGTGTAGTAATAGAAACTCACATTCACCTCGATGGTATCAACTACCACAGGGCCACTAATAAGGTGCCAACCGCCCTCGTACATACTTTGTAGTTGACCTGCGTCCAAAGGACCCCGATCAATCAGTACTGCAAAGTTGTCCGTCACGCTATCAGCGTCAGCGGTGCCAACACTCATGTGGAGTTCGAGTTCACGATTTGGATCATACTGGTGCATGGTTATTACCTCGAGGTTAGGACATCATAAAGGGAATCTGCCTCGGACATAATCTCAGAAGCTATTTTAGCGTTAAACGTAGCATATACGCGACGCTCTAAGAATTTATACATTTCCTTATAGTCGGTTACTTCCACACCAGAGGTAATACAGTTAACGCCATCTAGACTATAATTACGTGAACCGAAGATATAGGCCTTACCTCTACCGTAAATCGAAATACATGTGGCTTGTGTACGATGACGACCAAATTTCTTACTTGTGTAAACGAAACGGTAACCGTTACGCATGATGGAGCCGCTGGAGCGTTTAGTACCCTCATCGCCCATGTTCAGTGCCCAATTACCGATTTCGTATACCAGCGCGCCGAGACGGATACCCCAGTCAAACTTAGTGCGACCCAACAACGGAGATACTTTAGCCATTTTGTTACCCTCTGTCTAATACGGAATAATGTCCTCCCGAAGGAGGACACTTTATTTACTCTTCACACTCGTCTTCAGGTTCACACTTACCGTCCAACACGTTCTGAAGAATGATCATTGGTTCGATCCAAGTATCTGGATCGTTGCAATCAACTTCCACAGTGTGCTGTAGGTGACCCTCGACCAAACCTTCTTCGTCTTTAGGCCAGTACTCGATTTGGAGTTTAGCATCGAGTCCTTTCTCCAAACGAAGGTGTATCTGATACTTAGACTTAGTTGCATCTACGTATACGGATTCACCCATCCGAACATCGCCCATTGTCATGGTAACTTCGTTATCAAGATCCTGAGCGTTAGCGTCATACAGACCAGTCATCAACATGGCCAGCATTGCAAGGTTGTTAGAAACTTTAAATGTCATGGCTTACCCTTTCTGTGGCAATTCATAGTACTTCAAAAACTCATTCAGCGGAATACTAAATGAATCTACTCGACCTTCAGTGTATTCCAGATAAGCTTTAGAACCTTTTACTTTCTCAAGCTTGACTGCTTTGACAGCGCTGTTCTTACGAATAATGAACGTACGGCCGTAATAGTCTTTCAGATCGCCCACTTCAGCTGCGCGTACATACAGGGTGCCTTTCGACAGTGTTTCAGACATTGCGTGTGGTATCCTCTACCAGAGTAAATGATTCAAGAAATGATTTGAGACTGATTTTGTAAGTATTGATTCGGTGATAGTAGTTTGATACAATGGCATGTTTCGAATCCGTAGACTTTAAGATCACACGGACTCGATGGCCACCTACCTGCGATTGGAACTCGCAGTCAGCGTACTTCCACAAATCAAGCTTGTTGAGTTTGATTTGCGCCATTATCGCCACCATTGGCGAAATGCTTCGCCCATGAATCTCGTGCAAAGCCCCAGCTAAGCATCGAGTGAACTTTCTGATTGATCTGTCCAACCCGAGTAGGGTGGAACACAGTACGGTCACCATTAGTACGCTCAAAGGTAGTACGTGCAATATTAGCAGCGAACTCTTTAGCGAACTCGGTTTCTTTAGCCAGTGCTTCTGGGTCAGCACCTTGGAACAGTTGGTCTGCCATTGCAGTGATGTTAGTCTCAACATACTTAGCAACTTCGGTTTCCAGATCCCACGATTCGTCAGCGTTCAGTTCGTCACGAATCTGTTCAGCCATGTCACGTGCTTGTTCACGTTCGTCTTTCATCAGACCAGAACGTTCTTCAGCTTCAGCCATTTGACCGAGGACTTGTTCTTTGAAGCCTTTGATGTAAGCAAACATGATGTCCACTTGTTCTTCGATTGGCAGAGTACCATCAATGAACTTGCAGCTTGGACTAGAACGCAGTTGCTCGTAAGCTGCTTCGATACGATCGTGTACCGCGGCAGGCTGCGATTCATAACGATCTTTCTTACGTTCGTCAGAGTTAGCACGCTGATCACGGATTTCACGTGGAGTATCCAGAATGAACGTCAGTGGTTCAGGCAGACCTTGTAGTACGTACGGCATCAGGCCGTAAAGCATATCAGTCAGGTACGGGTGCGTTTCGAGATGAGCTTGAACATTCAGGCACCAAGTCGAGAACACAAAACGATCAGAGATCACCCACTTGTTATCGGCCAATGCGGGGAGAATGATGTCTTTAACGTTTTGCACACGGTAGGCCATATGCAACAGTACATCAGTCTCTGGATGGACACGTTCATCACGATTAGCGATCAAAGCAACACGGATTTCCTCAGCAAGCGAACCGCTGCCTGGGATACCGCCGGGCTCACGCATAGCAACGTGATCAATACCCTCGGCTTCGACACGGGCAAGGAAAGCTTTCATCAGGGTAGACTTACCGGAGAAGTCTGGACCATCAAGAACAATGAAAGTACGATTGTCGGACATTGAATTACCTTTATAACAAATTTAAGAATTGGTAGGAGTAGATCTCCTACAATATTCATCACACTAGTAAAACTTCGTTAGCACCAGTTCCAAACTAGCATGTCACGATCCCAGTCGAAGTTATGGAGGACTTGTTTCAAATCCCTCACTATCGTCGCAGCGCGCTTTCGTTCGAAACTATTCTGCCATTTATATCGCTGCTGCATACAGTACACCAAGTGGTGTACATGGAGTTTAGTTAACTCGATATACTCACATTGGTTACTCCAAGTAAGTTCTTCGAGTAGCCCTTGAAGAAAGTAGTTCTTACGCTGGTAGCAAACTGATTCAACGTCATCGGTGATACTCCAGTAATCAATATACTCTTTAGTACCATCATAACTTTTGCAGATGGCCGCTTCAGCCTTCTTACGATTAACACGATAGATGTCTGTATCAAGTCCCATTGTTTAACGCCCAGTAATGTTTGATACCCAACACCAGAGGTTGGGGTTTAAATGCAAAGCGCTCAGCTAGTTGTACCACTTTAGTACGGCAACGTGTAGTCAAACACTGTCCATTATCATAGAGGGTCGACTCTGGATACTTCCTTAGTTGATCAGCGAGGCCGCGACCGTAGACAGCATTAAAGGTCCACTTGATTTGACTATGCAACTCGGCGGCGTTGATTCGCACTGTGTTATCAATGGATTTATCATTAGCGATTTCAACAAGGCGCTTACGGTAGACAAAGTACGTTTCTGGGAATTCACGGATGTCGTTTGCTTTGCAGAATTCAATGATAGACTCCTGATAGTTTTTAAAGTCTTCGATATTCATAAAACTTCCACGTAAAAAAATAATAAGAAGGGAGTCCCTTTCGGGACCCCCAGTCTTAATGACTTAGTTCGACACGTCTTCGAACAGGTGGTTCACGTGTGCCAGCACACGCTTCATCTCAGCAGTGTCGATCTTAGTCTGAACCTGAACTACGGTTTCAACGCCACGACCAAAGATAGCCGATGCCGTACGGTTAGGACCCATTGGAATGGTCATGCTAACTTCTTGCAGGTTGGTATCGGTCTTGAAGCGATCACCTACTTGCTCGCCGCCTACCAGCAGTGCGCCGGTCAGGAGTTCGCCTTCCAGCTTAACACGCTTCTTCTCTTGGTCCAGTGTAATACCCGCTGGTTCCAGAACCAGAGTGTTATAAACGTCAGCCGGTACGTCGAAACCATTGGCTTCGTTCAGTACGAATACTTCGTTCAGTTTGTGTTCTTCAGCGTAGCCACGGGATTTGAGTTCTTTAGCCATTTTTCAGTTTTCCTTCTAGTGTGTTTGAATTAGTTAGTTTCGATTACAGCGCTGAGATCGAATGCGAGGATACCACAGTTAGGCATCGAGAGCAGTGAACTCAGGTACGATCCTTTAGGACCGTTATGAATAAATTCAACTGGCGTAGTCGTGGTAACGATTTCAGCTCGATCTGGATTATACCGTGCAGCCAAGGTGAGGTCGAGCGTGATGGTCTCATCACCCAGCAGATGACTCCACTCAATAATCTCACCAAAGCAATCAGTCATGCCAGCTTTGAGTTCAATACCGAGGCGCATATCCAGTAGTTTGAAAAGAGTGCTTTCCAGGGATGGTTGGAATTGTGCAGTTGGGTTAGTCTTAGTCACAGCGCGGAGCATATGGCCACCTACTTCGACATACACCGACTTAATCGCTGGAAGCCGCTCAATCGTCGCCCCTACATTGATCCGCCCTTGTTCCATCAACTCAGGTATGTTGGAGTTTGGGATCAACTGGATAGTACGGTTGGCTCTGAATGGAACACCTTTCACCTGATTACCGTTAATCTCACCTTCGGCTTCCAGAGACTTACCATCGTATTCCAGCAGGAGTTGGTTTTGGTCACCATGGACACTCCAACCACCAATGTAACGAAGTGGTTCCACTACAACGCTTTCTTCCAGTACTGGAGGAAGACCGTTATACCAGTCTACCAGTTGACGCAACGTAGCTGCGATGGTAATAGTCGAACCAATAGGCGCGTTATGCAGATGCACCTGACCGTTAGGCAGCAGCGTTGGGTCGATAAAGATCTCCATGTCATCGTTAGCCAGACGACGCACTTCTTCAATCAGTGAGCTACCGAACAACTCCTGCAACGACTTCAGACCGTGTCCAGTCGGACGATACACGAACTTATTGAAGTCGATATCGAACGTAGTGCTGAAAGGAAGATCGTTGAGTTCATACGCAGTTTGTACGCTGCCGAAACTAGCCTGTGGTACCTGATTGTAGTTAACCGGAGGTAGGTTCATTTGGCCAGGCACGCCCATACCAAACTGGTTTAACATATGTTCATGATAACCTGACACTGGGAGTTGCAGTAGACGGTTACCATCGGCACCATAGCGCTCACGGAGATCTTCCAGTTTAGTACTATTATGGCTGGTATTCCGATTACGTAACTCAACGGTGATAGCTTCAGCCATTTGCACCAAAACGTCGGATGGGAACAGTTGGACCAAGTCCGAATAGTTTACAACGCTCATTTAAAGACCCTCTGGTAGAAAAACAGTTGTGTAGTTGAGTTTGGTGTAGGCTTCTTGAATGTAACCGCCTTCGCAGTCTACAGATACCCCAACGGTATCACCCCATTGCAATACCTCGAACCTGATACGAGTATTAGTTTCAGGTACATTACCGGCCTTGAAGATTGGATCACCCTCAACGTCCAGTAGAACCGATTTGATACCAGATATAGTTTCAATTCGGTCAGTTGGCTTGGTCAGTAACACTCGATGCAATAACTCGTTGCATTTGACAATGCCACCGTTATACTTGAGTGCACACAGTACTACCTCAATAGCCGCATACGGTACGAGGGTTTCGCCATGTTTCTCACTAGCCGCTTTTGCATCAATGGCTTTAATGCGATTATCAGCCAGACGCAACATGTCTTTGGCATCGCTACGACTGAGATGATCGAGCGCACCTTTGCACAAACAAGGGTCACCACAATATCCGGTAGGACAATTACGCATTGAATAAACTCCGCAGTTTATATTTGAGTTTCAGTAACCACCGCCGTAATGGTGACATCGGTAGTTCTGGAACATGACTTGGTTCAGGTGGGACAGACCGCATTTCCTCAATCATGGGTTATTCTTACATCTAGTTTAGAATACATAGCAGTAATATAAATCTCAAATATTTTCTACTACGAAATAAAGCCCTTCCCGAAGGAAGGGCGTTATGTCAGTTACCTTTGTAGGTCCCTTCGGTACCTTGGGATTCACGACGAAGCAGGCGTTTAGTAATGGCTGCTTGTGCCATACGTACACCTTGGAGGACTTCCTCGTTTTCTTCACATGCGAACTTACCTTCTTGGAAGCTTACGAAAACTTCCTCGACTACTTTCAGAAGGTCTTCACATGTAACACCGTTAACACCTACTTCTGGGATAATACCGTTCTGCAACAGGATTACCAGACTCAGCAGGTTATCACCCGGCTCGGCAGCTGGGTTAGTCTGGGCATTAAAGCCCGAGATCACAAACCGCTTAGCTGCACCAGAGATAGGATCGACGGACATGGCCTCGATCACTTTACCGCCTTCATCACCAGACACTACTGTCGCCGATTCAGCCGAGACCACGTCATGGTCAGTAGCAACCTTAACTTCATCACCACCATCGGTATTAGGTAGGGTCTCAGTGTCTTCATCTTTAACATCGTTTTGATCGACGTCATCAATGTCAATGTGAGACTTAGCTTCTTTTACATCTACTACCTGAGCTACGCCGTCAGCGGACTCAAGACCTTTGGCCCAAGTAAGGCCAGTGATAATACTTTCCATTAAAGAATCCTTTATAGTGAATTACACATTATTGAGGATCAATTCAACGGCCAGACTCAGGTCGTCAGCAGTCATCGTTGGGAGCTCACGCTTAACCGCATTGCGGATAATGCTACGACGTTTGATGAAAGACTTCTCTTCTTTCGCAGCAGCTACTTCAACGGCGATAGCTTTCAGCAGTTTATCAGCTTCACCACCTTGGGTAGAGGTTTGACCAGATGCCAACGATTCAGTTTTATAAACCAGGTTACCCAGAACAGCAGTAACGTAGTACGAATCTGTGGAAGTACGGCGTACCATACTACGGCACATCTGAGTAAAGCTAGACGCACGGTTGTGCAGTAGTACCAGAGCTTCAGCTGCACCCAAGGCACGTTTGTATTCCTGCGAGCTGTGATCGAGCGTAGCCGCTTCTTTACCGATGTAAGACAACGCCATACTAGCACGGTTGTTATCGGACAGAATAGCTGTAGCTTCTTCTTGACGCACGTTCTCAGGAACGAAGGTGGTGTAGATAGTTTTGGCAATCGATTGGATAAGGCTCATGGGTTACACTCCAGTGTTAGTGAGGAATTTAGTAGTTGCTTCAGTGTCGATGTACTGGTGCTGCAATACATGCGCTACCAGATTAATATCTTGCTCGTTGGCAAACAGGGTCTCTTTGCGTACCAACTCGAAAAGATCTTTACTAACCTTCAGACGGTTACCATGACCTTTAATAGTGTTCACTTTATGGAAGAAGTTGCGAACCTCCTCTTCAAAACAACTGCCGCCAGTGCATGCAATAAGTTTGTCATGTAAGGCAAACAGTACGGCTATATAGACAGACCCAGAGATATCGAATTCAGATAGCCGCTTTGCCGATACACGGTCAAATGATTCGAATTTTACACCGTGTTTATTAGAGTGGGCCACATGGTAAAGGTTGTCAATAGTGCGACGAGGGTTGGCCAGGAAGCCATCATCCACTACAAGTTGCAGGCGATCACGCGGGGTCAGTAACTTAGTTACCAACCACAAGATAAACTGTTTAAACATTATTGCATCCTCGATGGGGAATAAAAGTTAAGGGGACGGTAGATCCTCTGTAGAATCTACCACCCCAGTAATTTTTAGAATCGCGAAGTCGTTTGTACGAATGCAGACAACGTACGTGCAACATCACCATCCAGTACCCACGAAGCGAAGTTAGATGGAGAACGCCATGATTTAAATGACTGTACTGTTCGAGTCAAGTTCAAGTTAAGCCGTTTACCTGCGTAATACAAATCACTCCAACTTTGAGAACACAACGTAGCAACGTAATCGTTAAATAGGGATTGTTCGTCCCACACAGCACCGTCAGTCAACGCCAAGGCTGCGCCGATACCAGCATCACCGTTACCACCAGCAGCACTCACAACGGCCTCTGCGCCCGTTGCTGTAGCCCATCTAGCGCCAGTGCCAATCCAGCTAGGGGAAGCGAAGCCACCCTTAATAGGAATATGCATGATCTTAGACAGGTCTTTAACACCAATGGTTACCTCACAACCTAACATCTCGTGGTTAGCGTTCCAGCCTACGTTACCAGTACCACGACGGATCTGAATAGAATCCACAATCCCTAGTTGACGTTGTACCCGGCCTTTATGGAACATCTGTACCAAGAATGGGGCAGTGTACGAAGAACGGCCCGCTGAACGTGGTAGACCCATAGGGAGAATCATCGCCAACGGCAGATAGATATTGAGGAAGCGTGAGATCACGTTACCGTAAGGTGTAATCAATGGGATCGTGTATTGTGCAGTTGGTAGACTGGCCATTGCAGAGTCCCAGTACTCGGGAACGTCTACGAATGCCGAACCAGTAAGAACACTCAAGCCACCTAGGTTTACCGAATCTAGAGCACCCGTTACAAAGTCGGCAATCATACCCGTCATTGCGCCAACGCCTTCAGTAATGTTACCACCCATGAAGTTAAATGCTGCTGAACGACCTTCGTTCACTTTTGTGTTCAGGGTTTGTACAACGCCAACTTCTTTGGTAGAGTTACTAAAGCTTTCAGATACCTCGCCATTATAGTCAGCTCGTAAGGTAACAAACTGCTGACCATCGTGCTGAGCGCCCACGATGTATTTGTACATGTGCTGTAGGTCAGACCAGCTTGAGAAGAATTCGTTATCGATAATACCGGTTGGGTCTTCACTAGCTTTCTTATCAATGGTGTCAACGTAGTTAAGGAAGTAAGTTCGAGCATCGATCCCAGGGTTAGGGTCTTCTACCGGCTGAGACATTGCTTTCTCAGTGGCGGCATTCAGTTCATCGATAGTACGCGCTTTCTCCATCAAAGCCTTAGTAGACTTCTGTGAAGCATCGGACATACGTTGAGCACGGCCTGACAGTGCCATTACATCCACACCACCATCAGGTCTAAACAATGTTGGGAAGATACGACTAATTTCGGCAAGGTCAGCTTTTGTTACTTTCTCACCCGGTGTGGCCAACTGGTCATCTTCTTTAGCCCAGAACCACGGTGTGATCCCTAGGCCGATTGCAAATTCGTTAGCTAGGGTGTTAACACTGGACCAGTACGTGTGCATTGTAGGTTTGAAGTAGAACCATTTAGAAGGCTGAGACTGAGTGAGGAAGTTAATCACTCGCATCGTACCCGTCAAACCCAAGATGAATGGCTGTGCTGGTAGCGATACTAAAAGACCAGCCGCGTTACCTAAGTTGTACCACAGTCCAGTACCTGCACCCGTGTTAGCCATTGCCGCGGCACTGCGATCGTAGAAGTTGGTGAAGAAACTCGTCCAACTACTAAATCGTGGTACGCCGAATGACATGTGAATTTCTTGTTTGGTGTCGTCATGTGCCTCGGAGTAGTATCGACCCATACCTAGGAATCGATCACTGTGACTACGACCACGACTCGGTACGCGTATATCGGCATAACGAGTGTACTGGGGCAACATGTTGATTGGGAAGCTACCGCCTGGGGATGTGTTTGTAAATTTGAATGCTGCTGAGTTAGCGCCCCGACGCTTTGCGCCAGAACCATAACTCCGTTTATCATAACTGACTGGAAGCATGAAAGCTTTCCGTAGCCAGATGGGTTGTAAGTCTTCGGCCATTATTGTAACCTCGAAAGGAATAATAGCCGGTCCCGAAGGACCGGCTAGTGTTAGCGTAGTGTCACACTGCTTTCACGCTGGGCAGCTGGACGACCCTGCATCGTAGACGGATTCATATTATTACCTGAACCTTGCCCACCTGCCGATTGACCGCCAGTGAATGCCTTCAACAAATCTTTGGAGTTATCCAATTGGAGTTGTGTCAGGTCACGGATTTCAAACAGTGTATTCAGTTGCCGAACTTGGATGTCATTAACATCCGCCGCCACATTCTGATCACGTTTTACTTCCGCTGCACGACGAGTATTCTGAGCTTGAGCTGCATCTAGCTGAGCTTGCTGTTGCGAGTCAGCTGTACCTGCACCCGAGTCAGTACCAGTGTTACTAACCGAAGAGCTACTACCGCCACCAGTTGCAGGAGCACCCGGCATTGGAGCAGTGTTGCGGGCTAAGGACTGAACTGAACCAGTACCATCACCTTGTTTGATATCACTGTTGCCACCAGCAGGTTGTTCACCCTTAGTGTCAGAACCCATACCGTCTTTGTTAGAGGCCTCGGCTTTCAGTTTATCCTTCATTGCAGCTTCATCAGCAGTTTGGCTATTCTCTACAGCGCCCGGAGTTTGAGCATCGGCGTTGGCCGTATTACTCGGTGACTCACCAGAACCCTGACGGTAACCTTTACCAACAGTATTCCAGAACTTATCCATCTTAGCTTGGAATAGCTTATAGACGTCAGAAATGGTACGCGGTTGAGAAGGTTTACTGTTCACAAAGAAGATCGCCATGTTAGCCGAGTATTCTTTGCTGAAGATCTTGTAAGCCATTGCGTTAGGATCAGCTTTAAGGAACTTGATTGCCCCACCTGGACCTAAGAAGTGAGCCATGTAGATATCAGTATCAGTTAAGTCATTACGACCAATACCTTTACTAACAGTGGCGTAGTTAGCCTTAATGAACTCGGCACCCATCAGGGCACTGGCACGAGGGTCTTTACGGGCTTTACGCTCAGGGTCAGCTTGTTTCCCAGGGATACCGTATTTGGCACCGTACTGTTTAACTACCTGATCCCAAGTACTGTCGATAAACTGATACCAACCAGTTGCACTGGAGGTTGATGCTTTGATATCGTAGTTAAAGTTAGATTCAATACCTGCAATCACTGTCAACCAGTCTACCGGTACACCAGTCATCTTACCAGCAGCCAACAAAGTTGGGTATGCTGCTTTGATAGAACCGTTAGCAGAAGGATAAGGGAGTTCCTCAAACTTACCACCTGTACCCGAAAGCATTGTGCCGCCTGTACCCGTGGATTTAACAGCACCACCTTTGGCACCACCCTCACCGTAGTCAGGACCCATACCGATAGCAATCTTAGCACCGGCATATGTATCCTGCGCAGCGTCAGATGCCCGGTTCCAAGCACCGGATACAGTCTCAGTGGTTTTGTTCCAAGTGTCTTTGATAGTACCTACGACTTTGTCAGCAAAACTGCCACCAGTTTCAGCAGCATTCTTACCAGCCATCTGATCGGAACCTTTCTGGGTTGGAGAGTCAATGACTTCCTTCGCAGAGTCTTTCCGCAGTTGTTCTAAGTCGGCATCAGCCAAACGCTTAAGATCTGACAAAGGACCTTTAACATCAAAGATACTTTCACTATCCCACACTGTTTGATCGTGACGATAGACCGCACCCATTACGGCTTGACCTACAGTTACTTTATCAGCACCACTTAACTTGGATTCCATAGACTTAAGTTCAGCAGAAGGATTTAAACCTTTAGCTGTACCGTAGTAGGCACGGAATGTTGGACCAAAACGTTGAACCAACCAGTTGTAGAGTTTAGGACGATCACTTGAACCAACCGATGTATCCTTACCTAACAACGCACCTGCGGCTGCAAGCAGTTTAGATTCGTCACCATTGTAGTCAACGACACCATCTACCGCAGTCAGGTCTTTGGCATATACCGCTTCCAAAGCCAGTAAGCTACGTACGTCAGACAAATGCAACGTCTGTACACCGTAAGCACGCATACGAATCGCTTGGAGCCCCGTGATGGAGTTACCGATACGTTCGTTCAGGTTTGCGATTGTCCCTGACATACTCGACGCTGCGGCAGCCGTAGCGGCCAAAGGAGTCTTCAGTACATCACTGTTCTTGTCGCCGGCAGCAGCTTGTTTGGTTACCAAGTCTTTAGCCGCGTTCCCAGTTGCAACAGCAGTGCCAATAGTACCAGCAGCAGCCGCTTTCTCCATCGTCCCTTTACCATCACCTTTCTTATCAACTTTGGCTTCAGCAGCTTTCCTTTCAGGATCGTACTCAGCTTTCAGTTCATCGAACATCTTGGAGATGTATTCAGCGTTAGGTTCTGGGGTATCATCTGGATCAAATGGGTTAACCAAAACAGCGTATGGGGTATCACCATTGTAAGGGAACCGTACCGAGTCCAACAAGTCGGCTTTGAGTTCTTTAGGAACTTTGTCATCGATCTCATTTATCTTAACCTGAGATTGACCGATCTTATTAAGACCACCGATCCACGCAAGATAAACAGGTTTAAAACGCAGGTCAAGCCACTTAGCAAAGTTCTGTACCTCGGCTTGGTTATCCAGATCAATACCCATGATACTCAAGATGTCTTTAGCCCCGGCACCATTAAGGCTGAACGACGGTGAATCAGAGTTCTTGTCAGTGTATTTCTCAAGGAGTGCTTCCAGCTCAAGTACCTTCAGTTCACGACGCATCCCACGGATACCGTATTGTGCCAGACGCAGTCTACGGAACTCACCAGACGAGCTTTTGATACTGGAGTATAGGTAAGCACCCATACCAACGGAAGCCGCTGCAACCGCCGTCCAGAGCGTTGGACGCTTAGCTACCTGAGTAACCACACCAAGACCAGCACGACCCGCTGCCGATTCACCAGCCATGGCTAGGCCACGACCGGCCATCTGACCAAGACGAGACTGACCCGCTTTCTCGACCAGACCACCACCCCACTTACCGAGCTTGGAACCTTTGGCTTTGTCCCACATACGACCGAACCAACCGCGCTTACCGCCGCGACGTCTACGTCCCCGTTCACGAGCATTACCAGCAGCATCACCGATGTCAGCTAAGTCAGCTGCATCCTCAAGACCGAATCCATCATCGTCATCGTCCTCACCTTTATTACCAAGGCCAAGCATTGATGCCAAACCAGCTAACCCACGTTTAAGGAATCCGGCTTGTTTCTCATCGCCGTCTTTGCCAGCAGCTTTAGGATCTTTTGAACCAAGCCCCATCTTGCGAGCAGCTTGTTCTTGCCAACTACCCTTACGAAGCTCTTTTGGTTTAAGGTCCTGAATAGCCTGCAACACTTGTTCCATTACAGAAGTCTGTTGCTGCGAAGCCATTAATGTTGCATCGATCTGCGCTTTGGTGTTTGGATCTTCTACGCTATCAAAAGCAGAACCTAAGAGGTTACTACCCCTCTTAGCAAAGCCACCAAACAATTTACCGCCTAACCAACCTCCCGCTTTCGCTGTCGTCTTACCAAGCCATTTGTAATAGCGTTTGGTTTGACGCATATAAGCATCACGAACAGCCCGGATAGGACGCATGATGAATTTAGCCCAGATACGACGGTTCTTAGCCAGTACGTGTTTAGACCCGTCGAAGTTAGTCAACTGTTTATATAACTCTGGTGCAATTACTGCCTCACCTTGAGCATTGTAAATAGGAGAATAAACGTCTGCGAAGTCTTCGATGGTTTTACCTTTGTCATCGTAATATTCACCAGCCTGCAATTGCCGACGAGTGATTACCGGAACAGGTTCACCTGGAAGGTATGCATTCTGGTTATCCATTACAAAGTTAAATGCTGCGGAAGCTACACCTAGTGCTGCTTTACCTGCAAACTTCATGGCAGCAAAGCCCATTGATGTGGCATTAGTTCCAGAGAACTTTGATGCGCCTTTTGCAAGGGCAAGTAATTTAGACAACCCCTTAGTCGGACGGTATCGTTTACCAGTACGTTTAGACCAAAGACCGTTAGCAAACTCTTTAGCCGTTAATACTAAGTTACCAGTCTTGTCATAAACGTCAGAACTGATGTCAGCGATCGAATCAATGATCTTACCCGCTGCGTCACGATAGTCGCCATTCAACATACCACGTGCGGTGATAATAGGATTCTCACCAGGACCCAACGACCAGTCCTGTTTATTGAGTTGTTCAGCCCCGTTAGGATCTGTTGACTCATTGTCGGTAGACGACTCAGATTGGTTAGTCTTTCGGTTCAACCCGATAGCTTTACTAATTGCAGCTGCACCAGCTTCAACGGCTTTGACAATAACTTCACCCTTAGGTGAGAGTAGGCCAGCTGCTGCTTCAGTTGCAGTTACAACAGTCTGACCGAGTCGGTTGATTACTTCACCTGTGATATCAGAAGGCTTTGTAATTATCTTCTTGGTATTGATGTCGATTAGATCACCCATACTAAAGTCAATACCTTTGATAACTGGTTGAGTTGGATCAAACGAACTATAAAGGTCAGTGAGTTGCTGCATGCCGTTAGCGACATAGCCTTGCATCGAGTCTTTATGGTCGTCTACAGCTTGACCTACAAACGAGGAGTAACCACCACCTAGATTCTGTGGACCAAAGCCTGGGCCCGCTGACATCATCTTAGAGAAGCTTTGAATGCCAGGAGTATAATCGGTACCCTTTCCGCCTGTAAGGTCTGCAAAGGTCTCTTGGACGTTCTTAGACGCAGAACCAAAGCGACCTCTCATTGCTTTAAGGTGCTTAGCCATCGCGTCACGAGCTGCTTGTTCCTCTGGAGCATACTTAGTACGGAAAGCATCAAGCTTATTTGCTGCAAAAGCTTTAACGAGACCTGGGTGTTGTGGACCCATAAAAGATTTATGACCTGCCTCACCAGAACGATCGATTGTGTTAGGATCGTTTCCATCACCACCAGGGGCATAAGGGTTATGACCCGTTACGCCACTACGAAGGATTTCCCAGATACGTGGATAGTTAATCCGATCGTAACCTTTCTCAGTAACAATGATACCCAACGCACGGAGGGGTTCAGTATGACCAGAGTTAATCATCCGATTGATTTCTTTGATTGGATCACGAGAAATACTACGGATGTCTAAGAAGGCTTGAGAGAACTCTTGGCGTAGTTGGTGGTTAGCGGCGGTATCAGCCATCTTACCCTTATTGTCAAACTCAAACTGACCACGGAAATGTTGCTCAAGTTCAGCAGCTACTTCTGGGCTAGTGCCTTGGGCGTAACCGCGTGTGCGGATATACGCCTCTGGATCGAAACGTTGGTTAGATGATGAGTCGCGTAATAACCGCTCACCTAATGCCTTTCGCGCACCGGCACTAAGCTTACCATCTTTGTCGATCTGGTTGAGTGCATCGTTAATAGTAGCCGAAGCACTACGAACAGCATTCTCTGGTAAGATACGATTCTGAATGTTGTCATGCATATTAGCTTCGACACCAAACTTACCCGTGGTCATGTCAAAAACTTCGCGCGCTACTTGGTCACTACCAGTACGGATCATTCGCATCTCTTGTAAGATACGAGCAAGGTAGCCTGGGATAGCGTCAACGATACTACGTTGGGTGGCTTGGTTAAATGCCGCATGCTGGTCAATTGTTTGGAACGTTCCGTTCTGTAACCGATCCTGCAATCCAAACTGTGGAACGTAGGGGGCGATCAAATTACGGATTGAACCTTTCCAACCATGTTGATTTTGGTTGTTGTTCACGAACTCCTGCATGAATGCCGGCATGTTGTCCATGAGGTAACCAGCTTGGTTATGACGACCACCGTATTTATTAGAAAGCTTGGTCAGTGGACTACGTGCTTCACGACCCATCATTGGGACTAAGTCGTTAAGAAGGAAATCTGACAGGAAGTCTCCGGCAATACCGCCAGCAAACGAATACTTGTTATCCCAAAGGTTAGGGCCAGCCTCGCCCATCTTAATAGCTTGTACCGCCATACCGAGCTTTTGACTCAATGAGTCGGTCACTCGAGACTGTACGTTACCACTATAATTACCGTAGAACTGAGAGAGGGTTTTCCCACCAATTGCACGTGCTGCATTAGATGCAAAACCACGACTATTGGATTGCCCATTACCTATCTGACCTAAATCTTTTCGATTAGTCTTCTGATGATCCGCCAATGCTGTGTTACGGACGATCGAGTTATAAGCCCGAGCATTAAGTTCTAGGTGCGCTTCAGAAAGCTTAACCAGTTCTTTGATACCGAGATAACTACGGAACTGTAACTCTAAACCTTTTCTTTGAAACCCATAATCAACTTGTTCATTATAACCTGCAAGGCGTTGTAATGAATCAACTGCCATACCCATGGACTTAGCCATGAAGTCAAAACGTTTAGTCGTTAAGACATCACGGATCGAGTTCTCGGCACGACTTTGGTTATGACGTGCGTTAGCAGCCTGTTCAGACTTGTTATGGTTTAAACGTTCTGTTAGAGCGATGTTATCCATCGCCGCTTTTATTTGATTGCTGTCGCTCTCTTCTTGACGAGCGCGACGAATTGCTGTCTGGTCTCGACCGGATTGGATGGTATAGTCATACTCATCAATCTTATTCTCTAGACCTTCACTGATGTTGTTGTAAGTGTCCTCAGAGACGTAGTCTTTAACCTGAGGTAAGATCTGTTGCGCTTTCTTGGCAATGTATTGTAAATCAGCAGCGTTAGTACGTTCCAGCGATTCTTTGATGTCGCGTGTTACCGCCATAGCCTCGTCGGCAAAACCCATGACGTTAGAAATACCGTCAGGTGCCGCCGAGCGCAGGAAGTTACGCACGATGTCTTTTGTTTTAAATCGATCACTAAGTGAGTCTTTGAGTCCAGTGTAGAACTGACCCAATGGACCCTGCTTTGGCGATTCACTTTCCATTGGACCAAAGATATCGTCGAAATCACCCAGGTCCAGAACAACTGGCCCACCGGGTACTTTGATGTTGCCTTGCCCATCAGAACCAGCTGGTTTCCGTAAGGGCACACTCTTTTTAGCCATTGTAATAACTCCATCGATATCTTAAAGATTCATATCGTTAACACGTAAACACCCCATTGAGGTAAAGTAAGATGAAAAAGGCATTATTGCCCTTCAATATTTCACTGCTGATTCCAACTCAACAACAGCTCGCTATGTTGGGTCAAGTCACCAGTCACGAAATCTTCGAAGGCTTGGGCGGTAACTTTCACGAGAAAGGTTTGTTCTCCGTTGAGATCTTTGGTCGGATCGGATCGAATGACCGTGAGTCTCGTTTTGGTTACATAGATCTGGGTTTGCCCGTAATCCATCCGGTTATCTACCGTAACATTCTAAAGCTCAAGAGTTTCTACGAACAAATTATCCTCGGTAAGGCGTTTGCTATTTTCGATCGGAACCTACGTGACTTTGTTCCGTCCAACGAACTGGAAGGTCAAACAGGTTATACTTTCTTCTTTGATAACTGGAAGAACGTTGACTTCCAGTCGACAGGCTCCGGTATTCGATTGAATCGACTGCAACTGATCGAGAAATATAAACCTAACTGTATCCTGAAACAATTCTTGGTAGCACCTGCCGCTTATCGTGAAGTTGAGATCGATGCATTCGGTCGAACTACGATGGACGAAGTTAACGAGATGTATCGTCGTCTATTAATGCAAGCCCGTGACGTTCCTGAGTACTTCGGTCCTAATGACGACATGTCGATTTACGATCGTAAGCGTGTAGCTTTGCAGAACACAGTACTTGAGATCTACCTGCATTATGAGAAACTGCTCTCAGGTAAAGGTGGTTTCATTCAGGCGAACTGGGCTTCGCGTAAAGTCTTTAACGGTACTCGAAACGTTATTAGTTCTCTGGATACTAACGCTGCTGACTTGGACCTCCCTAACCGTCCTAAGTTTAAAGACGTTGCGATCGGTTTGTATCAAGGTGCTGTATCGGTTAAACCTAAGACGATCTTCGGTTTGCGTAACTCTGTACTCAGCGGTATCTTTGATACCCTTACACAGCAAGTTGAGCTTATTGATAAGAAGACGCTTAAGTTGGTGCCAGTTGATATCGGTGTTGATACAATCGACCGATGGGGTACACCTGATGGTTTGGAGAAAGTGATCAACGAACTTAAGGTAGTGGATCAGCGTTCACGGGCTATTGAGATCGAAGGTCATTATCTGGCATTGGTATACCTAGGACCGGATAAAACATTTAAAGTGTTCCGCGATATCTCTGAGTTTCCAAAGCATTTAGACAAGGCTAACATTAGACCACTCACTTATTCGGAGCTGGTTTACTTGGCAGGCTTATCTATGTGGAATACCACTGTAGGTTTTGTTACCCGTTACCCGATCGAGAACTATAACTCGTCCATCCCTTGCCGCATGTACCTGAAAACCACTGTTAAAGGTGAGATGCGCTATCCACTAGGTTGGGATTGGGAACGTGATGACACTTTACCAGTTGCATTAGAATACCCTGTATTCGAACTGAACAAACCAGCACAGTGGCACGACTCCATTAGTCTACCTCCTGCTACCCTTGCTCCCCTCACAGCTGACTTCGATGGTGACACCACCTCGTGGATTGCATGCTATTCGGAAGAGTCCATTGCAGAGTGCAACAAATTCTTTAAATCCCGTCTTGCCTATATTCGAGCCGGTGGCGGTATCGCATTCTCTCTGAATATTCATACCCTTAACTTGACGCTGCGTTATATGACAGGCGATCCTATCCCAAGGAAGTAAAACATGCGTTTAAAAATTGACCAGTTTTTAAGAAGCTTTGGTCTACGTCAGGCAGCGGAGCTTCAGTCTCCGCGTCTGCACGCGATTGGTAAATTCGATTTCCCTATGGAAACAGTGTATCACTTTCATGCGGATAACCAAGCCGTCTTAGGTCCATCGCAAGTAGATCCAATCATTGCCAAACTTAAAGGTAAGGTGTTCCTTGAACAGATCACCGAACTTAAGTCTGAAGTAGGTAACCCAAAGCGTACTTCGGTGTTACCACCTACTTTGATTAATGACTTCCGTAGACAGAATCGTTTCTTCAAACCACTGCGTCGTGATGAATCGGTTAAACTGAACCAACAGAACGTAGCGTTGTTTAACTACAACCTGCTGAATCCACTGTATCGATACATCGCTAGCTATAAAGCTAACTACTATCGTTGGGTGAACGACACGGCTACTTTCTGGGATGGGGTACAAGATGCCTGCACTCGGTTCCCAACGTGGAACCATTTCATCGAGCTGCATGTTCCTGAATCGATGCCGACTATGGCTCAGTTCAAGATGTTCGAAACGTCTCAAACTCAAAACCTGTTGGAGACTTTCCGTACAGGTGAATTGATGGATCTGTTTGATCTGTATCGATTCTTGGGTCCAGATCGTAAGACTTCGTTTGTCTCTAAAGTCGATAAGAAATACTTCCCGCAGATCAACTTCTTTATCCGAGTTCAAGGTAGCTTCTTTGTTATCAACTTGGGTAAGCTGGACGAATGGCGTGAACAGACCGAAGAAGAGAAAGAAGCGGATAAACTCAAGCTACTGGAAGATGCAGTTACTTTTGAGACTTATCAAGATGCCGACGGTAACTATGAGACCTATGAAGAGAAACGTAACCTCTCTGATATGGGTATTAGCGAACGATTGACATACGGCTTTGAAACCTATGTCGATGAATTCGGCATGGAAGCTTACTTCAAACCTGAGTTGATTCAGCGCCGCTTTGTTAGTTTGATGACTACTCTGGTTGAGTATGCTGCTGGTAACGATCAACTGATCGAGAACGATGCTAACGTTCAAGCCAATGCCATGATCGAAGCCGAAGCTGAAGAATCTGATGAGCCAGTAATCGTCGTTAATGAAGACGAAGAAGAGTTCTCTGAAGAGGAAGAACCGGTAGAGATCAAAGCTAAGCAAGTCAGTGTTGACCTCGATATCGAAGAACCTGAGGTGGTAACGCCACCTCTCAGTAAAGTATACCGGTCGTTCGATCTGGATATTTTGCAGGTTACTTTTGAGCCACCACCAGAGCTGGATCTTGAACGTACTACGCTTAACATCGAAAACGATGAACTCAGTGGGGTCGCAGCTAAGACCCTCAAGGTGGAACAGGCTCGTCCAGCTACGATTATTGACCAAGAGTTCACTACTGGCGATAAGATGTTGGATGGTGTAGCAAAGCGTGCATTCCGTCTGGCTAAAGTGGGTATGATCTCTGAACGTACATTCGAGATGGCTATTGATGACGCCCAGCGTTATGAAGAAATGCCTGATCCATTTGGTAGTGGTCTGACTGTTAAAGAAGCCATGCAATACGCCAAGGAAGACTTCGAGGTACCTGCTCACGAGTTCCCTGATAAAACAACCATCATGGATAAATCCATGTTGCGTTCGGTACACAAGTCGATGATGCGTAAGTACATCAAGACTCTGTTACCAAAAGATATCTTGCAATCGATCATGGCGATTCAACGTCAAGGCGTGGCTGTAACAGATATCAAGATTCAAGAAAACGAAGACGCTATGAACCACACTCAAACCTTCACGGTTACAGTTAAGCCGGTTCGTGGTATGGCTTCACAACTTAACTTTACAATTCCTGTTATCGATAAAGATGGTCGTTTCCTCAGTAACGGCGTAACGTATCGTCAACGCGTTCAGCGGGCAGATATTCCAATCCGTAAAGTATCTCCTACTCGGGTTGCGCTGACTAGCTATACCAATAAAACATTCGTTATGCGTTCACCTCGTGCAGAGCATGCTTTTGATGTTTGGTTAACTCGTCAGATCGATACGAAAGCTCGGGATGCTACTAACCCGATTGTGACCAACCAGAAATACATTGAGTTGGATCTGTCTGAATATCACCTACCACGTGTTTACTCGGCCATGGCCGGTAAGTTCGCTAGTATTGACAACGGTGCCAATCACCTTTACTTCAACTACCCTAATCGAGCTAAGTACTTTAAGGAAAAGTTCAACATCGATCCAGAGTTCAATGAACGTGATGGATACGTAATGGTAGGTGTTCGTGAAGGACATGCTATTCTGTTGGATAAAGCTGGTATCTTCTATCTTAAAGAAGGTAACGAGTTGGAACCAATGGGTACGCTGTTGGACATGACTGGTATCAACGCTGCTAAAGCTCCACTGGAAGCTGTTGACGTTAAGATCTCGGGTAAGGACATCCCAATTGGTTTTGTATTGGGCTATCAACTCGGGTTGACTAACTTGCTGGATCTGTTGGGCGTTAGCTACCAAGCGCATTCACGTGGTAAGAGTATCGTGGTGACTGGCGACGATTACACATTGGCATTCAACGATGAGATCCTTGTGTTCCCACGCGATGATTATCGTTCGATGTTGGTCTTAGGTGGTCTGCGTCGTTATCACAAAGTGCTGCGTAATTACTCTCGTTATGACTTCGATAAGAAGGATGTGTATCACCGTGTGCTGATCGAACAAGACATGGGTAACCGTTTCATTCGTGAAATCGATTTCCTGTTTGAGGCATTCGTTGATCCGATCACTGAAGGTATGCTGATAGAGATGGGTGAACCGACAGACTTCCAAGGTCTGCTGTTCAGATCGGTTGAACTGTTGATGGAAGATTGGTCTCCGGGTGAAGTAGATGGTCAGTACATGCGCTATCGTGGTTACGAACGTATTGCAGGTCAGATCTTCAGTTCGTTGTCTAAGGCCATCAAGCGTTACAATGCACGTGAAGGTTCCACTGATGTCAAGGTGATTCTGGATCGTCATGAAGTATGGACTAAACTCAACGACCCGACTGTAGCGACGATTGAAGACTCCAACCCAATCGCTAACCTGCGTGAACAAGAAGCCATGACCTATCGTGGTGATGGTGGGCGTGCAGCGGTATCGATGGTTGCTCGTACTCGTATTTATGGTGAGTCTGATTTGGGTGTTGTATCTGAGTCGACTGTTGACTCTGGTGACGTAGGTATTATTGCTTACATGACGCCAGATGCTAACTTCACATCGATGCGTGGTTTGACCCGTTTGTATGACCCATCTAAAGATGGTAAGTCTAAACTGCTTTCGACTTCTGCATTGCTGGGTGTTGGTATTGCCCACGATGATTGTGTATTGAATGTTTGTAAAGTCTACGCTACATTGAGTGTGGTCGACAACTTGGTTTATCCAATACAAAGATTTAATAGATACAGTCCCACTAGGTAGCGATACCTAGATGGAATCTCCTTTAATTGCTGGGATATCTCTCTGAGACAATCAGCAGCGAAGCCTTACAGAAATGTAAGGAACGTTCAACGACTAACCGCTTATCACGGTGTACACCCAAGTGGGTGGAAATGGGGAGCATCTCACTGAGATGAAGATATAGTCTAGTCTGCATGGCGACATGCAGCTGCGCGTAATGGCGCGGGTATGAATTAACGACTCATACTGAATATCACGATGAAGCGGATCGGCTTTGCTTCGATTCAGCAACAACAAGGTCTGTATGCTGACGGTTACGATCTTTCGCCTGTACGTACAGGTTACGAACAGGTCGTAGGTCAACGTACATCGAGTATCTTTGCTACAGCAGCAGAGCAAGATGGTCAAGTAGTTGCGTTGGACAAACACGGTATTACTGTACAGTACGCCGATGGTGAAGTTGAATCAATGCCCCTTGGCACGATTCACGGTTCAGCTGCGGGTGTTGTGTATCCACACGAATTGGTTACCAAGTTTAAGAAAGGTGACAAATTTAAACGTGGTGACACAATTACATACAACCGGAAATATTTCAAAGAAGACCGTTACAATCCAGATCAGGTTTCTCTGATGCCTGGGGTAATCGGTGTAGTTGCGTTTGATGACAACTTGGACACTCTGGAAGACGGATCGGTAGTTTCTGAGTCTATTGCTAAGAAGCTTAATACACAGACCACTGACGTGAAGAACGTTATCGTTCGGTTTGATCAGCACGTATCTGAATTGGTTCAGCCGGGTGACCATCTGGATCTCAGTTCAATATTGTGTATTATTGAAGACCCCGAAACGGCCGCAGGCTCGCTGTTTGATGATGCCTCTATTGAGACGCTCAAACGACTGTCGTCTTCTACCCCTACTGCTAAGGTCGTAGGTACGGTTTCTAAGATCGAATGTTTCTATCATGGTGACATCGAAGACATGTCTGATAACCTGCGTGAACTCGCAGAAGCCTCAGACAAAGCACGTGCAGAGATTGCTCAGCAAACTGGACGTAATGCTTATTCGGGTGAGGTTGATTCCTCCTTCCGTATTAAAGGTCAGATCTTGGAACCAGATAGCATGGTTATTCGTATTTACATCGACCATGATATCCCATTCGGTACAGGTGACAAAGCTGTACTGTGTAACCAGATGAAGACTGTTATCTCTCGTGTGATGACTGGCACTAACACTCTGGAAGACGGCACTCCAATTGACATCATCTTCGGCAACACCTCTGTGGAAGAACGGATGGTAATGTCTCCTAAACTAATCGCAACGACCAGCATTCTTTTGAAAGCTCTCTCTAAACGGGTAGCTGGTGTTTATCGAGGAACTGTAAATGCAAAAGCAAAGTAACAACGTAGTACATGGTCAGAACTTAGCTGTTCTGACCGCCGCAGCTGAATTGGCATACGAGGCAATCGCTCGTACCATGGGTTCTGACTCCGCAGCTAATACCATCGAAGGCGAGTACATCACAGCTAACGATATCAAGGCCAGTGTGATTGGTCGCATTCTTAAATTCAAAGCTTACAACTGAGGAGCTAACACATGTACCAATCCGAAACTCTTGACGCAGTCCGTGACGGTGCCCAACAGTTGACTCGGGAAGGTAAAGTACTGACCTTGGGGAACCCAGAGTTCCCCTTGGCTGTATTTGCTGATACCTATCAAGTCGATTCTGAGCCGACCAATACCGCTTTGCCTGATACCGAGATGGTTGCGGTAGAAGATCACTTCGATGAGATCAATCAGGACTCCACTCCTGCTGCTGACGATTCGCGTGAAGCTATTGTTAACAACCTGTTTAACGCCGTATCCAAAATTCAGTTTAATACTTCAAACGTTATTATCCCAGCCGTTAAAGAAATGCATAAAACGTTTGCTAACCTACAGCAAGCAGTTGCACAGGCTGAGTATGAAGTTGTGCCTTGGCGTTATCTGGCTCCTCACGATAACCCAGTGTTGGTGAACCATGTTAACACTCGTTACACTAACGTACGACCTAAAGAAATTTATGATTCTTACGTACTGTCTCCAGTGACCGCTGATGCTATCATTGAGATGTGTGCTATCAACAACCCGCACATGGAACAAGAAGAGGTTACCGAGTGGGCACTGAAGGTTGGCGCTGACCGTCAACTGGCTGTTTGGAACAGTCTGTTTGGTGGAGGCCCAGTTGCCCCAGCAGCCCTGCCTTACCTGTCCATGCAAGCGGCTCCTTTTAATGTTGACGATATTCTCACCGCATATTTCCTGTGTGGTCATTACATCGATAATCCAGAACAAGTGCCTGGTACTGACGTTTCTCTGGAAGATTGGCAACACACCTTCAAGTTGCTGCATGAGATGTTTGGCTTCTACCTGATGCGCGCTTACATTCGTCGTGCGGAAGCTCGTGAAGATGGCGACCTGATTCTGCGTAACGAAGCTATTAATCCAATTGAAACTCGTCGTGCTGTTGTGACAGTAAACGGTGACGTATTCGATCCATGGATCATTAGTGGCGGTGACTTCCAAGCTGTACTGGGTGCAGCTATTGAGAACACAGGCGTAACTCATCTGCGTCACATTGTGGCGGGTTCAGATAAGTTCATCGCTCGTTGGCATGCAATCTATCCGCTGATCAAGCAATCGGCAATTGACTACGCTGAGCGTCAGTGTATCAATAACGTTATCTCGACCTTCCGTGAAGTTGCTCGTGGGGAAATCCTTAAAGACCGCTGGTCTCCTGAGATTGAACCTAAGCTGAAAGAATCACTGCGCTACCTACGTCGTGATGACTACACCAACCCGTACAAAGTGTTCTCTACTCTGATCTGTCGTGTGTTCTTCCCTGAAGACACTTACATCGAGTACTTGGACACTATCGATACTCTGGGTCAAGACTTCCCTAAAGCGTCGGTGCGTGAGCTGAATACTCAGGCTACTATTAGCTTGGTTGCATTGTTCCTCGCTAAGCAGATTGTGATCGAAGACTTCCTGCCTGAGATCGATCCTAATGCAGTTGAAGAAGGTGGAGCAATCGATGACTCTGGTCTGTTGGCGGTAGTTGACTATGAAGACGGTGGTGAAGAAACTGCTGAAGTAGTTGATGTAACTGAGGCCACTGACACTAGCGGTGAGTTCGATGCTGAGAACGATGTCGTTGAGACCACGGACGAAGTTATTGGTGAAGACGGTACCGATGGTATTGACGGACCTGATGGCGTAACTGAAGAAGTCGAAACCACTGAAGACGAAACTGATTTTGGTGGTGAGCCAGAAGAGGAAGATGCCTACGCTGATCTGGAAGATGACACGGTTGAAGAATCTGACACTACTGAGGAATCAGAAGAGTCCGAGGAGACTGACGAAGGCGCAGAAGAATCTGAAACAGCAGAAGAAGAGTCTGAAGAAGACAAAGCTGCTGAAGAGGATGACGAAACCCCTTTGAACTAAGCCAGCCTTCATCAGAAGCATGGGGACCTGAAGAACTAAAGAGACGCCTCGATCGCTTGCAAGAGCGGCGGGGTGAATCTATTGAGACCACCATGAAGAAAGCTGGACCACAGTACTTCACCAAGCAAGAAGCTTATGATGCGGCAGCGCGAGTTGCTAGAGAGTGCAATGAGATGGGTATTGATGAAACATTGTCATTACCTGAACGGGTAGCACGCTTGCAAGATATCCATCAGGGTTCTCCTTTGATGGCCGAAGAACGTGCGCGGAAAGACAAGTATAGCACCAGCCTAACTAAATTGTTCGGTGACCCGCTTGCTGGTTTTGCTGCCATGACTCGACCGCAGAATTAAAAGCTACCAAAAAAATGTAAGAGGTTAACCCATGGATATCTTCCAACTCAAACGAGATGCTGAATACGTCAAAGCACGTTTGCATCGAACGGAGTCTGGATCGGTAGTCTGTAGCGAACCTTGTCGGATTCAGATCCCTGAGTCCTTTACCGCTAAGAACCTCGCTGTCATTGGCAGTGAGGTTTTTATTTTCGGTTTCTTCCCGATCATCATGGGTGACCGATACGCTGTAAACAAGACAATCGCTATGATGCGGATCTCTCCTAGCTCTACCGAAAAGGTAGTCATAAAAGACGAACCTTATATCGAATTCCAATTTGAGGCAGGTGACACAGTTATCTATACGACTGCACTGGTTGTGACTGACACCCTGACTTACTACATGTACGACCAGTTTATCGCTAAGGGTAATATCCCTTGGTACATGAACTATTTCGACATTGCAAACATGTTCGACACAGCTGAAGAACACGCTGGAGTTAACTTGGGTGGCCGGTCGGTAATTGAATTAATTATCTCTACTATCGCTCGAGATCCCGATGATATGAATCGGCTGTATCGGCACATCCTAGCAAGGCCGGAAGACGTACTGACTAAACCTCCAGTTACAGTACCATTCCGATCTGTTATTTGGAACACCTCCGATACGACTTCTAAACTCAACGGCGCATATTACACCGAGGGTATCAACTCTGCACTGGTTAACCCTAGTGAAACAGTTGAACTCATCGAGGAATTGCTCCGTACTTAATCGGAATGTTCTTATGAATCTGAGTGGTGTTGTTGTGGGGCGTACAGTCCCTAATCCCATGGGTCAGGTTCCAACCTCTAACGCAGCGGTTACCGTAGGCTGCGCTATGTTGGCTGGCACTAATAAACGTGGTATCTTACCAGCTTCGGCTGATGGATACTACACGCTGGTTGTTGGTAGCTATGGCACTAACAACTCAGCTGGTATGTTCTACGATGAAGCTTCTGGTCGAGCGATGTTCGAGCCTAATAGCTCATTGATGCGTCGGTTGAAGAAAGGCGTTCTGTTCATGGAATTCAAACACCCTGAACCGTTCACTGATCTTTTGATCGATGGTCGTGTAGTTCGTAAGCCAATGTCTGATACTGAGTATCTCACTCGTATTCGTCAGATTGATGACAACCGGGTATGTGCACACATTCGTAACCTGACTCTGATGCCAGGTCGCAATGAAGAAGGTAAGGCTGTAACTATGGTTGTAGCTGAGGCTAAGCCATACGGTCCTTTTGCACAGGTCTTTAAAGACTCACTCGATAACCCAAGCATTAACACTTATTGCTCCGTGCGTTCCATCACTCAAGATGATCCGTATCGTGGTGTTAAGTATACTCGTGAAATCTCGACTTGGGACTTCGTAGGTGAAGGCGGTATCTTTACTGCCAACAAATACAGTTCTCCAGCTCTTGAGGGCTTCACTGAGGCTGAATGCAAACCAGAACGGGTCATTACGCCAGATACACTGTGGCGCATGCAGGACGAAGCCAGGCGCCGTACTGGCCTGGGTCTTGAATCTGCTACCCACGACGTAAGTGAGCTGATCACTACACTGGGCTGGGATCGTGCTAAAGGTATTCGTAAGCCTAACTGGTTGCGTTGAAACAAAAAAGAAAAGCATAATTGCCAGTCCCGAAGGACTGGCTTTTATGTCGTCTTAACGCGTGCCCATCTTAGCGATGGCTACAGCGATCTCAGAAGTATGGCTTCGAACACCCGCCATGCTTTCAGAGATAGTTACACCGGCAGCCATTTGCAATACCTGGATGAGGATCATCATGATGTCCTCAAATGCATCCTCAATGTTTTCACCAACCAACGGATTGTCGATATCCACATCGAGCTTTCCGGTGTTGGAGTTGTGGTACACCGTCATGATCCGCTGAGGGCCATCTGCGAACTGTACAGTCGCAATGAAGTGACGATGATCCGAACGTTTCTCGAACAACTTGTGTCCGGTCAGGTTGGTGGTATCGATCAACCGATGGTAAAGCTCCTTATCCGCTTCACGTGGATGCGCTGCGCGAATAGCAAGAGTGTAGGAGTGCAGAAGAGTCAGTACCAGCTTTTTGTAATTTTCGTTATTCATGTTTTGTTTAACCCTAGCAGATTTGCATGTTTTCACTAGGCCAGCCTTCGCGTTCAGTATAAGCCATCAACTGTTCGTAGATGTCTTTCAGTACCAATGCGACAACTTCCTGACATTGATCGAAGGTTGCGTCTTCAGGACGGATGAACTCCAGCGTATGGCATTCATGCATAGCCCATTCAACGCGAATTTTGAAAGCGCCGTCGTCAGTGTGGACATTCCACACCATCCAATGGATATATGACTTCGCACCTTTATCCATCGAGTAGGTGATCAGATTATCGACACCACCTTCAATAGGGGTACGCTTGGAATGAAACTCTGGACCGAGCCAGCACGAGTAGGCATTCATTACTGGTTGCAGTTGAGCCTTAACAAAATTGTCAAGTAGCGTATCCATCATTAGACTCCAAAGACTATTTGAACACCGAAACGGATCACCCCAATTGCGGTACCAATCCAAGATGCAAAAAGGACTGTACCCAAGAAACTATCGAGATAAAACTCGACAGCTCCACCCCAACGAGTAAGCAGTTCGTTGATGTAGTCACGGGTGGCGAACATCCCCAGAGACACCAACAAACAGAAGATCGCAATTCGGTAGGTCATTTCGAGGTTTTGTATAGCTTCAACGATTTCCATGTATCACCAGATCGAGTAAAAGAAGTAGCAGATGGAAGCAACTACTGCACATAAGAAAGCTAGGTACAGAACGATCAGAAGAATTGCTCCAAAGAGAATTCCCCGATTACCGAATGCCGAAAATAGCCACATCACCATTTCGTTAACACCGAGTTTCATCGCACCCACGATTAATGTGAGGACAATCAGTGACTGGTACACGAAAGGGAGGGTATGGAAGAATTCCATGTTATACTCCATTGTTAGAAAATGCTCCCCCTTTCGAGGGAGCATAATTGTTTACCAGGTCCGACGACCAACCCCAACCGTTTCACTGTCGTCTGGAAACTCGACCTTCACTATCTGAGGCATATCGATTACATCCGACACCATCTCCTCAATATAGTGGAGAACCTGGCTAGCTTCAGCCTGCTTCTCTTCAAGGTCGTGAACCATTGTCTGCGATGCACGCCAGAGTACAACAACCGAAACGATGGTACCGGTCACAGCTACCACGGAGGCAACGTTTTCTTTTAACAGCTTCCCGCAGGGTTTAATTACCTCTTCATAAAACCCTTTAGGATTATCCCCAGCCCGTCTATTGCGCGAACTAGTAAAGCCGCCTTTGACGTATTCGGGCCTACCTTTTTCGTAGATCCGATAGACTGGTTGGATGTAGTCAACTTCCGGTGTAGCTTCTGGCCCAAACGATTGATATTCCGAATCGATCTCGACGATAGTGAACCCAGCGACATCGACGAGCGGTTGGAATGCCTGCACCCACCCCCAGCTTTCCCACGGAAAACTCGAACTATCTTCCTTGAGCGCTTTGAAGTCCACTTCAACCATTTCCCTGCGATGAAATACATCATCATGGTGGTCTCCAAGCATACGAAAGCTATAGGTGATCAACGCCTCTGGGTTTTCGATCCCGTTCGCCAAAAGAGCTTTGGTGATTCGTTCCGTTACAACCTCATAACGGTGAACCAACTCGTTCATTGCGTTCACTCGGTAGTCGGAAGCAGAGGTGTTGCCGTAGGTTGCGAGGATGTAGTGTTTTACATATATTCTTTCCATGGCACATTACTCATGAACCACGACCCCTACATCATGCAAGGGTCGTGGTTGGTTAGTTAAAGCGTAATCCGTAACGCGATTACACATCCACCCAGATATTGGGTGCCTTTCTAACAACGTAGAGAACGGCCATAGTTTGAATGGTCGAACCTACCGCCACAATTGCAGCAACTTGCCAACGCAGTTTAACGCTCATGACAAATACCTCTTTTAGTTAACTGACATGTTTGAGTAGGTAGTTCTTCTAACTTAAGGTCCCATATTAAGTACTCCTTTGGTTGATAGAAGGGTGTTAATTCACAACAGTAATATACTCTTTAAAAGGCTTCTAATAATGCGGCATATAACCTCCCCGAAGGGAGGCCATATTAAAGAACAATATAAGGGTACATTGACTTAAGTAGATTAACGCCCGATTCAACGCGATAGAACGGCGCTGCGAGTAAAGCGTCACGTAGGTCAGCATCTGTAGATAAAACCGTCTTAGCGCCATCTGAGGCGGTCTGAAGGTACTCTAATCGCCATACAGTGTCTTTAGCAAACGGTATATCGTCTTGTCCGGTATGATAAGTCCGTTCTACCTTAAACCAAGTAGGGTCAAGTGTGTCTAGGATCTTGATTAAGGAATAACCTTGATGCCGATAGTTAGGTACTGTCTGTGCACCGTATGGATCAGCTGGGTCTACTGGATAAGGGCCACCTTGGATACAGCCATCTGGAATCACGTAACCATTCAACAATTGAGTTGGGAATTGTGGGTTTTCAGCGACCAATGCTTTATCGCCGCCGTGGGTAATAAGGGTCTGGATAACCGCTAGATTAGTCGAAGGTGAAATAGAATCAGATGCACGCTTGGTTACGCTGAATCTAAACTCGTCACTGTAGTCGTAGTTATAAGACTTAGTGTCCTCGTTCCATTTAGCTCCAAAGGTTTCATCGATGAGTTCAGGTACACCCCATTTACTAACCTCGGTAATAACCCCTTTGATCAGAGCAGCCTCAGCACCCAAGTCAAACGACTGGATCAGTTGGTTGCCTGTGAGATCACGGATGAATCCCATTACACCGGAAACGTTCTTATAGCCCGATTGGTTGAACGTACGGTCAACGCCATTCATTACCAGCTTAACGTTGTCGATCATGGTGTTAGCACCACGTACGTAACCTGTACCTTCATCAATACCGGTCATGTCGCCAGTGATACCACGTTCCAATACCTCAGAGATTTCTGATATAGCATAACGTGAACCACCTAGGGCTTCTTTGATCCGGTCACGGGCTGATGGAAGATCGAGTCCCGTATTAAGTATTGCGTCCCCAATCCCTTTAATCGACTTAAGGGAACTGGTAATGATACCGTCAAGGTTAGTATCGAATGCAGATACTTTTGAAACTAAACTGTTCTGTAGTTCATCCCCAACGTCGCCCAGTACATCGATCTTCTTGACCGTGTCATTAGGTACGCCCGTAAAAGAGGCATTAGCTAAGTTCAACATTGAAATCACCCAAAAAAGAAATGTCATAAAATGGGGTACCGAAGTACCCCACTCTATTATGCCTCGTCAAACATCACATTAGCCCATGGGAGAACAACACGAACAGTCAGACCTAGGTCATCGTTCATGGTGAACACAATCGTGGTATAATGGGTGCGATTCTTACTCATCGAGAAATGTCGACTCATACGAACAAATCCATAGCCTTGATCTTGCATGTTGGAGATCAGCTTACGGACTTGATCGAGCTTAGCGTCCAGTTCTTCGGGCATGTGGTCTGAACGACCGTGCTTAGAATGAACAAGCTCTGGCATTACATTGTACATTGCAGCTTCAATCGTTTCGAATCGAAGAGAGCCGAAGTGTAGTGAGATCTCTGTGCCTTCCACCGCTGTGTAGGTGATGTTAAGTCCAGAACCACCACCCATCGGCGACCGGACGTGCCAGTCGGGATTGTTCAGTTGACGGAGTTGAGGGTAGTCATCAACCTTTGCTTCGAATACTTTCTTATCTATGCCTGAACGGTCAAGAGCATCAGCGATAGCGTTCGCGGCATGGTTGTAACGGCTTGTCAGATATCCTTTGAAAGTGTCACCATATGCTTCAGCGAGGATCTTACGGTGAACATCGCGGTACACGATGGTGGTGTTCTGATTTCGGGCAGTGCGAAGAATAGCAGCAATCGCCACACCCGACAAATGTGGCCTCATCCAATCTGGAATTTGATTCCCCTGAACGAAGATCTGGTATGTGTTGGCAAGACGATCATTATCACCTGGGCCGCGCATCAGGAATCCTACGATCTCCTTTGCTTTTGCAACTGATACACGTAGAGACTGTGCTAGTTGTTGGATGGTGACCCGTTCTTCTTTGATCGCTTTAGTATTGATCCATGCCAGAGCTTTAGTGGTCAGGACTTGCAACTTGAGGGTTTCTTCTTTAACGTTCATATGTACTACCTTTTAAGTTAAGCGCCTGAACGGAATTGGTCAGGCGGCTATTTTGGATTTACTACTTTATTTCGACAGTACCTTCCGTACTGTTTCAACCCACTCTTGTTGAGCGGGAGTGATTCCGATCTTAGACCAGATAACCTCAGTCTTAGGTCCATACTTCAAACCCAAGAAAGGATACTTCGCAATTTCAATACGTAGCGTCGATTCCATGAGTTCCTTCAAAGCTGGCACGTAGATGTAATCAGCTTTGTAGTTCTGGTTAGCGTAAGCGATGTTCCCTTGTAAGTACTCGTTGTGTTTTGAACCTGTGATGATGTAAGCTCTAAGACCCTCATATGACAGGAACGTAATTCCCGTCAATGTAGATTTAGGGTACTCGAAGCCGAAGTCAAACTGTTTTGGGCAGGTTGTTGGATCAGACAGATCAAGTACGCTCATTATCACTCCGAGAACTTGTGGATTACGTAACCGTCACTGTTCATTACCACGGTGTCACCCGGATAAAGATCATGTGACTCACCCGTGTATTCGTCAATGAAATCCAGCACGGCGTAGTCACATTCAACCGTACGTGGACTAAGACTCAGGTGTTCTGTGATCTGGAGCATTTTGGTGTAATTGATTACACCCTCATTACTGCATACGATCACTGGTCCCTCGAAACCCTCGCGCAATCTTTCACTGAAGTGACAGCGGAAGTAGTTGATTGTCGTAACTTCATCCCGTGCGCCAATCTTTACGTCGTTCAGATAAATCTGGGTGTATGTGTCTACGCCCGCCAAAGTCAGTTTGTATTCACCGGTGGGAAGTAGTTCAATAAGTCCACGCTGAGCCAGCGATCTCATATGACCGTTGTGATATTTGGGTGGTTTTGTTTTACCGTTAACAAACGCAAGGTAAAGCAAAAACCGCTCGCCAGCTCTAAGGCTTGTTTTAACCGTTTCCAATACCGCATCAGCTCGTTGTGTATCGACCATATGTCACTCCACGAAATAAGGATCAGCGATATAGATCGGATGAATTGAATCGGGTAGAGTCTTACGCAACTCAGGGTTATCCGCCCATTGTAGTGTTAAGGTGTACTCCTCCGCTTTAGGGCGAAGCAGATGCAGTCCTTTACGAAACCCGTTCCAGCTCAAACGCGGATCGACGATGGATCGCTTCAAGCCTTGAACGTTCTTGTTTATCTCAGTCTGAGTCATACCTACGACGTTAGCCGGGTTCTTGGTATAATCTTCAAACAGCTTTTCCCACCAAACGAGTTGGTCAGGGTGTTTAGAGCCTTCACTGGCTGCGATGTGACGGTACAGATGAGCCATCAACAAAGATGGATCTTTTGCACGCTTAAAGATTTCACAATCTGTCCAGTGGAATTCGTTGGCAGTTGGTTTGTCTTCTGGATCAGTCGGGTCTACTACAACCCGATAGTCGCTAGTACTACCATCTTTCCAGTGTAGCTTGATATCAAGATACGCTTTGTGTGGATTGAGGAAGTCAATAGCTTTGCAGAAAGCCTGCCAGTTCATGTCATCTGCGATCAGCACTTTATTCAAGTTACCTTTATCAGGTTTAACCTGATTATGGGGTTTCAAGAAATAGTTGTTTTGAAGACGACCCCAAGTAAAGCGGTTCATCTTACGCCACAACAATGCTTCACGGAACAAATAACACAGTACGCCTTGCGCGCGTTTAGTGCCCTTAAGTGGATCGGACAACAAATCGTTTACAGAATCCATTAGCTCTACACCTACGGTGAATTAAACAGGGTTCGATACTACGGTTAAATTTGACCTGATTGTTAGGAGTCCTTCATTTGGTTTACGATGGTAACTGTAACGTTCAGGATATCATTGTACATCCGATTCAACATCCGGCAATGATACCCAGGTGGCATATTTTCGATCACATCGCCATGTGCTAACATTGCTTGACGCAAGATAGCAACACCTTCCGAATAGGATACAGAACCCCCTTTCGAATTGGCAAAGTAATCATCCATGGTCAGGTCTTCGAAGACTGCGAACTGATTGATAGAGATCTCATGAATGAAGTTCTCATCGTCTTGGGCAAGCGACCCAGTCGCCATAGCCAAGATAGCCGCTAGTTCAGAAATCGATTTATGTCGAACATGAACCTTTTCATACATCATTTCTTTAAGGGTTGGACCTGTCTCAAAGTGCTTAAGGTCAACCCGACGCCAGAACTCAACCAACATAATCGGTAGAGTAGTGATCGACGTATCTGCCTTTTCAAACTGTTCCAGGTATTTAAAGTAGGTTGCTTTTGGAGTTGATTTAGACCAACGCCTCAGCAAACGTTCGATTTTATCTATCATTTTATAGACCCTTTCAATTAAACGTGTCGTACGACATAACTATATCCAGTCAGGTATAACTTCATGGAACCAATTAATAACCTATTCGTAGATCCAGAACAACCCGATGTTGACTACGCCGAATTAGACTTCGATGACCAACTTAAACATACTCAACGTTTAAAAGGTCGCTTACTGCACAAACTTACGGCTGGTCCAGAAGGTCTACCTACTGATAAAGATGGTGTCGAACTTCTCTTGAAAGTAGCCGACTCAATGGATAAAGTCACGATTGCTAAACGTCGACTGGTGGTTGATGAGAAGAAAGGCGATGACGCCCTCAGTATTCTTAACGCCATTGCACAATCGGTGCAACAGTCAGGTGGTGCACATCCGTTCCTTAAGCGAGAACCAAGTGAGCCTACTCAATCCCAAGACCTTGGAGAACTACCTGAAGCTTTCGAGAAAGGCCATGCCAAAGGTGAGGGTGATCAAGGTGTCATCATTGAAGCCTCTGATAAATTCATCAGCCGTATGGATGTCGTTAACAAAGAACAGCTTGAACAACGTTCCAGAGAGATGGGTCTTTTAGACGACCTACCTCAGAAATAATACAAGCCCTTCCTTCACGGGAGGGGCTTTATGTCGTTAATCGGTACGATTACCTGTACCAAACAATTCAATCTCGTCACCTATTTCAACTTTAACAATGGTTGGTGACTCAATAGCAATAGCAATTTTCTCTTCAATCGTTTTCAATAACTCATTGTTGCCTTTGACTGTTTCGTCTAGTTCATCCTTAGCATACATAACCGCAGCTACTGCTGCGACTGTAGTGCCGATAGTTACGATTACTGGAATGTTTTCTTGTACAGCTTTCTTAACACGGTTATACCAATTATCTTTCATACCGCTTGCCTTATGTTGGTCTGTCTCTAATTTAAGAAAAAGGAGTATAGAGCTTAGCTCTATAGTTTATATGAATAAACTTTTAAGATAACTCCCCTCTACATAGAGGTAGACCTAACAGTATTATTTACCTCGCCCCTTAGGAACAATATTAACTACAGTCTTAACACCAAACACTGTTGCAGTAGCGACGCAAAACATACCCATGGCAAAAGCCATGTTCTTCATTTGTAAGTCAGTGAAGCCGTTGCTTGTTTCATCCATAGAGTCTTCTCGTTTAGGTTGTTGGATATCAAGATCTTCTTTGTCTACTTTACTAGGTAGATCAAGAAGGTAATTAGCATCTCGTTGACTAATAATTAGTTGGTCAGCGATCTGTGAAGTGAGTCTAACATATCTAAGTGTTGTACCTACGTTCGTTACGAACCAGAACCCCCCTTTGCGCACCACTACGTTGATTTGGGTGCCTTTGTAGTACACACGTATGTCTTGCCTTGCTCTGACCCACTGCGATGCCGTGAGGAACTCATACGCACTACCGGCACCTAGTTGATTAGTTACATCGCTCAACAACATGAATAGTGTTTCCTTACCTATACTGCTAGTGAATGATATAAATCTCAAATAAAATGTATTAACGTCATAAAGCCTCCCCGAAGGGAGGCCGTATGTTTATAACACCGATGGGTAGTTATAGCGGTATGTTGCAAGACCGATGAGTGAGATGATTACCACTATCACGTGCCCGTAGTACCATTTAACATTACCAGGAATCTTGTGAGGCCTCACGAACCACAGAAGTGGCGTGCACATGATTGCGATGTACGCCAGTAATACATAGTCTTTAAACATATGGTCACCTATTGGATCATTGGGTTAGTAATGTGCCGACGTTGACGTACTTGTAGAGTATGTGGGTTCGTTGGTGCAAGTGCATCCCGTACTAGCTTACGACGAGCATCAGCTTTCTCTGTTTCAAGTAGTAAACGATTCAGTGTCCTTGCGGATGACCATTCATCTAGTTTCTTTAATGGTACCTTAATCAATCGCACGCTAAGTTCGATGATCGCACTACCGACAAAGTAACACCATAGGATGCTCCACCCAGCCATGCGTCCTAGGCAATAAAGTATCCCACCGATCATTAGGGTCAGTGTGAGAAGTACGATCGCGTCATCTGGTGTCATTTTTTCATCTCCTCTACGAAATTAATAATTGTGTGCCAGACGCCGGCAGCTGCACATAATGACCAGAAGGGGTAGGCTAGTTGGGTTACAGCATAATGTACGATATCAATTGCGTTTGGCATTATCGAATCACCACGTTTTTATTGAAGGCTACAGGGACAGTAATGTTGGTAGGATCAAGCACCATGTACTCGGCACTGTTGAATGCACCATGCTCACTACTGAAGTGGGAAATGTAGAAAATTTGTGAGTAATGACCGTTCTCAATCAAGCGACTGATAAACGGAATCAAGTTAGCTCGGTGTTGCTCATCGAACGTACGTCCAAATTCATCAAGGAACAATGGATAGTTTTCCATACCCAAGAACTTACGGACTGCTTGTTCGAAACTAAAGTTAACCATCTCAAGTTGTGAGTCAGAACCCAATGCGATGTCATCTGCAATTACAGCACCATTAGAAACATTCAATGGGAAGTTGTAATCGAGTTCATCCTTCTCTACTTTAGAGGGTAGTACTTCCATTGGATAAGTCCAGACTTCGCCAATGAATGCGTTCACGTAACTTACCACGCCTTGCATAAAGCCGAGCAGGTAACGACCAAGTAAACCACCATTTGGAGACAATGCTTTAATCAGGAGGTTAAGGTCAGACGAAACTTCTTTAGCTGAGTTAACTTCGTTCTCCAATACTCGAATAGAGTTCTCACGCTGTTCAGAGATATTGAGTCTACGAGTACCTTCAGCCAATTGCAGTTGTGTTTCAGTGATCTCAGATTCGAACGCTTTGTCCAACAACCATTCCGCATGAGACATTGCTCGTTTACGCCATTCCGTATAACGGGTCAACAACAATTCGATCTCACGGTTCATGTCTGCGATGCCACGTTCGCCTTGTTCAATCTCACGAAGAAACTGGGTAGTCTCAGACTGCTCACGGTATTTATCTGCTACACTGTGTTCCAGTTCGAGGATTCGTTTACGAGTATAAGCAACCGAATCAGAATCGATCTCTTTAAGCGTCTGTAGACGCGTTTGGAGCGTTACCAGTCTAGCGGAGTCCATACGTATGGCTAAGTAGCTTTTCATCGCTGTATGCCATTCTACTGCATCTACCATCAACGTCTTAGGTGTACGGAACATAATCTGCGATTGAGCAAGATGATCCCACAAAGTACCGAAGTCAGAATACGAGCCGTTGAGTGCTGCAAAGTTACTAACATGCACTCGATACTCTTTAAAGAGGTCGATGTATTCTTCGTCTTGCTTGATGGCCAGATCAACTTCATCCATCTTCAGACTAAGCTTAGACAGATAGTCTTCCAGTCGAGGACCTTCTGATTCATCCATCCCCGGTTTGAACTCATGTTCACACTTAACACAAACTACAGTATCGCAACCTTTCAGTCGAGCCAACCTTTGGCTAGCAATCTGATAGGCCTCTTGCATCTTACGTCGCTTCTCATGGTTAGCTTGTGCGTTCTGCACTGTGGCTTCATAGGCATGACGCGAGATATAACCATCGGCGTTTTCAGGGAAAGCATTAATAGAAGCCATCCATCGAGAGAACATACCTTCCAGACGTCCTAGGGGATCGTTGGTGAGGTCTAAGTTAAAGATCGGTAACTTTGGTTTAGTTAGGTCGAACTTAGCCTGTGCTTCGTCAATACGAGCTTGTAGTTGTTCTATCTCCGATTGCAGTCCAGTTAGCTGCTCAGGTGAAACTTCAAACTCCGCACTATTAGAACCCCTCAAGGACTCTAGTTCTTCAGCCATCCGTTGGATTACGGCCTGAATAGCGGAACATTGTCCTGCAACGAGTTGCTTTTGTTCTGCGAAGTCTTCTCTGGAATTCGAAATAAACCCCGCGGGTAGCTTAGGGTAACTATAGAGCAAACTTTTAGCACGCTCAACAAGTTGGGAGAGAGCTGAAGCGGCTTCTTCTTCATTATTGAATCCTTGCTTAACATTTGGTTGACGAGCAGTGAACAATTGATTCAATCGATCATTCAGTTTCTGGTTGTCCAAACGCATCAATTGCATTTCGGCATCAGATGGAATGTCATGGTTCTCGTTAACCAGTCGACGAGTGATAGTATCCACTGTACCTTTCTGAGAGCGAGATTCAATCTTCAGTTTCTGGAAGATATCGAATGCATAATCCAGATTAACTACAGACATCTTAGTCAATAGCTTACGTCGTTCCGCTGTACTCAAGTCAGTAAAGAGAGTACGACCGGTCATGATGTCGTGGATTTCACGAGTCAAGCCAAACTCTTGGAGGCAGAGGTCTTCTTGGATCTTGAATGTGCCACCCGAGTTAAGCTCCTCATCATTACGGATGAATGAGTGGTCACCTGTACCATGATTGTAAACTGACTTAAGGACATAGAGGTTGCCATTATGATAACAATGAAATTCCTTTTCGCCACCTTTAAGAAAAGCTTTGTGTCGGGCCGGAAGCGGTGATAGCTCGTCCATGATACTCGACTTACCCGAACCGTTTGAACCAATGATCAGCATCAGTTGTTTGGTAGGGGTCCATTCGAAGGATTGAATACCTGAACGCATCAGTCGCTTATACGACTTCAGACGCATTAGACTAATTTGCATTTTGAGAATCCTTAAGTAATCTTATAGATCTATACAACCAAGTAAAAGGTTAATTACAATGGCTACTGATATTAAATCTGCACTATTTTTATTCAGTGTTGGGTATGTTACTAAGAACAAATCTTACGACTCTAGGATCATCCAAGCACTACCGGTTGAGTCCGCATCTGCAACTGATGGTGAAGTAACACATAACCCAGTACAGGATATTTTGAAGGGTATTGATGCTAAGGGTAACGCCTACGAAGTAAAAGGTACCGCTACTCGCGATCTGGAATGTGAATGGTACCCGTTTGATGATAACCGTGTTACCCCACCTGACGTCCGTCGAGGTGAACTCGTTGAGATCTACCGTTTGGGTAACTCGACCAAATACTTCTGGCGTAGCATGAACATGCGTAATGGACTACGTACCCTAGAGCATGTTGTCAATGCCTACGGTGCAACCCCCAATGCGGGTGGAGCTGGTCAATCACTCGACAGCTGTTATACGACTATTGTGTCTCCACTAAATGGATATGTCAATCTACAAACAACTAAAAAGAATGGTGAGCCGTTTGCTTACACCGTCCAGATAAATACCAAAGATGGTTCAGTAGCAGTCGCTGATGATGTAGGTAACTTCTTTGAAATCAATTCTAAGGAAACTCGTGTCCGACTACGCAATGCAAACGATTCATTCATTAACGTTGAGAAGCAATGGATTGATCTTAAAGCAGACCAGTACATCAAAATGACTGTGGGTGGTACAACCCATGAGTGGACACCGAGTACGATTACTTCTAAGACTCAGACTTACACCAGTGAGTCTGCTACCACTACTATTAAAGCATCTGGCTCGATGACGTTGGACTCTCCAGCTATTACAGCCAAGTGCACCCGTTGGGACTTTATCTAATGGCAGGTATTTCCGTATGCAACTTGGATACCGCAGGAGGTATCATTAAACCGGGACCTAACGAGAAGGTCTTCTACAACAGTAACCCTTTAGCCGTCGTAGGTTGTGAAGTTGTACCACATGGATCTGGCCCGCACCAAGGTGCAGTGATGATTACAGGTTCCGCTAAGGTATTTGTAAATGGTATTCCGGTCTGCATGGCTGGATCACGAGCTAGTTGTGGCGACACCGCAACTGGACGACCTAACTTAACCACTACATCGTAGCGGCATAAAGCCCAGCCACTAAGGCTGGGCAATATGTCGTCAGATACCTTCACGTTCATAGTGGTCAACACAGTGATCGATGAAGTTCAACCAGACGTTCAGAGTAATGGCTAACCAATGCATGAAGTTATCCATTGGCTCAGCGAGCTTCTTAGATACTTCACCCAGTACAGTCATTACCGTCTGTGCTACAGGTATAACCGCTTTGTTTTCGGTGCTGTCCATAGCTTGACGAATAGCATCGTCAACAACTGTTTTAACCGAGTTGAAATCACGTCTACCTGATTCCGCCTTTTCAGCGATAGTCAGGATTCTCGAGATCTCTTCAGTCAGTTGTGTAAGATCACGTACGGTAGGTAACTCAATCTCACGCTCAGATTTGTCGGCTACGTTTAAACTGAGTTCTTGGAAGTTCATGTGTAAGGCACTGGCTACGGTATCAGCTGCATTACCGTTAGTCTTACCGAACTCATTACCGATCACACGTGGATCGGTGTAGACAAATGCAGAGTTACCCACCAGAGCAGTACTACGCTTTAGGAACTTAGTTTGTCCACCAATCTCACCTTGACGTACATCGGACGAGTCTGGCGGCTCACGAAAATTACGTTCAAAGATCTCAGATAGCACCTCAATAAGTTGCTTACTTACTTCTTTGTTATTTTCGCCATTAGCGGTATCCAAAAGGTTAAGGAATTGACGGCTTGCATTACGTGCAATCTGCGTTACGCAACGTGGATAAACAGTGAGGGTATAGTTGGCGATAGCTTTAATGTCCTGAAGGTTGGACATATCGATACCGACGAACTTACCGTCAACACTAAGTCTTTGCAAACCAGCTACGTTGATCGTACTGGAATACGAGGTCTTAGATCCCAAAGAAGCCAAGCGTCGCATCACTCGAACCTGATTGCCCCGTACACGACGGATACTCCCAGTGAATCGAACATACAAGGCGTTAAGGTACTGGTAGATCTGTTTAAGGATTTCCCATGCGACCTTAGCTGCTGCAACGAGTGCTTCTTTAATAGCGCGCAGAGTAATGGTACTACCCTCTTTGATATCGAACTCAGGGTCGATGTTTTCAAGAGCAGTACTCATTACGAAAGCTACGTCTTCACTGGATACTTCTTCGTCACCAAGGATTGCTTGGTATCGTTCTAAAGAAGCAAACAGCTTGCCAGTCTTTTCCCAATCATGAATAAGTGTTTTATAGTCGGATCGGGTAGTCATACTGGTTCCTTAATCTACGCGGGTTGCCGAACCTTCGATGTCCCCTTGCTCACCACCACCTTCAGCTTTCATAGAAGCACTGATGAAGCCAATGTAGGCTTTAACCATACTGGTCATGTAACCCAAGAACTCACGGTTAGCATCAAAGGTAACACGTGATACAGTCAGAGCAAGATCACCACCACGGTAGTATTCTTCCATCTGTGGTGTAGAGGCCACGGTACGTGAGAAACGCTCGATTGAATCACCGAAGATACCATCGTAGACTTTCTTGATAGTATTCATACCTTGCTTGGCGTCATCGATGAAATGAGTCATTTTCTCAAGTTCACGAATGATGGCGATTGCCTCACCAGCAGTTGGGGTCTCAACGGTAATTTCACCAGCGTGAGTGGATTCACCTGGAATAGCCGAGAAGCTAAAGTTGATGGCACCTTTCATGTCCTTACCGCCATCGGAGGTACCGATGTAAAGAGCACGGTTGCCAGCCAGAGGACCGGACCACATCAACTTATCCACACCCAAGAAACCGGACGGTACTTTGTCGCGGTCATTAGGGCTCAGGGCTTGCATATCACGGAAGGAACGGCGAATGGCGTCAGCAAATTCATCTTTCAGGCGAGCTTCATTGATATGGTTGTTATGACCATCTTCAGTCTTACTCATTGCCCCACGACGACCTTGACCCCACTTCTGTACGATCTTACCGAGTTGGTTAGGCCATGCGATCAACAGCTCGTTAGCTACGCGGGTTACACGATCAACAGCTTGACGACCATCACCAACAAATTCATCACCAACCATCAAGCGATGAGCGCCTTTCATTTTAAACTCTTTACCGCCATCCAGCACCTTAGCTTTAGAACGCAGGTCAGACAGATGGTCACGAATCTTCTTCATGTCACCGGTCATGTGGTTGAAGATGTCGACTACGGCATTAACAGCACGCCAGAACATTCGGATACTGGCTTCAACCAGTTTCTTAAGTTTGGCACTCAGACCCTTACTTACTTCGCCCGGATCTTCACCATCATCAATAGTACCTTCGCGGGCACCGGAGGCAGCCACGCCTGTAGCTTCAAGCGATACGCGTGCAGACGGATCACACGATTCCAGTGCTACGCGTTCATCAAAGAACAGTTCGCCATCGATCGATTCCAGACCCCAGCTAATAGACTGACGGAGTTCAGGAGTAAACTCACGACCGGCTCGATCAATGCGATCAAGCATCTCAATGTAGCGCTCAATCGAGGCAACGCCTTTATTGAGTTCGTCTACTTTAGCGAAAGCAGCGTCGGCTACCGACAGGCCTTTATCAGTGGCTTCAGTCAGACCAGAGATTTCCATTTCTTCGGAATCCAGATCGACAATCATGTCGTCTGCTGCACCAACTTCTTCTGCACCACTAGCGTCCATCGACTCCAGTTCAGTTGCTTCAGATTCGGATTCGACTTTATCAGAATGTTCTTCAACCGAAGTACTAATGTCACTTGAGCTCAAACCATCTTTGGCGTTTACCTTGTTAGGCAGGGTGTCGATGTCACGACCACCGTTTTGATCACGATCGATATTTTTGGCGACATCTCCAACTTTCATGTGGGTGGCAGCTTTCTCAGCAGAATGGAATTCAGCCGTACCGTCACCACCGCCGTCCTTAGGACCTGGCTCACTAGTTTTGGTATTGGTTGCATCAGCCGATACGTCTTTATCAACTTCCACTTTGTCGGTATCTTCCTGTACGTTTTTAGGAAGATCGTTTTTGGTATTCACTTCGACGTGCGTTGCAGCGTCATGACTTACCGATTCGTTTGCAATCGAACCGATGAAGTCGAATAATTTAACTCGAGACATTTAATTACTCCGGGTAATAGGGATGTAGTTCTACATAAGGTTGTTAATCAAGTAGACCGTTGTCTTTAACGATCTTCTCAAGGATGTTGACGCGTTGTTGAAGTTGAGCGTTCTGCGCTTGAACTTCGTAAAGACGGGCATAATCGGTACTGCGATTACTAATAGCGGCCTGCCGTGCAGCTTCTTGGTTATCATGTTGCTCAGGTGTGATGATGTCTGTTAACGGCATGAATGCAATATGAACTTCAGGTTCTACACCCAAGAACTCACTGGTTGTATTCTTCAGTGCTTGGACGGTAGGTTCAAACAAAGTATCGTCTGCCAGAGGACCAAAAGACAGAACCGCGATGTATTGATTATACGGTTTATAGTTGAGATCTGGGTATGACTGTACATATGTCGATGGGACATATAAAGGGCGGGCTGAGTCGGCCATCAATGTAATAATGACCGCACCCGCTGCGCGATCAGTCGCTACCTGCGCTTCAGGTATATTGAAAGGTTGGTAGAACTGAGTATAGATGTTGGTGCCGAATGTATCGATCTCGTCGAATGTCCGCTCCGCGGTCATGGTGTAGAGCGTATTCGGAATCATCGCAGCGTCGAACGGTGGCTTTAATACAAACCTACCTTTCGTACCTACTTTTGGAATAAGGTTATTAGCCATGTGTTTAACTCTTGAAGATTGTCTTAGGTGTGTAACCATACATACATACTGCCACACCAGTAAACTGAATCGTAAACCGATTGCATTGACCAGTTAGGTCCATCTGTACCACCACTATAATCAAGGCTATTGATACTGGTCCAGAAGTCATTAGGTTGCATGTTCAATTGAACCTTGGCTGAAATCACATCAACTAGTTTTGCCGAGTTTGGTAGAGCGGCAGCCTGTGCAGCTTCACTGGCTGTAAACAACGGGTTAGTTATATAGTCATTGATGTTGTAACGATTATAAAAGAATTCGAAAACGTCCTCTGGATCATCCCCTTTCTGAATCCTGAGGTAGGTCAGATTGGGATACGTACTGGTAACCGCGGGCTGGATCTTTAGAATCCTGGAGTTCTCACGGGTTAGTTCGTATTCAGGGTACGCTTCATTTAAAGCATTAAATAAATGAAGAGTTGGATCGGAACCCAACGTGTTTACCGATAAAGGGAGTTCAAAGATTTTCATGTGGGGCTCCGTTATAAAAGGAGAGGTTTCCCTCTCCTCATTTTAAATCGATTCAACCGATGATTTAGCAGCGACCAGATAGTTGACGTTCTTATAGAATGCCGAAGCATACACAATACCATCACGAACCATACGAGAGATCCCGCGTGGCACACTGGTGTAGCGAGTCATGGTCTCAGCCGCTTTGATCAGCGTTGAGAACAGCATCATCCACTCCAGCGTTTCAGGACTAACACGGTTAGCATCACCGCTACCAACCTCAGTTACAACGTAGTCAGGGAACTTCGTATAGAACTTAGTTACACCATTACGGTTCTGTGGGTTACCGACAACACCAAAAGCCAGAGACTTATAGATGTTAACACTGGACTGATAGTTAGCTCGAACAAACACGTCGGTGTAAGCAGGTCCACGTGCAGTACGCAATACCAGATTAATATCAGTGTTAGGGTCGAAGACTGGGGAATACAGACCAGCTCGGAAATCTGAGTTAGGTACCGAGTATTTGGTCCACAGTGGGGTAAAGATAAACTCGGTGGTCAGAAACAAATCTGGGAGGATAGTTTCCCAATCTTCCCGTGGATGTGTGGACTGGTCCAGAATATCTTTAACGATAGCATCTTTGATGATATCGGGGTTATTACCTGCTTCACCATAGATGATCACCAACCACTTAGCTGACCAACGTTTAGTCTGATCAGCAGGGTTTACGTAATCAAATTCGAATGCTCGAAGATGAGTATACGGATACTGAGCCCGGCGAGCTTGAGCTTCTTCAAGTTTCTCAACGATGTTGTAGGAGTCCAGAAGAATCTTTACTTGCAATGGATCTTTAAAGAAATCATCAACTGGTAAAATAGGCTGAATGACTTCAATCACATACCCATCATACTGGGCGGCGAAAGAATCATCAGCTAACCAAACGATTACCCGGTTATCTTCATTATCCAGAGTAGCGAGCTTAACCTCGATATACTCGGGCATCCAAACGTTACCGTTAGTCAGCATTACACCAGACGTAAAGTCCAGAACAATGCCGCTAAACTCGGCCATGATCATCTGACGTAAAGCCGTTGGGTTGTTGGTGATAGTACCTGCTTGAGCTTGGTTAAAGATATACTCACCGAGCTTCAATGTTTGTTCATAGTACACACCTTCAACTGGAACGACATTTTCGTCCCTTACACTATGAAATGAGATCAGACCTACGTTTGGGGTGGACGACCCGGTTAGGATAGTCTTGTCTTTTGCATAGGTTAGACTGTTGTCGGAGATCTCACCGAGAACAGCTACTGTATCCACCGTGTTATTGATATACGCTGGATATTCGAAAAAGCCTTTCAATTCGTACATTGTACTTTCCTCGTGAGTAGAGCTTTGATGGAACACCATCTATACAATCAGTAATTCTACTTGCGTTAATTTAAATCGTCGGGTATAGTTTTGCTTTAGTAGAACCAATACCGTCAACAAGTCTATGCTTCAGCCTTTATGGTTACATGGGTAGGCTTAGTTTATTACTGACCTGAGGATATTCCGGTGAGTTTGACTATTCGAGCCTTGCTCCTTTTTTGGCCATTCTTTCGGCGAGCTCTCTTTGGGGACCTCACTATAAAAGAAATTGCGCTGGCAAATCTGCACATCCTTGTTGTATATGGCTGCTTGGCGATTTCGATCCTAATGCAGTTCTACACCACGGTTGAGCTTAGTGTAGCTAAGTCAGAGAAACTTATACTCATCGAGAGTATGTGTGCTAAGCCTGATGAATCGAAAGCCACAGACGCTTTGTTGCTTCGTCGTCAGATGTTCGGCGATATTCTGAAATAAGACCTTTAAGGGGATGAACCACATGTCTAAAATTGCTTTACTACTAGGCGTATGCCTTACCCTTTCTGCGTGCGTGGTTTACGCACCTACATACGTCAATGAAAATCAGAATACGGTGGTTCATTATGAATCTACCTCTACGTCGACCTGGCGGCAAGAACAACAAACGAAAGAGGTATCGGACCGGGTGACCCCGAAAGTAAAACAGCCCACTAAGGAACGTAAGTTAGTTTCTTGTGATGCTTTCGTCCTACCCCGCGATGCTCAGAAACCTAAATATCTTACAGCTGTCGATTTGGCAACTGCTAAAGATCTACCGGCTTTAGACAAGATGATAGGCGTAAAAATGAAAGAGCTTCAAACTCACATCGATAAAATGCACTCCGAATACGAGCAAGCCCACTTAAAGTGGATGGAGACCTGTACTAACAATGTACTGAAATAGACAATGATCTAGATCAGGAATTTAATGGTGGAGGTATTTAAGATGTGTGATGGAATTGTGTTATACACAGATGGGTCGTTCCAAAAGAACGTGGCGGGATGGGGTGTCCATGGATACACTTATCATGACAAACCTATGTCGTCAAAGGCTAGCACTAAACAGCAGCCTACTGCCGAAGGTTATAAAGAAGTTGCATTAGATGAAACTTGTACCGTTATCGAGTTTTACGATGCGTTCGGTAAGGTGGAAGGACGGGCCACCAATAATACGGCTGAGTTAACAGCAGCTATAGAAGGATTTAAACTCGCATTTGAATCCGGGGCGCAAAGCTTGGTTATGCGTCCCGATTCCGAATACGTTATCAAGGGTCTAACGCAGTGGGTTCATAAGTGGATCAAAGCTAATTGGCTAAAGCCTGATGGAACTCCGCGTGAAAACAAAGAGCTTTGGCTCGATTTGTTAGAGCAGAAGAAACGTTGGGACGATCGTGGGTATAAACTCAAGATCGAGTGGGTTAAAGGTCATAGTAACGACATCGGTAATGATAAGGCTGACCAGAACGCTCTTCGGGGCGGCGGTGTAGCTACATCAACGCCAGTGCAGGTTAAAGTAGACGGTGAGAAAGTCACCAAGCTTAAGAAGAAACCTATTTCACCTTTGCTGCTTGAAACCCGTATGGTTTTTGGCATCAATTCTGGACTAGTGCCCGATGGTGTTTACTATACTTATAACTTGGGTCGAATGCATAACGCTGGTTTTAAACCGCGTGATACGGCTAAAGATAAGCTAGCAAAAGCTGACTTATTGTTTGGTCGTCGTATTGCTGAGGCCACATTTGGTGTCTACAAAGCTAAGGAACTTGATGAATATCTTGAAAGCCTTAAGCAACTCCATGCCGATGCACTTGGTACGGACCTACCAGAACTCGGTATTATCAACTTAACAAACGCATGTCGAGCTAGTTACCGTCAGACTATCGAAACGATGGGTGTAGCCGGTCTGCTGAAGTTTGATGATATCCATGTACTGGCAACTCCAGAAATGGGGTTGATTAGTAAGACTCTCAATCCGCCTAGGATGGCGAACGAAGCCGTGTTTGAATTCGGTCAGATGGAAAGACGGCTTAATGAATACATTGATGGTAAACTTGGAGAGTCGGTGGATCTAATTGACATTACCGCTGACTTTTACGAAGTCGTAGTAGGTAAGAAGACGGTTACTCAACTTAAGAAAACCATTACTCAGAACACTACACACCTTGACATTCCAATTAAGTTCAAGGGTCAGAAAGTCAATATCAAGCTTTGTCTCGCTATTGACATTCCGTCCCGTAATCAACTTAATAGAATGGCCTGTGAGGGCATTAAGGTCGAAATAATGGTTATCCCGTTGGGTCCGTGTGCCTATTCATATTCAACTGTGTTTACGGCTGAAGATGGTCATGCTATCTTTGGATCACCGTACGCCCAGTTCTTACTGAAAAAATAGTGGGTAACTCATGAATCTAATTACTGAATTCAGAGCAGCCACACGTCGGAAACTCATTAGCTTTTGGCATGGCTTGTGGGCTCGTAGTGACGTGGGGTTTCGAAGAATGTGTGTAATAGCTTCACTGCATGCTCAATTAGTTAAGTGTAGTTCATACGATCACAACAGCATTGATCGTCTGAATGAGCGTATGCAGTTGGTTGCAGATTCGAACGCTATGAAGTTCCCTACGCTGTTTGGGAGCGTAATCTGGAAACACATTCCTCCATTGGAGAAAGTAGATTTAAATAGCGATCGTGTAGTTCGTCGGATAATCCGGTCGATGCCCTGCTGGCTTAATTATGGTACTGATGAGAAACTTGAGTCTGATATCAAGTGTCTTCTAGGTTACTGTGTTGAAGCAAAGCATCGGTAAATGCAGCATAAGGCCCTCTCCTTCGGGAGAGGGCTTTTATACCGTTACAGCTTGAGGATTTCTTTCTCAACTTCATACAATGCATTGTTAGTTTCGATGATGCGTGTCATTTGACCTGCGTACCATTCAACCCAACGGGCAACTTCAGTCAGTTGATCAGAGATCATTCTAACAAACTCAGTAGATGGTTTGTTATTGGTGTCTTGACCAAGACGTTTAATCAGAGCACCTGCGGTAATGGTAAGGGCCTGTACGGCTTTCTTAACAGAATCCATACCACCTTCACCTAAGGTAGCTTTTACTGTTTGCATGTTACGCTCAGCGGAAACGAAATCACTGAACGAGTTAAACAGTTGACCTAGTGATGCGGAACTAGAACGATTGCTACCAAACAACGCTGCATCTTCCTTAACCATCTTATCCCGGTCATCTTGGATGTTGATACCATATTCGAAGTCACGACGTTCTGCACGATCCATAGGCAGGCTCAGGTAATGACCAAAGCGGGTGGTAGCTGGCTGAATTACGTTGGTCAGAACTTTGTTCATCGTCTGGGCGCGTTCCAGCAGCAGTGCTGTATATGGAAGTAGTTCACCCTTGAAGCTGGTTGGTTGTGGAACTTTAAGATCTTCATGGTCCATGAAATCCAATGTGGATACATAGTTGTCCATCTGCATTGGATGTAGTGTTTCCATTGGTTCGTAGTTATAGGTGGTCAGGTATTTGAACCCTTCTTGAACTGTGATATTCAACGAGTCTGCTTTACGGGAGAAGTATCGGGCAAAGTTACCGATAGACAAAGCTTCTGTAGAGATCGTGTGGAGCTGTTTGAAAAGTGCGTTATCAGGTTGGGTGTCTACACCCAATGGTTCTGTTTCAGTATTTACATGGGCAGGTGCGCCTTCATCATAAACGATTTCTTCTTCAGTGAAATCTTCTTGGCTTGGTTCAACACCAACTTCAGCCATGTACTTACTCAGTGATCCATATTTCATTTTAAGGTACCTTATAAAAATTATTAAACACAGTCGCGACACTGTTAACATAAAATAAGCGGATTAAATTACCGTAGTTGATACTTTATGTAGTTAACACTCTTAAAGGAAAACTCAAAAATGTTTGCAAACCATTTTGAAAAGCCCGCGTTCCGGCCAGCTATTAACATTGGCTGCCTGATGGATATCCCAACAGGTAAGTATGAACAGGGTAAACACGGTGAGATGATTCTCAACGGAGGTCTTGGATCTCTGACGGGGGTAAGCTCTCGCCCTAACAACTTTAAATCGGCCATCTGCATGTACATGCTTGCAATGGTCCGTCGTGCCTTTCCAGGCAGCTATGCGCTGACCTACGATACAGAAGGTACATTGACACCCCATAGTCGCTTGTCTACTATTGGCGAGTACTATGATGAGCTCCGTGATATCGACTGGGTCAATGACGAACAGTTTACCTTCACCGACTTGTCTCGTTACACTGGTGATGATTTCTTCAAACAGTTCCGTGATGCACTGAGTGTAAAAGAGAAAGAATCTAAGACCTATCTTCGCACTAGTCCATTCTTGGATATCAATGGTAACTCTAAGAAGTTCCTGTACCCAACCGTAGGGTTCATCGACTCGTTCTCCAAGTTCCAAGTTAGTGCTGTAGCAACGATGTATGAGAAGAATGCTATCGGTAGCAGCGGCTTGAACATGGACGCCATGGCTAACGGTAAAGCTAAGGCTCAGTTGTTTGGTCAACTACCTCAGTTGTGTGCTAAGTCTAACACCTACATGCTGCTGACAGCTCACGTTGCTGACGTGATCGAGATGGACCCCTACGCTGCTGACAAACGTAAGTTGTCTGGTCAGAAGAAAGGTACTACCATTGCAGGTGTGTCTAACGGCTTCTATTCGCTACCTAACAACGTTTGGGAAATCCTGTCCAACAAACCACTGTTGAACAAAGACAAGATGCCTCAGTATCCATTGGATAACTCTACGGCGATCCAAGGTGACTCTGACCTACGTTGCTTGGAAGTTAAGAACCTGCGTGGTAAGAATGGTATCTCGGATCTACCATTCAACATTCTTGTTGCACAGTCTGAAGGTATTAAACCATCCCTGTCTGAATTCGACTACTGTAAAGAAGCCGACTGGGGGATTGGTGGTAACCTGATGAACTACTACCTTGAACTTTGTCCTGACGTCAAGCTGTCTCGAACTACTGTCCGTAAGAAACTGGAAGAATCGCGTAGTCTGCAACGTGCAGCGGAGATTCAATCTGAAATGCTTCAGTTGATCGTATTCCAACGCTGGGTTCTGGAAGGGGCTAATGGTCCTACCGATAACCCTGAAGAAGTTTGCACACCTAAAGCTCTTTACGAAGACCTCAAAGCCATGGGTTATGATTGGGATGTGATTCTCAATAAGACTCGTGGGTATTGGATGTGCGAAGAAGACGAACATCTTAATGAGAAGAAGTTCCTGTCCACGTACGACCTCCTGCGGATGCGTAAGGGCCTTTACAAACCTTACTGGATGTCTGACGCTGAACAAGCGGCTATCACCCCACGAGCGCTCGCTAAGGCGGCATAAACGATCCGCGCTTCGGCGCGGGTCTATTACAACTTACATTGGAACGGTTTATGATACTTGAGTTAGGAGCCGGCGGTCTTATCGAGGTACCTCGGCGAGAGTTTGAATACCATACAAAAGATCTTTGGGGTCCACATGGCGTTAAAGTCGGTGATGCTGTAATCGATACTAATGGCAAGAAGGTTCCTTGGCGCTCTACTAAACACGAACGTTATCACGAAGATGTTTACGACGTTAGTCTTTTTGGATTAAAGCGAAAACTTCGCCGTCGTCAAGGCGAACTTAAACTTAACTATGCTAATAAAGCAATTCCGATCAAGGAAAAAGAAATGGCGATTGTAATTGACGGTCAAGGTAATGAAACGCACATCGATACTCCAAAAGAACGCAAGTATGAAGTCTATACCCACCCGGTGTACAAAAGAGATGAAGCGGGTAATCTTCTCGTCGAACAAAACCCGGAGAATCATCCTTATCTAAGATTGGTGGTTTTGCACCAAGTCGGTGACCCTATCCTGACCGAAGCGGGTGAGCGCATCTATCAGGACGATCCTAATTGGAAAAGGTATCAGCATGATTCAGCTGTATTTGACATCAAGTTGGGTAGCGGTAGTCAGCACCTCTTTAAGAAAGGCGAGCTAGCTCTTACTACTGATGGTCGGCCGACTCCTTATGATCCTAACTGGATGAACCGTCCACCACGTGTAGTTTTCAATGGTATTCGTGATGGTGATCTCCGTCCAATTTGTCGTAATACCCATCTAGACGAACTGGAATACATGGACGATGAGGACCTGGCTAACGTTGCTGGTGCAGTAGCCAAAGAAATGGCTGCACGTATGGGCGGTAAGTCTTGGTTGTGTGGTACTTGCGATACCCGTACAGTCTACCAAAATGGTGGCGCTCTTAAATGTGAATGTCCAGATGACTGAGTGAGCTAATGGAAGTTTATACTTATCAGCTGTCAAATGTTCGGAAGGTTATGGACTTAGGTGTGCCCTACATGGACACCAGTATTAAGTCAGGTGATTGGATGTTAGCTCCCACGTGGACTCTTTTGGCAGCCTATAAGTACAACGGTTTATCTGAAGCCGATTACACGAAGGGCTACAACCAGTTACTAGAGGACCGGCTCATTGAATTTCCAGAATACTTCAGTGAGCTATTTAATGTAGAAGTTTTAGCAGTCGGGTGTTACTGCCGTCCAGGCAAGTTCTGTCACCGACATTTATTAGTCAAGTTTTTAGATAAACACACGGAGTGCATCTACCGTGGTGAAATAAAGTAGGTTTATATGTCAACTCAACCCGATTACAAACAATTAGTTGTCACTGCCTTGCGTGGTCGTGACGTTGAACTATCTGAAGACATTTATCGTCGGATGGGTTCTTGTGATAGTATTGCTGCCCTGAACAATTTCTTTCATGGTGTACTGGCGCAATACAGTGCTGATACAATTCAATTGCGAGCGTCGCTTTTGGAAACAGATTCTTTTGAGCAGTGGATCGGTAGTTTCACTGCTAATGTACTACCTTACCTGAGTAAGCGTAGACTGCCTGCATGTACCGATACCGCCGCAGCTCCAATGTACAAGTGTCAGTCTAAGGATTCTATCCTATGATTCTTTAACTGGAGCTAACCATGGCTATCGATCGTAAGAAGGCTGAAAAAGAAGCCTTGTATTTTATTGACAAATTCCTTCCCGGTTCAGATAACGTGAAGGTCTATGAAGAACTGTTTGCTCGAATGTCAGATAAAGACTTCGAGCAGTGGATTGCGAATCTGGAAACAGATGTCGAGATCATGGCTCTTTACGCACCGAACCTACAGGAACAAACTCTACAGATGAAGCGTATCTACGATATCGCTGATGAACTAGAGTTTGAACTGTTCCAACATCTGATCCTAACGGACCAACAAACTGGTCAGGTCTATAAAACGGCCAACAAGCACATGGTTGGCATCGTACCTTTCCGTAGGCAAGTTCAGATGCTCGTTAAGAAGGCCTCTATCCCTTCTTCTAACCACGTTGTCGATCAACGTACAGGTCAGCCTACCGGTGACTCTAAAGGCGCTAGGTTGTCCGCTCCTGAGCTTCAGGTTAACGCCTCTAAAGGCCTGCACAGTATGATCCGTGAATTGATCAAATGTCGTGGTGGTGACGAACAAGCATACCTTGCTATGAACCGATCTATTATCGAAACTGGTGAGGCTTCCATTAACTCCATTATGTCTGAGTTCGACTCAACTGTTAAGTCTAACAAGACTCTTTCGGTTTACCTCAAGGCTCAGCATCTTGCTAACAACTTGGTTTAATATGCACGAAGCTAATCAACAAATGCGTACTGCGTTAACTGAGTCCATCCATGAATTGTTCTTAAGTGAAGACAGTGCACACAGTGCTGGGTTTATTGAGATCTTGAATGGTATCCGTTCAGATCTCAATTTGCTAATGATGGATTCTAAATACGTTGAAAAGTATGTTTGGGAAAAGTTCCGCAAACCTACCTCAATGCAACAGACCTTGATCAGTACTACGGCTACCTTCTTGCAGGGTGTGGATAACATCGATGAAGTCATTGAACAAATGGTACCACGATTAATCCCGTTCACCAGTAAGAGTATGATCGTTGATGATGAAACAATTGGTAAAGCTGTTGAACATCATGACTTGGTCGAGATCCTTAAAGATAACTACTGGTTGTTCTTTGTAGTGTATGCAACTACTAACATGCGAGTTGTATTAGAGACTACTTTAGAATACGCTCAAAAGAGTTAATCATGCAATTAAAACGTATCCTTACTCCACTAGACATTCATCTAGACACACGACTGGGTACAATCAACCGTATTAACCCAGCTGCTGCTGAAGCCATTATCAATAATAAAGAATACTGGCTTCGTGAAAATGATTTCTGGGATAGACTAAGTGGTGGACTCATTAGCAACGAGGAGTTTGCCCAAGCCTACGCTCAGCGTGGCGGCGATAATACACAAGCCACGCTAGCTGGGTCTATCCGTACGGGGATTGTTCCATTCATCCTTAGGTTGTTAACTGACGATCATATCAACCGTTTAAATCAAATGGCTGATCCTTTGACGTCGGTGGGTATGACTGTTAACTACTGGCCATACGTTCTGAACTCAACTGAACTTGACTGGCTTGAAGATATATTCCATCAGCTGTACGGTGATTCCCTGACTATTGAGTTGGTTAGTATCCCAATGACTGAATTGACTCCACAGTTAATGAATGAAAACTTTGCCGCTTGTGTTATGTATGAATTTCCTGAATGGATTAAAATGCATAAACCTGAGTTAGAGAAAGTTAAACTTAACTGCTTTAACTTTATCGCTCCAAAGATCTTTGAGCAGGACGTAAGTGAAACGCCAATTGACCAGAAGCAGGCATCACTGAATGCATTCCGTATGTTGAATCTCTTACACATGGACTTTGAGTTCATCGACTCTAAATACTTCAGTGTGATGAGCGTTCATGGTAAGTAACAGCATAAAGCCCCTCCGTGAGGAGGGGCTTTATGTCGTCTTAGTAGGAAGGACCCTTGGAGATGATCCAGCCGCCGAAGCCGTTCCAGAATGCAGTAATCACAGTCTGGGTAGCACCGTACTCGATGTCAGCTGCTGCAACACCGTTGTTGTATCCAATGGTTGGGCTACCGGTACCAGCAACAAACGAAAGCTTGTTAGTGTTACCTTGTACCACAAACACTGCCAACATAGTGCGTGCAGTAGTGCCAGCAGGCAAAGTCACCGCAGTCGGGTTAGAGCCAGTACCACCGTTAATACGGAAGGTCTGTTGTACTGAGAAGTCTGGGGTGAAGTTACCGTTACGGGCAGCAGTATCCTGCAACAGCGAGTAGCGGTTAAACGTTGGAGTTACCCACGAACCGACGCCCGCCGAGGTCACCGAATAGCACAGCGCTGTATCGGTAGTGCTAGGCGCTGCTGCTTGAACTGCCGAAGCTACGAATACACCGTTAAGCAATTCGTAACGGGTAGTTGCAACTTGACCTGTTGGGGCAGCCAGTACGGCAACCCATCCAGCAGAGGTACGACCCTGTGGGACCGTAGTGTTAGCTGGAACTTCAGGTACACCTGCTGATGGAAGCGTCAGTGTAGCCCATTGAGTTTTACCGCCCGCGATACCAACACGTACGTATTGAGTACCTACTACAGGACTAGTTACTTCATCGATTGGCAACGGTACCCACTCAGTACCCTCACGAACTACTTTACCGAGGCCTGGGAGAGGTGAGTTAACGTCACCCGCAACCAGACGACCGATCAGTGCCCAGCCAGTCGAAGCGTCCTTGTAGAACGAGTCGAACTGCGAGTTAACTGCCCAGTCACCGGACCGACCATATTCAGGTGTTGGCGTATCGGTACCTTCAGGCAGTACCAGCCACAACGAACCACGTTCACCAGTCTCACCGATCAAGCCACGCAGACCACGAGGGCCTGGGTTACCCTGAAGGCCTTGGGGACCACGTACAGGACCTGCGTTGTACCACTCGGTAGCACCGCCAGTTGGGTTAACACCATACAGGTACAGATCGTCACCGATCAGGTAACCTTCACCGGCTACACCGGTAGGGTGTGCGGCTTGCAGGGCTGTAAGATCAGCAAACGAACCCATGATGGTAATGGAGGTACCCGCTGGACCTTGAGGCCCCATTTCACCATCCGCACCTTGAGGGCCTTGGATCTGAATACCGGGACCATATACACCAGCATCGTTCACTTGATACAGTTTATGATCTTCCAGTACATAGACTGCGTCACCTGGGCGAAGAGTCGAAGCCGCTGGGAGGTCAGTAAGCAGCTCAACTTCTTGTACGATCACAAGACCTTGACCAGCAACACCCTGCTCGCCTTGGGCACCAGGATTACCTCGGAATTGACCAAGGTCAGTCCACGTAGTACCGATGTACATATACAGACGACCAGTATCCATTGCAGTCCATGCATCCTGCTGAGCAGGATTTGGTTGAGCAATGATAGAACCTAGTGACGACAATCCACCAAGCACGGTAACGTTACGCCCATCAGTACCATTCGTACCGTCGGTACCATCAGCGCCTTTCAGGCTAGCCAAGAACTCAGCTTCTGTTTTACCTGCGTTACCTGGCTGTTCTACCCACAATTCGTAGGTCGATTGACCATTAGTGCCGTCGGTACCATCTGTACCGTCTTCACCTTTTGGACCACGGAATGGACCAGCGTCAAACCAATCGGTGCCGTTGTAGATCCACAGATTACCAGTATCGTCAGCAACCCATGCATCCTGACTAACAGGATCAGGCAATGCTTTAATAGCCGCTTCGTTAGCCTGAGTACCATTTACTTGCAGGTTCTTACCATCTGTACCATTGGTCCCGTTCGTACCGTTAGTGCCATCTGTACCTTTCAGCGAAGCAAGGAAGTCAGCTTCAGTACCAACACCGCCGTTCTCAAGCCAGATTTGGTAAGCGGAAGCGCCATCCAGGGAACCGAGGTTCTCGTAGTCCGACTTCGAATCAAACCAAACGTACAGGTCTTTACCAACGTAGTATGCATTGGCAGGAGTACCTGGTCGAGGCAGTTCAGATACGTTGGTCAGTTGATCAACGATTTCGAATGCCGCAGCAGGATCACCTTTTGCACCTTTGAGGGATGCAATGTATTCCGCTTCAGTCTTACCAGCATTACCCGGAAGAGCTAACCATACTTGGTAAGCGGAGAGACCATCTGGACCGACGTCGCCTTCATCACCCTTGTCACCTTTCAGACTGGCAATGTATTCCGCTTCAGTCTTACCAGCATTACCAGGCTGTTCCAACCAGACCTGATAGGCAGATTTACCAGCGGGGCCAGGAACACCAGTAGCAACCCACGCACGGGTAGGCTGTTCCATCAGCGTCCACATGTTGTTTTGCCACATGTAGGTGTCGCCAGCGTTATAGGTAGGACCCAATGGCAGAGCCTGACCGTTAGGCCACACTCCCAGATAGTTCAGACCTTTACCGGTAGGACCTTGCAAGCTGTTAGACTTAACCCAGTCGGTACCGTTGAACACGTACATGAACTCGCCTACGAAATAGGCGTCACCAAGTACCGAGGTACCATCTTGTACGATCTGGTCGAAGTCTTCTTGACTAACAGTAGCCACTACATTGAGACCTGCGCCGTCTTCACCATTCGTGCCGTTGGTACCATTAGTACCGTCACGACCTTTCAGGCTAGCCAGATACTCAGCTTCGCTACCTGTGTTACCAGCATTGATCCAAATCTGGTAAGCTGACAAACCTTGTTCACCACGAGCCCCTTTCAGGGATGCGATAAATTCAACTTCTGTTTTACCAGCATTACCCGGTTGGCCAAGCCAGACCTGATACGCTGACTCGCCTTCAAGACTGGTAAGGAATTCTTCTTCGGATTTACCGGTATTGGCTGGGAGAGCTTCCCAAAGCTGATAGGCCGATTGGCCATCGTCACCTTTAAGACTAGCCAACCATTCGGTAATCGTACCAACAAAACCCTCATCGACTGCTTGCTGATAAGCTGACTCGCCCGGTTCACCTTTAATGGAGGCTAGGAACTCAGCTTCCGACTTACCTTGGTTACCAGCTTGGGATTCCCATAATTGGTATGTCGATTGTCCATCAGTCCCGTCGGTGCCATTCGTACCGTTGGTACCCTTGAGACTGAGCAGCCATTCTGCTTCAGTACCAGTGAATCCATTATCTACTGCGATTTGATAAGCCGACTTACCATCGCTACCTTGAGTGGCTTCAGCCAGATCGTAGGTATTAGTACCGGCTGGAGTAACTACCGTTACTTTACTACCGTCACCGAAATCAACGTATTCAGTCAGGCTACCAATTTGGAAATGGCCGTTGTCATACAGCCGAACTTCGGAGTTTGGTACTGCTGGAAGGGTACCTTCGTCCGATGGTGCCGAGCTATTCTTCCAGTAAGAGTAACCCTCTGCTTCCATACGACCCATTTCGACAGACCGTTGCGGTACTTTGTCTGGGTCGGAAGAATCAACGTTGTTCAGACGCTTGTCAAACAGGAATAGGAAGTTCAGGTAACCGGCGTTAGACACGATACCACTGTTGGTACCTTTAACTACGAACTTACCTTCGGTGGTGTAATAACCAAGATCCAGCAGTTCTTGCAGTTTAGCCTGAGTCATCCCCTCGCCTTTAAGCGATTCGAAGAACTCAGCTTCTGTTTTACCAGCATTGCCAGGTAACTCAACCCACACTTCGTAGGCCGATTTACCATCTTCACCTTGCTGGCCTGTGATGGCCTCGATGAACTCTACTTCGGTCTTGTCTTCGTTACCTGGAATGGATAACCATACCTGATAAGAAGATTTACCTTCCAAGGATTTCAACCAAGCGGCTTCAGTGCCAACAAAACCATTGTCCAGTGCGACCTGATAAGCCGATTTACCTACCAGCGTTGCTAGCCATTCTTCTTCAGTACCAACGGTTGGATCAATGATCTTAGCCAGTTGATAGGCCGACTGACCTTTAAGGGATTCAAGCCACGCCGCTTCTGTGCCAACAAAACCATTAGCTACTGCGATTTGGTACGCTGACTGCCCTTTGAGACTGTTAAGCCATTCGGACAGTGTGCCATTGTAACCTTGGGCGACGGCATCTTCGTATGCCGATTTACCTACGAGTGACTCGAGCCATTCGGCCTCAGTACCGACATAACCAAGTTCTACTGCTACTTGATAAGCAGATTTACCATTAAGGGATTCAAGCCATTCAGCTTGAGTACCCACAAAACCGTTAACTACGGCAACTTCATAAGCAGACAGACCAGCATTGGTACGGATCTTACTTACGATAATAGAAAATGTTTTCCAAGAACCGTCCGGCTGGCGGGACGATACTTCCATCAGCTCATCGCCGGTCAGTACCGCCAGAGGCGACATGCCAGAAATCATACCAGCTTTCTTTTGATCAGCCATTTTACATTCCTTCAGAAATAGTGTAGGCAACTATTTTGTCTTATAGTTGGATAAGACTCATAGTGTTGGGTATTTATTTTCCACCGAACTTTGTATACGCGCTGGCTAACTTAACGTCATAATTGTTCTGACGATAATTAGGTCCATTATAACCAGCCGCGAATTTAGCCCAGTCTTTAGCGCGCAGATTTTTAAGCAACGCTGCGTCGGCCTTAATGAATTTGACAAAACATTCTAACTGACCCCGCTCAGATTCTTTCATCTTGGCTAAAAAGTCATGAACACTACCGAAGCCAAGTAGCTTCCAGTGATAGCCCATGATCTGATAAGCGCCCCAAGAACAGGACTCTAATGCTGAAACCTCATCAATCTTTTCAGCCTGCTCTAAACGCGTATACTCTGCCGATTTACCAAGATAACCTCCTGTACTCTTGTTGACAATCGAAGGGTTAGCTGCTGCAAACGGTTCAGGATTAATTCCATTAACCCGTAGACGTTTAAACATGACGTGGCGTTCATACAAAATAGTCACTCGACCATCTGGTAAGAATCCACCTGCCGGTGCCTCTACTTCTTTTACAGCTTTAACTGCGGGTAGATCAACTTGGAGATAATCGGCAGCCCATTGATAATCTTTATCTGTTAGTGCCGGACGAGTTGTAGTAGGAGTATCCAATACAGCCCATGTGTTATTCCCTACGATACCATCATCCTTTAGATTGAACCTGAGTTGGACAGCTTTTACAGCTTTCTCAGTATTGTCCCCGAAGACGCCGTCATCTTTAACGGAATAACCAAGGCCAATCAGTTTACGTTGTAGACGAATAACGTCATCGCCTTTTGAGCCGTTTTTAAGGATCATTAAAATTAACTCCAATTACTTACTTTGTGTTCGAGTTCACGTTCAACACCAACTTCAGTATAACGAATCAGATCACTCTCGGTGTAGCGTGTCCATTGAGATGTTGGGACAACTGTAACTTTAACCTTGGTTGTACCATAGTAAGCGTAGCTACCAGAAAGAGCAGTAAAATCGTAATCAAACGAATCGCCTGTATATGCGATCACTTCGTCGGAGAACGAAACGTCGCTCTCACCAAAAGACATTTTACGTGAACGGTTGATTTCCAGCGCAATATTGGCTGGAGTGGCATTACCTTGAACGATAATATTAATCGTTGGACCAAGACACCGATTATCCGCAAGATCCAAACGTCGAAACTCAAACCAGTCTTTATGACTCGTAATGAGGTCGACCATTTCAATATAAGTTCTACCGGGTTCCACTAGCGTCGGTGAGAAAAACAGATCTTCAAAGGTGACAAAGTTGTCACGCAGATCAGGTCGATTCTCAGAACGGCGGACCAGTTCTACAAGCGCCTCACGCGATGGGAGGTTGTAGGGAAAACGATCACTCATGTGAAGTCCTCTACGGTTACTAATGTAAAAAATTACTTTGACTACATAGCATAATAAAAGCCACCCCATGTTAGGGGTGGCTTTATGTTATTTTTATTGTGCATCAGGTTTAATGTAGATCTCTTTTACAAGGTCAAATGCTCCCCCGCCGATACTTTTAACAAGGTCAATCTCCTCAGCCGTCAGTGGATGATCACCACGTACTACATGTGTAAACACGGAGATTGCAATAATAGTTCCAATGATCGCTGTTACCATTAGTATCCGCTTTAAAGTAAGGACCCCTTTAGCTTCACTAACACGCTTACCCAAAAGAGTTGCTTTAACAGTTTCATCTTCTAAACCATAAATGGCTTCAAGAATAACTTCACTGGAAGTCGTCTGATCGATGGCCGGTATACCGAGCTTCTTAAATACGGCGTTGATGCTGGCTCTCAGTGGGGCACCGTTAACCTTATTGCTAAGGGGGTCGGTACCAAGATCACTGAGTAGTTCTTCGAGTGTCATGGTTAAGCTCCAGGTGCTGTGCGTTCCAGCTACGTATCGCTTTCTTAGAAAGATCACATTGCTCTAGGTTAGAAGTCTGCGATAGATAAGCATCTGACATAAGCAAGAACCGGGCTTCCCAAACATCCTTAACATCTGGATACAGCTGTCGCATGACGACTGCATCAAAAGTTGCTGGTGGTTTATCGATCAGGCAATCCAACAGCAGAACCGAGGGCACGGCAGTCGGGGTCTTCTGGGCGGATACGGCAATAGTTTTTGAGCAGGCCGCCAGCGACAATGCCAGCACGCTCATCCCCATTAGGGTCACTATTTGCCGAAACGCCTTCTGAAGCCGCAGGTACGACTTTCTTGGCATATTCATGCTGACTCTCTTTACGTAGCTTTTCTGTGGCTGTTTTAGCCTTCACTGAATCATCAACCATTTTCGTGACCGTCTGGTCTGTGATAACAGCTGATTTTTCTGTGAAGACTTCGTTTTGTTGCATAACCACGTTGTCTGCTTTAAGTGTAGCGTTTTCAGTAAGTTTGCTATTATTAGCATTATAAAGAAACCGTACACTTCCAGCGAGAACCAAGATGATTACACATACTGCGGTGACTATGGATTTGGTTCCAAGTCCTTTTATGAATGTATACATGGTACCTCTCAATCAAAGTAGAACCGAAGCGTAGTAATAGGCAATAGCTACAGAGTCGATGGAGTGTTCATCCAAATCGTCAATGTTAATACCATCCCAATCCAGGGACTTTAAATTAGATAATGCTTTTCTTACATCTTCTTTGTCTGTACCACGAATCTTGACCATACCGATGTTAGTCTTGACTGTGGTTGGATCGACGAGGTGTAAAGTCATGAAAGGGTCGTAGGCATAGACTGCACTACGGATTACTTGCACACACTCTACAAGCGATCCAAACGCGTTTGCAAAGCGTCCGAGGTAGTTACCCTCAACTACTACGCCATGCGGTTTAACTTCTCTCAGGAACTGTGTCACGCGGTCGTACATGATCATTAGACGTACTACACGGTTACCATGTACTTCAGCGATTTCTTTATAGCCATATTCAGCTGGATTCAGCTTCTCTGTCTCTACGCGTCGAACGATAGGGTTAGACCCATCCAGTGCATCTTCAAGGTAAGTCAGACCCAAGTTTGCACCTGGGTCAAATCCAGCGATTCTAAAAGGCTCGTTGCTTTTAGGCATCACTAACATAGTCAATCCTTAACGGAAGGTTGCTTGCTGCACTGCGTTCGAACCCAACATTGGTTCAACACCACCGATATCGAAGGTGAGGTCGAGACCACTAGAGTTGTAGCCGATTGGATGGTTGGTTGCAATGAAGACGTTGATCTGACAAGCAATAACTTCGTTGTATTGGAAGTTAGAGCCGGCTGCTGTAACTCGACGGTCTACACCTGAGCACAGACCCATCTCAGAAATAGTTGGAGATCGGGTGGAACCAGTACGAATACGATAGGCATTGGTAATGTCGCGAATTTCTTCTGCGCTTAGCGAAACTTTAACGATCGCACTAGCCGAGACAGTTTTATTAGAACCAATCACCGTACCAGAGTTAGAGATAACTGGTGGAACCGGGTTAAGATCGTCGACAGTTGGGGTGTATGGTGTGGCGGTGATGATACCGTTGATTACAGTCAGTTCCAGCAGTTGTGGCTGAATACCAGTCATGTTCAGGCGACGACCATAATAAACGATGTAGTTCTTACCACCGACGTTCTCAGTTGTGCGTAAGCAATACTGGTCACGGCGATCAGCTGGGATATCATCACCTACTTCACGCATTACGAATGGGATCTGATTATACAGTGCCGCATCGTTTGCACGGTGAATGTAGTTCGTGGTTTCATCGGAACCATCTGGCCCTTTAACAGTGTAATGACCCATGTTACCGATTACGAGGTAACGCACGTTAGGCATTTCGCCAACGGCTGGAGCAATACCCGATTGGATATTAAACTTCTCGTTCAGGGTCGTGTGCGGAATGATCCGAAAAGGACTCAGGCCAAGATACTTGGAAGTTTGAAGGTATGCGGAATAGCAGGTACGAGTTACGTTAATTAACTGTTGGTCAATAGGGTTAGCAATTGTGGTGGCCATGGTAAATCCTCAGGGTAATGTCATTGTAGGATTGGGCACTAATCTTCATGCTTCGTATAGCAGCCCATGAACATGACACATGCCCAGAGACCACCCTCACGGCAGGTTTTGATTTCATGCAATAATTCTAAGCTAAAGCCGATCTGTTCACCGGCACTTAATCGTTGTTCTTTTCCATCCAACCAGATGGACTGGTCTTTCAACGCGGTTGCGATGACCCGACCCGATTGTGGTTTTCCTACCCAGTAGTCCATCAGATCAAGGAATCCGATATGTGGTGGTAGTTCAAGGAACCAGCCTTGTACAATCTTTTCCCTGACTGTGGTTGGGAAATAAGTCTTATACTGTTTACGTTGACTGGAGTGCCAGTCAAACCAACGGGAGAAATTGTAGACGCTGTTGACCTGAGGTGCATTGGCACCACGCCGACGACGATAACCCTCAGCTTTAGTAAACTTAACTTCTTTCGAAAGTTGAATAAGTTCACCAACTTCAGATTCAGTTAGTGGTTCAAAATATTTGTACATGGCATTACCTAGTCGTAAAGATAGATGAGAGTGTATCGCCGATGCTTTACATCTGGAACATGATGTGGTGGGGATTTGATGGGCATGATCAAACCAGAGCCCGGTCGATCTACATACCATTCATCTTCGACGAACAGACCATCACCATGATTACTCAAAGGAATAACCATGTTGTAACGATAGAATGCCTGGTCAATATGTTCAGGCATCCCATTTCCCACCTCGTACCGATTTAAGCAGATCTCGGCTGGTTTAAAGCCATCGATAGTTGGAGCCAGTTCATTGAGATATTCTTTCAACGCTTTTGGCATCTGGCCATCACCCATAAACCAATAGTTGGCTTTATTAGTACCCTTAGTCGGGATGCTATTAATCTTAAGGCGATGGAACCAGTAACTTGGATCGAGTGTCTCAACGTATTCGATGATCTGCTTTGCGTCATCAGGACCAAACGCGACCACCGGTAATAGTTTTTGCTCCAATTTCTTCATGGACACCGCCTTCCATCCGTCGAGACAGCGCATCGGCGGCGGCTTTATCACTGATGTAGTTAACAGTTGGGTCATTGGCGTAGTGCTCTTTCTTGGTCTGGTTAACTTGCACGCAATAGTTGATAAACTCAACCATCTCGTTCAAGGCTTCAAACTCGGGGGATTTAAGCAGGTCATGCTCAGCTGCCAACTTATTAACTGCATTGGCCAGCAAGTTGATTTGCTTGGTCAGAGGAAACTTACTGGTGATCTTCTCAGCGGCGAGAGCGTTCATTTGTGATTCGTAAATGGTAATGGTCTGCTCATCGGCAGCCAATACCTTAAAGTCATCGGTTACTACGCCATTGGCGCTAATGTTGATCTTGCCTTCAATCTTGTCCCCATTCGCACCGAAGTCGTACATTACCGACCGGGCAATGTAATAGCTTTCGTTGTACTGGGCTTCTTCGATAGCAACGCTGACCACAGACACCAGTTCGCCATTGAGTCGGTTGAATAGTGCTGTTGCTGGAACGCGGTTAGGGTACTCGCGTTCAACTACGGTTTCTTCAGTCATGTTTGTTTCACCTTAGGCTGCTTGAGCCCAACTGTTGCCGGGCCCGGTTTTTAAATATACTGAAAGTTGGGGCATTGTTCGCCAACTGTTAAATGAGACGTATGTGCCGGTTATTACGTATGTACCTGTACTCAAATGAGCCCACGAAGCTAACGGCGTGGCGCCGATGTAGTAAACACTACCTTGGGTGTCATTGTAAGCTTGCATCAGTACCGAGTATGGTAGAAATTGGTTTGCGCCATTCAAGACGTAATCATCGGGATTCCAGCCCGGTACAGCAGGGGCAATCAAAGCCTGCGGTAGTACCGAGTTAGCCAGTACGCTTTCAGCTGGTAATCCAGTCCTGAAGTTGGCATAGAGCTGAGCCAACGGGATAGCTTGGAAGGCAGCTGAGTCAAACGCTGTCTCAGTTCGGGCCAATCTAAGATTTATCAGTTGCTGGATCTGTGCCGTACTATACAAGTTCAACAATGGGTCAGTCAACTGTACTCGGTGGGGGTTGTTAGTATCACGCACGTGTAGATCCAATACCGGAAATACATGGTTCGTCAGCTGATCGTAAACACCGCCAATCGGCTGGTACTTGTTATTGACCGTGATGGTGGCTGATTCAGTGGCGTCAGCCATACCCCAGTTATTAATCAACCCAAGACCTACTTTATTTTTATCAGTCAAGTGTGGGTTAGATCGATCAGTGATATGTGCCATTACCTTGACTCGGTAATCGTCCAAAGCTTTCTGCGCTAGGTCGATGTATCCTTCGTAATAGTAACGGTTATCATCAAGGACGCCTTTGCGACCAACTGCCCATGCTTCACCGAGTAACTCAAGGTTTTCGACTGTGGACTCAAGTCCATACAACTGCCAGTATTCGTGGTAGTGTAAAGCTGGAGGGAATTGCAACGGTTTATTACGGATATCATCCCAGGCGATGGATTCAGGTGAGTTGTCGACTTCAGTCAGGATATCTTTAAGCTCATCCAAACTTAGTGCGTATGGTCCACCTACAGCCTGGTATGTGATCTTGATGTCGTTGCCCACCAATGGGTTGGTCACTACAATGATCGCGCAACATTCTTTGGCGTTAAGATCCCAGATGTCAGCGTAGTAATAGGTGCAGACATAATCAGTGTCGTAATTTAGTTTAACACCTGCACTTGTTCGGACTTCCAGGGATTCTTTGTAGTAAGCACCGAACTTTGGTGCAAACATTCTATTGGTTCGACCTGTAACGAGGGTGAGGGTATGTTCCTCACTCACTCGCAGGTTAGAAGCCAACGTACCAGTCAGGTCGAATGGTAAGATTGTGATATCAGTCATGCTGACTCCCTTAAGTAGAGTATACGCCTGGACTGAGTGTCCAAGCTCCGTTGAGGCACACGGCCATACTGGTCACGCTTACCGTTGTGGAAATAGCTCCGTTGCCGGTACCAATACCCCATGTCATGATGGCTCGATAAACAGCAATCGTACCGTTAGGGTGATTAGTACCTAGGACAGATCCTAACCATGCCTGTGCGCCCGCGGGATCGTTAGAACCATAGTTACCCGCGTAAAGAATGTTATTACCTTTCTTCACCCATTGTTCGATGGCCTGAACATAAGGTCTCCACACCATGTAACCTGACGCAGATGGTTGAAGGATATATCCATCTCCCTGCGGAACGCCAACATAATTGGATTGCGGTAAGATACCCGATACCAGTTCAGTTACTGGGATATTGGTTCTGATGTAGTTGGTGTAATCGGCAAATGCCAGGCCTTGCAACCTATTTGTTGCGGCAACGGTTTCACCCCGGTTGTAGAATTGGTTAGCCAACAAACGAAAATCGAGGTTTGTCATGGTACCCAATTTTGCAGCAGTATCTGCGTGAGGGTTATTCAGATCATTAATATGCTCAGTCAACCTTGGAGTAAAGTTGGCGGCAATAGACTGACTCGTTCGCAATGGCGTTGTGTACGAACCACGGTTAGTGTCACTGGAGAATTGTGCGTCTGCTTGGGTTGCCACTGGTCCATTTACGACGTTACCCAATCCAGCTTGATCAGCTGTTACCTCATGTGGGTTCTCAGTGTCATTGATGTGGGTAGTTAGACGATTTTCCACGTCTTGCATTCCGTCCTCAATTGGACCCCACTCAATCATGAATTCGTCGAACAACCCTACAAACTCTTTAGCCACTATCTTATCCATCGCAGTAGTCATTCGTTTGAGGATACCGGTTTGTTCAGTAAACCCGAACAGTTCCCACAATGCATGGAGGTGACCATTTGGTCGATACGCATCCGGTTTGTCTGTGATGTCTTTCCAATAAATCTTCCGATTAGCGGCTAACGTGACGTTAATTGCGGTTTCAAGGATCGCTGGGTTAAGTGAGCAATAACGTCCACCCACCATCTGTGCGTCGACCCTGACGATGTTACCCACATCGGGATTCGTGATAAGGATCACAGCACACGCGGTTTTCTTAACCTCATTGAAAAGATCTCTACTAGGTACGATACACTGGTAGTCAGTGGACTTAAGGATGTAACCACGTGAGTCGATCATGAACAGATCGTCAGTGTAGAAGTAACCGCGTTCCATCACGATTATCCGATACGGTAATCCTGATTGTGTGGAGAGGTTATGTATCTCACCTTTAGTTCGGTTATGTAGCGATTTACCGCTCCAGTCAATGGGTAGCGGTTGTAATACTGGAATCATTTTATTACCTCACACTTGAACCCAACCACCAGCGGATTTATAGGCTACGTAAAGAACACTATGGCTTGTACCCCAAGCACCGTTACCCGCACCCCAAACATACGTGTCTGTTAGGCGATAACAAATGATGGACCCTAAATTGGCAGTGTAAGCCCAAGGCTGTTGGATGGCAGCGTTAAACGCATTGGAAGGCGTAGTACCACCTGGAAATGCCATAGCCATTAAACCCGGTGCTGCGCGTGGTTTAGCTTCAATGATGAGCGAGTCAATCGTTTGCCAACTTGGATTAGGACCTGAACGAAGTACTGTGTTTGATGCGGGTGATCCCCGACCAAGACGGTATGGGTTCAAGTATCCTCCAATCACGGCAAAACTTGCGGCTGGGATATTACTCCGAACAGCGGCATAGTACTGCGAATAAGTGAAGCCTGTTGCACCATTCATGAACAAGTTAGCATTAGCCACCGTTTCGTTATCTAGGTACTTACTAGCTATTGTTGAATCAACCACAGTCTTCCGTGGTGAGTCAATCTTCTCAGGTGTTGTCTGGTGAGGGTTACTGTAGTTGGTGATATGACTATTCAGCGGCTGCATAGCTAATGCATCAATGGTTTGCCAAGACAACTCAGGCGTTTGATACAGTGCGTTTGATACACCTTGTCTAGACTCCGTCACCGTTGCAAGTCTGTAGTTTTGCAGTAACCCTAATTTCAAGTGGTTCTTTGTTGTAACGTGCGGGTTATCTTTATCATCGATGTGACGCTGTAACCGATCTGTAAACATTGCAAGGAAAGCATTGTACTTGTCCTTTACTTGTTTACGGAAGTTGTCTTCACCTACACCACGACCGCCTTCAGCTGCCCGACTAAGCTCGTAGATCTCATTGTTGAACGGTTGGTATGTGTCTAAGCGCCAACGCTCCTTATCAAGCTCACCGGGTCCCCATTCTGGTTCATTACCGTTGTAGTCAAACATTCGTGGTAAGTACCCAGCTTCTTGATTACTGTACCACTCAACATAGTCTGGAATACCGGTCAAACTAAACGCCACATCGCTACCGACCATCTGAGCCGATATATACACGGAGCCAACACGGGACTGATCTAAGAAAACGATGTCGTTAACAACCTCAAGTCCCAGCATTTGGGAGAGGTGTGCGTAGCGGTAAGTTAAGATGTAATCTACACTTTCCACCAAGCGATTATAGTCAGCGTCATATACACGGCAGGTCCGAGCATAGAAGCCACCATTGTTCATGGTAATAATTTTGTAAGGGAACCCACTAACTGGAGTCAGTGTATGTAGTTCTCCAGACACTAGGTTATCCGCATTCTTCCCAGTAGGGTCATACGGATACTTTACATAAATGTCAGCCATGTCAGCTCCAAGGGAAAATAACAGCAGGGGAAGCACTGGGATTAACCAGCGCTCCCTCTGCCGTTTAGTTGTGTTTAAAGATCATCAGCCGCGTCTTTAAATGCATCACCAATGACGGTGAAGATATTAGCGTCTGCGTAATCATCCACCCGGCGTGGGGTCATGAAGGCGTTGTTACTCAAACCTTGCTGTGCCTGCACTTTAGTGGCAGGTGTCCAGTCAGGTACGTTACCCAAACCGATGTCACGTGGTTCAAGATCGTGAACATTACCAGTTGCTAAGGTATGTTCATTCAAACGATCTTTAAGAGTAGTTACTTTTTGCAGTTGACCATTGAATAACTGAAGAATAGCTGTCTTCAGTTTATCGAGGTTAACTCGAAAGGTAGCCATTGCCATAGGTCACCTCCTTAAGGTGCGATACTAGCTGATCCACGATACAGCAGCGAGTTGTCTGGAGAATCACCCCAGAACTCAGCGTAGCGGAATTGGTTGATGGTCACTGTAAAACCGTAACCTGCACCGATAGCTAAGAATGGTGCCGATGTCGCTGGGATCTCGAGTTGACCGTTAGAGTCGTCACCGAATGATAACAGATCGCAAAGCTCTTGATCGGGTGCAATCGGACGAGTAAGTACCGTATGGTTAAACGAGCCGGCTACCTGAGTAACCCCAGTCAGTTGGTCGGCCATCAGAACTTCACCTGTAGTGTGGTTACGAACAGCCGTAGTACCACTAACGTCAGTTAGAGTAATTGTTCCACCCCAGTTGATAGCGTAGACGTATACTTTCTGAACCTTAGCTGTATCTGGACCAGTCTCGGTGATGATCACCAGGGTATTGGTGCCAATACGTACGTCGAGCACAGTCGCATCAGCCGCGGTGGCTGCCGATAGTAACGCATTACAAGCCGCCACCCAGCTAGTATCACCCAAAGCAAACCAGTTCGACTCCGAGTCCTCGTAAATAGCACATACTCGGTTATCGGCCATACCGTTATTAAGGTACATGCTCCACACAATGTTGTCACCGTTCTTAAGAACCACGCCCGTACCATTGGCGGCAGTACCTCGGGACACACGTAGGATCTCACCAGCTCTAGAATGTAGGATTACCCAATCCAGAGAAGGGTACACTGCTGCGATCGGATCAAAAGCCGCATCTGAAGCGTTGGTATACTTAGTCGGTAAAGTAACCGGACCACTACCCCAAACTTTAACAGTGCCATTATCGTTAACGTAGTATGCACCATTACTAGTGGTACCCCAACGACCTACCATGTTAGCAACTGCCCCAGTTGGGAATCCATTACCGACTTCGGATGAAGCTTGAATAACCCCGTCCCCAAGAGAGTTATACAGCGCATACGCGTTGTAGTCGCCAAACGTCCAACTCAATCGCCGTGCTGCAATGGTATCTTTCTCAGCAGGGGTGAGTGGATCACTTACATCCAATTGAGCCCAAGCGGTACTTGCATCAACAAATGTCTGGAACAGTTCATCGAGGATGGCATTCATGTCAGCGTTAGACGGGAACTTAGCTTCCCACTGTGCGGCATCTTGGCCGTCGAACGTTGCTGCATCACCACCTCTGGAAACAGCATCGATCATATCGTCGATTTGTTCCGATGTGTAAGTGCCAATCAGAGCAGGTGTGATATTGTGCGGGTTGTTAGCAGTGATGTGTTCGTTGAAATCAAGGATCAATTGATCAAGACGTGGATCATTAGACATACTTTGCACGAGCAGGGCTGCCGTGTAAGGAGTCATGAATGTCGAGTCGTTGGTCGGATCTATTGCTTGCGCCGCAGTTGCTTTTGCAAAGTTTGGTACGTTACCCAAACCTACCTGTGACTTGTTAACCCGATGTGGGTTGCCATAGTCGGCGATGTGTGCATCTAATGGAACCAATGCAAACTTCTGAATCATCAACAGGACACCACGAGGATTCGTAAACAAATCGTTACGAGTACCATCTTGATGCTCTTGATCGGTAGCCATTGCAAAGTTGGGGACGTTACCCAAACCTACCTGGGTCTTGTTAACCCGGTGCGGGTTATTAAAGTCATTAAGGTGAGATTGTGTGGTCCCTTCAGCAGTTGCTTCCATGATCTCAGCAATGTGAATCAAGGTGTCATTGATCTGTTTAGAACCAATAAGTGTGTCGATTCGCTGATCATGGGGTAATGGTGGGAATGAGTAAGGGAGCGGATCAATGTCACCCCAACTGCGGATGAGTGGGTTGACGAGTTTGTTCGACAGCTCACGCATGATCGCCTGATCACTGAAGCCCCATGGACCACCCAACGTTCGGTAAGTAATAAGTACTTGACCGGTGATGGTAGGTCGCATGAAACGAATACTACCGGCAATGGGTCGACCAGTAGAGTCCATAGCTTCAATGAATTGGTGACCTAGCTGGTAGTCATCACCTTCCACGTAAGGTTGCATTGTTGCAGCGTTGAGTACCTTCACGGAGTCAACGAAGAACGGGGCCGCCTTCGGGATAATAAAGTAGTAGTCTTCGGGACCAGGTACTTGTAACGTTTGTGGTTCGTTAGTAATCAAGTTCGCCGGGTTAGTCCCGTTAAGGTCTTCTGGATACAGATTAGTTGTACTGTAAGCCATCGCGCCCTCCTAGGAAGCACTAGTGCGCTGTTGTTAGCGTAATGATGTGAAATTCACATAGAATTGTCCAATCTTACTCCTGGAGGTAAAACATGTACGAATTAGTACGGGCAAGATACCGCCGAGATCGACGCGACGGTCGCTGGGCCGAGGCTGATTTGGCTGACGAGCCAATCGGTACGCTCTCTGCAAACTATGGTGATATCTATTTGTACATCGAGTACCCAGGAGCAGGTAGCCCTGTATTAAAGGCACTGCACTGGTCGAATGTGGAATACACTTTAAATGGTGTTGACCCTATGCTGACTGTACAACAATGGTTGACTTCTATTGGTAACAAAACACTTCCATTTGATGCACAGCTACCCAACGAGAAACTTCGTTTGGTTAAGTATGCACAAGCCTGGCATTGTGGTTACGATATTCAAGCCGCTCCAGCCAATGGTCATATTGACCAAGATATCTCCGTTCACTATAAAGATGACTTAGTGTTAACTCATCCTAAGTTTAAGCCACAGGTAATCCGTGATAACTGTTTGATCTCAGTAAATGGTTATTTCCATTTAACTGACTGGACTGTAAATGGCGTAAGGATTATCGATGGTAACAAAACAGTACTAAGGTCTAATGATAACCAGATTGGTTTATACTCATTTGAAACGATTGGTAAATTAAAGTTTGTTCCAATTACTGATGAAATGATTATCGCTTCTTCTGAAGACACTCCTCTTTGGGACGCTACATATTTGAAACTACCAAGTGATGTCGATATCAAAGACAAAACGGTGTTGTTGGTAACAGGCGGTTACCTTAACGTACTCTCAGATGTTTACGAGCGGGTTAATGATAATACCTGGCGTCTAAGCTTCGGCCGAATGATGTTCCTTAATCGGTATATTCAATCGGTTAAAGATATGGACCTCAGTAGCTTAGGGCTTGAATCAGATCCCGATAGTGAAACGTTATTCAATGCACAGCAGTTAAAAGATGATTCCGTCATTAGGGCTTACCTTAAACTGAGTCAGAGTTTCTTTGTTATTGTTGATTCCCCAACGTTCTTCCAATCTTTCGAACCAGTTCAGTATCTTAATGAACCTGGTCGATTCATTGATGGTAAGCAAGAGCAACTGCCGATGGTAGGGGCTTACGGTAAGATGCTAGATTATCACATCATCAAAGAACCCGGTATGGCCAAGAGTCAGTTAGCTCCAACAGTAGAGCAGTTATATGTGTACTGTGCGACCATGAACCAACGTAATAACTACGATGCTCATCACCGCCCATGGTTACAACAGAAAGCTGTAAACGGTGGACGCTACCCGGCTCAGCCAGTTAAGAACGAGACTGCTTACTTCCGTATTATCGGAGTAGAAGGTTAACGGCATAAAGCCCCGGCCTTACGGTCGGGGTCTTATGTTGTCTACTGAGGGCGACTACCTTCGTCTTCCTCGTTCTCATCTTCTTCAGCTGATTGCATCGGATCATTAAGATCAGAGGCGTCATCATCTTCAGCAAGATCATCGGACTCTTGGGTATTGTCCATACTGAAATCTGAATCCAATTCATTTTGTGAATCGTCATCGAGTTCATTGTTAGATGTATCGTCAAACGACGAATCATCATCAAACCCACCACCTTCATCGTCAGTTGGCTCGTCGCCGAAACCACCGCCACCACTATCACCAAAGCCGCCGCCATCGGCGTCATTATTGATAGACTCAATAATTTCTTTGTAGAGTGAGTGCAGACGATCTTTGAACTTCTTCTTACCTGCCGCGTATTCAAGGAATGCCTGAACGGTTGTTGCACGTTGGGTATTGATGAAGTCCAACAGACTGAACGCTGGTCTATTACCATCCATCTCGGTCAGAATATTCAACTCTGGCATGATGTTGTTAGTAGCCATGTATTGACGCATGAACATTGCTTTGGTGTTAAGCAAGATATCATCGGCCAGGCCTGCGATCTCAGTGAGGTCATCTGGGAACATATCTGGAGTGATATGAGATTCCAGTGCCTTATCCAGCAAGCGTTCGTAAACTTCCAATGCTTCCAGTTGACGCTCATGTTGAGTGTTGTCTGGTGCAGGGAGACCTACGCTGATTGCCAAGATGAATTCATCGATAAGTTCATCTACCGTGAGTTTCTTCAACTCAGGGGATACGATCATGGAAACGTTGTCGTGGATCTTAGTTTTCAGCGCATCACGGATAATGGAACTATGTACGGAGAATACACGGATGAACTTAGACAGGTGTTCACACAATGCTTTCTGACGTTCTTTAACCACACGTGCCGTAACCAAGTCGTTGTTCACGATCGAGGTTGCAAAGTCTGGACTAGCCATTGGGTCAACTTTCTCTGGTGGAATACCAAAGGAGCTGATGTGATAACGGCGAAGACGGTCTTGCAGATCTGGGTTACCAGCATTGACATTGGTATTGTAATCGTCAAACTCAACCTTAGTCGAAGCATAGGCCGAGTCGTTAGAGTTAATCTCAAAGTCATAACCAGAACGCATCAGTGCATCCAAGGTTTGTCCTGGATCAGGTGCAGCCAGAGGGAAACTCCGGTGAGACTGTTCCATGATAACCGATTGGATGTTGGAGATCGTTTGTTCTGGATCTGGATCATCTGGGTCGATTTCGATACGGACTTTCTTACGACCCATTGCGTTACGCATACCACCAATGGTTTCAGCGAACAGCAGTGTGGTACGCATTGTCGACAACATCTTAGTACGAGCAATCAGAGTTTCACCGATACCATTGTTGTTGTAGTCGAATGCGATGTAGGTCATGAGTTCAACTGGTACGAAAACCAACTGAGTCGACTTAGCTTTCCAGCTACGGTAAAGCATAATCCGCTGGATCTCTTGCGACATGCCAACTTCAATTTCCTGATCGTACATCCCGTTACGGAGACGGTTGTTCAGGTCGCTAGTCAGGATGGCGTTGAAAGCCTGTTGGATATGGTCTACTTCGTACTCAGACTTATTGCCGTTGTCACCCATTGCCTCACGGGTCAGTCGAAGGATTTCACTAGAACCTTGAGCGTTAGACCCACCTTGGGTACTGGACTTCCAACCCGACTGCATCTCACCATAGAAGTCACGAGTGGTGTCTTTCGAGACTGGATAACCGTTATGGTCTACCAGCAGGAAATAACCAATGTGTTCGTAAGGTCGACCAGATACGAATACTGGAATGACTGACTCTGGTGGAAGTGGAAGAATCAGGGGATGACCGACTGACGGACGTGACATATACTTCGGTGAGGAAATAACTTGAGTCTGTTCAGAAGTTGCATGAGTAGCCTGATAGAGTTCTTCAATCTCTTTGTTCTTGAAGTGGTGAACTTCAGCTTCCATAGAGATATTACGCCCGCGCAGTTTCTGTGCGATCGTAAGCTCACGGATACGTTGAGACATCTGAGGAATCTTTAGGCCATCGAAGTTATCAGTTACAGTGATGTGTTCAAGTGTAACGTTTTTCTTCAAGAATTCAGCATAACCTTTTACACCCGATTCTGCTGAAACCCCATCATGATATTCAAGGGAGATCTTTGGCCCTGTACCACGTGGCTTGGGTGATCCTAAAATACCTAGTGGCTTATTATTAGAGGCACTAACGTGATTACGAATCTGTTCAAAAGATTCCATCGACATTTGTTGTCGACCGTTTACCAGAGAGTCCAATGTGTTCTCAGGTAATACGCATAGCACCGATGAACCCTTGGTGAACAAGCAATCCGTCAGGATGAGGTCGAGGCGGTCGTCAATCTTATAGTCTTTCTTGAAGAAAGTTTCAATTGGCTCAAGCAACAACTTACCAATCTCACTGTCGAACACAGTAGGGTCAACGGTGAACGTAAGGTTAGATTCAGACATCGACTTTGGATCGAGTGTCGTACCAATGGTTACGGTTTTTACCAACTGAAGTTCTGGTAGCAGTTGCATAACTGCATCAGAGTCAGTCTGATCTTGCGATGTCTGTCGGGACACCTTATCCATAGTGTAGCGGTTCACATCCACTTTGGGTTGTGATGCCGAACCAGTTGGGTCATTGACACCTTTACGCAGAATGTTTAAAACGGCGTTAGTAGGTGTAGCTGCATGACCTAAACGAAGGGCTGCCAATTTAGGATAAGTATCCACTTTCTTACTTTGAGTCATTTAAAACTCCCAAATTACTAAGTGAGTATCTTACCATGAGTAACGTATACTTTGATGTTTATCGTTCTGACACTATCAAATTGGTAAGGTCAGTTATTATTAAGTTTAGTGAAACTGCTGAACAAATCAACTATCAATTAGAGCGCAACTATCCAATTACTGTAGACCAAGACGAACCAACTACGTGGAAATATTACATGCACTTAGCCGGGGAATATCATTCAACCGATGAGATGATGTACGTTCGTTCAGCTGACACGCTGGAAATGATTGAATTTACTAAGGCCAATCTACTTATCCACCGAGCTACTGCACGGGCTTATGTACCGGGTAGTACGCTATATAAAAGTTTATCTCGTCAATACCCTAAACAAGTTGACTTGATTACAGGTATCCTTTTCCCAGTTGACATCCAAACGGCTATCGACGCACCCAATGGGAAAATCCTCTATTACGACGCACAGTACATCGAGGAACAAGAGGGTATATTGATTTATGAACTACAAGATTGGGTAGATGCATTCTATTTGCATTGGTACAACGATCAGTTCAACTTAGTCGATGCACTGTTCCATGCTGGTTTCTTAGGTAATCTCTATATGCGAATGGTACCTGCTATCATGGCAATGCGCTTAGACAAAGCTAAGACTAACCAAGCCCATAGTTACCATATTCGTGAATACCTTGCATCGCATCAACATCTAGATGACTTCATCCCCTATCTTGACACTTACCAGATGCTTTGGTTATACCGTAACATTAATTACTTGCAGCGACATGCCGGTAGTAAGGATAACTTCAAGCGGTTGGTTCAAAACATTCTAACTCATCGCGGTATTCCTATTCTCGAATACACTCTGGAACAGAACTCTAAGAACCTGTTACGTGACTTCAAAGCTTCTGCTGAAATGGTTAAGCATGACATTAACTTCAAAGTGGTTGATGAAGATAATGCCGCTGTACCTACGATGAATATTTTAGTACGGGAAGAACCATTGGCACGTGACAACGCTCTGGTCCAATTCGATACCGAGCGTGACATCCAACGTGACATGGGTTACGGAGCTTATAGCACGTTACCTACCCGTGTGTATGACTCTGAGGTTATCGACCGCTCTGTGTCTAACGTACGCAGTCTACAGGACGTTCTATTGAACGAGTGGCTGGACCTAGCATCAAGTCAGCGCTATAGAGCTTTCATTCAAGTACCTAATCCTAAGAATGGTGTTAACATGACCATGTCGGTTAAGGATGCTTGGATCATCACGATGTATTGCTGGATGAAAACTCGCGGTTGGCTAAGTCCGACTATTCCAAAGTTCGTAGCCTACGATGTATTGCGACCAAGGTCTCCTACGTTTGCTGAACTGCGGGAGATGTCACCTATCCGTATTATTCCTGATCGGATCATTACGGCTATCCAAGACCTGACACCTCCAATGAGTGACTATATCTCCACAGAGCAGTTCTATCTTGACTGCGTTGGTGCACATCAACGATATATCAAACAGTGGGAACTATATAGTTTCCAAGAACACATGGTTGGTCGTGGGTATTGTGAACAAATTGTTCGCATGCACTACATGAACCGCATGTGTACCTTGGTAGACGGCGATATTGCATGGGATGATTACTTTAAGGCTCAAGGCTTCGACATTACCGATTTGTCCAATCCAGACATGGAACAGTTGATGTTAGATACCATTAACATCGCTACCGGTGCAAACTTGGTTAAGATCATTACTCTTGGGGAAGTACAACGTGAACTCCTTAGACTGATGTCAAAGATGTCTAGTTACATTGCACAATTCCTACGCAATGTGGAATACACCAAGTTCCATGTGCTGGGTATGGTAATGCCCCGTATTGGTGATATCTCTGCTTCGTCCGGTGATACGCTTATTGTACCTATTGTTAACATCGCTCTAAGGCAGTACGCTGCCCTTGAGAAAGCACGCTATCTGATCAGCGATGCTGTAGTGGGTCCAGAGATCTCATGGCATTATCGTCAACAAGGTAAATGGTGTATCGATCCAATGGTAGATATTGTTGAGACGTCCTTTAAAGAAGGTAATTATCCAATGCCTGTAATTGGCTTGGGTATTAGTAATGTCAACATTACCGTTTACAACGATCCTGACCCGAATGGCGAACTGGGTATCTATGAACCTCCAACTGAAACAGACTGGCCCAAATTTGAGAGTTGAGTATGTATAGCACAAAAGACTATTTAGCAGCTGACCCATGGGTTGCTGTGATCAATCGGATCAATGAAGTGTATCTCACCGATTTGACTCCTTACACCGCAACACTTAAATCGATGGTTTCTTTGGGTGGAACACGGACACAGATTGAGGTTGATGCTCGTCGTAGCATCGACCCAAACAACACTCAACCTGAGGTTACCCGTGAGAACTATGTTTACGATCGTTTAGACCTAGCGAGTTTCTTTGTGGGTCCAGCTATCAAACAACTCAGTGACTTCGCTTTACCTACCAATACGTTTAAAGTGCTCGCTGCTATTGGCGAACTAAATGACATCGTATTTACATTGAACGATTTTGTCCATGTACAGTACGATGAATATCAACGTGTCTATACACTGACAGCGTCACCTAAGTCATTGCGGTTTGTAGGATCAGTTCAATTCGAGCTGGTCAATACCACTAAGCAGCTATTGGCCAACGTAGGTGATAAATTAGAACTCATCACCGCTAACCCTAGACCTCTAGGTAGTGTAGATGGTAAAATCGTTAGTCAGTTTACGACTAGCGGTTTTGATTTCACCCATGAACGTGAATTCATCAAAGACTTGTCCAGTGCTTCCGTATGGCCGAGTGGTCGTAAGCTGGCAGCAATCCTTAATGATGTTACCACTTATCCATTCGTGTGTAGTACCGAAGTGGTGGACTGGAACATAGCCGGTGAGGTTATTTCAGGTGAGGCTAGATTGAGTGTACTTTACAATGGCATCGTGTTGCCACGGTACTCTCCACGTAAAGACATTCAACAGGTGTGTGTATTACGGGTCAGTGGGTTAGCTAACAACATGAGTGGTTATTTACTGCTCCACTATAACTGAGGTCAACATGGTAAGCACTGACATCAAACAAAGTTTACTAACCGCTTTTAATACGGCTAACAAGGTTAAGCCTCCAATTCAACCAGCTGACGTTAATTTTAGCGTTCCTGAGATTTGGTTACAGGGTCAATGTAATTCCCGAATTAATATTGTGGCTAGAGCCGACAGTAATAACTTCGGTGGTGTTCAAACACTGTACTACGTTAGGCGGCGATTGAGTGAAGACCTTAGGGGTATTAAGGTTCCAGGCAAGTCTAGCTCGTACAAGAGATTCTACGATGTTCTAAAGGTATTACGTGATACGTTGGGTGTACCTTTAAGTGATAATGAATTCTTGGATCGTAATATCTCAGGTCCTACTGTCACTATTGCAACTACACCTGCCTGTTTAGCGTACCTCCCTTCAGATTCTATTACGTTAGAATACACTGAAAACTGAAAAAAAATAACAGCATATGCCAGCTCCCGAAGGAGCTGGCTTTATGTCGTCTACTTAGAAATCGTTATGGTTCGCCTTTAGGATCAAGTCAAACCCAACGATTTCCTTAACCTCACCATTGAACTGGATGATGCGCGCAGAAGGCCAACGTTCATCAAAATCAACGCTATCTTTCCATACCCCAAAAGGAGTGACCGTGATCACCAGCTCATCACCAACCACTGTGATGTCAGTGGCACGTGCACACCAGTTTCGATCATCGGTTTGATGGTATCGCTGGATGAAGTCATCTAGGGATTCGCTGCGAAGTTTGGTTGGGTGGCGGTACTCCATATAGCAACCGATTTTCTGGTATTTGCCACCAGTCAGATAACGTAGCAATGCTTCACGATATGCTGACGTTTTCTTCGAGAGGTCGATCAGGTATTCCATTTACGCTCCATTGAATCCATATTCAAGTTTGCCACGGCGATAACGTCCTTTGGTTACGTCGGACAATTCAAAGCCATAGCGTTTAACGAAGGCACGACTGTAAAGGTTGATCATCTCTTCCGATACAGTCACCCCAGGTTTACGTTCGCCGATCAACTCAAGCATGTTGTCGATCAGGCGAATACCCAGACCACTATTCTGATGATCCGGGTGTACACGAACACAACGCAACTTCGCTTCAGCGTCACTCAACTTACCCAAAGCAATACCAGCAATATTGAAGTGTTCATCACGTGCGACAATGAGCTTATCATTACCTAACGTGAGGCCTGGTATGACTTTATTCACATACCAGTATTCAATATCGGGATAGTACTGATTTAAAGATTTGATGAATGGTAACGCAGAGAAGGCAGGTACGAACGATGTTGTAGTTTCAAGCGTAATCATCTCGCACCTTTAGCGTTGTAGGTATTCGTATACTGTCATACAGGTTTCACCGTGAACGAGATTCTGCTTGAAGGCAATCACCTTACGACCTATCAGATCTTTATTGTCCCCACCGCAGGTTTTGAACTCACGTAGAACATCATCATTGGCAATGCCTTTCGAGTTAATGACGACACCACACTCTACATCACAACGTGATGCCATCAGTGTACCAATGACTTGATCCGGTTCCTTATTGCAGCCAGCCAATAGTACAACCGATAACACAGCCAAGATTTTAAGTCGCATAACCACCTCACAGATAAACGATGAAGTCATCCACTTTAAAGACTGGGCGATTTTTAGCATCGTCCCAAGTCAGTACGTAGTTGTGTTTGAACAGAGCATCGATTACAGATTTGTTGAACGCGTCTTTTGCACGCATGCTGGACGCCAGCAGGCGATACAACAGAGTGTGTTGAGTGGAGAACCAGTGTGTAACGTTTTGTTCTTTGGTGGAATAAGCCCCCTGACTCAAAACATCCATCAAGGTCGTTTTATACCCGTAAACATCAATACGACGGATCTGTTCAAGATCCATCAACAACGCTTGGATGTTGTAGAGTGTCGCCAAACCGGCTGGAGCGCCGTTACGGATCTGTTCAGCGGTGATCGATGGAATGCCATGGGAATGGTCCACAATGGTCTCACGGGCGTACACGCGACGTGGTGCGTCACGGTAAGCTTGGGTTACACCGAAACTGTAAACATCTATTACTTGATAAGCCCCATCGACGAAGCGATAGGTATCACCAGTTGCCTCGACGTAGTATTTAGCCTCGGGGTCTGCTTCTTTCGGCAGATCGCTCTCAGCTGCAACATGGATCGACAACTCGTTGAATGCCTGATCATCAAGGTCATCGAAATTAATATTCGGACGACCAAAGAACCAGTTTTTGAAGCTTTCTACTTTAGTATTGTCAATACGCATTGGGGTAATTTCCTATTGGTTAATTTTGAATGACGTCGATGCCATAGATGTTGGTGACGGTTAAATCGCCTTCATCATTATTAGCTTGGATGTAACGGAACTTAGCTTTCAACCCAGTTGGATTGGTTAGCCAGAGTCCACGGAGTTTATCAGCCATTGGACCGTATGGTTTAAAGAACGCTCGTAGGTGATCGCCTGATAGATCCATGACACGCATTGTAACATGGGCGCATATATTTCGCTCTTCAAGACAATGTATTCTACGAAGTGTAGCTACTGGGTCACCAATTAGATTATCGGTGATCGGTTCACCAAGTTCAGCAAAAGCCTGACCCCAATGGAGTCGGCGCAGTAGTTCTGATTTTTCTAAACAGTCTTCAAATCCAACTGGAGCTGAGTCCATCAGAAAATCAGCATACATCGATCCTTCACGTGTGATCGTCAAGGTTGCTTCCATATACACCTCTGTAATATACTCTTTAAAAAGCTTTTAATGACATAATGCCCTCCCGAAGGAGGGCACTAGGATTAATGCAGTGTAACGGCACCATCTGGACCAGCCGATACTCGCGCGGACCATTTGTCTGGTACGTTCATTTCTTCAGTGGTATAGGTAGTGTAATGGAAAGTTGCGGTACTACCATCGTAGAACTTAGCACGGAGTGTACTACTGTTAGGACCATCGCCTTTAAGCGCCACCAGTGAGACGTTTTTGATCGCCGGGTGAGACTGATGGATCGCTGTAGCCAATCCGGCCCGAGACAGCGTAGTGTCACGAAGTGCTTTTACGAAAGCTTCATAAACAACAGCCTCACGGCCAGCTAGGGTAGTTTTGTCAGCAAGATTAAATTTGATCATCATTACATCCTCTAAGATGCCCCTCCTTCAGGAGGGGCTTTATGTTTTAACGTACGAGTTTCAACAGAGTAGCGTTCTCGATCAGACGACCTTTGATGACTTCCAGATAGAAGCCATCACGGGTGATAACACGCAGGGTAGCGTTAAACTCTTCACGAGCTTTGTTATTACGGGTGATCATACCTTTCAGAGTTTCCAGAATCACTGGGTGCGCCAGAGCACTGATCAGTACAGGCTTACCGGATTTCAGATTCAGGGTGGTCAGATCAGCGAGGTCCCAACCTACCTGATGGTTCAGATAGTTATCTACAACGTGATACAGTGTTGCAGTGTGTTCACCACCATCGTCAGTTGCTACGATAGTCAGTGCACGATTGAGGACTTGCTCGCCGGTACCTTGCAGTACACGACGCATTGCAGCGCCACGTTTCTGTTCGATGAAGTCTTCCAGTTCCAGATACTCTTCACAGAAGTCGTCGATAGCCCAAGTCAGACCCATGCTATCAGCGATAGTGGTATTCAGAATATCGGTCAGACGTTTGTTCAGTGCATGCATCACACGGATGGAGATCACACCTTGAACAGCCAGTGCTTTGATACCTTGGGCGGCTTGACCGAGATCTTTAGCTTCACGGATATCATTGATTGCCTCTACCGCTTCATCGCTCAGTGGGAGCGTATGGGTGAACTGAGAACGATACTCTACCGCTGGCATTGGAATGTCATCGTTGAAGTTTACTTCCAGCATGTTGGAAAGTTCTTCGCGGACTTGACCTTCGATCTCAAGATCAGTCGAGCCTTGGAATACACCGGAGATGATTACTGGCGGTACAGCGCTACGGGACAGGTGACCATCCTTAACCAGCGATTCAACTTCAGTTGCATTCATTGCATCACCACCGATGGTGGAGATAGGAGTTGCACTCGATACGACAATACCGTTAGGGCGGTGGGCTTTACGACGCAGTTCTGCATCGAGTTCGTGACGGAGATAGTTCATTGCATCGGTCCATTCAACGAATTTCTCTTTGACAATACCGTCGGGGAATTTGACCAAGAACCGGCAATAGGTGTTAGGGTCCATCAGCTGAGGCCATGGAGTGTCATCACCTACAGTGATTTCCCAATCCACCAGTTGATCTGGTTGGATTACGATACCACCTGGGTTATGGATCAAGTCGTATGCACGGTTGATGTCCAGTTTGAAACCGGTTGGTTGATAATAGGTTGGGTCAACTACGACTTCCGCTACGTTAGATGGAATCGGAAGAGTAGTTTCTTCTACAGTTGCAGCTTGTGGGAAAGATTGCATTGGAGCAGACTCCTGTTGAAGTGGTGTGCTGTAATAGTCATAACCGGAACTGATCTCTTCTTTAGGGACCAGCGGTTTAGCAGGTTCGTTTACAGGTACATCATACAGCGAGTTAGCAACATCGCCACTGGTGGCGGTGGGTGCATTGCTATAAGACGAGTTGGTGTGCTGATAGTTCGAGACAGTTGCTTGAGTTGTTACCTGAGTTCCATGATTCTGATAACCACTGTACGACTGGTGTTGTTGAACATTAATCGGTGGGAGGTTACCTTGCGGGGGACCGCCCTGCCACTGGTTACTTGGCATCCCGTTATTGTAATTACCCGATCGAAGCGAACGAATATCGTTAATCATCGATTGGTACATCTGCTGAGCACCTTGCAGGCCAGCCCAGAAGTTGTTTGGAGTAATTTGCTGAAGCACTGGGTAAGTATGGAACGCTACACCCATTGCAGCTTCTACAACACACTGTGCAGCTTTCTTAACAGCATCATTAGGATTGTATTGCCGAACGATGATCAGAAACTCAGTGAAGTCTACAGCTGTCTGACACCATTGCTGCCATACCTGATTTTGAAATCCGTTCTGACAGAACAGGTTATAAACGAACGTATGAGTCGGTGACTTATTGGCTGCGGCTTGTGCCATTCCACGTACCAAACCAATAGCCATCAATCCAACCGGTTGGTTGGCCTGCATCCATTGACTCAGTTGGATCGGTGGAACGCAATCATTACCTTGCGGAAGATTGTTATTAAACCACCGTGGATCTACCTCAGTGCATGGGACCGGGAGGCCTTGGTTTGGATTGAAGTTATGCATCATTACACCCTTTGATTTTAAGTTAACGGTTGAATCGCGCTTGTACAGAATCTAAGAACTCGCGATCATCCTTACCACGTTGGATGGTACCATCTGGACCAACGTCAACGTATAGGTTCAATCGGCCCCGACCATCTGGGTTGTTCTTAGGTTGGTTCTTATATTGACCTACGTCAGCGAGCGAGACGTGAATCAAACGACTAGAATCGCCAATCAGCGATTTGTTGTGCGAACCTTTAGATTTAGCTTTGTCTTGCGGAACAACAATCGATGTAAGCTTGATGGCTTTGTTATCACCAGGATAACTCACGGTATCGAATTCACCGTGGTCCACCGATAGTCGTCTAACAGCTGTGTTAGGCTTGAACGAACGCTTGAGTGCATCGTTGATCTCATTGATCGTCCAGTCTTTATCCAGTCGGGATTGGAATCCATAACCGAACATAGTTACAGCCGAGTTGAGATCATCGAATACATAACGCAGTACACTCAGTGATTTATTCCACAGACTGGTTTCGTCCATGTCAGTATCATAGAAGTGATGAGCCATGCTAGTCATGATCTCGTACAGCAGCTCCCAGATCGTGTTAACCTTTACGTTAACCGATGCCAGCTCTTTGATTGTATCGACGTCCAGATAACCGTTGAACGAGGTCATGTGTGCGTCAACGTTCTCAGCGAGTTTACCTTGGTGCTCGAAGTCACCGAAGATCATCAGGCCCAAGATGATACGCCAGAGTTCGCTGGAGTCAAGATAAGAGGGTTCAACAAACCGATTAGGGAATGCGTCGACAACATACCAGAGACCTGCCATCAGACGTTGTACGAAGTCTGAATCGGATTCGATTGGGATAGCTACCGCCATGTCACCGGTCGGATGTTTCCCAACCAAGTTTGCCGATTGATAAACGTTCCATTTGTCACGTGGGTATTTGCGTTCATCGAAGTCCGAGAACTTACCAATACGAATATCGGCATTAGCCCAACGCTTAAAGGTTTCTTTAACACCGAACTCACAAAAGAAATAATGAGCCAGACACGATTCGATACGATGACGATTATCGAGATCTTTCTTGGTACGCTTAGACATTTCGTTGTGGATCTGCGACCAGATAACATGTTTGATCTCACGACGACCATTGCATACGTAATGGTTGTCCACATGTTTAAAGGTCAGCTTGGCACGGCGGAACGGAATGAAGATTGTATTGGCCAGTACCGAATAACCCACATCGGTCATAACTGGCGATGGCATATACACTGCACCATTGAGTGGGCAGGTACCATCTTGGTTAATGAACGGAATAAGGATATACCGATCGAAACAAGGTTCTCCTTTAAAAGAGGTCTTGAGTGCGATCATCCGATGGTTCGTTTTAGCAATGTTAGCTGTACGCTTAGAACCATATTCACGTGTTAGTTCAGCAGCCATCTGTTCAGGACGGCACAACACACTACCTTCATATTTAAAGCCGGCTGGAAACATCTGTGCGTTCAATGCCCAGATCTTGTCGATATAAGCTCGACGATTACATAGCCCTGCCTCGTTAACCCCCATCAGGTGCTCGAGTGCCAGCCCGTTAGCTACAGACTTATTAAAAGGGGCTGTTCGCTCTAGCATCTTACTACGTAGAAATCCATCCATCTCAGAGATCATTACTTAACCACCTATTACAGATTTTACCTTACTGGCAGCTGCGATACCCGCAACAACGTCCGTCATAAACGTAGTCAAATCAAATGGCTTCCTAGGAACTTCATAACGCTTATAAAACTCCGGGAATGTTTGTCGGATGTTCTCAAGCAGTTCTTTATATTCCACTGTGTCTTTCTGATTTTTCATATTACGAGCGAAGTTATCTAGAGCTGCTTCCAGTTCTTCTTTACTTCTATAAATGCCGTTCTTTGCAAACTCAATAACTGGAATGAATACGATGTCAGTTAACTGCTTATTCGTAGTATCATTCCGTTGCCCCACATTGTAGATATGAACCCCAGGCTTTTGACCGGGATCGTACGTTGGTAATACTACGCCACTGAAGTGTCGATTACTAATGATTATCGGATCTTTCTCAGTAGGGTTACTGACAAAGTAGACGACTCCACATCCCGTCGCCTGGGATACCTCCTCTTGGTTAGCGAAATCATTATTAAACGCAATCACTTCAGTGTACATAGATCGACCATAGTGCTTACACAGTGCGTCTCGACCATTTGATAGAAACAGATGAATCCCTAGTACAGGAATCCACACACCATGCTTGTAATGATCTAACTCAATACACTCTACGCGATAGTGAAAATCGATAACCGCTTCCTGATAAGTAGGTCTACCAGTTAGAGGGTCTTGCCGATAAGCCGAAACTAGTCTTTCGATTTCTTCTAGTTGCTGTCTAACCAACGGTTCATTCTCAGCACGCCAACTTACGTCTAGGTCTACGTAACCACCTAGTTTGTAGCGTACCATGAAATAACAGTTACCATCTGATTTACCAGAACCGACTGGACTATGCAACCTTAAACCATCTGCTGTCAATATCAACAGATCCCAGCCACTCGAATTGATAAACTTCATTTCAGAGCTGAAACCATTGTTGTTATTAAACGATGTATTCAGATGGCGAGGTAGTTGCCCTGGTGTAACAATGTGCTTGATGTCATCGGTCAACGCCGGGTGGCGACCATATAGTTCTGTCATTCAAACGTACCTCGTCAATAATCAACCTCACTTTTCTACCTCCACCGAGTTTCTTTAAACGCTTGTTTTCCGCCTTACGCGTTTTGCGTCTTTCTTCTTTCGTCGGATTAGGACTGACGGTGATCCCGGAATCTCTTTCGTCCATACGTACTCGTACATCTCGTTTGACGCGGGTTTTGTTGGTGGTAGCTTTGGTATCGTAGTTTTCTTCCAGTTCTTCGATTCCTTGGCTTGGTCTAGCCGACCTCCTAGCCAGGGATTCCCTAGCCTCAAAGTCAGTTTTGGGTTGGGGCATATTACCAGCTTGCGCCGGCTCAGGTTGGGGTTGTGTTACATCATTAACAAAGGACTCTACAACATCAGGCACGTCAGTATTTTTACTAACAGTGGTGATGTCGATTACGATATCCCCTGGATTCATTCCCGTCTCAGATACAGCTCGTTCAACGGCTTTCCAATAGTTCGCTAAGAAGCTCATAATCGGGTCCTTTGGTTAAGGATTAATATTAAGATCAAATGAATGATATAAATCTCAAATATTTTGTATTACCCCATAAGACAACATAAAGCCAGTCCCGAAGGACTGGCCGTATGATCTAGTGTCACCGCTCTAGTCGGCGGGCAATCCCGCTTTCTTCATATCTGACAGTAGTACCATCTTCCATGTAACGGAATCCACCCTTTCCAGTTCAAGCGCCCAGGGCGTCTACAACTGGTTTGTTCCACATCGAGTGGCCCATTACCTGTTCGAAACCAGTAACGTCGAATTCGAGAGCGAATGGAACGTTGTTGATGTGCAGGTTGAATGGAACAGCTGCGATTTCGCGAGTGATCTGATTACCACCACGAGTGATAGGCAGGTCAGCGATGATGGTCGATACGTAGAAGAACTGACCGAAGCTCAGGATGTCGTTCTCAACTGGAGTCTTACGAGTAGGTACTACTACCAACTTACCGTCGAACAGTTCGTTGTTAGTGGATACGATGTCGTATTCCAGGTAAGCACCCAGGGTGCGGTCGTCGCCTTTAGTCATCAGGTAGTTGGCGATTTCTTTGTCGGTGCAGAACAGGAAGATCGGACGCTCGTCTTGGTTACCCGAGATTACTCGGAAGGCAGCTTCGATGTTCGAGTTACGGTATGCTGGGAACAGGATACCTTTAACTTTGTTCAGGATGGCCGAGCAGACGTCGTCCCAACGGTCTTTCGACTTCAGGGTGTCGATCATGTCTGGCAGATGCATGGTGTCGTAGTGGTAGGTAGGACGCATTACAGCGGCCAGAGCACCTTCGTACACGTTGATGACTGGACGGTTGAAGCCGTTACCGGTCAGCTCACGCAGTTGAGCCAGGTAGTTCAACAGAGTCTTAACAGCGTTGTTGCTGTTACGGATGTTGGTGTTAACAGTCAGAGCTTTAACAACTTCACCTGGACCTTCATCTTCCATGGTGCTCAGTGGCAGAGTCACTGGAGCGTGCATTGGGATTGGGTGACGGAATTGCAGAGCACGAGTTTGCAGCAGGTGACCGCGCTGACGACGGTTAGTGTTAGTGAAGCGAACTTGCAGTTCGAAACCAACGATTTCCAGATCGGTAATGGTATCAGCCAGTACTTTACCATCGCCTGCGGTGATGTCGATTTCGCGACGGTCAGCGTTCAGGATCTTGGCAATAGTAGCGTCGCCATTGGTGAAGCGGGAATCACCTTTCGAAGTGGAGATGTTACCAGTGAAGTCTACGCTCAGACGCAGTACCCAGCCACGAGCTTCCAGTTCGGACATGGCAGCGGTTTGTACGCCGTCGATAGTACGAGTTACGGAGCTTACAGTCAGGTCGTCGGTCCAGAAGTCAACTTTGGCACCACGGGTATCACCGATCAGGTCTGGTTGGAACACAGCGCGTGGCATGCGGTCTACTTTGAACTTGATCACTTTATCCTGGAACTTGATGTACAGAGCTTTCAGACGACCAGCAGGGTCGATGGTGTCGGAAACGTCCAGCATGTTAGCTGCAATCAGCAGGTTAGCGTTGGAGTTACCCATCAGGTCCAGACGAATACCAGGCTTCAGAGGAGCGGTTTCGATCGACAGGTTTTGTTCGTTAACAACAGTCTCAGCTGGGATCAGAGCTGGGTCAGCGAAGTAATGCAGGTTGGTACCGGCTGGATCGATAGCTGGGATCAGGTCGGTAGCGTTGTCGTCGAGGATCGACGGATCACGGTATGCTTCAACCATGTTCACTTCGTCGTTCTTCCAACGAGCACCGTTCACGGAGTGGTGAACGTCCTTCATTACAGCGATGTATGGCAGAACCTGAACCACACCACCCTCGATAGGGTTGATAACGGTGGTTGGGTAGATACGTTCAGCGAACTCGTCCTGACGGGAAGCAGCCAGGTTATAACCAACGGTAACAACGCGGAAGTCACGTTGCGATTTTTCGTTGTAGTTTTCCAGAGCTACAGCTTTGGTTTCTTCGCCAGTGAATACATCCATACCGCCAGCAGGACCACTATAGGTCTGGGTGATGGTTTTGATGTCTTCGGTCGACGGAACGATTTTCGATACACCGCGCAGAGCTTTGATGTATTTGCTGGTGTTGGTTGCAGCCAGGGAACCCAGAACAGCAGCGGTCAGTTGGTTTTCGGCAACACGTTCGTCAGCCGACAGGTATTGTTCAAAACCATAGTCACGAGCAATCTTCGAGATTTGCTTGTACAGGCTGGATGCAGTTTGTGCATCATCATGCTTAGAACCGAAAGATTCAGTACCGATCGAGTCGATCAGACCAGCAGCGCGTTCAGCCGATTGGAACAGACCGTCTGCCAGATCGTCTTCTTTCTTCATGGCGCTTACAAAACCTTCCATCGAGAAAGTTTGATGGGCGTCAGTAGTAGCTTTAAATACAGACTTCAGAGATTTAAGATGTTTCATTAATTAATTTCCTACGCAGGATGGGTTTTGGTTTTAAACAAGTATCTAAATGTGAAAGATCTATTTTTCACCGGAACTAGACCTTAGACATAAGATAATAGTTGAAGAGATTCGTTGATGCTACCTGACTTAATTTGCAGGTTCTCAGCAACTCATAGATCAAGCTATCAAAGAAGGTACGGTTACTGATTAAAGTTAACCGTTCAGGATCGCTATTGGTGATAGGCAGACTCTTCTGCACCGCAACCCAAAGATTCTCATCTACAGGATAAAGGGAATATTCACTTACTAACTTAGGTTGGTTAGCGAGGCGAAGCGAAAGCGTTTCGACGCGTTCCTCTAAAGCATTATGCAAATCTTGCATCATAAACTTATTTTCGACATCAGAAGTCGATGCAATAGCAATGCCAACTCGTGGACTGTGGGCCAAGACAATGCCAGTACCGGGGCAGAACACGAAGGGAAATTCATTCAACGCAATGTCAATCTGTGCAAGATCATTGACTGAACTCACGTCAGGACAAGCTATATAGTTGGTGTCTAACAATCTGTTAAATTGGACACCGTCTACTTTGTACTGATCGTACACAGCTTCAGGTAATACTAGCAGTTGGACCATAGTACACAACCTATTGGTTTAAAGGGGTTAAAGTTCTACATATTGATATTGCTATATTTACATTACAAACTAATACTTGTATTAATAATGATACACGATACACTCCACTATTTTTACAAGGATTCGAAATGGCTTCTCCCAAACAGCTATTAGTTCAATGCGTTACATTGTTGTGCCTTGAGCACCGTGAAGACTCCCCAGCATCACCGTCAACGGAGCTGATTGATAAAGTTGTATCTTCTTTAGATGTAAAAGAAACCACCGCTGACCATGACTCTGGTCGGCAGACTTTTCTTGAATTGCGCAATCTGGTTAATGAACTTAATCAGAAGCCAAAGAATGCTTTCCCTGGGTTGCAAGAAGTATTGCAACTGGTTCGTGTTAGTTGCCGTGAAGAAGTTTATCTTTACGATTCGGTTGAGCAAGGTGTACTAGAGAACTTCCCTGATGGCATGGCTATCATGCGTTCCATTAATAGTCGCCGTGGTACACTGAACGTTTATCTTAATGACGTGACTATTAAGACTGTTGTAAAAGAATATTCGCAAAAACTGATCTTCCAAGACCGTGGTAATCTGGACATCGTTAGTATGGTGTCTGAAATGGGCGCTAAACTTGAGCCTTATGTAAAAGCTCGTGCTGAATCTAAACACCCTGCTGAGATGGGTAGTATCGATTTTGACGATCCTGAATCCGTAGAGGATATCTTTCAGAAAGCACAAGATACTCTTTCGCCCGATGGTGCATTCCGTTTGGGTTGGAAAGGCGTTAACCGTCTACTGGGTCCTTTGGGTGCTTTGCGCCGTGGTGAGTTTATCACTACTGCTGCACTACAACACCAAGGTAAATCCTACTTTGCGATGTTCGTGTTCCTACACGTCTGTATTTTCAACAGACCCTTTATGCGGGATTCCACAAAGAAGCCTTTGGTTTTGTTCGTAACACTTGAGAACGAGATCTCTGACAACTTGATGCATATGTACTGCTACCTCAAAGAGAACGAAACAGGTGAACCTGTTATTCGACGTGATGTAGACAAACGTGATGCAGCTGCTTATGTATGCTCTCGCTTGGAAGAGAATGGCTTTAAAGCTAAGATGGTTCGATTTGACCCTACTGAATTTACAGTAGCTGGTTTTGTCAACTATCTTGATGGACTGCAAGCACAAGGCTTTGAACTCCAGTTCCTTTGTGTTGACTATCTCAATATGCTGCCTAAGACTGGGTTGGATGCTAAAGTAGCTGGTGACGATATTCGACTGTTGTTCCGTCGCATGCGTAACTATACTGCTCCACGAGGCATTACCTTCTTGTCACCACACCAGTTGGGTTCTGATGCACTGCAACTGCAACGTGAGAACACAGAAGACTTCGTACAGGTTGTGGCGAACAAAGGTTACTATGACGGTTGCCGTCGTCTGGGTCAAGAACCTGACCTTGAACTGTTCCATCACATCATCCGTCGTAAGGGTAAGGCCTACTTTGCTATTCAACGTGGTAAGCACCGTAACACCCTTACACCTGAAGAAGATCAATATGTCATCATCCCAATGAGTCCAGTTGGCACTATGCCGTGGGACATCGATAAAGAAGAAGACTATTGCATTCGAGTTATTCCGGGTAACAATATCGGTTCCGATGGTGATGACGCTTGGGACTAAAAAAGAAAACGTTATATTGCCTCTCCGAAAGGAGAGGCATTTATTTAGGTGTACTATGGACAACATTGATAAAATCGTAGATGACATTCTTTCACAACTTAGGTTACATGACGTAATGAAACGGAAAGCATGGATTCATGTTTATACTGCACGGCAGAATCTCAAACCTGTTATAGATCGTCTTTTGGTTAAGGCTACGGAATATTACAAGGTACCATTCCCTACCCTTGAACGACTCGAATGGTTCCTTAAAGAAGTATTTAGTCATCAGGTTGATATATTCCAGAAGCCCGCACCGTATCCTGAACCATCTAATCATCTATTACTAACTGTTGGTGGTTTGAGTGCCATCATCTTTGACTATGAGGAATCGGTTTATGCGTAAGCATATTGAGAAACTGGCCACTAAGGTATTCGAGGCCGTTACTGAACACAACAGCGCTAAGTATGGATTACTGATACTGGTTATGGTAAATGCCGGTAACCGTGAGGATCTGTTTAAACTGTTACTCGGGTATATGTATCCTAATGCCGGTAACGGTCAGTCCTATGAGAAACAATTTAATGAACTGACTAAGACTTCTAAGCGTTGGCAGTTCATTCGCATTGATGTGGATAACCACGTCGTACAAGACGCTATAGATCGATTTACGGCACTTAGTAGTGTAACCCAATACAATCGCATATTCATCGATCATGATTTCCCTAAACCTTTAAAGAGGAAGTAACCTAATGGCTAATGTTGACCACTTTGCAGAAAAAGTTATAGCGACCCTTAAGCATCGAGTCAAATACCGTCAGGGTGACTCCATAATCGTTTACGCGGCTGAACAGAACGTTATCCGTATAATGACGGCTATTACTGAATACGTCGCTGAAATCGAAGGGTGGGGTCCTACAGACTACTCCACTTATAACTCTTTCAATCTAGCTAAGCAAAGACTCTATTTGATGCACAGCATTTTGATCGAGGTTGTTCAGAAAAGTATGTCACATCCAGATTGGAGTCACGATCAAATAGATGTAGGTAATTACTCTACCTTGTTCATGGACCATGAGTTGAATGTTAGTGATCCTTACTTTGATACGATCAAACGTGATTACTACAATGAAGTAAGTTCATAACCTAGTCCTCCCTTAGGGGAGGGCTTTATTCCCTCTTGCAGAGAGCATTGTAATTAACGTCATAAATGCCCTCTCTGTTGTGAGAGGGCTTATCGTTACTGTAGTTAAGCTTACGCTAGTAAAGCAATGTTGTATTGCTATCGCAATATCTGTTAATTAAGAAATAAAGGCCCTACGGGCGATCCTATGCTTTTAGTAGGGGTTTATACACAGTGTTGGCATATCAAGTATTTTAATTCAATGTTATGTTGTAATATCCAGCCCTGATCAGGCTAAATAACTAAAGATTATAAGGTACCTTAGAAATGGCAAAGACCAACCCACTGTATAAACCGAAAGCAGGTAAGACCGCTGAACAAGTAGCAATCGAAGAGTTCATGAACACTATCCCACCAGAATGTGTCATTGAAGGTGACCAGGTAATCGATAACACCATTACTGAAGTTATTGATACACCGGATGTATCTCTTGATCCGATCGTTGACTCCGTAGACGTAGCTGAACAACTAGATGCATTGGCTGAAGATGCCGATGGTATTACCACTGCACCAGCACTGGAATCGTATAAACGTATCTTTACTCAACTATCTACTCTCGGTGGATGGCCACATAGCCACTCTATGGAAGAGTTTAAAAATACCAAAGGTGGCGTGCGTCGGTTCACTCGTGCTATCCGTGAACACGCTGATCATATCCGTAGCACAGCAGTTGGTAGCCTGGAAGGTTATGCTGATCGGGTAGATGAATCGGTTGGCACCATGATGTCCAATTACAAACAGGCTCTTGGTAAGTTGAACGCCATTAAGAGTAACATGCATAATACAAAAAATCGAATCGTTCTGGTTAACCAGAAAGAGGCCTGGCAGTTATTCCATATGCGTAATGAGCTCATGGACATGTCCCAGTTCGACATGGAGATTAAAGGTATCAAGGATCTCGAGGCATTGATCGCCGAAGGTATGGGTAAAGTACGCAAGATGGCTGAGAATGGTGCAGACGGTAAAGCTCTGTCTAAGTTCTTGAATATCATGCTGATGAACAACACCACCGTTAAAGTAAAAGACGGTCGTGCTTACTTTGAAGAAATCGATGTTGACGCTCCGATGAAAGAGTGGACTTCCACTGACTGGCCTATCCATCTGGCCTACGCACTGGTAAACAAAAATTATCGTGGCGGTAAAGGTGACGAGCTGACTGTTATTCCTGAGTCGACTAAAACCTTCGGTCAAGTAATCGAGAAGGTTAAGGGTCTCGGTCCAGTAATGGCCAAACTTGAGAAAGACGTTGACGAACTGACAAAGTTCATCAAAGGGTTACCTGATGACAAACGTGGTAATATTGAGAAAGCTGCGTCGCCAGTATTGGAACTTGCAGCTAACACTATTAAACACGTTACTGAGGTAACCTACGGTATCATGAAAATGTTCAGCCGTATGGGCCAAGAGAAGTAAAAAAATAAACAACATAGGCCTCTCCCGAAGGAGAGGCTTTATGTCATTCTTCTTTATCGCGAATCGCCCAGCCACTCACGGTATAGGCACTGAAGCTACGCTCGACAGTCCAGCCGTTGTATGCCAGTCGGGCCGCCTGCATTGGATGCAACTCACCAGCTTTATCCGACGCTGGATCGTCATTGCGGTGGAACGTGCGTGATTGATTACCCTTACGCATCGCTTCTTTCAACTCGCGCAGTACACGAGTCATATCGAAATCGGAATAGACTTCTTGAGTTACAACGCCAATGGAGCAGGTTGATGCTGGGGTATTCATTAAAAGTTTACTCCTGCGTAGATTATATGTGAATGATTGTATCGTACCAGACTGTAAGACTGGATTGAAAATTGGTCCCACGAGGGGATTCAATTGAATTGAACGTTAAGCAGTCAACCCGTTGGACAGGACCACTAATCCTAGACGACGGTTAGCTCACTGGGAGTAGTGCCCCAGTGAGCTTCTCCTTTATGCCGTTACAGCCAGGTGAACTTGATATCATCGCCATCCCATACAAAGGTAGCAACAACCCGCTCGTTCAAGCCGTTCTGCATTACTTTACCGTTACCGATGACGTAGTTACCAACCACACCACAGGAACGACCTTCTTGTTCACACAGCGCGTTCAGAACAGCACCGACACTACCAGCGTTGTAATGACCAAATGGACCAGTATAAACTTTCATGTTAACTCCTATTTAGTTAGACCGTAATATCGATCCGGTCAGCTCCGACCAAACGTAGGTCATAGAGGTTGGGGATCTTACCATAGTCGAAATGACCTTGACGCAAAGCATCGCACATGTAGATCCAGAACTGCCGATGCACTGGTTCTCGTTGCGCCCAATCCCAGCGGAAGAAGTCAGGGAATCTCATGGCGATATGTCCGTGTAGTGTGTCATTACTGGCAAGGACACGTGTGATGTGCGCGTTCACCAATAAACATACTGGGAAAGGCAGAACCTTTCGAACAGCGTGGCACATGTACGGACGCAGGTAATTGTAGTCACCTGAATGAAGCACTTTCTCGATTTGATTTGCCAGCCAACGACCGTAGAGTTTACGCAGCATCGTCAATGTCCTCATCGATTGACGCCATCGGAGGAGTCTTCAGAGTGAGTTCATTAACGCTGGTGATCCGAGCAACGAAACCCAGCTCATTAAAATGTCCGTAAATGAGATTGTTGAGCTGAGTAGAAGCGTAGGTACGTTCACTCGGACCGATGACACTGGCGATGATATCACTAACCCTGAAGGAATAGGTAATCTCGCCATCGTCATAACGATTGTAGTTACGATGGTCCAACAACCATTCGCGGTCAGCCAGCTTCGGCATGATTTCAGCCACAATGTGATCGAAAAGCTCTTTATCGCGATCGATGTGGATTTGACGAATAGTTTCAGCAGTGTTCATAGGAAGTCCTTTATTAAGTTGTAGATAAAGCCACCGGCTAGGCCAATACCTAGCCCCCAAAGGATGACGGTGGTGCCCAAATCGTATTTCACGTAGTCAGTTGAGCGAGTGTGCATGGTGGAGTCTCTTCACATTTTTCAGAGACGAGTTCGATGCGATAGTAATCGCCATACTGGACTGAAGCCAGTGGACAGCAATGACAATCACGTTGATGTTCCCACTGAACGTAAGAGATACGCAGTTGGTCCAATGGTACATCGGAACCGAAATGCGCGATGCATGCACTGAAGATATCGCCGAACGATTTCTCGTCATTTGCGAAGGCAATGAACAATTCAGTTGGAGTACTTACTGGTGCAGTCCATTCAGTAGCCATGTTATTTCCCTGCGTCGATGGTTGCCAATGCACAAGTAGCCCAACCGGTCTCATCGTGCTTACGAACTTCACGGACCTGAGCTTCGAGAGAACGGATCGAAAGGAGGTTCAGTTGCTTGAGAATGAACTCCGCTCCCAACTTACGTTGAAGTGCCTTCGACTTACCGGTGTGGTGACTGACGAACTCAGCCATGTGGGTATGTTCCGATGTACCAGCCCACGCCATACGCTCTTCAATTACCACAATCGGTGTATCAACACCGTGACGATAAATCGCCATCGATTGAACACCCACCTCCAGATTGAGTGCCCAGAGATAGTTCAGATCGAGCATCGTAAAGTCTTCGACCGCTTTGAGGGTGTTCTGGTCACCGGTGTTGTACGACGCCAGGAAACGGTCAAACTGGACAGGATCGTCGGCTGCTTCACGGATATGTTCAACCACCGCCACGTGAGAAGCGAAAGTACCCAATTCGAAGCTGTAGTTTTCTTTGAAGAACATGTTATTACTCCTTGATAAATGAAAATGGTTCCAGTGGTTTGTCGGTGTGGATCAGTTTGTTACCGTCGAACGTGCAGTTCATGAGATACAGATGAGCAACACGGAACCCGTAGTTCTCATTCGCTGGGTTACGCACGATCTCTTCGATCTTTTTAGCTACGATGATTTCGGCAACCTTTTTGGTGCCGGCATCACCAGTAACGTTTTCAGCTACCCATTGACGAGCATTGTCACGAGCGGCAGTGGTTACGAATTGTTCCAGTTTGTCGTACGGGATCATGTTGTTACTCCTTGGTTGAAATTATTGCGTTACTTGAACAGTGTTGTCCAGAGTGAGTCGAACGAGTTGACGTTTAACCGTACGATCCAATGGCATCGACTGATGCACACAGGTCGAGTTCATCAGGTATGCTTTATTGGGTTCCATGGTGAACTGATCCATGGTTTCCAGTTCGTCACGGAAGTGTTCACAGCTACCACCACGCCCTGGTTCGCTATTATAGCTACCGGACCAGACCTTGCAACCTGGGTAGTTGGTAGCGATAATAGTACCACCCATTTCTGAGAGGTACTGAGCAGAGTGTTGTTCTGGTGTGAGGATACGGCCCGGTACGCCATTCAGCCAACCATTACCACCGCCACCACCCCAACCATAGAGGAAGTTGCCGTCAATGTGTGCACCACCACGGCGATGCGCGGTACCTTCCTGAACTTCACGCTCGTCAATAGTCAGGAAGAACTTTGTACCCGCTGCAATCATAGCGTCTTTGATCGATTGGATGATCATGGCCACGTACTGAGCCGGGGCGACATCCGCTACGGTTTCAGGAGTAGCTTCAACCATGTACACTTGTGCACCGGTGTATTCTGGGAAGGTAACGGAACCTACTGCTTTAGCGATGGATTGCATATTTAAAACTCCAGTGGTTTGTTGATGTGGATCGGATCATGCCAGCCGTAAATACTTTGGCGGCACGCATGATTCATTCGCCATTGGATGACGTCGAAGAAACGTGAGTGGTCAATTGGGAGGTATTCCCAAGTTGGTTCACCGTCAGGATTGACATCACGGATACCGTAGATGGCCTCGCTACCAGTGTGGGTATCACGTACTACAACCCCTACATGCAGAGAAGCGCCCACATTAGGGAATCGGTACATCAGATCCAGACCACGACGTTCAATGAGTTCTTGAACGATCAGGCGCAGGGCTTCTTTGGTCATCGAACGTTTTTCACTCACCGTGGAGTAAGTACTCTCACGCAAGGTATCGATGATATCCCAGAGTTGAGGGATACCGAAGAACATTTCAGGCTCTTCAGTGGCTTTGATCCAACTGACGATGACACTGCGATCTGGGATCAGTAATGCATTGGAGGTATCTGCAACACGGCTGATCATTTCAAACAGTTTTTGCATGTCCATATTAAAGCTCCTCTTAAATGGATAGTACTTCCACGCCACCAATGACTTTAATTGTCAATGGTAATTCGGAAGCTTGTTCATAAGTCAGGCGAAGGTGGAACTTTGATTTGTCAACGATATTACATAACCCGAGGAAAAAATCAACACATTTGCCAGCGCTGTCAATTGGTATATATTGCCACCAAGTGTCAGCTTCCTGATAAATATAGTATCCGTAGTGCTCGAGTAGTCGAGTAACACCGATATCGTTAATAACGAAATCAAAGTCTTTGCATTCAGCTTCAGGTTTCCATGTAGCGGACCCAACAAGAATACAATCCTCCCCCAATAACTCGAGTACCTCCTTTAGGGTAGGATAGTATTCGGTCATATTAAAACTCCACTGGCTTAGGGTCGAACTCGAACTGATAAACCAGATTCGATTTGTTGGGGATGTTGAAAGCAGTGAAGTTTTCAAAGGCCTCACCTTCACTGCGAAGGGTCGAACCAGTGATCTCTTTACCACGGACAGTGATATCGTGATAGGTACCGTTACCGAGATTACGGCAGAGCTTACGCTCAACGGTACCCTCGTTCTCGAAGAACCAGCCTTCACCATAGTTGCCCACCATGTACAACCGGTGTACGGTTACTGGCCATTCACGATGGTTAACCACAACCCAACCAATATCGGGCCAATGCATCACGTCAATAGTACCATCGATCTCGACTGCCTTCACTTTGACAGCACGACCAGTGAGCTTGGCAATCCAGTGCATGGCACCACCGGTACCGAGCTGGGTTGCATTATTGATGTCACAGGACCAGTCATTACCGCCAGTCCAGTATTCGGTACCATACAGACCTTCCGAGGCCAGTACGTAAATACCGCCAATGGTCGACATATTTACATTAGTCATGTTGTTGCTCCTTAAATAAAAATACAACTATAAAGAAAATAAAATACATCAGATACAATCTTATGTAGAGTAGTGTGTTGTTTCGACCAACACACTACAGTTAACACTACGATCAGTGTAAGGTTACTTTCTTAATCCATTTGACGTTATCACAGTCATATAGGACTAAGTTCTGGTGACCCTGTTGTACCGTGGCTTCACCTTTGTGAGGGGTGAGGCCATACCTACCCAAATAACCTAACGATTTGCCATCGTAATTGATGGCCTCGAAAATTATTCGTTCGTCTGGTAAACTAACGAATAACTGATTGTCAGGATCTGTCTCTCGCATTAAATAACATGCGGTGACATTGGGTTGATTTACATAGCGCTGACCCTTATGGGGGTTTGTGTATTGGATACGCATAATTACGTTCTCCGAAAGATATTAATTACATAGCTGGTACCCCCAGTGAGCGAATCTAATACCGTCTCGTTAGAGACAAAATAATAAAGCCCCTCCCGGCAAGGAGGGGCTTTATGCCGTTAACCTTTGCGAATGACCTTGCGAAGGTTTTCAACTTGAGCTTCATAACGAATCGCCCAGTCGACGTATTCATCGAACGCGCCGTAGGTCGCTTCGAAGTTACCACGACGTTTACGGACCGCTACGTCCAATGCGAACAGAGCACGGTTGCGATCAGCCGGATGGGCTGCAATGGCGAGGTTGTAGTCGTCGTTCAGTTCTGCGATAGTAGCCTCAGCGATTTCGGAGTCCCATTTAGTACGGTTGCTCCACACACTCAAACCAACAATTGCACCGACTGTCAAGGCGGTACCAATAACACACGATGCAATGGCTGAATGTTTCATAGTGTTTCCCCAGGTCATCAAAGGTGACGTTTTAATAATTCAAAGGTGAGTTCCAAATAGGCCAAAGCTTCAGCGGCTTCTAAGCTACTATGACGGTACGGACCGTATCGAGTCATCAAGCCATCGTAATAGAAAGTAACCAATCTTAAAGCTTCTACTGGACTACCCGTTTTGTCTAGCCATTCAGTGTAACGTTGTTCAAGACCATCGGCTGCTTTTCTTATATCGGAATAAGCTTCCCGATGACGTCGTGCCTCGAACATGAATATCACGATGGCGGTTATGGCTACACAACTAACGGGTAAAAAGATCTTACCCGCCAGCCTCAACTGCTAATACCTTTTCCGGCGCGGCTATGGATCAGAGCCTTCTTCAAGTGACGCTTGAAACGACGTTTGTGAATGAAGTAGGTCTTGACGTCTTCGGCGTATGTAAAGATGCTTAGACGGACTTTGTAAAGTGCCCAGAAGGTATCAGGGAACGATGCAGTCTTCGCCAGCTCAGGATAAAGCTCCTCAGCTTTGAGTTGGATGAAGTCGAGCAGCAAGCCATCGCCCCAACTAGTTTCGACGGCGTAGTATTCCTTGCCGAAGAACCAATGACTACCATAGGCGTGGTCATGCTTAAGGCTGAGACCATAGGCGATACCAGCTACCAGATGTGCGTTAATTGCAATCATGTTTTTGCTCCAGATGGAATTACTTGATCTTGCCTTCTTGAATCAGTTCAGCAATACGCTTGCCGTCCTGAATGCTGACCAGCGCTGGGTTCAGGCATTCACGGATGCGCTTGATGCCTGGGATCGTTACACGACCTTCAGCTTGGTTAGCAGTCAACCAGCTTTCGCCATAAGCCGTAACCTTCTTACGCTCAGGGTCATGGCGATTGCAGTGATCGATCAAGCTGATGTCATTGCATAGATCCAATGCTTCTTGCAGACGTACCCGCAACAGCATCGGTTCCAGCAGCGTAACCCGACGTTCGTCGAGTTCATTCAGCTCGTCCAGTATACCTTGGAAGTTATCCGAGGTAGCGATGGCCTGGAGGTTCTCTTTCAGTGCTTCGATGTTCGACAGAATGTCGGAGGTGATCTTTTTGAAATTAGCTACTTCTTGCATGGTAATGCTCCTTAGGTTAATCGGTTTGACGACGATAGGTCAGATGGTCTTGAAGATCACTTACGGGCATAAATACTTTACCGTTATCAGCAACCATCATAGTGCAACCACGAAAAGCTTTTTCAAAAGCTTTCTGGCCGGCATCACCTGGATGGAAGAGTTTACGAACCACACTCTCTTCGACGTATCCCGTTACGGGGATATTGAGAATTTCAACGTTACTCATTTTACTGCAACCTCGAGGTTATGACGTTCGGTCAGATCATTCCAGTAACGATCCGAATCGATGAACTCCCCGGTGTGGTAGTTACGGAGAACCCAGGCGCCTTGCATCGGCATTTCCGATACTGGATGAATACCGTATTCGCGACTGATAACCAACTCGTCATCATTACACACAGTGCGATAGAAATGCTCGTTGAGTTCGAGCATGGCTACCTTCGGTTTGGTGTCGACTTTAGGTTTAGGGTCCATAGTCGCTTTAATTACTAGTGGACGAATATTGACGATATTTACACCTTCGCTATACTGGAACTGTTTCAAGTTAGCCAATTGCTGGGCGATGGTATCAGGATCAGTGAGACCATTATACTCAAGTTGAAGACCATCGCTGACCAGTTCCCAAAGCACTGCTTCAATATGGTAAACGTTTGCTTTCGGATCAGCGGTGAAGAACGCCCGAACCGCCAACCCGACCCCGCGTGGAGTGGTTACGCCAGAATCGCAAATGGTTTTAACCACATGATTCAAAACTTGGTCGGCATGAGGAATTGCTGAGTCCTCGAGAATACCTTTAACCTGATGACGGACGCGCTTCTCGATAGTCAGGTCACTTGGTTCTACAATCACGCCTTTGATACGTTTATTATACACCGAACTAGCGACTTCGATCACAAGTGCGCCAATGCCGTTCGGTGCGGGCACCAAATCGGAGGTAAGGTGTCCGCTCAGGAAGCTCCGCAAATTACCGCCAGCATCGTCGGTGGAGCTACGATTTACCACCGCGATTGCTTGACTAATCAACTCATTTTCAAATGCGATATGGTCCACCCCATATTGATGGAGGGTAACGCTGTAAGCTTTAAGAACTGATTGGTTGGCAACCATCCAGTTTTTAACGTTGGCCACAATGTTACCGTGGATGTCTTTCAGTTGTTGCTCAATACGACCAGTCATTTCGATTCCTTCAATTTAGGTTTAATAGTTTCCGATCAAATGATCGATCGTTTTCCAAACGTCCTTAGTTTGACAAAGTAGTTCGCTACCCCACATTTTGTCATTGCCACTCAGATGACAGGCCACGCCGACCATGTCGTCATTATGTTGCCTTACTTTGATGTAAGCACAGTCATGAATGACTTCAGTATAACCCAACGTGAACAGGTATTTACAGAAACCCAGTTCAAACAGCTGTTGGCTTACGTGGGCCAGTCCATTGATGTGTGGAACCCCTGGATCATTGTAACGCTGTTGAAAGCGCTCCCAAACTGGATCTTCGCGAACCAGCCGAGCGAGTTCAGGGTGGTTACATTCAGCGTACTGCATCAATACCCGAAGTTGCTCAGCCGATGGCTTTGCCTGTTCCTGCAACGCTTTGATACGATGCAGCAGAGCACTGATGATAATGTTGTCTTTCATATAACCCCCCAGTTAACGACGAGTGACCAGTTGCAGATTACCGTCAGGTCCGACACGGGTACCGTAGACGACTTCGACCGAGGTGTCCTTCGGAGCAGCTTCAATGAACTTGGCATTGAAGAACAGACCACCCAGTACAATACCAGCCAACAGATATGCGAATTTCATGATTAAACCCTTTGGATAAGATTGAGAATAGGGGCCGAAGCCCCTATGGTTACGTTAGAGACGCTCAAAGACTTCTTCGAAGGAAAGCCCTTGTGGCAACCCCAACGCTTCAGATACACCGGCTACAACGCCATCCATGCACTCACGATAGGCGAGCGCATCGTCGTCATAATTGCTTGGATCAACGTACGTTGCAAATGGATCACGTACGTTGCATACGATCGAATCGAGGTTATCGTCGATTGCCCAATACGGGGCATCAAGTTTCTCACGATCCGAAAAGTACTGCTCCATATGCATTTGACGACGATTTACATAAGCCATGCGTGATATCTCCTATACCAGTTAAAGTTATGCCCAGGGTGCCAGAACGGCATCCAGATCTTTTACGCTGCCAGCGAAGGTCAGTTGACTAACCCAGTTTTTGTAGTGAGTTGCCACGAATGCTTTCATGAGCAACGCCAGTTCATCACCTTCCGCTTCGCCACTGAGAGCTTTGACGTTTTCTTCACAGGTCGCTTTGGCAGATTCGATTACGTCCGAATCCATGAAGTGACCCATGGTCGAAAACACCAGTGCACCACATGCAGCGACGCACGTGTATTTCAAAAGAGAACCAAACATCTCTAACCCCTTATTCAGATTGCTTCTTCGTTTTCGACAACCGGCTCAGCACCGGCAACTTCGGGTTCAGCAGCTTTCGCTACTTCGTCTTCACGATTGTACAGCCATGCGCCAACACCTGCAAGGGCAGCCAGACCAACAACAGCAGCGATACCATATTTCATAGCGATTACCTTTTTTGAGTGAGTAGTTTGTTTGTAGCGTTACGGCATCTGCATTCAACTGAACGCAAATCCTTTGGTTTCAAGCCATAGGTGAAACCTTCCAATAAGGCGTCATACTCGGGCTTGAGGTTTTGCCATTTCTCTTCAAGGGACATGTCCCTGAAGATGGCTTGTTGATTCAGCTTAAACACCAAAGCCTGAACTCGTTCCATAACCTGCTCGGTCAATCGGACGACTTTACATTCACCGATACCGGGCGTAGCTATAATGAACAAGTATCCTAGTCCACCTAAGACCAAGGTACTTACGATAATAGCCGAATCTAATAAGTCTTCTTTCATTCAGCCCTCTCATTGAGTTAAAAGGCTTAGACGAATTCGAACGAGTGAGCACCCAGTTCTTTCAGCTTTTCTTCCATGAGGGCTTCAGCTTCGTCTTCAGAATCAGCCACCACCGAACTCAATTGCGAGCCGGACATGGTGCTGTGGGTTACCGAACCATCGTCGCATTCAAAATGAATCAATACTGCTCGTGCATGGGCCATGTTACAAACTCCTTTAACTGTTTTAATTCACTATCGTAATATACCCTTTAAATGGGTTCTATTATTGACGGCATAAAGACCACCCCAATTAGGAGTGGTCAGTACGAGTTAATCCCATGTTTCACTGCTTTCCATCCAAGGCGGATAAACCACCACGATCGGATTAGGCATAGCTTCGCCAAACGTCTTGATGGTTTCTCTAACCTCATTGAAGTTGAGTCCACCATTAGCGCAGCCAAGCGGGGGTATTACGATCTTCCACTTAGGATCGATTTCTTCACCTTCACCAACCGAATCAACCATCCACGTTAAACCTGCGGATATGTAACTGGCTTGTGATGGATCTTGCCATCGGTCTTTAGTGGGGAACATCATGTAGCGTTTGCCATTGTCCGCTTGATAGATTACTGGATTACCGATGGTAATCATTTTCATCTTACAATCATGACGATAGCGTTCATACAAATCAGGATGCATTTCTTTAAACGACTTAGCTAAGCCGGCACCCATGACTCCAATGCAATTTACTGTGATTAGATACAGATCACCATCGTGTTTAAAGATGTCTGTACCGATAACGAATTCAACCATGTTGGCCTCCAAATAGATTCGGGTTTCCCCTCATCTAATTGTACAGCTTCACACGATCTCTTTCACCACCTTCTTCAAAGCCATACTAGCCGTGGCGACGGCCGTTACAAGACCTATAGCTGCCGTAACACACAACATTACATCGCGGTTATGGCGTGCTTTCTCAGATTCCTTTTTATTGGATTCTTGAGATTTGTCTTCATCATAGAAACTACCGAAAAACATAATGATTACCTCTAAGTTAATTCACAAAAGTAATATAGGCTTTAAATAGCTTTAAATAACTAATGTGAATACGATACCAGTCAGTATATACATATCATCAATAACCGGTTGGTAATTGAGAATGGGTCTTTGTATAGCGTTTAACGCGTCATGATGAATGCGTCTTAGCTGTTCAAATGCCGCAGGTATATATTGACCTAACATAGGGTAGTCGTCACATAGACGGGTTACCTGATCCATTGCTGTTGAGAATTGTGAAGCGTTATTAGTCAGTTGAAAGTTAGCATGTGCCATTAGCACATTAATACCAACTGTTAAGAAACGATCACTAAAGGTAAAGAAATCATAGTTAGCTATAATTTTTTTATGTCTAGTTAAGAATTGGTAGGACCACGACGGGTCAATATGGAAATAGACGTTCATCGTAGTCCTCCGGTTATACTGCGTTAGCTTCAGCAGTTTCAGTCTGCCTTACTAAGAACAGGCTTAAGGTGGTGATACCGTCAAATCGGGTATTGATGTTACCTGAGTCAACAGGTGCTCGGTTATCGTTTACACCTAATAGCGTACCGTAGTAAGTATTAACGGTGGCACCATCGATGGTCTGGAATTTAACAGGCATTCCCGGCTCCAGCAGATCGGCATTACCGCGCGTCCACTGTACAGTCACAGGTTGGCCTTGTTGTTGAGCCATTGTGGTGTACTGTTTAAACGGGTTAGCTGTAAACCTATCCGCAGACCAGCGCATGTTATTCAAACCATCAGCGAGTGTTTCAGATGTTACTTCAAACAAGTTCGTTGCCCGATCGATCAACATTCGGTTATCTTTGATTGTACCTGTGTTCAGCAATTTATTTAAATCGCCAAAACGAAACCCGTTACCATCTTGGATCTTAGTGCCAGTAGATTTATCGTTGGCTATGGAAGTACCCGTCACGATAATCGTTAATGACCGATCATTGTCCAAGAATGTTTTCTCTGAACCTTTGAATCGGTCGTTAGGCATGTTGATAATATTGAGTACCTTTGAGTTCTTTGAATACCGAGTCGTATCAAATAAAGGATACACATAGAACTGCTTGTTTTGAATATACCGACCTAGCCCTGTTGGGTAAACACCACACTCATCGTTCTGAATAAACCTACAGACATCTTTGAGTGGGATACCATCCGGTAAGGCTAGTTGGTGTATGACCGCGGGATTAGCCTGATCACGCCAAACGTTAATGCCTTCGATGCGCTCAGATGACCCTTCGAACAATTGGTCAAAGTATAATTTGTGCACGTACTGGATCATGTCCAATGAAGTCATCTGCCTGAACGTTAAGCCGGTGGTCACCATCATCAGTTTGTAACAGATCTCGTCGACTAGGGTAAAGACCACAGACTTCATACCCACTTGGTTCATCTGAGCTTTGTTAGTCATAGCCGACTGTTTGTTTGTAAGTACTGTATTATCGCCACCCTCAAGATCGAGGATGGCTTTATACCGTTTAGTGCCAGCGAAGCGTTCCCAGTTTCGAGCAGAGTTACCTTCCATCAAAGGAATCTCTGTAATGTCGATAGTAAGGTTATCACGGTAGGGTAGGATGTCGAAGGTGTAATCGCCTAATAGCATCAACACTTCAAGTTGACGGACATCGCCCAGTGGACCTGTACTGTAATCTCTAACTAAGTGAATGTGTTCAACCCGATTCGGTTGAGTCCATTTACCATTGGCTAGTATATTAACAGTAGTCCGTACGTTGTGATAACCTTCGCCTGCATCTCGAACTCTTTCAGCTTCTTTGTAAAGTAGTGTAGAGTCAAATGACATTACATCAGCTCCGCCATGTTGGATTCAATATCGTCAACGATCGAAATGTAAGGTTTGATCTTACCGTCAGATTCTGTTTGAGCCTTGAGGAATTTGTTAGTGGCAATCAAATTACGACGACGAGACATCTCAATGAAACTATCAAAGATACCACCATGGACCTGAGATGCTTTTGGCTCTAGGCGCTTAGCGACTTGGTAGACTTCTAGGGCTAAAGCTTCAAACATCCTCAGTTCTTCAATCGGTGGCAAATCATCTTTGTGAAACGCTTGTCTAGAGGCCATCAGGTGATTGTGTAGATGGTCCTGAATATCGTTGTAGATCTGCACACAGTCGTACATATCCGTAATAGCGATAGCGTGACCTTCATCCATAAACATCGCAATGGCCGCTGCCGTAAGGTTCTTGATTTCCATACGACCCGCTGCTAGTCGATCTACTGTCGGATCACCCGAGACGTTCATTACGACTTGTCCCGTAGCTAAGTACTCTGACGTAACTTCAATCAGGTTGGTAGCCAAGCATTTATAGCGAAGGTTAAATAATCGCCATGCTGGTGTGTGGCGTTTACACATTTGAAAATTGCGCACCTGAGTCATGATTAGTTCCTGATAGCGTAACCTAACAAGAGAATCAATACAGGGTGGTAATAGAACCGTTCAAGGTTATCCCACGACAAACAACATTTAATCACAGCTTTAAGCTGACTGCGATTAAGTGGTTCGTTATTGATCATCTGCCAAGTTAATAATTCCAGTTTACTCTGTAGCTTAGAGTCTTCATAATAGAAGGCTTCAGAGAAAACGTAATAGTCGTCAATTACGACGGGTTTAATGTCTTGCGGGTAAGACCAAGCTTTTTCAATATTGGTCTGCTGTTCTGGCGGTACACGATGGAACCACGGTTCGTCACGTTCCCACTGAGGCTTCCACTTACCCTTAGGTGGGCGACGGGGTTGCCCTGCCTGGAATGGAATACCTTCAGGCGTACAGCGATTAGAGCCATTGTACTGGGAGTCCACATCAGTTGGCGCATCGATTGGATAAACCATTCGTGGAATACCAGAATAACCGATGGCCTGTAGTTCAGGTTTCCAACGATCAATCGCGGTCATGACTAAGTGAGCACGCTCTGTTGCGCCACACCCAACGACTGGGTTTTGCTTGATGATCATGTCCCATACGGTCGGTTCACGCATCACAGACAAACTCATGACGTTCAACACTTTCGCACGACGTAAGTCCCGCGAGTATTTAGTGTCGATGATACTCAACAAAGCCTTTACCACAAAATGGTCATATGTGTTATTGAGTTGGTCTGGAACAATGAACGTAAAGTACTGGGTCGAGAAAAAGTCAGCGATGTAACGACGGATGATATCATCACGCGTCTTAGCGAACTCTTGGTTATCGTGATAATCTTCTTCGGTGACAAATGGATTACATCCATTACCCAACCGATTAGCATCCCAGTAATAAGTGACCTGTGATTTATCGTCTAAGTCTTGTTGTTGCTGCTCGGTGAGCCATCCAACCATCTTCCACTCGATTGCATAAGTGGAATCCCGTAGGTATGTTTCACGGCGAGCGCTAGTAATAGTAAAAAGACCAACGCGTCCGTCACCAACACCAGCAGTGAACATGTCGCCATAGTTAGCTGCGAGGCCAGGATAAGTGTGACCACTACCAGTGACACTGAAAGTACGAAGATCTTCACGTTGACTGATATCCAAAGGTTGGTTAACTTTGATATCGATGTTCATGATCTTGTAGTACTGTTGATACGGCGGCCGTCGGTTCAGTGCTAAAGGTGTTGGTTCTTGCGTAGCGTCCAGCATCTGCGAATAGTAAGCACTCGCTCGCCAGTTAGAACCATTAATCCACGCAAGCATACTTGAACGTGGAATATACTTGGTGTCAACGGCAATACCTCGATAAGTTTCGCAATAGGCTTTTACCTCTACTGGACTTACCTCTGGATCAATTGGCGTTTCTTCCGTTTCATGAAAAAGACCCATTAGTTACCTCCAACGAGTTTGTCGGCGATCAAACCTGCGTAGAGTACGTTGGCTGGACCGTATGCTTGAAGTGATGTAAATGCATCTGTACCATTAGGACCAGTTTGACCAGGAATGGTTTCAGCACGAGCAGTACGACCACATTCAATATCGGCCCACTTCACATAACCTTCAGGAAAATGTGGTACATCCTTAGTCCATTCCGTAGTACCCTCGCCTGGCCAATCGGGATTAGGTGTCCGAGGACGACCTAGACCTAACAACTCAAGCTTCTCAAGAGGTTCTTTACCACGACATACCCAGAACATCCGACAGATAGTCCAGTAGACTGTTGGGTATCTACGAATTCCTTCCCACGTGTCTTTTGGAATTTGCAACCAGTTACCATTAACTGAAATCTGAATATGGTAATAGTATTCTGGATCTAAGTCTACCGTAGTCCTTAGTTTAAGGGTACCGGGTTCCATTACTAATGGAATATGCAATCGTTCATTGTTACGGTACAGTCGAATGTCGAATAAGCTATTAGGTCCGAATGCTCGAGTACCTACAGATTCAAAGAACTCAACAAACCATGGAGTGAAGGCAAAGCGACCCAGTGACTTAAAGTCCATCACTGCCTTTAGATCTTTACAGTTAAGCATCAACAACCCGGTAAAGAACGTAAGCTTGGTAGGGAACTCATCCGGTGCAACCCATGTATCAGTATCAGGATATTGAATGTAAGGTAACCCACGTTGAGCAGAGATATGGAAAGCCTTATCCAGTGAGCCACGCAACACGGTAGTCTTACGATCGATCTGCTGGTAGTTCTGATATGGATAATCAGGACGGAACAACTTAGGGATCGGACACTGATTCATGATCATCGGATATTCGATGTACATGTGCGTTGGTCGGTCATACCTACAGATGTAACTAAACGTACACTCGTATGCACCAGAGTTATCAGATGCTTTCTGAGGTGTCTCAGGCGTGTTGATGAAATCAAAGTGACCCACTACGTCTACTTGTCGTTCATACACGGTGTACTGAGGGAAAGTATCAGTATTAGTAACCATATCCGTGTGAGGCTGTATAGTGCGCTCTATGAGCCAATCATTGAAAGACTGACCCGATGGATAGGCTGAACCTTCCTGCGTGTCATACAGGCCTTTAAGGAGTGCCATCATAGGTAATGAGAAGTTGTAATGGTACTCTAAAGCCATGGTCATGTCACCAAAGCCCTCAGACAACTTAATACGCTGATCATCCAACCATCGCTGGGCAACTACAACGTTAGGCGCTTGGTAAGTAATGTCAATACGGAAGTCAACAAACCTACGAACTGGATGAATGAAAATCCCATGCTTTGTGTCAGCAAAGATCGGGTAGTTCTGATCGTTCATTACAGCTGTAGACAATGTAAAGTTTTCTTCAGCGATTTCATCGTACCTAACCTCAACCCGTTCTTCTGGATCGAATCGAATGGCGTTAGTTGCATCACAGCAATTACCGAACACCGCACCATTCATAGGGACGGTTTCAGCACGACCAGGGAAATACACTTCAGTCTCAGGAGGCAATCCCATAAACTGGGCAATCTGAGTTACGGCACTCACGGCTACGGCTCGCTGAATGGTTTCGTAAACATCAGGTAAAACAATAACGGCGTTAGGCATGGTAATAGCCTCATTTTAAAGTTCATAAGATTGCGGCATAAAGCCCTCCCCGAAGGGAGGGACATTATTAGTTGATCAGGTATACACGTGTGTTGAATCGACCCAACCGGATCAGGTAGTTAAGGATCTTCTTAATGTCCAAGTTACCACGGGTAATTTCACGCTCGGCATATTCAAAAACAATACGACAGATATTCTTCTGGAACTCTGGGTACTTGATGAATTCCTGGTTCAGAATCCATGCTTCGATGTACCATTTAGGGAGAGTCTGTCCAGGGCAGAAATCTGGGATCGGATTAAATAGCGGTTGGCTACCATCGGCCTTAAGGAACTCAATTGCAGAACGTGTGTCAAAATATTTACAAAGTGCCTTCTCAATCACCTCATCTGCATTATCAGACAGAGCCATCAATCGAGTTGCGATCGGCACATAAGTGGAATAACCCTCGTCGATATCTGGTTTCAATCCATTTGCTGTATCCAAAATAATTGATTGGATAGCTGTGATGGTTCTTTCAGGATCTGGATCAAGTGGGTCGACTGTTACATGCAGAGTACGGTTCTTCGACTTTGCATTTGGTTCAAGATCCATACCGGGTACTATAAGAGTCCCTGGGGTATAACCAAAAAACTGGACAAATTCGTGACTTGACTCGAGTAGTTTACCCCCGATAGAAATGCAATCTCGACGAGCCCAAGTTAGGGTAGGTGGAGTAAACATTTTATCGATCGGTGCCTTACGGTATTCTTTCTCACGGGTCATAACGAAGTTGAACAGTTCATGGTCACCACTTGGTACCGTCGTATCTTCATCAAAGTCTTCAGTTAGGAACCAGTTAAAGTAAGCGTCGTACTTACGGTATGTCTCGAGTGGTGAGGCGGTAGCCTCGTCCATCATCGTTGGATTATATGCTTCTTCTGCTATAAAAATATCTTTCATCTCTTTGCCTCTCCCACTTAAGGGTCTGGTCTAGTTAAGGTGTGGTCTCAATACCACATACTGTTTATACCTGAGTAAAAAGATGACATAAACCCTCCCCGAAGGGAGGGCCATTATGCTTTTACTTACTGAACTTCTTAGCGACACCACACAGGGCGTCAGCTACGTCGATGCAATGCTTGGTAACAAACTTGTACATGTCATTGTGAGCCTTAGCTACAATTTCCAATGCACTAGCTGCTGCGTCAATAGCAGCTTCGTCACCACCACGTACACGACCTTCTACAGCGATCGGTAGAGCACGTTCACGAGTAAGACGGATCTTACTAATGTTATCAACGGCACGGTCACCAGTAGTGTCTGCAAGCTTGTTAGCCAGGGCAGTGTAAGCCTTAGCCATAGTCAGCAGGTTAGCAACGTCACCCTTAGACAGTTTCTGACTGGTGTTAGTACCTTTACCCTCACGTACGATAACCGGTACTGCACGACGACCCATGTTAAGGATCTTGTCTTTCAGTGTGTCACCACCTGTTGCTTCTTTCAGCTCGAACTTAAAGCCACCAAGGAAACCAGAACTGAATGCCTTGTTAGGGAAAGCCGATTTGGTATCTTTGAAACGGGATACTTTATCTGCAACACTAGTAGCCTCAGCCGGAGTTGCTGCACCAGTAATGTCATTCAGTGCTTTAACCAGATTGGTTTGCAGTTCTTCAGTTGCTTTAAAGCCTTTGACACTCACATCGGAAATGATCTTGAGGTCATCGGAAACAGCTTTAACCAGATTACCGTCGGCATGAGCGAGGTATGCACCAATCGCATTAACTTCGTGAGTCGATACGTCAGCTTCTTTCAGTTGAACCAAGCAAAGGTCAATCTGCTTGTTCAAAGCAGTGGTACGAGTCTTCACTTTGTCAACCATACCTTTAGCGTACCAACGTTCTACCTTTTGAGTCAACTGGTGACTGATACCCGAAATGCGCGACAACATGCCACGAACCGATTCGAGAGATGCTTGGTAAGCCAAGTCCATATCTTTAGCAGTATACGATTCAAGTGATACAGCCGGAAGCTTGCAACCAAGACCATTCAACAGATCACGTACACGCGATGCTTGAACAGACTTGTAAGCCAACAGGCTTGGGTCATAAGACTCATTAGCGATACCCCATTCCAGCATTACCCGGAATTCTTCGAGGGACTCAGTCTCACGTTGGAGTTCTTCAATGGTCTTCTCACCGATGTCACCTTTATCGTCATCAGCGTCTGCTTCAGCCTCTACTTCATCAGCAGTGATTGCAGCATCCTCGACTTCTTCTTCAGTGGTCTCGGTATCTACGTCAGGAATGTCCAGTTCACCTTCTTCAAGATCAGCTGGTTCGTCAGTCTCTTCAATCTCACCGGCTTCAGCGTCTAGACCAGGTTCACCGGATGCAGTAATGTCTTCCACTACTTCTTCAGTAGAGCCATCTGTGTCAGTCTCAGTTTCGGTCTCTACTTCAGACTCGCCGTCTTCTGGTTCATTAGCCCCTTCTTCCTCTTCGGTTTCAGGTTCAGCGTTTACTTCATCCAGTTCTTCAGCTTGTTGATCAGTTTGAGATTCTTCAACTGTAGCCCCATCAGGAGTACTGCCGTCAATTTCTTGACCGTCTACTTCTGTAGGGGTAAGGTCTTGTTCAGCATTAACCTCGAGGTCTTCTGTTTCAGTTTCCTCATCAGCACCTTCCAGAGGTGTTTCATCGTCGAAGTCAACTTCATCAGCGGTGGATTGTGTAACGTCCATATTGGCGTCAGCGGAACCCACGTCGGTTTCATTCTGAACAGCAGGAGTGGCCTCGGCTACAATCTCTTCACCATCGTTGGCAGGGAGTTCGTCAGTGGATGGTTCTTCACCATGTTGCTCTGGGGTGTCACCAGCGATGAAGTCAGTCTGCTCTGTATCAGAGCTAGCAGCTTCAGCGGTTACATCAGCCGCCTCGTTTTGAGTCGCTACGTCGTCAGCCACCTCAGAATCGCCATCAACCCCGACGGTATCGTCGACAGTTTCTTCGCCACCCAAGTCGCCACCGTCAGTGGATTCAACATCATCCATGTCAGACCCTGTAGCAGTTTCATCGCTACCCACATCCCCACTGCTATCGTCAGCAGTAGCATCGGTATCTGTACCCACATCGTCAGCACCCTCCAATGGAGTGTCATCGTCAAATGCGGTATCATCACCGCCTTCTGGTTCACCTAGGTCGCCGGTTTCAGCGTCCATACCCAGATCACCTTGACTACCAGAACTATCGATATCGGTAGATGTGTCATCAGTAGCTTCACCGTCTAGACCACCGTCGGTAGAATCGTCACCGATTGCATCACCAAGCTCTTCGTCAACGTTTTCAGTTACGTCGTCTACTTGTTCGTGGATGTCTTTGTCAGCAGCAGTCTTCTCAGCTTCTTCGTCGACTTCATCATCAACGTTTTCTTGCTCTTCGTTTTCTACAGCCTGCTCTTCAGTAATGGCATTACCATTTACATCAACGGCATCAGATTCACCACCGGTTACTTCGGCAGTTGCGGTAGCTACGATTTCATCTTTGGTAGCTGCGGCTTGTTGGCCTTCTTCAAGCAGTTTGGAAACTTCTTCAGTCTCACCACCATCTGGCGATTGAACGGTTGTTTCGGTTACGGTAAGATCGGCATCTGGACTGGCATCGATCTCATCGTTAGGGGTTGCTTGACCAATGTCGTCACCAGCTTCAGTTACGTCTTCAGATGGTGTGGCCTCGGCTACTACCGCTTCGGCATCGGCTTCTACTACAACGCCTTGCTCTGGAAGTTCTTCGGTAGTTTGCTCATCGTGATTCTCCATAGAGAATAAGTTGGCGCTATTAATTTTTTTCAACATGTTGACAATACCTTTTTGTTACGGAAGTGGTTATGCAGTTCGTCCTCCACATAACCACGGGACGAATATACTATCAGATAATAAGTCAGTTTTGTGTTTAGTTGTTGGCATCGCAAACGTTCAACACTGCGTTGGCATTTCTGATATAAAGGCCCATCATGTTTAGATAAGGGTTAACTAGCCAAGTGCAATAAGCCTCTAGCATTCGGATTATCTGCTGTGCACGTTCCTCAGTTTCAGCATCGTACTGCTTAGTCAAAATACTGTTACGCAATCTTTCAAGATAACGCGTCAGATCATCCACACGCATACTACGACGGTTACGAGACACGATCCCGAAATTCGATTCAAGATCAGTTGTAGCCGATACGATCTCACGTAGAATACTTTGCTCAATGGTTGCGGCAAATACAGGGTAGGTGATGGAAGGCGGTAACGGCTTAGGGTCATCACTGGCCGGTAACAGTAACCATTCTTGACCGGCGAGTTGATCTACGACATCACCTACCGGATTCTTAGTCATTGCATGCAATCGTTGATTACCCAATAACTGCAAACTAGCACGGGATGTTTGGTCACCGCTGAAATTCATAGCACTGGCTTTAGCCATAGGTGATACAGGCGACAACAGTTCTACCAGCGCGATAACCGAATCTGGCCGTTTAGGATTGATGTTAACAATATTAGGGATAATGTTCGGTAACTCTACGTTCTGGTATTTGAAATAACTCTTAAACAGTACGTTGTTTGTTTTGAGTACCATCAACAGTCGCTGAGGGTCATTGATTGGTTTGTAGTTAACGCAAAGGTTGTGGATTCTAGTATCGATCTTAAACTCATTGCTACGGTTAGTACGACGCATAGACCTGGATTCGGTGTTAATCAATTCAGCACGGTCATGTAACTTACCTAGCGAGAAACTAAGAGTCGCTGTACCTTCATAAACATCCCTAATGAAGCGGGTAATGAAACGGATCAGTGCATCAAGCATCCGGCTCAGTATACTACCCTGGTCAGTTGCTTCGAGACTGAGTTCGAATAACTTTGGTTGGAGCAATCGAATATTTTTATAGCGTTCGATGCCGTGCGTCAGTTCAAGGATCTCATCGGCAATAGCTGGATTGAGTTCCATCAAAGTACTCATGACATCAGGTGCAGCATTCACTGCTGTCGTTGGGGCAAGTTCAATAACTTCAGTCATTGGGAATACCTGAATAAAAACGGGACCCGAAGGTCCCGTCGAATTAATCTTCTTTCTCTTTCTCAATGGCGTCGGCCATTGTATTAACAATAGCAACCTGTGCGCCGAGATAGCGTACCAGATACTTGATGACTTCATCAACACGTGGCTTAGCAGCTGCCGAACGACTGATTGCATCATGAACGATATTGTAAAAGTCTTCTGCTTCTTTCTCATCTTCAGCTTTCAGAGAAGTAGAGCGACGAGCAGCTTCAATCAGACGCTTACCAGCTTTATCGATCTTCTCGACTTCTGGACGGATCTTCTTGATCTGTTCCACGATATCTTTGATAGCGCGAACTTTCTTACGTAGTTCAACGGTGGTTTCCAGATCGACTTCTTTATCAACGCCAGCTGGAACCTCACCTTTGATACCAAAGCTTAGTCCACCTTCATCTACGTCCAAGTGTTGACCACCAGGTAGCTCATCTTTCTCAACTTGCAGTTCGATCAAATATGCCAGTGGTTTAGCATGACGTTCGAATTCCTCTTTAATACGTTCTGGATCGAAATCACTAGGTTTGTATTTAAGAAGAGTCTTTGCAGACTGATCGAGGTACTTAGTAACTACGTCTGGGTAAGCTACCGAAGCAAAGTGTGCGAGACCTGGGATATCCTCAGGAATATCGATACTGTCTTTGTATACAACCAGACCGGCATTGTGGAGTGTGAGTGATCCACCGCCACCTGGTTTCTTCAATGCGCCCAAACGTTGGTCGAGTTGATCGACTTTCTTATCGAGGCTAACCAGACCGTCTAGCCAGTTACTGGCCGCACGTTTGAACAGAGCCAAGATTTTCTCAAGCAGTTCAATGAACTTATTCTTGGCTACCTTAACACTGGTCTTGATGTCCTCCAGTGCGATAGTAGCAATAGCATGTTGTTCACGGTTGTCGCGAGCAATAAAGGATTCAGTGGATACGAATTTACTTTCCACACCCAATCGACGATTAATCGAACGGAGTTGTGATTGAATAACTTCGGCAGTTTGATTGGACACGCCATTAGCACCAGTCTTACGAATGATACTAGTGAGGTTTTCCAATGCGGTCTGCATATCCAACAGTTCGTCGGCTTTATCTTTGATTGCTTGTTGTTCAGCTTCTACCTGACAAGCAGTGGCTTCGATCTGAGTAATCTCTACTGCTTCAGCAACAGCAGCTTGTGCTTCTACAACTGGAATAGTTGGAATTACCTGATCTACGGCTACCGCTTCTACCGGCAATGGTGCTTCAGCAACTGGAGCGACCACCGATTCAACCACAGCTGGTTCCAAAGGTGCAGTGACTGGCGCCGCTACGGTTTCAGGAACTGGTTCAACAACTGGAGCGGTCTCAACAACAGCGTCGACTACTGGGATAGCCGCTGACGGGGAATCAACTGGTGAAACAACGGTTTCTTGTACGAGTGGTTCAGAGGCGGTAATGTCTTCATTACTCACCCCAGCTTCTTTCAAAAGGGCTGTAAGGCTCATGAGTGGTTCCTTTAAGTTAAACTATATCATTGACCCAGTGCGTCAAGTTCTTTACGGCAGACAGCGTTACGGGCTGTACCAACCTTAGCCAAGTGACGAACAATTGGATCATAGTTAGGCTTCAGTCGACCGATCAGATCCATCATGGCTTTAGAGATATCATCCAGACCATCGCGAGCAGACTTCCATACAGTCTCACCCCGGCGTCCTTCCAGTTTCATCAGAGCATCTGCCAAAGTGGCCATCTCAGTTAACACCTCTGACTCACTACGATACATCTGACCCAGGGCATTCATCGTAGCAACGTTCTGCTTAAGGGTACTGGTGATCTCGACAAGAGTGCGGATTTCAAAAGAGTGTTTATCTGGAGCTGGTTGCGCATCTTCTGCATCAACCAACTCTGGACCCAGTGCCACATATTTAAATGCGATCTGTTTGTTACCCGGCAGGATGTCGCGAGTAACGGTAGCCACCAGCGATTGGTGATTACCAATGAACCCCATGTTGGATTCGAAGTTGTCGGAGTTACCCGATTCAACATCGTACTCGGAGATCATTTTCTTAGCACGTTGGATTTGATCGATAGCGTACTTAGGCCAAGCACCTACAAAGAACTTAACCACGTTTTGTTCTGATTTACAGTCACCCACGCAGAACTCACCATCTGTCCAAAGTAGACTAGGTGAATCGATTGTAATTTCTTTACCTTCACCGTGTCTTTCGTTCGATGGACGACGTGCACTCTTACGTGCACGCTCCATGAGTTCTTCAGATTGAGTCTTAACGCCCTCAATACCGGACATGATTTTGGATGCAGCTTGTTTGGCCAGGGCGATCAGCTTATTAATAAGCTGTTTAATTCGCTCTCCCAGATTACTAAGCCATTCGGAGAAGTCTTCAACAGTCACTGTTTCTCGGTCGGCGTCAAAGGATTCCATACCGGTGCTGTTTTTACGCACCTTGAGTTGTTGTAATCCAACCAACATGAAGTGCTTGGCGACATGGTCCAATCCATCTGGACCAGCTTGTACCAATTGATCCCTGTAACGTTCCAAAGCAGCACGCTGTATGATTAGGTCTTGGCATTCATCTAGCACATCAGTCACGATGATGTTTTCCTCTACCGGCTCAACAGGACTGTCACTTAACGCCGGTCGATTGTGTGGGTCTTGACGAGTGTCGTCTGTCATGGGTATTTCCTTATTGGTCGTTCGTGGCAGCGTGTGCCAGACGTTGCTCAAAGTAGGCGGCGCGGGCGGCTTGTGCTTTAGCGAGTTTACCTACAAGACCCATAAATTCAACAGGGTTCAATTGCTTGTTGATAATTTCAACAACAGCACTTTGAACTTTCTGGAATACAGCTTCGTCACCACCCTTGCTATTCTTTCTGAGAGTCAGGACGGCTTTCTTAAGGCGTTCGACTTCATCAGGACTGGTTGCTTCATCGATCACACCCAACAGCAGAGCAAGGTACCGTTTGATATCGTCGGCACTTCGGCCGAGTTCATGACCCATCATTGGTTCTACAGTTACTTCGTCTGCACCGCGATCAGCTTTATCTTCCACTACATCGATATCGATACCTTTGGCAGTTACTTTGTAGCCACCTGGGATAGATGTCGACCGTTCCCCAGTTCCGCCAATAGCCTGCTTGATCTGTTCGATGTCATTGAGCATGCGCTCATCAGCTGGTCCACTAGACAGCAGACGTTCCAATGGTTTAACCAGTAGCTTAGCAAGTTCCTTCCGATTCTGTTTCAGTAACTCAGGGATCTTACGTTCCTCTGGCGTGAGGTAATCACCGACAAACTCACCATCCAAGAACAACTCTGAACGATCACCACGGATAGTGATACTCTTAAGTTCAATACCGCTTGGAGCCTTACGAGCGATAGTTGTGAAACGATCGCTAAGCTTATCAATACCGGTGGAATACCGAGCAGCATAAAGTTTCAGCTTTTCATAGAGAGCCGTAATCACCTTCATGATTTTAGCGCCGATTTCTGCGGCACGACTACTCAGTGAATCGCCATCAACGGCGGTTGCTTCCAGAGCAGCACGCGGGGTAGCTTCGTAAGATTCAAATCCAGTAGCGCGAATTTTCAGACCACACATCTGGTCGATATTTTCCAAACTGGCATGCAGTACCGCGGCCGCTTGTTTAGAAATCCGTGGGTTAGCCCGAACGATTTCAGTCAGGCGCTCGATGGCCACGGCACCGGATTGTAGAGTGTCAAGAGTTTCTTGCACTTTCTCTACTTCCAGCAATGGTACGTCTAGCGGGTCTGTTTCAAGCTCGGTAATAGCGGCGGCGGCCTCTGGGGCCAATGGTGGGGCGCCATGCTCGGTTGGTTCTTCGGTTACAGCAATCTCTTCAACGAGGTTTTCTTTGGAGACCTTTTGCGAACCAAGGATACGTACTTCGCGTTCCAGCTTGGCCATACGACTACGACCGAGTTCAACGGCGGTGTTAATCGATTCAGCGGAAACAGTTACTTCACCACTTACACCAGACCGGCGCTGGATATAACCTACCATCTTACTAATTTGTTCGGCTTTCACTTTAGGGTGGCCGATGATGTCAAAGCGCTTGGCATTAGGAGCGTACGCTTCGAGTGCAGTGGTAGCACGCTCAGTTTTCTCCAGCTCGTCTTTAGCCACTTTCTCAGAAGTGTGCTCTAAAGGTTCTTTTGCTTCATCTGTTTCTTCAGACTTTTCAGGTTCTGCGCTGGCGTTAGCATCGCCCCCGGAATCTTTATCGGACGCAGGTGCGCTAGTGCCACCAGTTTTCTCAGCTGACTCTTTGACAACGTTGTGTTCGGTTTTGGTCTGATCATCAGTGTCTGGCTTCTCAGGGATTACCTTAGCAGGACCTTGAGTAGTGGTGTCATTGCCCACATCCCCAGTTCCTACACTGGCCGCTACAGTCTGTGCGTTCGGTACATCTTTAACGCCATCGTTCAATGGCTCATGTGCGTCAGCGAAGTCTTCAGTGCTGACCAGTGATTTCAAATCTAAAAGGGACATGTGTCTACTCTCTGTTAATAATGATAACATAGCATAAGGGGAACCGTAGTGGTTCCCGATATGGCTTTACTCAAGTTTCTCTTGTACTTCTGGCGTCGGCTTATCGATCGGCGCTTCATATGCTTTTAATTCAAGGTCGCATATAAAACCCAATGCTCCAGCCAACCTTAATTGACCAGCAACAGCGTTGTTGAAGTCTTGTACCAAACGAGTCATGCAGTTCAAGATGGTCGACATGTCTTTAACAATATTAGAAACGTTAGGACGACCTTCGTCGCGCTCTTCTTCAACATTACGTTGGTCGAGTTGAGTACGCATATTACGGGTATTGTTTCTGACCTTGTCTGCTGACCGTTCGATCTTACGTAATTCAGTTGAGATCTTTTGGTCGTAACCCTTACGACCCTGAATCCTTTTAGCGATACCGATCAGATAACTTAAACGTTGTCTAATTGTCGTTGCGTTCTCAACATCAATCTTGTTGTCAGATTCATTGAGAGGTTGCTGACCAGGGATCTTCAAGTAACGATAACGCATGTTTCGAATGGTACTAATAAAATAACCCCAGTCTTTTACGTTTTCAGTCTTGGTGTCCTCAGGCCCAGAATAATAGATAGCGCGTTCACCCTGAGCTGTGATACCACGTACCACATAAGCCGCTGCACGGAAACGATCATCCGGTTCTTCGAGGGGTTTAAAGTTCTTCATCCATTTATTGGCGTTGAGCAGTTCAAACCTCATCTCTGTGTTCTCAGTCCACGTAAGGTTGAGCTCCACGGTATCCAGTAGCTTACCGATCTGTTTCATATACGGCAACAAGACTTTGTCATAGAAATCGAAAGTGTTGTTGGTGTCTTCTAAAACTGGTCGGATATCAAAAGGTTGGAATCCACCATTGATGGCGAACTTCTGATTCTTCTTTACCGTGATCTCGTCTTTAAATGGTACCTTGTTAGCTTTCTCTGCAATACCTTGCAACATCTCAAGTCTTTCGACCAATCGTTCTGAACCCGATTGAATTACTTTAGCGTAACCAAAGAGATCGCTTTGGAAACGACGTAGGTTTACCTTGACTCGTTCCCATGCCTGAATAGCTGCGCGGTTAACGTCTTCATTAGAAACTACCTCAGTGAGATTATATTTCTCAAGGGCATAATTGATAAGAGTCGGATCTGACCCTTCCAATGTAATAAAAAGATTTTCTAATGCCGCCATTTCATCACAGATTGCATCATTGCGTTTAGCATAAAGATCTAGCTCTGCGAAGAACTCATTGGACAAGACGTTAAAATCGGCGGGTGTTACCCCGCCGAGTTCAGGTTGGGGACGGTTAATAGAATTAACCATTAGCCCTCCTATTGCTTAATTTGTTCAGGCACACTACCAAACAACAGATGTAAGGTATAGACTAGATCATTAAATCCGTCTTTGTGTGAAAGCCATTTCTGGATGAATGCATTGGTGTTACCCGGTACACTCAGTTCTTCCATCAGGAACCAGATATCACGGCGACCCGCTACAGATTCCCTGATCACTGGAACATCATAGCTAATCAGAGATGGCCAAGTATGAATACTGAACCGACGGTAACCGGTGGCGATGTATCGCACGGTATCTAAGATGAATGCATAGTTCTGATCTTTAATCAGTGCATTCGAGTCTTGACGGACGAACCAACTATACTCACCCTCAAATAGTTCTTGAGCGAGGTTGATTACGCGTTTCTGGAAATCCCAAGTCACGGCATGTTTAGGAAAGTTAGTAAACTCTACAAACAGTTCGTGTACACGAGGATCACCCTCACGTAGTTCAAAACGTTTAGTTGGCTTGATCTGACCACCGGAATAATCACGGCCATCAGGGAAAGGCTTTACGGCATTAGTAGACATGAAGCCTCCTTAGGCAAGACCAGCCTTTTCTTCGATTTGTTTCATCTCGTATTCGTATTCGCTAATGCGCTTTTCATACGACTGGATCAGTTGCTGTACTTTAGGGTTAGCTGGTTGACCAGCTTGCAGATCACGAAGTTCTTGCAGCCGCAGTTGCAGACCGTAGAATTCTTCTTTGGCTTCGTTATAGCGCGTAATCTGCATCTCAGCAATGAACTTGCCCAGCAACATGAATGGGTTTTGTCGAGGACTGAAACCATCCATCTGGAGTGGGTCAGTCTTCTGGGCACCCAGTTGTTGCATGGCTACTTGATAAGTCGACTCTTCAATAACCGCACTAGACGATTTCTGAATACGAGACTTGAACTCATTCGGTTGAATGGCCATGGTCTGGTACAGGGCAGCAAAGTCATCCATATAGGTGTTAACCCACTCGATCTCAGCTGGGGACCATTTACTGGCAGTGGCTTTACCGATTGCAGCGGATTCTTGAGCGACCAGAAACAGCAGGTACTTACGGGCATAACGAATGTAGAAAGCCAGTGCTTCAATAAACTTCAGAACGTTAGCACGCTCGAAAGAAATATTGGTATTAGTGAACTGTACACTAAATGCCGATTTAACATCGCGTTCCAGCAGTTCGAAGTAACCACGAATATTAGTGAGGTTCTTCAGAATCAGTTGGAGGGAATCCCCGTTGAAACTCACGAAACGGCGAGTGGTGGTATCCATGCGCTTATTCAGCATGGACTTCATTGGTCGACCTTGGAAGGTTTCCCGGATGTCGTCCAGAATAGGAGAGATGGTGTCATCATACTCCAGCTTCAGTTGGTCGACAACGTTCATTACTTGACGGCGTTCAAGAACGGCCGGCAGGTCTGTGATAAAGGACAAAAGACTCATCTGGTAACCCCTTAGATGTTAGTATGCATTTGCTTGTTGAACAGTTTAAAGATCTCAGTGATATCTTGACCTTTAGATTTCTCAGCCAGCTTAACATCTTCAATACGATAGCTAGTAGAGAGATCTACGCCACGGTGATAAATCGTCACACGACCCCAACGTTCATCGACAACCATCAGCAACAGCAGATAGGAGTTATCGAAGATCTTGTCACGCATGTTCTTATCTTCAATCTTAGCAAACAAAGTGTTCGCCGATTTCTTCATGGTAGTAGCGGAGATGATAGCAATGTTAGAAGCATCCGCCAGGCTCAGGCGACCGGACTGTACCGATTTAGATACGTTGTTACGACGACGGTCCATGATTGCTTTGTAAGCACCATTACGGTCAGACATCAATGCTTTCATATGTGCATCGATCATGTCTTGACCCATAACGAAGTCACGCCAGAATTGGATCTGTCCAGATTTGACGAGGAACATCCGGTGTGCCCAAGTGTCACGGCCACCACCGGTGAAGATCTGTACCAGTGTGTCCGAAGGAACTACAGCTGGAATTAGCTTGACCAGTACAGGAAGTTTCTTCTTCTCACCATCGGAAGTTACGTCGACGTTAAGCAGCTTACCAATCGCAAGGTTCTCTGCTTCGTAGATTTTATGTGCGTCAGAAGAACTGATCGAATTACGTGGTGGCTTGTCTTCTTTATCAGCACCATCTTCGAGCGATGCACGGAATGGAGCGTCCTCTTTCCAAGCGTCTTCAAACTTCTCTTGGGAGTATTCGGCGATCAAGCCACGACGCATAGGTTGGCTGAAAGCTTCAAGCGATGGCAGACCATTGCTATAAGTAGCCGGATCATATACAGCGGCACGATGAGATTCAAACGCAAGACCACCCAAACTACGTTCAGGGTTCAGTGTGTCAAACACTTTCATCGTATCAATTCGACCGACACCCATTACCATGTTAACCGCTTGCAAGTAGTAACCGGCAAACATACTAACTGTCAGTTTCATCAGATCAGTAATGTAAGGCTGATCAGCAATGCTCTGGTCGATAAGGGTAATGGGTTCGACACGGCATGGTTTAGCCAGGTCAGCCAGCGAAGACACTCGCGTAGAGGCTTTTGCGGCAGTCAATACAGTGGACATAAGCTCTCGACCGATAGCTTTTACGTCTCCGGCAGCGGCTGCGGCAACAATTGGTAATGTCATAGTCTCTTCCTTTAATTTTAAAAGAGGTTAATTAAAATGGCTTTAAACGATTTCATCAATCAGATCATCAAGAACTCGGGTTTATCACCGCGTGATCAATCAATATACGATACGTTTCGTGGGTTAAATATTACCGGACGAAACAACTCCGTTCCCCTCAATACAGAGAACCATGGTTATACGTTTGTCACGCGTCCATATCTGAATTTGTCCGAAGCTAATTGCATGGTCGATCGACGACTTCAAATGTTGCTCAATCCAAATCCACACAGTATTGAACGCCGTGTCCGGGCGTACCTTGATCCAGAGGCACATAAAGCAAATGGTCCAGATTGGTGTCCGGGTGTAGACCCACTCCAACCTTTTATTCCACTGCTTACGAATAACATGATTAGTCTTACCGGATGGGAAGACTTCACATTAAACTTGAGTACCACTGCACCCGGAGTCTACCGTGATGCGATGTCGTATGTCGATGATGTCCCGTATCAATACGGAACTTACGATTTACAAATGACCTGCCGAAATATTGATGGCGATCCTATATCATGGATGATGTACATGTGGCAAACCTATATGGGTTTGAACCGGGAAGGGCGCATTATGCCCTATCCTGAACTCGTGCTATTAAATGAATACGATGCTAACACTCGATTTTACCGTTTGGTAATGGACTCAACTAAAACCTACGTTCAGCGTATCGCTGCATGTGGTGCTGCATTACCGATGAACGCTCCAACTGGTCAAGGTATTAACTTCACGGGTGACGGTTCGGAAACTCCTTATCAAACCGTAAGCGATCAACTGAACTTTAGTTGGCGTTGTATGGGAATGACTATTTACGACTACATCTTAATTTATGAGTTTAACGAATTGGTCCAGGAATTCAACGATGCCATGAAAGATGGTAATCGTGGTGTCCAAACTGTAAAGTTAGGGTACAACGAACTTAACTGGTTCAACTTCGAAGCATATCCCTACATCAACGTAGAGGCCCATAACGAATTAGAATGGCATGTGCTTAAAAGTACTTACGCTGCCAAGTTTGGCGGTAACCTTACATCCACTATTCGTGATGCCGATCGCGCGGCAGGCACTACCACAGGAACTCCTTAATGAGTAGTTTTAAAGATAACCTTTATGAAATTCTCAACAACCCAAGTTTGATTCAAGCTTTGGCGTTGAATGAGCTGGACTCTCAATTGAATCCAGATCCAAACAATCCAACTTTTGACGTACCCGATGGTACAATCCCATTTGTATTTTTGATGGAATGTGGTAGTATGGAAACTGCTGCCAACGTTAACCATACTGAAGCTTCTATGCGGCGACTGTATGGTCGACAAGCTGTTACACCCGATGACCTTTATGCTCACATGGCGGATGATGATTATCTGGGTCGGTTCGCTAACCCAGCCAGTACACCATTCATGTTAGTGGTTGATTACGACGAGATCATCGCCAAAGCAGTACCGTATGGTGATCAAGGGTTAAAGCGTCTGGTTATTCCACGCCTTACCCAGTTCAGTGCTGGTAAGATGCCGTTCACTATGCAGTACCCAATCCAAATGACGGTAATGCGCCATGGTGGTGTGACTGTTGAATATGTATTGGATAAGGTATCTCCTGTAGAAACTCTGACTACCAACATCGTGCAATGGCAGATGATGACTTCCAAGGTAGACAATCTGCGTCGGCGTTTGATGGTAATGACTATCCCAGTTCAACAGTTTGGTATTACTACCTATACTGACACACTGAACCCGTCAGCTTTGTTCCAGAAGTCTTATCCACTGAATAGCCAGTTCTTCTATGCTCGGGCTTATATCTCAACAGATAACGAGGCTACTTGGACTGAGATCAATACTACACATAGTGCATTGACTTACGATCCAATGAAACTCACAGTGGTGCTTAAACTTACCACCAATACACTTACAGCGACTATTCCGGTTGTGTACGTAACGACTGGTATGGCAACTGGTAGTATTCGACTTGACATCTACACGACTCAGGGACCAGTAGACCTAGACTTCTCGACGTTGGCAGAAACCGATTTCTCTGTTAAATATAACTCGATTGATGATGATCCAACTTTCACTGCACCTATGAACACTCTGACCACGCAACAGGTCTTGGCACGTGGGCGCGTCAGTGGTGGTTCCAATGCAATGACCTTTGCCGCACTGCGTGAGCAAGTGATTAACAATACACTGGGTCCTCTGCAAGTACCTATCACTAACGTGCAATTGGGTTCAGCTTTGGATCGTCGTGGCTATAGTCTGGTTACTAACGTCGATGACATCACCAACCTTCAATTCTTGGCGTCCCGCCAGATGCCTACATCTCGTAGTTTAGATGTAACCTCTGGTGCAGGCGTAGCCATGTCTGAGATTACCTTTGATATGGAAACTTTGGGTGGGTCCACCCATGTTTCGGATAACGGCAATCGTTTGACTATTTTCCCTAGCATGCTGTATAACTACAGTAATGGGAAAGTTACCCCGTTGCCTGATTCAGAGATCACCAGACTCAACACTATTCCAGCAGAACAGTGTGCACGTGAAGTCAATGACGCTCGTTACGTGTATTCCCCATTGCACAACGTAATGGACATCGCTAACGATAACTTTGAGATGCGACCTTATTACTTGGATAATCCAACCATCCTGAGTAAGACCTTTATCGGTGAGAACGACACGGCTAACCTACAGGCAGCTATTAGTTCTTACGATATTACTCGCATTGATGGTGGTTACCGTATTCGGGTAATGCTTGAGACGGGCGAACAGTTTAAGTTGCTGGAAGATGATCAAGTGGTGTTACAACTTGGTTATCGTCCTACTGGTGAAAACCGTTGGGCCTCTGTGAACGGTACTTTCATTGGACGTCAAGATAATGAGCCGATCTATCAGTTCGATATCATGACTAACTTTGATGTTAACTCTGCTAACGAACTTCGTACGTTGAACATGAGTATGTTTAGCACCGTACAGAACAACTACTTCGCTCCACTTAATAGTGAGTTGGCTGTAACGATCATTGTTGTTAACTCGGTAACCCCAGGGTATAAACCGAACGACCTCGATGAGATGGTACAAACCCATTTGCTACCAGCGCAGTTCATGTGTGTGACACGCGAGTCTTTGAATACGGTATTTGGTTACGAATTGACCCGGCTGTGGCGTCGTAGTCGACCAGTGATTAGTTCTGAGTCTTATCAGAAGTATGAGTTTAACGTACCAGCTTACTACAGTCAGACTATCTACGAAACGGACGCTAACGGTAACGTTATCATCAATATCAAACCTGACGGTAGTTTGGAATACAAGATCCTTCATCGTGCAGGTGACCCTATTTTAACAGATGATGGTCAACCCGTTTACGAACATATGGCAGGTGATCCAATCCATGATGCTGATGGTAATCCTATTTTGATTGCACCACGTAAATTGAAATATGAAACTACCTTGTTCATGGTCGATGGTAAATACTACTTTGCTAATGAACGGGAAGCAGCAGCCTATGCAACTGAGATTCCGATGCAGTTGGTAACTTGGATTCAGAACGATATCGAATTACTCGACGCTAGACTGTTGGGTGAGGCTGAGCTGTTCCTGTATCCGACTACTACTTATGGTGATACGCTGGTTAGTATTCGTGAAGGTCAGCAACTCACTGTTCCAGTTGATCAGGCATTTAACCTGAACTACTACCTGAGTAAGTCTGGGTACACCAACCCAACTATTCGACCAGGCTTGATCTCTAACACCAAGACTACCATTGCGGAGTTCTTGGCACGTAGTACGATCAGTATGTCTGAAGCTGTAGCACGCTTGACTGAAACCTCTGGTGAAGAAGTAATGGCTATTGAAGCTACTGGTTTGGGTGGTAGCAATAACTTTGCAATCATCACCGTAGAAGACGATGCAGTTCGATTGTCGGTACGTCAGAAACTGGTTGTACTCCCTAACCAAGAGTTGACCATTGAAGATGACCTGACATTCAACTGGTTGCGTCATACGTTAGATCCAGTGTAAGACAGCATATTGCCCCGACCGAAAGGCCGGGGCTTTATGTCGTTAAACACCCATCCGCTTAAGGAGCTCTTCCCAAGCTTTGGTTAAACGTTCCATTACCTTAGCTTCAATATCATCAGCTACGTTAGCACGAAGAGTTTCCTCGATGTGATCACGAGCACGGATATAGAAGTTAGCGTATGTAGCGGAAACTTTATAACAGTCAGCGTACAGCTGTTGTTTGAACTTAATGATTCGTTCTAAACCTTTAACCGCTTCCGACAGGTTTTCAATAACCGTTGCCAGAACATCCGCATCTTCGAGCGCATCAAAATTAGAGTTACGTTTAATAGATCTAATTTCTTTAGCGAGTCGCTGTACCTGATCGATGTTGTGCGATGGTGCAAAGATTTGGCGAGACACTAGTTGTTTAGGATTCTTCCAGAAATCTAACGAGAGATTATCTTTGAAGAAATCTTGGTCGTCAACCGCAACAGTCAACGCTTCTAAGCAACTAGCGATTTCAGTAAACTCTTTACCGTAGTCGATAAGATAACCGATAGGTTTATTTTGCTCGATATGCAATTTGAAAGAAACGAGGTCTTTCATCATCGAATTAAATAAACGATCGGCATCACGATCCATGACTTTGATAATACCATCTTTAGCAGGTACGTTAAACGCAATCAGCATGGCATTGGAGCGAGTCAGTTTAGGATCGGCTAATACCAGTTCACTGATCTTGAGCAGATCTGGCTCAGCGTCACGTCCAAACTTGGCGTTGTACTTGATTAACTCATTGACCTGGTTGTACATCGACTGAAGATTACTATCCATATTCTTCAGTCGTAAACGAATGGCGTCTTCGGAGTTCCATACACGTCGGCACCAATCGGATACGCGAATGATAAAGTCAACGAAGATAAAGAACCATTCTTTCAGAGTCTTACCAAACTCAGCCAATGTAGCTTCCTGCGAGATGGTCTGGTTGATCATCGTGCGGTTAGGCGTGAATAGTCCCTCATACGCTTCTAAGGCGACTTTAGATGGAAGACGGATGTATGGCTGCATTCTGGCTTGAATCGCTCTGAGTGCGCTTACATCGTCTTTAGACACGCCTTCTACTGCAATCGTTCGGTGCAGATCAGAAAGCGTGCGTAAGCACTCAACTGCAACATGCAGTGCATCATTACCTACGTCTACTGCTACAGCTTTCTCCAAAGGTTCATCTGAACGCGAATGGAGTTTATCCAACACTTCTTCAAGTGTCTGGGTTTGGTTATCAAGAATTTCGGCATCAGTCAACATCAGTGACCTCCTTAGTTCGTTCGTCATGCAGGCGTGTACGCATCTGGTACATTTCAAGTTCCATGATCTTGGAGATCATTTTATCGCGAGCGATTTGAGTACCACGTGCGGCATCAAACAAACCACTATTCGCAACAATCGCATCAGTTACCAGTCGGTGACCATTATTCAACCTGACCATACAGATCACAACACACATCTCGGCGTTAACTACGATCTGTTCCTCTGCGATCAACGACTTAGCGTAGCCTTTTGTAATTCTTGGGTACACTATCTTAGCGTAATCGCTCATGGGCTTTACTCGGTTACGACACTCGACAGCACTTGACGGATACCGTTTTGGGCACGAGCGAATTCAAGATTGGTAACCAGTGCAGTTACAGCTACCGTTTCAGCTGAGGTCTGATGGAGACTTGCGGTATGCGAACGCATCGCGGCTTCAATGATCGAAGAATCCGTTGGACCATTGATCAGTTCAAGACGAATGAACATAACTTGTTTAAACAATTCCAGACACAGTTTAGTGTCCAGAGAAATGTTTTCATTGATTTGGCTAATTACTTTACGGGCAGCAGACATATGGGCTTCAGCGTTATCAATAGCACTAAGAGCAGGGTCAACTGGATAGAAGTAGCCTAAGGCGTTTGCTACCATGGTAGCACGTACAGTACGGTCAGCGCCATCTTGGGCACGGACATCTTTCAGAAAGCGGGCAATTTCAAAACCAATGCGCATTGGGATTCACCTTATATTTTACTGAGTTTAAAAGCCTGTAAGAACAGGTCATTGTGGAATAGGGATTCTAAATCATTTTCCATCTTAGTATTTTGCTGTTGCTTGCGAATACTAGGACGGAAGAAAGTAATAAGACTATCGTAGAAACTTACGTTAGTGCTATACTCTTTTAAAATGTCATCGATTACGGCAATGTCTTCAACAATGCTTTCTCGATCAAGGGGTCCGGGACTCTTAAGTTGTGCAATCAAGTCTCGACGGAATTTTGTTAATCTTTGGATAGAGTCATCATAGCGACCAGTCCACCCACCGTTTAAAGGATCATGTCCGATTACCCATAAAACAGTTAATGGTAGTGTCGCTACAGCAAATACAGCTTTAGCGGTTTCGACGAACCAGTTAGTGCGACTGAGAATTGGGTCATTAAAGTACTTCGCCATTTTGAATTCAAACTGAGCGAACTGTCTACCCATTCCAAGACGACTACAGAAAAGATCAGCGAGCTGTTCTTCACGACGGTTAGCAATAAGATCATTCTGAGTCAGGTGGTGTCTAGGTGCCTTTTTGAGTAGGCTTAGTACAACGCGCTTTGCTGTATCCTCATTACGCTCATTCATGAAGGCTTCAGCATCTTTATCGCTATCGACCATCGCCATTACTGATTTCTCAGAAAGGATATCAATGTTGAGTACGTTCTTTTTCTTACCTAACAGGATCTCGATACCATCAGTGAGATAGTAGTTCAACCAGACGTAGTCGCCTAGAGTCATGAATGTATCGAAGATATGGCCGAACTCATGGATCATTACAGCAACGACTTCGTCTACAGTGAACATCTGAGTGTTAAACATCACTGTTTCAGTGTAGTAAAGTCTAAACGTCAGGTTATCAACTAACTCACCTTTAACAGTTACGTTCTGTAGGTCGACTGTTAATGTCTCTTTGATCGAGGCTTCATTACCAGCCGTAATTCGATAGTTATCTTTAGCGTACCACCTTGAACCTGAATGACCAATAAACCAGATCTGTGATGTTACACCCATGTTAAAGAAATCATTACCGCTGTATACATCAATACTGATCCTAGGTCCTACCTTCTTACGAATGAGATCTACGAATTCAGCAGTGGCATTAATCCATGGTTTATTACTGTAACTAAAACGGTTATCATTATTAGGGTAGTCTGGCCATGCTGCACGCATCTTCTTAACGTAATTACGACAAATGTCTACCAGTGGTGTTTTAGCGCCTATGACTAACACCTCTGTTGAAATAGTATTGTTTAGCATGTTGGTAACCTAATTAATTGGAATCATAAAGATTGTGTTAAGAAATACTGGTAGTGCTGATCTAATGTAGACTACTCTAAGAGCATAGGATGGGCCGAAGGCCTTTATTTCTTAATTAACTATTAGCGAAGCTAATAACATCCTTATTGCTTTATTCGTTAACCCACTGGTTAACAATACTAGCACTCCTAATAGAGTACAGTTATTCATGTTGAGGCACTACGATGAACGAAGAGTTTAGCAAAGAAGATGTGTTAGGCATTGAAGCCAAACATATCACCTATGTAACCGAACAAGGTGGACGTAATGACATCCACGTAGTTAAGGAGGTTGTCCATCTAAAGGACAAGCGACGTATTCCACGTATTAAGATCATCCCTAACTACGAACGGTCATTCTACGTAGACCCAATGGCTTACAAAGATGAGAACCTTCGTACGTACAAAGAGAAACGGGACTACATGCCCGTTAGTCAATTACGTAAGTTTAAGACAACTCAGTCTAAGATGCCATTTGCCGTAGCTAAGGCACTTAAAGATTACTCAATGGGTCCTAACCCTAGACTACGTCAACTCTCACGTAGTCCTTATCTGTATGGCAGTGACGTATCTAGCGTATGCTGCTTGAAGAACGATTACCGTACGGCTAACCCTGATCTGATCTCACGTAACACAGTAGCTGGTGGCGACATCGAGACTAACGTGTATGAAGCAGAGCACGATGGTCAGATCATCTGTATGTCCGTTACACACAAAGAGAACGTATACCTTGCGTATCTCAAGCATTGGGTTAAAGACCTTAAAGATCCAGTTAAAGAAACCCTTGAAGAACTGGAACGTATTCCAGAACTGGTTACTTTGAAGAAAGCTCGTAATCTGAACATTCATATTGAAGTCGTAGAGACCTCGGCGGATGTAGTGATTCAGTGTATGCGTCGACTGCATATGTGGAAGCCTGACTTCTTTGCTTTCTGGAACATCAACTTCGACATGAAGCGGATCTTGAAGACGTTGGAAGATGCTGGGATTAATCCAGCTGACGTGTTTAGTGATCCGAGTATTCCACGTGAATACAAGAAGTTCTATTACAAAGAAGACCAAGCGATGCAGGTTACTGCGTCGGGTGTTACCAAGTCTAAGGGTCCAGAAGACCAATGGCATTGGGTTACAGCTCCAGCTAGCTTCCAGTGTATTGACAGCATGGCTACTTATCGAGTTACTCGTCTGGCTAAAGGTAAAGAATCCAGTTATGCACTGGACGCAATCCTTAAGAAAGAACTGAGCGTTGATGAAGAAGCTGAAATCAAGACTGAAGAAGACCTGAATGCTTTCATTAAGATGGCTAATAAGGCCATGGCAGACCGTTCAGGTAGTTACCCTTATTGGGCTGTGTCTAACCCAGCCAATGACACCATCACCTACAAGACTGAAGTCGACTACTCTGGCGTTGAAGAAGACGAAGAGGAAGAAGACGATCTTGAAGAGGACGAGGAAGGTGAAGACGTAATCCCGGATTTCGATGATGACGATGATGCTTCGGCCATCTATGACCTGAGTGAAGGTGATAACATCACAGAGATCCGTGAATGTCATTGGGACGACGTTGATCAACTTATCTGGGGTGTTAACGTTCAACCTGGCTTTAAAGTATCGTTTAAGCTGAACTTCGGCAAGTTGAAGTTTGCAGAAACTGATCATCTGTTCGGGATCGAATGGCACCGTGAGATGCAGGTTAAACATAAAGTGCGTTACGGTCTTTACAACATCATCGACAGCATTCGACTAGAGCAACTCGATGAGAAGATCAATGACTTGGCCAGTTCGATTACATTGTTCTCGAAGTCTTCTGACTATAAGAACTTTAACTCGAACCCTAAGCGTTTGTGTGACGACATGCACTTCTGGTATCTCAACCGTGAAGAACCATGTGTGATCGGTTCTAGTTCGGACCAGATGCTACACCCACTCGACCAATACGTGGTAGGTCATGACGGATGGATTGTAACACTCCCTTCCTACATGGCTGGTCCTAATGGCTTGAAGTGCGTTAAGGATTTCCCTAACTACCGTAGTTTGATCTTTGCTCACGTAGCGGACTTGGACATCGTTTCGACTTATCCAAACGTAAGTCAGATCCTGAACATTGCTCGTGAAACTACGATCATGGAAACAGCTGCTCTGCAAGGCGTGTCTGATCACACCAAACGAGAGCTGGGTGTTAACTTGACCGGTTGCCGCACTAACGCGATTGAGATCGCTCAGAAGGTTCTCAAGGCCCCACGGTTGGATAAACTGTTGGAAGCTTATCTCAAGTCTAAAGGTGAAGTAGTTGAGGTAGAATCCCCAAAGTTGTAAGCCCAAGTATTGTGTATACGTGGAAACGCTATGATGGTTACGAGTGCTCATCGAAAGGTGACACTCGTTTTAGCGCACTGTTTGCACAACTACCAGATGGGCGAACTATTGAGGAAGCATGGCAGTTAGATTGTAAAGGTTATCGGATTCATACGAACAACTGGAGAGACGCCAAAGGGAAACCACCCCTGGAAGGCTTTAATCCGACGTATGCCGCTTATAAAGAACTTTGGGCAACATGGGCTAAGGCTAACCCTGAACTCATGCGAGAGCTAGCTACAGTGTCCGCTCTGCGTGACCATTGCTTAAGCGACATGTTTGCATCTACTAATATTAGCCAAGCACGGGCTTTGGCAGAATTGTTGAATGAGGGTTACTAATGGAATGTCCATGCTGTCAAAATGAAATGACTCTAATCAGGTCACACGTTGCAACAGGTACATCTGACTTCGAAGGTCGTACATATGACGTATTTATTTGCGAGTATCGTAGTCAGTGGTGTAATGGTTTAATTGCTAAACACGATGTGTTCGATCAGAAGGTTACTTTTGTTACACCTGGACACACTAACACTACACTGCATCTCAATTTCATCAATAGCGTGTCTAAAGATGATTTGCTAAAAGCAGTATTCACCACCTATGAATGGTGTGCCTATAAAGGTATTGAATAATGATGTCTTTCTCGCAATATGTCCTTAGCAAGATTGCTGAGGAATCAGTTGAACTTACAAAAGAAGTCTTGAAAGGTCAACAACAAGGTTTGTTCAGTAATCATCGTGGTCAACGTAATGTAGACTACATTCGTCAAGAGTTCATTGATCTGTACGCTCGTGCGCAAGTACTGGAAGCATGTGACGATATTAAAGAACAAGGTGGCGTTGATTTTGAACTATTGCCAATTCGCTTGGATATGACTGAATCCAATATGCTCGATGTAAGTCTATCCGTTGCTAAAATGTGTTACTACGCTCAGATGGCAGTTGCTAGTGGTACACTTGAACTTACCCCAAGTGAAGCCGAGTACGTTGCAGAAGAAGCTGATTATTGGCGTGAGCACTTGGACATTCATAATAAATAACAGCATAAAGCCCAGCCGTTGAGGCTGGGCAATATGTCGTATCTTACTTCTGACGAGCGAAGAACTCAAGTACACGGGATTGGAACTGTGGATTGATGTTACCGATCAGACTAGGGATGTCGGTTTGACCACGCAGTTCAACCATTGGGTCAGCGTATACCAAGAACAGGGTCAGCAGATCGTGGTGAGCCACTTGGTCTTTCTTAGGGGTACGCATGTCAGGGATATTACGGAAGGCATAGGTATCTTCAAACAGTTGACCGATACCACGGCGAGCACGGAAGTAATCCAGCAGGTATTGCATTGCATTACGGGAGCCAACTGGATCAGGTAGTTGGATCGCGTATACCATCACATCACGCAGAAGTTTCTGTGCATCACCACCTTGGGTTTCAGAAACAGCACGACCTACTTTCATTACAGCTTCAAATTGAGCAAGGGAAGATTCAATGTACGATTGGTTCACGAGTGTAAGTCCTTCGAGTTGGATAGTTTTGGTAACTTCGGCAATCTGAGCTTCGGATACAGTTGGGGTAGCGGGATCAGGCCGTACTTCTTTACGGGCTTCTGTTACTTGTGCAGTAGCGTGACGATAGTTAGTAATAACTGCATTAACGTCAACGCTTGGAACACTCAGGTTCAAACGCGATTTCAGTTCAATAGCCAGACCACCATCAGTAGTTACACCACCGGCAGCGATCTCACCAAGCGCCCAGCTTTCGAGTTCGTTGGTTTCCCATTCATGTTCACGACGGTATTGACGGGTTACGTCTTTAACCCAAGTACCTTTGGTAGTCTTAGCTGGAACAGTACCGTTGAGCAGGAACTCACGGCACTCTTCAACAGTCCAAGCCTTGGCCAGAGTACTGTAGCGTTTACGGTGTTCGGTCACGGCTTGCTTCAGTTGAGCAACATAAGTTTCTTCTTCACAAGTGCCAGCGATGTAAGCTTCGAGTTCAGCGTCAGTCCATTGGTCAATGGTCCGCAGAATGTAGGCTGGCTTAACTGGTTCTTCAACTGGAGCGTCGAAGATAGGTTGAGCAGGAGCGATAGCTTCTTTAAGCTGGGTAGCGATGTTCGTTTCAGTAGATACAGAGGCAAAGGATTCAGTTTGAATGTAAGGAACTTCATCAACAGGTGTAACCATTGGATTTTGACCACGAGCATAGGTAGCTTCATCCATTTGGATGATGTCAGGGGTCAAGCCACGTAGACTTACCGATTCAGCATCTTGATCAGCCTGTTCATCTTCAGCCGATTCAAACAGAGCAGGAACCTGATCGATTGTATCCCAAGTAGGCTGGGTAGTTTCTTCAGGTACTTCAACTACAACGGTACCATCTTCGTTAGTGACGTTAGTTGGTTCTTTAACTTCTTCCACGGTTTCAGTTTGAACAGATTTAGTCTGCAAAGCAGCCAGTGCTGCAAAGCCTTTGTTTTTAGCCATGTTATTTACCTTTGTTTAAAAATGTGTTAGGGGTACGTTACCATACCCCATGTATAAAATAGGTTAGGTCAACCGTGCATCCATATCCCATTCCACAGTGCGCAGAGTGGAACTGTGCATCTTAGACATAAACACCATCAGGAAGCGACCACCAACCCCAGCTACTGCCGCAGGGATACCGTAAGGGTTTTCAGCAAGGTCTTTACCCGCACATACCGCACAGATGTTCTTACCTTTACCAATCGTACCGCGCGCACGATCTCGACCTGCTTTGCAAACCATAGGACCACGAATTGCAATAACCGAGCCAATTAGACCATCAATGTTTTCTTTAGTGATCTCAATTGATTTACCATCAACAACGTAACTGTAACCGACCAGACCTTTAGCGTTGAGTTTGGTAACAAGTGTAGGTACACCCAACCAAGTTTCACAGTCCTGCTCGATAATACGGGAAGTACCCATCATCCGGTAAATCGTTTTAGTCGACTCACCACCAAGTGCTGTCTGAGAACCACGGTTATAAGAACCAAAACGCAACGAGTTGTTCATTACAGGCATGTGATCGGTATCAATACCTTCTTCGAGGGACTTCGAGATAAACTCAACAGTCGTACCATCGGAGAAAGGAGATTCACCACCAAACATGTAGTGTACTTTACGACGTGCACCTTCAAGCTTCTTCTTAGCGCTATAGAAGGTCCAAGCCGGGTCATCTTTAAGCCACTCAGCATCAACCTGTGCGGCAATAACCGAAAGCTCTGCAACCGCAGCAGGGTCGTTCAGACGATGCTTGTTCTTTTCAATCCATGTTGATCGAATAGCTGGCCACTCAGGACTAGAAAGCAATGACTTACGGGTGGTTGATGTAACCAAACCATCTGCGTAACCTGGAATAGCCAAACAATGGTCACAGAACATGAGGTATTGCCAAACGTACAGCTTACCGTCTGGAGCCATTTCTGTAACGTTGCCGTCTTCACGATCGTCGATCATTCGTTCGAGGATAAAGTCTTCAAACTTAGAGGGTACAATCGTACCGGTTGCAAAAGGAATCAATGACCCAAAAGGTTCAACCAAACATAGTTGATTGAAGAACACATTACCGTAGCACGTTCTGAGAGGCACACCTTCAGGATAGTTAACCAACTCACCAGGTTGCAAGATGAACTCATCGCGGAAAGTGATGAAGGGTTCACCTGGTACAAACCCTTCTAGATAAATTGGCGTATCCGTACCTGGCTTAAAGAAATAAGCCTTGTCGCCTTCATAGTGAATTTTGTAGTTGTAATCAGCCGTAGCATCATTATTGTAAATGACACTAACCAAAGAGTTCATCCAGATTCGTTTACGCCCCATGCCATCTTTTAAGGCCATGAGAAAGTAATCACGTATTTTCATTAACATCACCCAACTTACGTTTGATGTCAGTAAACTCGTCAAGCATTAGTTTACGTTCCATCGGGTTATCAGTGTACTCGTCCAAACTGGTATCTAATTTACTCCAAATGCTTTGCAATGGTAGATCACTGAAGAATGCTAGACCCACCATTTGACTTGCAGCTTCAGAAGGGTTACGTGATTCAAGACCTTCAAAAGAAATATTGATAAGTTCATCGTAACTGCGGCCAACTCTGATACCAGCATTAGCCAGTTCAAGCATCATGCTAAAGCGTTCACGACCGTTGGTTTGAAGTAGCTTATTAATCACCTTGATTCGCTCAACTGGAATACGACCACCGGAGTATTCACCCATTACTTGAATACGTTCATCAATAGACTTACGAATAAACGCCAATGCGTCATCACTAGCTGATTCGATATGTTCCATCAATTCGTCCACTGGGTACGTACTGAAGAAGGCTACTAATTGTGACATCGTTTCAACGTCATCGTAGTTCTGTTGGAATATGTGAGCAAGGTCATCAGGAATGATGTATCGTGGAATATATAGTAACGTGTTTACAACAGCCAGTCGAATACCAAGACTCGCATCGTCACTAACCACAACACCTCGATCATTGAGAATATAGTTCAGAGCATACGTGAGAATGTCATTAATGCGACCAACCAGCATCGCTGAGTCGGCATAGTCATCAGCAATCATCAACACTGTATTTAACTCATCGAGAGCAAGTACATAATCCTGCTCTAGTAAAGTGTCAACGACATCTAGCGTCACAGCCAGCTGTTCTGGTGACACCAGTGACGAAATAGCATCTTGAATTTCGAGTTTCATTTAGTTACCTAATAGTAGATGTTTTAACATACCGTTATGGTAGTAGGTAGTGTTTAAATTAAAGTAAAGTTTACCTATCGTGTTATATCTATGTTAACAACACAAATTCCCAAATCGATTTAAGGATTACAAAATGCAACCAATCAACGCCGCCGAACTCATCACCGAAGAAGTAGCAGACAAGTCTGCTGAGGCCGCACAAGAACTCATCAAACAAGCTGGCTGGGACATCGTCGCTGAGATGGGTCGTGCGCTGGCTGAAGGTATCAATGCAACCGCACTGGTTATTTACCCAATCAGTGTGAATCTGGAAAAATACAAAGCTCTGTTGACAGACCCAGAAGGGTTTGAGGCAAAATACAATACTCTCCGCAAAGACGTAAAGAACATCTCCCAAGCACTGGTTGGTCTGTATGAGCACCACGAGGGTAAAAAGGGTACTCCTACAGAAGCCGAACTGAGCTTGGTTAACGGCCTTACTCTAGGCTATACCAAAGTACAGGGTCACTTGGAGCAAGCCATCCATCCACTGATGCTGAACATCGTAGCTGATCTGGAAGCTGTTGGTATTACTGAGCTGACCATCGAGGAAAAGAAAGATGCATGATGAATTTGACAAAGAAGACAACTACACCAATGAGTTTCAAGAAGCTAGTGTAGCCAGTGAAACTGGCATTACTGGTGAAGCGGGTCCTACTGGGGAGATTTTTGATCTCCCACCTTCTTTGGAGATTCCAGAGAAACCTCTTTTCAAGCCTGAGCAACCTGCTGTTAATTTCTCGCAGGAACGTCGGGCTTGTGGTACTCCGATTAAAGATACTCGACCGATTATGTCGATTATTCAAGAATCGTATCGTAACGTTAACAAAGTGCTTGAGCGAAATAGCATGCTGTTGGATGCAATGCATTCGGGTAACTTGGTTACCAACGAACACGATGACATCTGGCTAGCTAATCTCTTCGCTGGTATGAATCACCTGTCTCTGGATGAAACCCCATTGGGGGCTACAGAGCGTCCTGAATCGCACTGGCGCGATGGTATCTCTATTCCTGGACATCAGCAGCTTGTACGCCCTGGCCGTCCACAACAGGTCTACGATAAGTCTAAGAAGAACTCTAAAGAATCCGCTCTGGCATTCCTGAGTTGGAAAGCGGGTCTTGGTGGTAACTACGAAGCCTTCCTGCCACACTCTGGTATTTGGGTACGCCTGCGTCGCCCATCGTTGGGTGAAGTGGTAGCAATGCAGACTGAACTGCAAACCCTGCGTGTTAAGTTGGGTAACGATACCAAAGGCTTGGCTTTCTCCCATGCAAGCTTCCGTATGCTGGATGCTGTAACCGACCTCGCTCTGAATTGCATCGTAGCGTCCAACCGTCATTACACTACCCCGAGTGACCTTGAACATGAAATGTCCATTTTTGACGAAAGTCTATTGCACCATGCATTGGCTGCCGTCATGTACCCTGATGGGTTTAACTACAGCGTCCCTTGCATTGCCGATCCTGATAAGTGTAACGGCGTAACTGAGTTCAAGATGAACATGTCCAACGTCGTATTCTTCGACGATGCGGTGTTCACCAAAGAACAACGTCGCCACATCGCTAAGCAGTTCGCTCCGGCTAGTGATGATGACTTCAAAGCCTATCGTGAAGCTTTCACCATCGGTAATCCTAAGATTAACTGGATGGGTGAGGTTGGTATCAAGATCGCGCCACCTAGTATTGCTAAACGTCGTATCTCGGCTAAGCTGTGGTACGATACCCTGATCGAGATGTCTAAAGGCGCATTTAACGAATCACCTGAAGGCGGTCAACGTTACGAGTACATCCGACGTTTGCAACATGCGACTAAAGCTACACAGTACTCACATTGGGTTGAAGCGATCTATCTGAAGGACGAGAACACTTCCAATCTGGAAGATCAGTTCTTTACTGATGACCAAGAGATCATCATGGACTTTATCTCCTCGACGATCTCTGAGCACGAATACTTTGAACGGTTCGTTGACGGCGTTAACGCTTACTCCAACGAAACCATCATTGGTCTGTGCGCATTGCCATCCCATAACTGTCCAGAATGTAAGTCTCCGCAAGGCCTGACTTATAATGAACGGTTACCACACTTGGTACCGCTGGACATGCTCGCAACTTTTTTTACGTTAGCGGGCCAGAGAGTTGCTTGATCGATACCGGTGAGGTAAAAGATCCTAAAGCCAGTCGACTGAAGATTGACCTCCGTGATAATGATGGCCATGTAACAATGGCCACATTTGGATTACAGGAAGTCGAGAACTCTGAATTGGAACGGGTCTATATGGAAACCGGACCAATGCGTTCAGTCGTGACTCAGATGGTAACCCGCAAGGCATACCACCGTGATCGTGGTATCAGTACCCACCAGACAGATGATCCTTTAGACTTGGTGCGTCTGCACCCTAAAGAAGATATTATTGAAGGTGGACCACGTCGGACATGGATACGTAAGTTTATTAACTATCGTATCGGTATTGTTACAGGGCTAGGTATATTGGAATACTTTGAACTACCTTTTGATGATGCAAGATTCATGGCTGAGCTATGTGAATCCAAGTCAGTGCAAGAAGGTATTCAGGCAAACCAACTATTGAATGGTCTTCGATAACGAAAAAAAAAATAAAACATATTGCCCCTCCTTTCGGAGGGGCTTTATGTCGTTAGGCCATGGGGATTTCTTCAGCTGCCACCACCACTTCAAAACCATCGCTCTCAACAAAAGAGGTCAGGTATTTAGGACTGTTGGTCAGCAACCAGAATTCACCTTCAACGCAGTCATTTTGATTGACTACGTAACCGCGGTTGGTTAAGTCAAATATACTATCAGCCTTAACCTTCATGCGATATTTAAAAACCACATTCATCATGCCCCATACCTCACAAAGTCGCCCTTACAATCGCACCAATGTAAAAAGTGAATCCAGAGATGATTGCCATCACCACATGGAATATAATCAGGATACCGATCCTCACCCAAAACTTGGTATTGATGTAAACAGCTGGATTAAAGTCGGCACGAATCATCGATCCTAGAATCTTAGACACCATGACCAGATCAAACAACAGTACAATAATTACGATGAAGACCATAATACACCTCCTGTTTATTCACAGAAGTAATATAGGCCTAAGATGGGTTCTATTAGTTAATGCCATGGGACAACATAGACGATAAAGTAGATAGCCGCTACAAGGATCGTTAAGGTGCCCCAAATCCTTAACCACTCTAACGTATCATTAATGGATTTCTGATCCTCATACGTCCCCCTATTGAACCCTACCACCTTTATTAGAAGGACAATCAGGTTGAATGCTAGGATTAGCAATAGACCATAGAATCCACCCAATGACAGTTCTTCTAAAGTTGCGTTTGGAAACATCTTTCACCTCGACGGAATAAAGTCCTCCCCTAGGGGAGGACGAGCTTACATGTTGATGCGCATGGTTTTCATGTTTAGCACACGACCATCGAAATGATCACGCTTGCTTGCAGCGTAACGCATGTGGTGCGGTATCGATTCACAAGCTAAGAAGGTTAAACGTGGTACAACATCAGGGTAGTCTTTTAACTTACGTAGCCGACCTAAGATCTGGATATTATCCTTCTTAGAGTCGGTAGCCTGTAACAGACCTACTTCACGTAAGTTGTGAATGTCTACACCAGTACCCGACGACTTAATCGTGGATACAGTGATATCATTCTTTTGTAGCCTTTCAAACGGACTACCTGAGTAATGCCCATTAATCTGTAGATCAGGGAATCGCTCTTTTAGATAAGCTACTATCTCGTCGATGAATGCTACAGTAGCACACAACAACAATAGCTTCTGTTTAGGAAGCATGTCATTAACAAACAAACCTTTAGTGATATTACCCACCATCGTTTTGTAAGCATGTAGTCGTTTCTTATCTTTCATCATCTGCGTTTCATAACGCGCATGGTTATACGTGTTCTTAAACGGAGTCAGATAGTCTTTAGGTTTAATACCCGGTTCACAGTACCTTAGACACATTGCGTTGATATAGACGTCCAGATTCGGCAACCGTACCATGGTGTCCGGTGGAAGCATCTTATCAATCATCTTAGTTACATAGGCATTACCTGTGAAAGGAGTAGCAGACAGATAAACTTGAAGATTAACGTTAGTGTACATGTCAATACGAAACACAAGTCCTGGATCTTCTTGGATTTCGTCGTTGATTTGGAATCCAGCGCCAATGGCTTCATGGAATCGCGGAGGCGGACAGTTATAGCCAAGTCCACTAATCTTTGACCCATACTTCTCGTAGTTGTCGATATACGAGCGGTAAGTAACGTTAGAGATGACGATGACGTCAACCCCTTCAAGATCATTTTCAATACCTCGGTCAATAAGTTTCTGTAGTTCGGCTGAACCAGATACGGTCATCCAGTTCAAAGACTCGTCGGTATAGCCCTTGTAGGTCTCCTTAAGAGCTTTAATCCAAATACCGAAGTACTTAGGTGGCACCATTACAACACACCGGCATTTGCGTCTAGCAAGCGCTGCAAGAGCACTCAGTGTCTTACCTTTACCTGTCTGCAAGTCAACACGTGCAGAGTGGTATTGTGGCCTGAGGATGTCCTCAACGATTAGTTCTTGATAGTCCCGTAGAACAAACATCTCGAACATGTCGTAGTGAGCTGTCGCTGGTGTAGGCACCGGAATGTCGATGATCTCGATACACTCTTTTGGAATGTTTCGATTTTCAAGATAACCGATCAGATCAGGTAAACTGTTACGGTGGATGTATACTTCCGACAAGTCTTCGAATACACCATAGTAACGTTTCTTAAGCTCCATCACCATTCGGTTACCCGGAAGCTTCTTAGGTTCTTTAAGGTTTAGTCCCTCAAGGAACGCAGCCATTTTGTCGAATGTTTCTCGCGTATATCCCGATAAGCGTACCCCGTGAGTATAGCGTTCTGCGATTAATAAGGGCTTCATAAAAAATTAAAACGAGACTACGGGGGAGCCGAAGCTCCCCCGTCACCTCGACCTCCAGTTTAGTTGAGCTGTCCACCTCTTACCATAAGACCATATGGATGATCGTTACGTTCAGTATAGAGGAAGCTTGCTGGGTTTGCGAAAGGCTCATGCTGTTTCTCAAAGGCCATCGTACCAGCCAAGTCACGTGAATGCATCAGCTTGTTATATTTCTCAAACTGACCTAGGTAACCAGGCTTAGGCAGGTTATAGTCCTTACGCTGAGCAGATTTAATTGTCATAGCATACGCCAATACTTCACAGTGTACCAATGGCAAATTAATCTTTTCGTTGATCAACGATGCTGTTGCGACTACACCTTCAATGACGTTTTCGTAGTTCTTAAGATAGGTCTTGCTAGTAAAACCTACCTTGTCGGAACTCAGTTTAGAACCTTCGGTATCCGAACCCGAATGCAAGAAGCTTTGAATTCGCTTCATTACTTCATACATGTTAACGTGTTTATATGGCAACGTTAGGAATGGTTGTGTGTGGTCGAAACCATCAAGATCAATCACGATGTTACCACGATCGTCTGGCTGCCATTGCACTTTCTTAACATGCTTCAACACTTCGAGCGACAGACTAGCTTTACGGTTATACAAACTAACAGTCAGAACGTCCCCGACGTCTACACCATCAACTTGACGAACCAAACCAATCTTAGTCATCTCAGTAGCGGAGCTTGGTGGATAACCATGCAAGTTTTCAATCATCAGAACGTCTGCCAAGTTAGAGGCTTCATTCTTAGAGATCATCAACTTATAACCCATACCTGCTAACTCAGGTTTCAGATAGAGTGTTTCCGATAGCGTACCCTCACGAAGATACTTGGCTTCAATACCACCCAGCTTGTATTGCTCAACAGCCGATGTAGCATCGGTGTGTTTAGTAGACAATACAGACGAAGTAATTTTGTCACCCATGGATACAGCCGCTACTTGACCGATGTTGGTACCACGTGGAATGTTATCTGCAAGCAGACCATAACACGTAGAGCAGATACCCTGAGGATCAGGATGCACGCAACCAACCACAGAACGCATCTTGATTCGTTTACCGATCAGATGAGTTTCATTACCAGTCAGTACATCCATCTTACCAGTGGTTTCGTTCAGATAGAACTTACCGTTCATGGCTTTGAGATAACCTTTCATCACCGGGAAGGAGATATACTCGGCACCACAGTCACCATAATGCAGATGGTTTACATACTGAGCGATCAGCTGAGACTTCCGGTTAAAGTACTCGGTTACACGCAACAACTCTTTGTTATATAGAAGAGCTTTGGTACCAGACCGAGACTCAACCATGTTTTCATAGAGCCCCCAGATACCTTCGATGTAACCAGTCAGTACCGGTTCAGGGAAGATCGCCGAGTCGATGTCAGTTGGGAAACCACGAGCACCGAATGCCTGATACAACGAATCCAGCTTTTGAGTACCAGACTTAAGACCTTCAGTGATGGAGTTACCCTTGAACTCACCTGGGTCCATGAACACGTCTTTAAGCTCTTTATAGCAGACTTGTTCGATACCATAAGTCGTTGGATCGATATCAGTGTTAGCTTCCCGAACACGAGGATGCCACCATAGTTCATTGATCTCAAACATACTGAGTGTTGCAACGTACTCACCCAGCTGAATGGTTGCTTGGTTATAGAAGTTGTTAGTAGCTTCAATCGCCAAGCGTGCCAACAGTTCAGGATCTACTGGTGTTGGGTTAGTTGCATGGATATGCCAGATGATTTTCTCAACCAGCTTCACCAAAGATTTAGCAGTTACGCGTTGATCGTTTAGATGATGTTCCTTAAGGATTGGTACGTCTGGGAATCCCCGAAAGGGACTCCACAGCCAAGCGGTTAGTTTAGTGATCCGATCTTTTACAGTCAGTTCACCATCGGCAAACTTGATGGTATGCCATTCAGACGGGATTGCGTATAGGTCATCATAAGACATGTTGACCAGTGCGCGTGCATCATATACATTCAACTTACGCATGCATTACCTCTTAGTGCGATGCCGATGGACTCGACGCATATTTAAATTCAATACCGCGAGTTTGCATCATGTGGTTCAGCAGACTGACTGGACGAGAGTTACCGAACGGAATCTTCTTCCGATCGACAGCCCGATCAATACGGGTCGGTTTCTCTTGAGTCAAGAACTGTTCAACGACTTCAACGTGAGCCAATGGATTGTTGGTCTGGTCAACCAATTCCATGGTAGGTTCAGGACCTACAGTGCAGTTATACGAACGAGTCTCAGACTCACCGAACGACCGGACAGCAGATTCACGACCAGGAGTACTGGAACGGTCAAAGTTGTTCAGCTTGGACGGCAGACCAAACTGTTGAACTTTTACAGAAGCTACAGATGACCAGTCATCACCAATCTTCTCCAACAGCATCATGTACAGTGGACCAATCAGAACGTTGTTCTTAGTGGTTACCACACGTCCACCTGGATCAGTATAAGTAACTGGAGTATAGTTCGGACGGAACTTGGTGTTGATGATAGTATTCATTGCAGTTGGCAAGTGAGTGGTATCATCGATCGGTGTATAAACAACAGTAGTACCTTGACGCAGCGCCGACTTAACGTATTCTTTATGGTTCGGATGCTCTTTCATGATTTCATGCATGGTTGGAGCAATGATCCACCAGAGTTCTTGGAACTCGTTGAATGCATACTCGATCCATGCCGGATCATTAAATGCTTTGGACTGTGCGAAATCAATGTTATTCAATTCAGCATGACGATCAAATCCAGCCTCTACCCGCAGACGCTGACACAGATCACGAACAGTAGCACCGAAGCCATGTTCATAAATCCGACCATAGTTAGATCGACGCATGGTCGAACCACCGAAGATCACCACGTCAGCTATATTACCGAACTCATCCCTTGGCATTTCAGACCGTGGAGAAGTCTTACATACTACACCTTTACCACCGAAGAAGTCAGTGATCTTGTAAGCACCACCTGGTTGCTTCAGGGATTCATAAGTGATCTCGATGCGCCATTCGTCCAGAGGCTCAAGACGATACATACGAGTCAGCTTACGTTGGCCTTCAGCTTGCGGTAGATAGATCAGTGCTTCTACGATCAGTTGGTTGAACTCATCAGAAATACGCAGGCGATCTTTACGCTTTTTCTTCAGGTCATTATAGATGCGAAGAATTTCACGATAGTACATGCACAGAGCATCGTAATACTTAACCAGTTGTGGCTCCATCCCAGATGGAATGAAACTAGGGTTCTGCCGTTCATCACGATAGATCTTGATGTCTTTTACGATAGCCCCTGGTTCACCGATTACAACACGGTCAAAGGTACGATCGATATCAGACAATGCACGCTTAGTCATCTCAGCTGGAGCCAAGTCATCCGACAGATCCCGCATGGCAAAGACAACACCGTCTTCTCGGATTCGATCGCCGATATCCGGGAATGGTTTGTTACCATAAGCGTTCAACAGAAAGCTCTTTCGCCCACAACTACCAATAGCTGTACCATAAGCGTGTGGTGCGAATTGCTCAAGGATTTCATCAGAGATCCAGAAACCGTCCTCGATGGTAGCATGGTGCGACATGAAACATGCGTTCACGTTCATACCGGCACAGAAGTGACCGTCTTTAGACTTACCCGCCGACTCGGCCAGAATGGTATCTTTGGAAACCATTGCACCCGGATGAATGTTATCCCAAACGTCTTTAGCTTTATTAAGCTTAAAACCAAACGTCTGGTGAAAGCTCATGAACTCGGGTACCTTAACGATACCTACAGTTTTGAACTCATCGTAATAGTTCTCATAAACGATCGTAGTCTCTGGGTTATGTCGAATAGCATCTGCACCCATACCAGTTGGATACTTTCGAACCACGTTCAGAATCTGACAGTCTTCTGGAATACGTACATCGAAGTTATGTTCACCGAAGCGTAGCTCACCACCGGTTTGAAAGAGTCGTTGTTCCGCCCCAATGATTGTAGGAGCCTGAGTAATCTGGCCCAGCAACATTGCGCCGCGAGCTGCGGATGTCGTACCTAGCCATGGATCGATAATACCGTTACCTACATAACGGTTCTTCAATTCACGGACTACGCGCTTCTGTTCAATCATTCTTATGTTCCTCAAAGTAACACATCACTATGTTGTAAAGGGCATAAGCCTCTGGCCCCGGACCATGTTCTTTAACATGCCGATGCCAATGTTCACTCAAGTTAGTTTCCTCTACATATAGTTTGCCGTCAGGTAATTTTTTACTTATGACCCGTTCTAATGATTCCGACATTTAATCCTCCAACCATATAGACACTTTAGTAATATAAATCTCAAATAAAATCTATGGAGACTCCAATGGCATTTACTATTGTTAATCAGATGCTTAAACCTGGACCAAGTATGTTCTACGAACCTTTGTTCCAACACATTATCGAAATGCATCTCCCTCAATTAAGAACGATCTATGCCATACCAAAAGATATCACTGGTGATGAGTATTATCAGTTTGAAAGTGATTTCTATGGCTTCCTTCTATATAAAGGTTACCGGGCGGAAATGTTTTGGGTTATGTTACGAGTCAATGGCATGACTCACCCGCAACAGTTTGGTGCATCTTTAAGAGATGTCTATTCCGACGGCAGTATTCCTAAGTTACTGGAACCACACCCTAACGCAATAGCTGAGATCCAACAATACTACATGACGCTTCGTCGGTCATAAAAACCCGCGTAAAAAAGAAGGTATAGACTGGGGTCCGAAGACCCCAGCTTATGCCGTTTAGATCAGACCCATACCGTTACCGCGACCGGTGGCAGTAGCTGCCATGAATGGGTTAGCTGGTCCACCACCCCAGCTACCTTGTTGCTGTTGTTCCCATGGAGCAGCCGTTGGAATCGGTGCATATGGGTTACCAACTGGAGGTTGTTGCGTCGGATAGCCATTGTTACCGTAACCGGTTACGTTATTGAAACCGTTGTGCTGTGGGAATTGCCCTTGTGGGAAATAACCATTAGACGGTGGAGTTGCCTGAGGATACTGGTTAAACTGAGGCTGTGGATTGATGGCTTTCATGAAGTCGTCCATCGATGCACCATTAGATCCGCGTGTTACCAATGCTTCGGTCAGCGTTTCTACAGGCTTGTTCTCATTACGGGCTACCTGCGCAACCGTTTCAGTAGCACGAAGCTGCTTCTTCGGTACAACAGTTTCACTCGCTTCCAGATCCTGCTCTTTGGTGGTACCTTCGTTACCATTCAATGCTGGCAGTTCGTTATAGATCTTGGAGAACTCATCGATGCAGTCCAGATCAAACAATTCGATTGGACGAACAGGGATGTTAAGCTTCTCACCATACGTATTGATCGACTGATTCAACACGGTAGCGATCTTGTGATATGCAGTCAGCAGTGCAGTGTAATATGGTGCTACACGGGCTACGGTACCAAAGGAATATTCCTCTGGGTTATCACCGAATGGCAGGACCAACTTGAACAGAGCGATCAGGGTAGGACGCTGTTTCTTAGGAATCGTCACCCCCAGTACGTTAGTGTTGGTTTGATCGGCTTGCAGGTCTTCCATGATCGGGAATCGAATGATCGCCGAACGGTTAACTTTCTTACCATCAAACTTACCACCATTCTTAAGATAAACAGTCAGCAGACGGTTCTTCTTAGTAGCGGCGGACAACAGTTTGTCCAGCAGTTCAGCAGTGGTCTTGTCAGCGTTACTCAGCTTCTTCAGGAAGTCAGTGCATTCGATTGGCAGATCCTTGTGAGATTCTTTATCGACTGCAACTTTCATCAGTCCTTGCAGCAGACTGAATACGTTGTAAGAGATTACCGCTTTAGCTTGACGCTGGAGCAGCTGGATTACTGGGGAAGTGCCTTCACGAGACATTACTTCACACAGTGGGTGGAACGGTACGTGGTCTTCACCGAACCCCTTCTTCAGCCAAGCCTTAGAAGGGAGTACCAGTCGTTGTCCACCGATACTCAATGGAGCCAGAGTACCGAGTGGGTTTTTCTGGCTCAGTCGACCATCGTCATCAGCTACGATGCTGAATGCTGGGAGAATGGCGTTATAGGAGGCCAAGGTTTGCGACATTGTTTTGTGCTCCGGTATTAAGTGCTTGAGGATTAAACTGTGCAGCTGGTGCTACAGGATGCTGATAAGGAGTATAGACTTGCGTCATATCGATCTCAGGTTGACGACTAGCGTCACCATCAATAACCTTACGAACCAGCCACGTGATATCGTTAGCGATCTCATTGGAGAGTTCTTGGTTACGAGTGATCACCGGTGAGAACAGACTATCTGCGAAAGTCGGTGCAACGTAACGCTCTACTGGATCATTACCCAGTGAGATGTCCATAATGGTTTCACCAGCCAAGTCCGAACTACAGCTGATACGGAATGGGATCTGATTACCACGGGAGATATTGTTCAGGATATCTACTTTAACGCGACGTTCCAATTGTTGAATGTACGGACGCATGTCGAAGTTACGGATGATACTCTGGGTACCATTCGGAAAGATCTCGAACAGATATTCGTTTGGACCACTACCGTTAGTTACCGCAAAGGACACTTGACGGAAGAACGTATCCATCATGATCGATGGAATAGCCTGAGACAACAGTGCCACCGCGATGGACTTATTGTCAGCGCCATTGAACGTTTGCGATTGGTGCGCTTGGGAAACGACCTTACGCTGGGTGGTGCCATCGTTCATAGCGAACTTAGCAACTTCAGGATGGCACAGTTCTGGGAACAGTTCTTTCAAACGTTTCCAAGTTACATAGCCACGTTCCATGAAGCCAGCATGCTCACGCAGAATACCCAGGAAGGTATTCGATTGGATTGCATGGTTACGACACATGTTAGCCGCTTCGCCAAGCAGTGTCTCGGTTGGATCAGAACCTTTGTTGAACAGCAATGTATCCGAATCACGCATGGTGTCGTTATATTCGGAACGCGCATGTTGATATGCACCCAACGAACTCGACAGATAACGAACTGGAGAAGTGTCCTTACGCATCGAATACTTGAACGAGCCACCTTCACCTACCATCGTGCGATAGTCGTAGGAGGTATCGATCTTAACATCAACCAGACCATTCTCTTGCAGGTTCTTTGCAACTGCTTTAGTCTGCATCAAGTTAAAGTTATCTTCAGGACGAATCAAGAAGTTACTTGGTCGAGCGAACATCCCATTATTGCCACCCATCATGTTGACTGGGGAAATGATTTGGTTAGATCCGATGATACGGGCTTGAGTCTGTGGCCCATGTGGAGTTGGCACGATAGACTCTTGGATAATCGTTTCAGAGTTGAAGTAAATCCGCATGTCATCAGGCAGATGCTTACCACCCATTGCAACGTCACAATGGTCGGAGTAACCGAAGAAGACTCGCTGGGTAGTGGTACCCTGAATGAAAGGATGCGATTCGTTTACACGACACATCAGGCGGAATCGTGCCGAGGTGAAGTTGTGAGGAATCATTACCTCACCTTCGACCATAGCTTGTGGAACAATAACATCAGAGGCGATCTCTTGCACGGCTGCTACGCCGAGGTTAAGACCATCGTGAGTAGCTTGACGCAGTGCACCAACTACTGCCTCGTTGGTATTACTTTTAAACGGTCGTAGACATTGTGCTTGATAGGTGCCGGTCTGTACTGCAATGAAACCGTTAGGTTCAAAGCGTACTTGCGAATTACCTACTGTTGCGCCCTGGTTAATGTTAAACATCTATTGCGTACCTCTTACTGGTTGATCTGTGCCAAATGGATTACAACTTCGGTGAGCGTATGTTTGATGGTCTGCGGGATAATCAGTACCCGGTTATGAGTGATCTGCCCAGCTTCTTCAAACAGCCGCATCGGTCCATGATAGACCCAGTTGGAACCGCGGATCGAATGGTTGCAGTTGTTGATAGCCAGCCCTGCCATGTTTTCTGGCTTAGGTGTTTCAGACCCATTCTGCGGGGTCTTTTGAAGCTTCATATGCGGGAACAGTTCATCCAGTTGTGGACGGAACCGGTTAGCAATACGAGAACCTTGTCGTGCCTGAGTGAGCTGCGTGGTAGAACCATGTTCACCGTACATCACTGGCTCAACTTGCATCATGATTGCAGCGTCTTTAAAACCCCAATGCCACAACAATGCTTGGGTCGTGGCCAACAGATAGTTCACTGGTAGCTTGGAGATATGATAGAATGCTCGAGCAGGAAATGCTTTTGCCATAACCCATTGTGCCAGCAGGATCTGATGTGGACGAATTTCAATCTGCGCTACATGGTCAATACAACTAATACACTGTGCCAGTTTATCTTTGCAGATCGTTGGATCTACAGTCTCAGCCAACATTACATAGTCCTTAGCCTCCAGGTTGTACATCGTAACGTCACCAGGACTAATTCGACTAGTTGTTTTATGAGATTCAATGAACGACGTTTTGTTTTCGTCATCCATGCTAGAACCACCTTCAGGTTGTTTCTTAGCTACCCGATCAGCGGTACTTCGTTCAGCTGGAGATACGTTAGTACGCACATAGCTGAAGATGTTAGATACGATAGAGTGACTGGAGTGATCGTTAAGAGGAATGATCGTCAGGCGACGTACCAGTACTTTGGAATGCAGCAACACTCGAACGTCGGTTGCGGATTGGCCAGCCCATTGCCGAGGCAGTGTGTTAGGCTCATCTTCAACTCGATAACGAATATAGTCATCCAATTTTTCCCATGCGGTTGGGATCTCTTCACCCATCGCATCGGTTTCATTGAGTGGCCAGTTCGTTAGTTCACAGCGATGTACCAGTCCAACAACCGAGTTCTCTTTATAGAGTTCTTGGTCAGTGCACTGATCGATATACTCACCCCAAACTGGAATCATTGCTTGCAGTGCCATGGCAACAGTTGCAAGGTTAATGTAGTCTGATTTGAGATAAGTCTGACCACGCTTGTTATAGCGAGAGTCCTGTGTGATCGTATCTTGTGTGTCAGCTGGAATATAGATGTTACCTATAGTCAACAACCAGCGTCGTAGTGCATTCATCGGAAGACACTTATAGATCTCCTCGATGTGGTGAACCAGTGTGTTAACCAGATGCTGCGGTTCAAAGCCCATTCGAAACAGTCGATTGATCTCACTGTAACTCGTGAACATTTTATCGTGCGTAGCAGGCGGTAGTGTTTGTAGAAAACCATTCAGTTCATTAAACACCCGATTAGGGTTGGCTAGTTGTACCTTACTGTAAGTTCTAGTTGACCAAGTTAATACTTCATCGCCGTGCTTCACGGATACTTCTGTAAAACCTGCGCCCTGTACATTGGAAACAAAAAACTCCATAGTCAATCCTCATCTATATACTACACACCAGTAATATAAATCTCAAATATTTTGTATTAACCCTAAACCGACGATTGGGGCATACAGCTATCCTGACGAATCAAGATAGCTGATGTTTTTAGATTATCACCAATCGAAGCTGGCCAGTTCTGTGTCAGCGGCAGGTTGACTTTGTTGATTACCACCACTGTATTGTGGACGTTGTCCGCCGTTACCGCCTTTGTTAAAACCACCACCTTGGCCACCGCCATTACCACCACCGCCACCAAAGTTGGCAGGGTTAGCAACGTTCTTAGCGTTAGGGTCGAAAGATGGACCACCCAACAGAATGTAGACCAGCTGTTCCGAACTACGGGCAAAGCCACGAGCGTAAGCTGCCGAGATCAGATCAGTACCGACTTGAGAACCGTCACCATTCTTGATGTTGTGGTACTTGGTAGGACCGAAGAAGAAACGGATGCGTGGACGCTGAGCTTGTGAGCTGATAACCGCCATATAGATACGACCATCAGCAGCTTTACCAATTACCCAAGTAGACAGGGTAATGATCTTGTCCAGTTTCTTACCAGCAACGAAATCGTCCTGATATTCAAACTTCTGTTCCTGTGGAACATCCTTACCTTCAACCAGATCTTGCAGGTAAGCCATACCTACAGCGAAGGTAGCCAGATCCATGTTGAAATCAATCTTACCATGGTTCAGGTCATTTGGTAGGTTAGTTTTTACAGTGATACGCGGCACGTTACCAAATACGCCTACTCGCATGCTCGGACGTTTCTGTGCCCCATCGACAGGGTCAGCAAACATCCAGTTCGACATAACGGAAAAGACGTTCAGGGTTGGTGCAGGAAAGTTTTGTTGTTGCGACATTGTTAACTCCAGAGTTTTAAAAAATATACACTTCGCGAAAGTGCTACGTATGATAAGCTTACGAGTATTATCTCAATTTGGCGTAGGCTTCTTTAAGTTCTTTGCTACCAGACTGAATGTCATGGTACATCTTGGCTTCAGTAGTAACAGGACTCCATCGTTTGGAGGTAGCCATCTGCTTCAACTGACCGATGATATTACGTGGTTGTGGAACTAGGTCCACGTTGTCACCGAATACCTGTAACGTAAATTTGTTAAAGGGCATCGGTGTGTCTTCAGAGATGTTCTGTAGTTTGGTGTACCACATATTCCACGGTTTCAATTTACCGGTATGTGATTCCAACAATAGTAAACGATTGAAATGTTCTTTCCACAAAAGATCCGAAGGGTAGTGTGTTAGTAGAGCAACCGTACCGTCACTAGGAGGCGGTTTCCGATCGATCAGAATAACAGCCATACCTTCGTCTTTCATTCGCTTATACAACTCAATCGCTGCATAGCGTTCGTAAACTTCATATGCCATTTGTTTTGGCGTTTTGGCTTGCTTGAATGTAGCATTAGGGAAAGTCCACTTCATCGCATCTTTACCTGTGATGTAATAGCGGACTTTAGCTCTGGCTCCATATTGGGCGAGCGCAACGGGAATGGTTTGTACCTCCTGCATTAGAACATCCACTGCTCCCGCAGGGTTTAAGTTCGCTACCTCTGCGGTGGGTACAGCTTGCCATAGATTACGGGCCAACGTTCTAAGGTTGACCCAAATCTCTTTAACCGTTTTAACGTCAATTGGTTGCTTAGGTTGGTTTGGGTGGATGTCTAAGTAACCCTCAAAGGCAAGAGATGTTCCGATACTAACGGGTATCTTCCCAATTTCTCTTTCAATGAGATCCATTGCTTAACCCTTAATGTAATCTGTATATCTCTTAGCGCAACGTTCTACAGTTGTCTCAGAGTGCCCATTGGTTTCCAGTTCGTACAGCAGTAGTTCAAGCAGGTTGTCTTTGGTGATAGGAACAAACTCTGACATATCGAAGTTACGAATGGATTCCATTACAGTATTCTTCTTAGCAGTAGCTTTTTCCACAGTGATCTGCCAATCCTGTTCCGGGTATTCTTTACGGAACGAATCGATATCACCATTGGCTACGTCGCCTGGGTCGCATCTAAGTCGGATCGAACTACCGCGTGGAAGTCCTTTGATCCGTTCCTTAACCGCATGATTAAGTTCTTTGGTATCGAGGCCGTGGACATCCCACGTGACGTATTGCTTAGCCCACTTGTTTTCGATGAATTGTGCATCAAAAGTGCCGTCCTGTCTAACATTGAAAAGGAACATTCCTTTTGGAATCTCGTCATTGTGGCATATACGATCGAAAGATCCAGCGGCGTAAATCTTTTCTGTAACGGTTTGAATGTGTACGTGTCCGATGAGAATCTGGTGCCGTACAAGTTTTCTGTATTCGACTTCATCGTGGGTAGGCTCTTCTACGATTGAGGGTAATTGATAGCTGAATGCACCATGCATGATAGCGAAATCAACTTGCTCTAAGCCCTTGGCTGCCATCAGTTCTTTAACCTGTGATAACGTCACAGCTGTGGATGGATGCCATTTATCAGGGACAAAAAGAATATGAGCGTCAAAGCGCTCGTTGTACACAATCTCTAGCTCTTTGGCGTAATGTAGGTTAACTGGAATATTGGCGTTAACTTTCTGCTCAACAAAGAATTGAGATTGCATACGATCGTGGCTTGGCGTACCCTCCACGATATAAATGTGGACATCATACGCAGCACACTTGAACATCAGAAAAGTGATCCAGCGGTTAATAGCGTGAACATCGTCGTCACCATTATTAAGCTGTCGATCAAAAAGGTCACCGGTAATAAAGATCGCATCGAGGGTCTTCAATAACTCGTCATGGATCAGGCGGTTCAAGTTGCGAATGATGTGGGTAGCAGGTGTCTGGCGATGCCCTAAGTGAACATCGCCAAGACTGATATAGCTAAACACACCAGGCTTTTTAGTCTGGTCAGTCTTCATCAATATATCCGGCACTTACAAACTGAGTTTCATCAGTGGCACGGGGTAGTTCACCCGTAACCTGATTAGGAACGCCTTCAAGTGAGTATAGTGGATGACCCATGTCGTCTAGGAAGGTCTTACCATAAACTCCCAAGATGGCGCCAATGGGAACCAGAACTTTCTGCTCTGGTGGAATCTGATTAGTGATTTGATGCAAGTATTCTGTAACGTTGCCATCGACGTTTTCACCGGTGTGTCGAGCACGCATAATAGATGCATACTCAACCAACTGGTTAACGGTAATACCGCTAACGACTGGCGATGTGGTATCAACTCGACCCATCAATGGTGGAATGGTAAATAGTACAACGGTCTTACCATCCCGCACACCTGCTACACGGAGGGCTTGTGTAGGTTCAACTACATAACGTCCGTACTTGCGAAGGTTCTCTTCTTTCCATGGTTGCTGGAGAATAGGAATGATGTGGTTAATAAAAACATCTTCGCCAACGACCGGTGTTTGCCGTTCATCGTTAGCAAGGATGTCGTTAATAGCCCGATCCAATTCTTGATATCCTACCAACATACCGTTAAGGTAATTAGGTTTAGACATCTACAGGAACCTCAGGTAGTTGTTCAGTTAGAATGTTGACCAGAATAACCTTGCGATCACCAAACACTTCAGGGTGTTCATTAAAATACTTAGTGAATGGTTCAGTACCTACATTGTTAATCTCGTCAGGTGTGGCCGCAGGCGAGTAATCATAGGTATCTTCAGTCACACGTGCCACTTGAATAGTATCCGAGTTCTCCAGAACAGTTTTACCATCAACGACGTGTACTTCAAAACCTCGTTGACGTGCCTGTAGACGACTGGTGAAATCTTCAATGGAATGTTCAAGCGAATGAGCAAGACCTGCAAACAGATTGTATTGTGAACGAGCAATACGTAGATCAAAGGTTTCTTCACCACGCTTGAGAGTATGAAGAATCTTCAGAGTAAATGTATCTGACTCATCCAGACGTTTGTTCAGTTTGGTGAGTTCCATCTTAATATAAGCTACGTCTTGTGCAAGACGATCCAATTGACCATTAGGGGATGTATCGATCATTTTAATTACCCGTTGTTAATCTTAGCAATTCGAATCACACGTCCGTTTTCATACTGTACTAAACGACCCACCACATAAGCGGTAGAGCCATCATACACTGTACCCGTAAAACGAATGGTGTATTGGTCTGGTTTGTTGTCATCTTCAGTGTCAACTTCAACTGTAACTTCAGCTGAGTCACCAAAGACTACTTGGAATTTAGCCAATAGGTCATCATGCATGCGTTCTTCGATGGCCTGCATGTTGTTGGCAAATGTCTTCAATGTATATTGCATTGTAGTATTTTGTCCGTAATGTAATACGGAGTCGTAAACGTTCGCGGTAATATAGCAGGCTAGCATATAGTCCGCTGAAGCCGCTAGGTCGTTAATCCAACCTGTGATGCCCAGTGTTGGTATTGAAGTTGCCATAGGTCACCAAAAAAGAAAGGGGTAGAAAGCGGAGCCACTGGCTCCGCTAAGTTAGACGCGTTTAAACGCCTGAAGGAACGGATGGTCCGAAGGTAGATCCATAGACTGGGTGAAGTAATAGTTATCTGGTGCAGCCTTAAACGATACATGTATCGCGTAAGGTAAGATATAATCTGGCTTCGTATCCGAGATATAAACAGCGTAACGTTTATTATCGGAATCCACCAATAGTGCACCATTACTAAGATAGCGTACCCCGTCGATTGTATTAACCAAGTATTTCCTAAGATCTAAGTAGTACTTAGGGAATCCGTTCTCGTCGAAAGCATCAGCGCCACCGATCGTGTATCGACCATCCCGACTAAGTATCACTTGGACACGCTCGTTGGGATCAAATGGTCCATGCTCCGCTACAACGTCAGCGAAGTGAGCCAGTATATTAACACTTCTATACTTTCCGTATGATGCCATCTGGAAAATCCTCAAAAAAGAAAAGCAAGTGATGTGGAACCCGAAGGTTCCACTACACAAGATTATGCTGATTACAACGCTTCGTCGAACGACGTGTGGAACTGATTCAGATTGCTTTTAATCACATCGCCATCTGGTGCACACAGGCGTACTTCAGTTACACGATTGCCTTTCCAACGTAGTTCAAGACACAGGCGCATCTCGCCATAGAACTGATCCACAACAGTAGTACCAAGGAAGTGTAGCCCATCGATCATTTCTTCACGACCTAACATCTTCGCCCACAGACTAGGATCTACCACACGATCTTGACCGGATTGGTCTTTCATGATCCAGTGGTATTTCTCGTCATAGTAGAACGAGTACGGGATCTTAGGTAGCTTACTGTTGGATTTGGGTTTCTCATCAACCCACTGATTGAAGTAGTCTCGACCACCGGCATCAGTTGTTAATTTAAGCGCATTCATAAGCCAACCATCACTTTTGGTACCGGCGCCAGGATGCTTTGCTCTTAGTTCTGTGAGTGGATTAGTATCAGTCACTTTTCTTCAGCCTCTGGATATGGGTAAAGATCGAAAGCCGGTAATCCATCCAGCTCAAGAACGAACTGTTTGTGGAATTCACCAATAGGTTCTTCACCAGGCTCATTTATGAACTTCAAATTACAAATTCGATTATTATGAAACCACAGCTCGCAGTTAACGTGTATCTGACCGAAATGTGGAATATCGACACTCATCGTAAATTCGATCAGTTGGTTAACAGAATTCTGAATAGCGGTATCGTACACTCGACCAAGCTTCTCTTGGAGTAGCTTGATCTTGGTAGGGTCTACGAAGAGATCACCGGTGGTGTTCAATGCATCATAACAAATCCAATCACCGTTATCAAGTTTTGAGAAATATACTTTCATGTCTACCTCGGTATAAAAGCCTCTCCGTGTGGAGAGGCTTTATGGGGTTTACAACAAGTTACCAATTGGACTAGTTGGGTCCATCTCACCTGCATCAAGAGCACGGTTAACCATGTTCCAAGTACGGATGATGTCGGCCTTCTGGAAGATGTCCAGTTCTTTGTCGGTATCTGGAATCAGTTCATAGAACTCATTCACGATTGCGTGATCATCATGAACCATCACAATGCCATCAGTTACTCGACGATAATCATAGTGTCCTACGCCCAGCGCATCACCATGATAGTTCTCATAACTACCAGCATAGCCTTCAACGGATTGATTCAGATACATGTCACGCAGGCGCGGTTCAGCCATGATGTAACGTTGCATGATTGGGTTCGCTGTTTGAACCTGCTCGATACTGTTACAGAAATAGATGCTATTACTTTTCCAGCTCACGTCAGTCTTAACACTGATATTACGTAGAGCTTGGATTGCATCCGATTCAGAGATCGTGGTATAGAACGTCCGCGCTTTGTTAAACCAGTTTTGCGTAGTGCTACTGACAGAAGACATCAGAGCTTCACTTCGTTGGTTCAACCAGTTAGTGGTTTGAGAATCCAGAAAACCGCCGCAGGCGATGTCCATAAGGTCCACGCCATGGGCTTGATATTGCATAGACTACCCCTTTCTATTTTCTGACACCACTATTCTTGCGGTGGTGCCGATTACATGAATGACCTTTCCGTCAACTGACATGATGTCATATCCGCGTTCAGGTCTATTCAAACTGATATACGCTAACAACTCGTCAATAGTCTTTTCAGTACGAACCATGTTACACCTCAGTAATATAGATCTGAATTACAGTCTACTAACTCGTTCCCGAATTGGCACTACTCCATCAGGTGTAGTGACATGGAACAATTGGGTCACTGGGTAGTTGGAGCCAACTTTGATACTACTAACTTCCTTTCCATCGACTGTAACATAGTTGACGGTTTGATCTTCCGTATCAACATTAACGGTGTATTCAACAGCATAGGCTTCGAATACCAGATCATAAGAAAGACGAGCTGGTCCATCAGACCAGATGTTCGGAACAGACCAGCCGTTGCCAACCAACTTTACAGTAATAGGGTAGTTACCGGAATAGGTTTCCAGTTGCCAACCTTTCTCAGCTTTACGGATTGTGAAGTCTTCGTACATTCTAATCATCTACCTGTGAATCCCAATGGAATTTACTTTCAGTACGCAACTTACGTTTCTTACGTGACCGCACTTCAATGCGAGCTGCTTTCCGCTGAAGCATAGTTTGGTTAGAAGGAACTTGGCCACGCCACTGTTCTGGAATCTCAACCAATTTGCCACGACGGGTACGGTGCGTTGTAGGTTTACGCATAAAGCCCCTCATTAATAGCACTAAGACCTATAAATAATAGACCCTAGTACTATTTCGGTTATTTGTCGAAAACGTAATTCAATGGACACTCAATACGAAACAGGGCTAATGCTGGATGATCCAATGGAATCGTAATAGCGTCCATCTCGTCACCACTCACAGAATCACAGATGGACAGGATATCCATAGACTCACTGATCTCAATATCCCAACGATAACCAGGTATGCCGGCATAGACGCCGATCACACAGATATTCTGCCCTTCTGGGCGATCATTAGTAAACCGATAAAATGGACGTACTAGGACATCTAGGTTATCCGGTTCACCACCTGCTTTAATAGGAAACTCACCTTTATCGGTGATGGCGTACCATGGCTTACGCACTGCATTAGCTACCCGCTCAGTACGACAGATTAATGTAATGTGCTTTACTGGCGTGGGCTGGATTTCTTTAATACGGGACATAGCTTTATCCTTTGGTCTTTTGAATCGACATTCATGTTCGTACCATAAGACGGGACAAGGTTCGATTTCATCTGGGAAATCACAACAACCAAGATTACACCCAGCCCAGTTCTCTACTAACCTAATCGCTTTACGGATGTGGTCGTAATAATAGTCGAAGATATCTCCGTGATGACGGCATGCGTCTATGACATGCGTATGGCAACGAATACCTTTAGGCTTTCAGGCTAAACTCCACCAGATGTAAGCGGATACCGACACCGATAGCTCATAATCGAATAGGTTGAATTGACTACGAAGATAATGTTCCATCACATCGACGTCGTTACCAGCGTAGAACTTGTGAGGTGTATTGTCCCATAGATCGGTATCTATGGTTTTAACCAGTTGCTCATAAAAGAGCTGCGCGTTAATCAACTGGTCGTCTGTTGGACGCTCGTCTGGAATAAGCAAGCTCGCGGCCAACAGGTCTTTATCGAGCCTAAATTCGATATGTAGATCTATATCTGGATTACCTAGCTTTCGATACAGTCTTTCGCAGTCTTCATAACAGTCGAAGTTAATCCCTCTGATGAAACAGTATTTATCGAATGTACTCATTGACCTTGCGTTTTTGCGTCGAGCACTATAAAACTCTTTGACCCGACGTTGCCATTCGATTACCACCGGGTCTATCTTTGACTCTTCAGCTATAACCGGTACCTCAACGGGTATCGGTTTATGCCACCACCGCTTAAAGTTAAACATCCTTACCACCCAATGTGATCAAGTGGATTATTATGTTTTTCTTTAGGTCGAATTACCAAGTAGTCTTTAATAGCCATTCTGGTATCACCTACGGTAACTTTAAAGTAGTCCAATACAGATGCGTTATAGACTAGGTAAACCGTCGTTTCATCTGGGAATCGATCAGTGTACCAGCGATTACCGGTAGCGTTCCGCACCAACTCAGTTCGGTTAGTGGTGACCGATTGGATCACGCCTTCGGAATCAGCTTTGAAGGTGTATGAGATTTCGTGCTTACTGCCCTCGGGTAACTGTGACTTTGGTAACGTATAGGTCAATGAAATCGAGCTAGCCTCCACTCGGCAGCCTTGGCCACCGAGGGAGATCGTAACTGGATTACCATCGAGCATTAGACCTTCGTCAGTTTTGTCAAACTTCAGTACTAAGCCCATCTAGTATTCCTCTTAATGTCCGGCCAACCATTCTTCCAGAGGTGGAAGATAATCTTCGTGACCATAGTTAACGACAGTCTCTACTACTGGACCTTGCAGTTCAAGGTTACCAGACAGTTGATGTGGATCGTCAGTGGAGTGTACCCAAGTGTGTGGTGCAATACGCTCACACGCGTCTACCAGATAGTTGTCTGGCAGCAGGGTCATATTAAGTTGGTCACCATCGAAGTCGGCGTTAGGTGCCTTGAGGCACAGTACCGACATACTGATGGAGTTATCACGAAGGTCAGTCTTAACCTTAGTAATAAAGAAGCGTTGAGTAGAGCCACGTTGCAATGTCGGATTTCGGTGAAAGGTTACACCAATACCCTTGTAGTTAGACTCTGCAATGAGTTCTTTAAAGCACTCATCCAAGATCGGGCAATACTGCAAAGTATGTTCATAGATGTGTTGAGTAGCCTTACGACTAGTCCAACGCATCTTACGCTTGAGCTTGTTGACCAGATGATATTTCATCAGCTGACACATGATACCCCAGCTTACATGGAGTTCATCGTAGTCATGTGGATCACTGATCGATGTAATTACACCACGACCAGTAAAGTTCAAACGGCCACCCAGTACGTGTCGACGAACCAAACCCGGCTTCTGTGCAATACGTGTTTTGGCAAGGTTCTTGTGATACACCGAAATGTTCTTCAGAGACTCTGCAACACGGTTCTGAACGGTTTGTGGTTTAATTGGGATTGGGCTACTACCGATACTACAGAACGTCAGTACGGCTTCGATAGCTGGTCCAATAGGTTCATCGAGATAGTTACCAGACGTGGTCGATTCAGCTACGAAACATAGTTTAGATGGAATCGGGATATGTCTTGGGAACATCTTGTGCTTGTTAGCTCTTACGAATGCGGCCATCTCACCTTTGTTGGTGTTGATGATGTTAGCATCCAGTAAGAACTGGAAGATCTCATCGAAGTTCTGAACGAAGTTATTCAGACCACGTGGGAATCCTTTGGCCAGCAACTTACCGACTTTACGTCGAGTTTCTTTAGACGTAATGTTTGCGTCATCGTAATTATAACTCGTGTTGGTAAGATATTCGAGGAAGTCGAATTCCTTCATCGTGAGATAATTAGACAACATGATCCAGAGTTGAGGTGTGATCATTCGATCAACGCCTTCTGGTGCACGAATCCACATCGATGGTACAATCGGTCGGTTACTGGTCGAGACTACTGGACTACCGCAGTTCTCACAGATCACCCCGAGGAAGTGTGCTTCATCTAGGTATTCACAATCACAACTAGCCGAGTTCTCTACAGCTTCGGAATCCTTATAGTGAGAATAGAAATGTTGGTGGAATGCTTCTTTACCTTCTACAGTACCGGTATTGAAGTCATTGGCATAAATCATCTTACCTTTAAAGTTATCATGAACCTCATCGAGATCCACTACTTCCAAATACAACCCCATTCACAACCTCACTTGCCAAGCTTAATACACAGACATTTCGTCATACCACAGTTTCGGCATCGCCAATGAACCAGCGCCATATTTAATCTCCGCTATTTTTACTGTAATATGCCAGAAGGTCATAACCAACTAGCTCTACATTCAACCCCTCAGATTGTTCAATAACAGTTGCATTGAATTCAACGATACCTTTACTGATCTGAACCTCGCCAGTGATGTTGAATTGGAATACACCCACTGGGATCTTACTGGTATCTACGCCATCGAAATATGCTGGGCGTTCAGAATCCATATAAACATGTTCATGGGTCCAATCAATGGTAACTCGTCGAGTATCTCCCAACAAATGCGCCTGTGTGACATTACCTTTCTCACCTTTGGCATAGCCGGCGTACAGAACATCATTCACCTTGAAGTAAACGGTTTCAATACACATTGCTGGATCGATTACTTTAAACGGGTCGTCCTCACCTGCCATGCCCAACAGATCAAATCGCTTACCAAACTTCAGCGGTGCCGTCAGACCAACATGATCTACGTAGGTGACAAGGCGTGCCACATCACCGGGATAGAAATTATCCATGGTGCTTGCATTTACAAGCGGGACAATACGTTCTGGTTCGACATCGTTAAAACGAGCTACTCGCATCTTTCCACCTATTAGTAATTACAAAAAAAGGAATAGAAAAGCTACTCCCGAAGGAGTAGCCCGTCTATTGGTCCAGATCTAACTGGTATTATTAACCACAAAGTGTCACTGTTACATGACACTCTCGAATATCGAGTTAAGCGGTGGGTTTCAATAGTGAACACCTTTAGCCAGTATTTAGGTGGTGTCCACATTGGGACCTTTCGATCCCAATTTGGTTACAACTTAGTAGAAGCTGGATGGGCCAGTTTGGTACTGGGTGTTGAAACCCTGAGTACCAGCGTAAGCCGAGTGAACCTGAGCTTGACCGCTAACCATGTTGTTACCGATTACCGAGTTACCCATGAAGCGTTGACCGCTGTTCAGCACCGAGGTGTTATCCATGGTGATTTGCAGACCAGCTTCAGCCAGGTAACGGTCCAGCGCTTCGATGAACTTAGCGTTGTAAGTGCAACGTTCGGCTTTACCGGTGTAGGTAACAGTGCTACCCAGGTATTGACGGTCGTAGTTACGCGACTGACGGTTACGCAGGTCTGGGTGCAGGTTCGGGTTAAGCTGAGCACCGTAGAAGCCCCAGAACTCGTTCTCGTTACCTTCAGCAGCGTTCAGTGCAGCCAGGTTGTCGAGGTCACGACGGTCACGCTTCTCATCACCATCGAACCAGTTACCCAGATCAATCACTTGACCGGTGCGCTCGAGGATAGGCTGAGTGGTGTGATCGAAGAAACGCTCGAAACCGCCACCGCCCAGATTGTTGATCTGACGGATGATGGTTGCAGCAGCCTTCTGTGCGTTAGGGCCACCAGCGGCGTCCAGTTGCAGGCTGTCCATCTGAGCAGTCTCGCCCATACGGTTCAGGTCGATCTGGAACACTGGGTTAGGTTGAACCTGACTCAGCATCAGTTGACCGAATTGAGCGTCATCGAAGTTAGCTGCTTTGGTGTCGATGCGGTTACGCAGAGCCGACATCCAACCCAGTGCACCGATGTCCTTCATGTCTTTAGCAACGCCAGTCATCGGCAGGAATGGGCGAGCCCATGCGTGACCGTGAGTCGAACGGAATGCGTTAGACAGAGCGAACCAGTACATTTCAGGAGTGTTAGCCTGAATACCGTCAGCGTTACGTACGTCGGTAATTACTACCGAAGCAACCCAAGGAGCTGGAGTAGCTACTTGCTGCTGGTTAGGGAACAGGGTTTGTGCCTGAGCCTGTGGAGTACGTTCAAGGTTAGTGAACATTGCCACTTGGTTCAGCTTAACGTCGGTCTCGTAGAACTCGTTCTCTTGTTGACCATTACGGCGAACACGTTGAGTAGTTACTACGATGTCAGCACGGATTGGGTTACCAACGGTGTCGTGCAGAGGCTGAGTACGGATATCTACCTTAGCAGCCAGAGTCTCACCTTGCTGACCTTTCAGACCAGCGATGGTGAAAGGACGCTCACCGGAGTGCAGAGCCAGAATGTCGTCACATGCGTTGACCGATTTGATCAGCAGGTTACGCAGTTGCAGCTCGGAGTCCTTCAGAACCAGATCCGCAGGGATCGGGAATGGACCAGCCAGTACGACTTTAGCACCTGGCTTACCCAGAGTGTTCTGTACGTAGGTGGACAGACGGTTGAAGTACTGAGCGGAGAACACGGTACCAACGTCGATGTCGGATTCGATTACGTCAGTCTGCATACCGTTGACGATGTTGGTTTTACGCTTCGGCAGCTCGATCGAGTTGTTAGGCAGGATCAGAGGACGAACAGCGATTACCGGCTGACCGTTCAGAGAGATTTGTTTTGCGATAACCAGAGACGACCAACCTACTTGGTGCTGGTCACGATCGAATCGCAGGATGCTGAAGTCATCGGCCAGATCTTGTTGAGCGACGGCCTGTTCTTTCAGACGAGTGAATACAGTCAGAGCCTCGCTAGCACGAGCATCGCCACCTTGGACGTTACCGGAACGAGTGAACTGGGAATTGATACCACCGGTACCAGCGTACGATGGAGTTGGTTGCGATTGAGTCGATTGCATTGGTTTTTCCTGTGGAGCTTGAGTGAACTGTTGAGCTGGAGCTTGTTGCGGAGCAGCTTGAGTTTGGGTGGTGTTGGTTGCGGTGTCACGAATCATGATTCTTTCCTTTAGTGTGTTTTTAATGCTTGATCAAGTTGATGCAAGTGAACCTTGTACTGAGATTCACAGTAGTAATATAAATCTGAGATTTTTTCTAATCTCAACATTACTGAGGGTTCAGGCATCATAGTCTGGTTATCAGGCTATATTCGCCTGGGATGTAACACGGTTGAGTGTGCTACATAAGATACGACAAAAAGTATCTCTTAAGTTATCGGATAGATTCAATGACCAATTGTGCACGGTCATTAAAGCTACGAGCAATCTCGTCAAACTTAATGATTGCTTCTTTACTATCCGCAGCATCGATGGTGATTTCAATCTCACCGAGAGTTGGGATAGTGAATGGATGCGGGTAGCGAGAATCGTTGACTTCAACTTTATTCGCTTTACCACCCCAACTGATAACTGCCGAGAACTTGGCCATTGTGTCACTCCGATGAGGAATAAACGAGTATTGGAAGTCCGTAACAGCACTTCCTCTACTAGATGGTACATGCAAGTAAATTATTATTCTGCTTCGAATTGTTTGAGGTAATCTACGTTAGCCAGCAGTTCTTCAACACGCGCATTTACGTATGGTTTGCACAGGATATGCTGATAACGATCATCAACTTGAATGTTATTACATTCATGTGGCCACTTTGCATACGACTCTAAGCCGTTGTCCCAAGTGATGCGCAACCGAGTCTTAAACTGGTTGCCTGAAGTAGTAGACGTAATAGCTGTAATCTTACCACGAGTGCCAGTTGCACTGATTAACCAACCTTCGTCAGTACGTAGTTCAGAAAGAGGTACATCTGAAAGTCTAGTCATTAAAGAATAATCCTTGGGGCTAGCGATGAACTGAATGTCGATGACCATTCATTGAGAAACGCGGTTATGTCATCTGGGATAGATGGCATTACAGCTAAGTCGCCCTTCATTACATCAAAATCAATCTGGACTACTTCAGGGTTGTCAAATGGTGGCGGGGTTACCGATACGGGTACCATGCCGATCAAGATCTGATTACCAGCCTTTAGAGAAAGCTTTCCTTTATATGTAAAGAAACCGTCAGGTCGGAACAGGTTAACTAAGTAGGTTCGTTTTCCACGAGTAATCATGACTCACCATTTATTGATAGTGGTTGTGTATTTTGACATACTGACCAACGAGCTGAAAGAATACGTCTGATGTGGATCTTCCACTGGACCACCTTCAGCAGTGATCGTGTAGGCTTTAACGTTCTGATTCAACTCCAACATCATGATGATGTGGTAAACACTGTTACGCTCATACGTTACCAACTCAGTAATGTTGGTATCATCGAAGTGTTCGATGCGAAATGTCGCTAACATTAAGCTGTTTTCCTATTGACGTAGATGGCAACAATATTAGAACCCTCGCGGATTTTACGTTGTAGTCGAGCATAGCTGTTGCGGAACAATCCAATGTTATTCCCACGCATCAGGAACTCACTGGTGATCTTGGCGTTAGCTGCTTTACGGGTGATACTAAGAAGGGGTTCCATTTTTACTTTACTCGCTTGGTTACAATGATCTGGGTCATGGAGGCATGTTTATTAAGCCGATCTGCTAACCGTGTTACACAGTCGTACCACAGTTGCCCATTGATATTAGGGTCATGGATATTTAAAGGGTTGAACAAGCAATGTGGGTTGTTCTTCTTTATTATCAAGTATACGGACATGTCAGATACCTTGGTTAATTTACACATTAGTAATATAAATCTCAAATAAAATCTATTGACCTACAATGTTATATACTCAGCATCGTACAGTATGTTGCTTCACTAATAACAGGAACTAGAATAATGTATGCACTATTCCGGGATGCACCAAATCGGAAGTTGGGTCAGACAGTAGACCCTGGTCTTGGTTATATCCGTCGTCAGTATGCCGGACTTATAAACGATGTCCAAAACTATTATCGTAAAGCACCTAAGTACGTAGCCTCGAATAATCTATTTGCTACGATCATTCAGCAATTTGAAATCACTGAAAGGTTGGATGATGCTGAGTGGGCTAACTTAGTTGAACGTTGGGCTAAAGGTGTAATCCCACGACTGGGAATCGTTTCACCTATTAATAAAGGAACGATCTATTCCAAGGGCATTACTCTAGGGCCACAGGCTGAAGAGATCGCTGTAGCTAGCTATGAAAAGTTTAAGATGGAAGGGTTAGGTAAGGTATGGCGTACTTTGAAGCCCGTTCGCTATCTATACCACACCCGCACAGACATGATGTTGCCGATCATGAACAACACTACACCGGGACGTGCCTTTGGTGTACTGAGTATTAACATTCCTATGTTGATGGTTCAATACCGTTACTGGTTGAGATGGCAAGCTACCCAAGGTGTAATGCAGTTTGAGAATGCTTATCGCTTTGTGGGTAGTATTCTGTTACCGAGTATGATTGAAAGCTTTTTAGACATTGCTTTCTTTAATCGGTTGGATAGACAATCGCAAGGTATACCTAATACACCTTTCCCATCACCACATCCTTTCTACATTACGGATCTTTCTGAGAAGCTCAAGCGTATCGAGGAATCGATTAATTTTGAGGCATTACTTAAAGGTATTGAAGTTGAAGGGTTAGCTGCAATCACGCCAATGATTGTTAAACCTAATCTCTTTGAGGTAATCAAATTACCACGTGAGCCAGTAACGTATCAGAACCAATGGGCTATGACCATGGCACGGTTACCATACGTAAGGTACTTGGTGCGAATGGTAATGCGTAACCATGGTTATGATGCATCGCAGATCAACGCTGTAATGATTGACTTGATTGAGGGTTCTAACGATCAGATCTTTAATCAAATGGGTAACACTGAATTTGTTAAGATATTCCGTAAACAAATCGCCGAGTTGATCGATGACATTAAGTCAAAAAAGAATTGAAATAAAGCCCCTCCGTAAGGAGGGGCAATATGTCGTTTTTTATTTGCTGATCAAATGTGGGTCAGCCGTCTTTGCTCTGAGGTCATTACCAATATACTCGACGGTGTGGGGCACGCCGTGTTGTACACGGTAGGTATGATGGAACTCTTCGATCGCGGCAGCAAACGACTCAGCCGAAACCATAACTTCGTGGACACAACTGGCGTCAATAATACGCGGTTCAGCACAGTTAATGAAGTGATAAATACTGTTCGCCGTTTCATTTGGACCGAATTCAGTATTATCGATCAGAGTGTAAGTGTTACCCTGATAGGTAATTTCGCTCAACTCATTGTGGGACATTTGTTTCTCCAATGGTTAATTAGTCATGCACAGAGAATGAACTTACTGGTTTGATCATCGCGTTGATCAATACCAATGTATTCAATGGTCCACTGACTACCAGCGTATTCATGATGTTCCATACCCATATTACTCAAATGTAGTTGGACAGCTGCATTATACGTCTCTGCCGATACAATGAAAACTTTATCACGACCAGTTGGTACAAAACCATAATCGTCATCATATTCATCGGTAGAAGGCTCAACGTTTTTAATGTGCCAAAGCATTGAGAGGCCGTCTTTATTAAATGACGGGGTCGATCCAACTTGACTAATGTGGACCATATCCCCGCCACGAATCATGTATTCATTATCCATGATTTTCCCCTTTGTCCTTCAATATGCTAGCTTCCAGTTTATCCGCAGTATCACGAAGATCTTTAACCAACTGTACTTTTTGAGTATCGGTCATTTCTTTGCTAGCGTCGCTACGACCGATATCCTGATAGATCTCCCACAAACTACCCTGTACTTCACTGCTCATAACTTACCCCACCTTACGATCCGATTGGATGATACGTTTACCATCACCAGTAATGTCAATACCGATTACACGCATTTTCCATTTGTAATTGTCATAATCGCAATCACCCAAGTTAGTCCGCTCCGACATAAGCTTCCAAACGGTAGCAGGATCAGGGGCCGCAATAACGAAGCCGACGTACGTGTCGTATTGGAAACCGTTATCGTATTCACTGTCGTCAATCAGATCGGCTTCAACTTGCCAGATATAGTTGCCGCCAGCGCCCACGACCTTAAGGGTTTCATCCAACTCGACTTGACGGTCGATCATTACACCTGGATGGAATTCTTTTTCACAGGTCATTACGATGTTCATTAAACCTCCATTACCCAATGGGAATCACGATCTGTTTTGAGATCGATACCGATAATTTCAACTTCGTAGATGGCGTCAACATAAGACTCTTCGTCACGTACGCAGTCAGCTACGAAGATAGCAATAGCTTCATCCATAGTAGCTGCTGAGATAATAGCGTGATAAATTTCTTTATCACCTACCTCGGTACGATGAGCGAAGTGGAACAGATACGCACGGTACCCGGAGTAGTCGATATCCTTGCGTTCATTACGAATAAAGGTGATCGATGTATCTTCCGGCTTTAATACCTTACGTTCTGGAGGAGTATAAGGAGCCGGTTCTGGTTTAGGTTGATCCGAAACTTCCAGAGGTTTATTCCACATTAGCGTTTATCCAGTAAGCTGATGTAATCAATCACACGAATCTTCGCGCTGTTAGTTTCACCCTCAGGTAGAGGTGTCGCCTTAGGTAGAATGAATGTGATTTTATTACGGACAACGAAGTCACGTAGGTTACCACGAATGGTATTCAGCTCGTTAGCGTGCAGGTGCATTGTCTTTACTCCCCATACGACCGTAGTTAATGTTAACCATGTATGTTTGTTCGAAGTTAGCGCGACGCTGGATCGCATCGAGTTCTTCTGGAGTGATTGTATCCTTAATAATAGCCTTAGCTGTTTTACGTTGGTTGGTAGCTTCCTGTAGGAACTCACAAAATGGTTTAGTCATTAATTATCATCCTTCACCCATGTGTATTTAACGTGGTCATAATCATAGTCGTAATCGACTGCCATCACACCTTCAGCTGATTCAGGTAAAGCGTAGCCGATTAACTTACAGTGGGTCTTCGCTGGATCGAGGTATTGTTGGAGTATCTGATGATGACCGTGGTCACTCGTGGAGCACTCCGAAGCCAGGGTACGTGCCACTGCTTCATTTTCAGCGACCACGACGATCACGTGTATACCACCACGCCTTCCACCATTCACCAAAGACTTGAGACTAAGACGCCAGATAGATAACTGTGTCATACTTTCTCCAAACGTTTGTTAATCGCATTGAGCACCCTGTTGGCATACTCGATTTGTTTCTTGGTAGACTTAGATGACATTACCACTCGTTGCATACTGTCCACAAGGTACTGAGAGGTCGGGCAATAACAACCCAGAGTCGATACCCAGAGTACATGGCAATCGGCTACACGGGCTTCTGACCGAACGTAGAGCCCGTTAAACAACAACAGGCATGGTACGTTACTACCCGGATGTTTTACCTGTGCATCGAGATCCAGTTTATCAGCAAGCTTCTTCCAGTTAGATGGACTTACCGAAACGGTCGGATACTTAACCTCTGTAAGACTCCACAAGCCATTTACAGCTGTGTCGTAACAGGCAAGGATCTCTTCACCCATCAGGTTATAGTGACGCTTCAGGTTAGCGATAAGGCTGCGAATTGAACGTTGTTCCATAGGACACCTTTGCGGAATAAAGCCCCTCCCGAAGGAGGGGACTATAATTAGCCGAGATCAGCAGCAGTTACAGTTTCTGCATTAATGCTGGCACGCAGTTTATGCTCGGTATCAACCAGACCTTGAACAAAACCTACGGTGTAGCCGGTAACGACTTTATAGATCAGGGAATGGATTTCTTCGTTAGTAAACTCAGCTTTCCAGCTAGGGTAAAGGTCAGTTACCGATTCGATAACCGCGGCCTTTAGGCCATCCCAATATTTAACATCCAATCGATCTTGAATGAATGCGATAGTGGTACCCATATGGTCAGCTGCGTATTCAGTGAACCACTCGTAATGCAAGAAGTACTTTTGATCTTCAACATTCACGTATAGATCGCGTACCTTTTCACCAGTGAAGTCAACACTAACTGGAATATAATCGGTACCTTTACTGAAATCGCTATGCACAATACCATCGGCAATCCAGATACTTTCAGGAGTTGGCAATTTATGATTATCTAGGAATGATTTTTTAACGGAAGCGATTATTTCAATAGCTTGTTCGTCACTGATTTCAGCAGGTAGTAGATCTCGTGAGATATACTTAGAGACGGTTTCATCAAGGAGCTTTTCGTATGGATCAGGTTCGCTGGTTTTGGCCATGCGTTCAACGATCGGAGCAGTTGGATCAGCCTTAGCCTGCATAGCGTTCAGCAGGTTGGCTTGGTAATCTGGCAGCTTATCGCCAGTTGCCATTTCAACTACGTCAGCCAATGGCAGAGCTTTCAGCAGTTCACGCTTGTTGGCATCCTGAGTCTTACGTTGAACATCGCCTAGCATGTGAAGGATCGAAGCACCCAGAGCACGCTTAACAGATTTGTTTTTCATGTTAGGGATGTGTTGGGATTTACGCTTACCTTTCTTCTTACGAATCACGTTACCCTTGTCGTCGAACTTGACGTGCTTAGGGTTATGGAATTGATCTTCGGTTGGAGCCACTTCTTTATGTTTAGTGGAGTCAATAGTAACCTGACTGATATCATCCAGAGTTGCTTTGATTTGTTCGTTAAGTTCAGTTTTAGCGTTTACTTGTTCGATCATGTTATCCGTTACCTTGGTGATTTGGCCCATCAGACCTTTTTCTTTAAGTGCGTTATTAATCATTACAGACGACATCATCGTAATGTGTTCTGTGATAGCCGCCTTCAGTATCTCAGCAGCTACCTTTGGGTCGTTGTCATGTTCTTTTATAACGACGTTGGCAAACTCTTCAACCGCCATCTCTGGGAGATTGGTGTCTTTCGTGATACCCTGAAGGTAAGTCGAAGGTTCACCACCGAAGCGTTTGACTACATTGTTATAGATCTGAGTTTTCCAATCCAGCGAAATCTCATTGAATACTTCCATGGTCGACTTATTGTTAGCTGGCATCTCGTAAGGCATGATGTCTTTTTCGACGATGTGGTGTCGTACATCACGCAAGAGTTGGTCGATGTAATCGGACGCCCTCTTTGCATCACCCAGATAATGGATGAGATCATCAGTATGGTCCTGTACTTCTTCACTCGACATCAGTTGCTCAGGAGTGGCCCCTGCGTAGAACGAGTTAATGATCTTACCTTCTGGACCACCACCACGATTGTTCCAGAGTTCCATCTGGATCTGGGTCAGGTGGTTATGAGTCAGCTTGGAAAGATCCGGTTTACCTAGAGTGCATTCCATATTCTTACCGAGTGGAATTTCCATACAGAGATTTTTACCGTTTCTGGCTTCACCTGGAATCCAACAATCTAGTTTAGTTGGATGCTTTACAAGTCCAGTTAGATCTTTCGGGATTACGGTACTCATGTTCAGAATTCCAGTTCGTATTTGAATTTAGGGAAACTGTGGTCTCGCCAGCCATATACTTCAACGGTGTGTATAACTCGCTGCGGTTCACTGATGGTGTACGACTGTACTACATGTGCATCTTCGAGTACATGGCACAGTTCCAACAGATCATCGTGATCAGCTACAACCACAGTAGTCGGTGGACCATCAGGCAGCTTAAACATTACAGTAATCATGATTGGGTACCTTTGGTTGATATCCCAATCATGATATAAACTTGAAACCGATTCTATTAACTGATGACCTCATGAAGCAAAGCTTGGATGTTTGCTTCAGATGTGTACTCGAGGTTAACGGCTTCATTACGTAGGTATTCTAGGAGACGAACGGTTTTGGCGATCGCCTCCATGTTAATACCCACACCACTGATACAGTCGTCAAGCTGGTCACATAGTTTGTCGATATCTTCTTCAAAGGTTTTCATTGATATCACCCTTAATTGCTTTTAGTATTAAACCTTCGAAATCTTCTTCACTCAGGCCAACTAGGTCAGGTCCCAATGTACGAACGAATTCCAAAACTCTTACAGTGGCCTCAATAGAACCCCAATGGGTATCATCACTGCCATAGCCGATCTTGATGCCTTCAATCAGATCATTGATTTGTTCTTCAAATGTCTTCATCGGCGGGCACCACTTTGATTTCAACGTCTGGCTGCATTCGATTGAATTCACTGGCGATGAAGTTTAAGGTAGTCTCTGGATCTGGATCATGCGGGTCGATAGTTACGTTTACCGTAAACTTACCATCTAGCTCGGTCACCTTAAATGCAGTACTGCTGTAAGATGGACTAATCGTGCATTCGGCTAGGTAGTCATTTACCTTACCTACAACACGGATGTCTAAAAGGTCTTGCTTATTATTCAGGAAATAGCTCTTTACTTTGATCTTAAGCAGTTCGATCTCATCACGGGTAATGTAATCAAACGTGTAGTATGGATCGCAATACTTAGCGATCTTAAGGTCTAGTTCTTCTTCGTATGACATAATAGTACCTCGACTTAAATTAATAGAAGTCTGAAATCAGACGGGTGTTCTTCTTATCGATCAACATGATCCCCAAGGATTCCATCAGCAAATAGAATGCACCCATTGTGTTAGCGATTACCGTGCGCACGTTTGCTACACGAGTGATTACTTCTGGAATACCGTGGTTCTCAACAACAGACATTGGTACGTGGAAGTTTGTGATGCCTTTCTTGTTGTTGTCCAAGGCCCATTTCTTCAAACGCATCGCTAAGCCTTTATCTTCAATGGAATCAACCCATGCCTCAAAACGAGTACGGTTGTTAATGGTCACAGAGATCTTAACAAACGAATAAGGTGGAGCTTCCAAGAAACCGAACGAAGGTTCAAAGACTTCTTTCCAGAACTTGTACTTAGCGTAAGTAGCGTTAGACTCAGTCTTATACGCGTTCAGTTGTTTTACTTTACCCGTAGTCAAGTATTCAGCTTTACCGCTGAAGATCGACTCGATGATGTCACGCTCAATGTCACCAATCTGTTTAAGCAGTGCAGGTAGATCCAGTGGTTGTTCCGCTTTGATCTGGGTGATGATGTGGTCCATCATTTTCTTAGCTGCTTTGTTGATTCTAGGTGGTACTTTAGAATCTCGAAGACCTACACCCTTAACCTCCATACGCGCTTTGTTGAACATTACACCTTCCAATGCATCTTGCGAAGCATAGTAATGTTTCGAACGTGTGGTCAGGCTCAGTACGGCAAAGTAGTATTCGTTCTTCATGGCCAGCAAACGAAGCTTCTTCTCAGCTACACCCATTGCTGTAGACTGCAATGCTAGAATGTGCATCACTACTTCAGATACCAAGAACACCAATGCGAACACTAGCCGTTTAGCTTCAGGAGTAAAGCAGATACGACCAAAGAATTCCTCAACCCAGTACTGCATGGTGAACATAGTCGAGTCTGTGTCGGAGATCACGGCTGCTCGACGATAAGCTGTAGGGAATGCATGGATACTCGATGGTACGTTCTTGGTCAGGAACAGTGCCTTGATAAACAACAGGTACTTATTCAGTACTTGCGAGATGTTGTTACCCGTGGCATAGATCAGATCAAATACTTCTGGGGATTCCTCAGCGAGCTTTTCATTGTTACGACCTTTAATAGATTCGAAACAGATAAAGCTGGCCAATAGTTGCATGTCACTATCGTAAGTACCATAGGTCTCTTTCGAAACGATTTGATCAGGAGTACCCAACGAACTTAGTTCAGTCAAGAATCCACGAACCAACTCAGGGTTATGTTTGTAGGTGTGGTACAGATCACCAACGTACATAATCGCTGCACGTTTCAATGGACCCAGTCCTTCAGCCAACTTGCGGATCTGATCCATATCGGCAGGGAAATAGTGAGTAGTCGAATAAACAACCATGTCAACAATTTCGTCAGCAGTTGGGTAATGCATGTTGAAACGGTCCATGCATTCTTTCAATAGCTTCAAGTCAGTAATGTTAGCGATACTGAGCATATTAGCTTTCGTCACTTCTAGCGCGTAGTAGTGACGGTTACCCATAATGAACTTCTCGTTGTTAGCGTTGGCATACGAGGTTGCAGTACGGCAAGTAGAGGTCAAACTCGAGTGAGTTGATTTGTAATAAAGAATAGTGGCCTGACTAACGGTAGCTCCAGAGTAGGAGTTATTGTTAATTTTGAAGTTCTCTTGTTCACCCTTTCGGACAGCGGCAAGTTCGGTTGCTTCAACAGTACCTTCACCTTCTAACCGGAGTTGTTCTTTCTTAACTCGTTTACGGTTAGCTACGCCTTCTTCAATGTATTTAGCGTGTGTGGACTGACGAGCATCTTCAGGCATGTATACAGTCATCGATGGAGACAACAACAGTTTATGTTGTTTGATACGTCCAAGGTACTGACTAAACTTTACAACCTTTTTCTCACGGTCACCATGACGGTTCTTATCCAGAATCATGGTCTTTGGATCGGTCAGCTCAAACTGTCCGCCAGTGCTGGTTTCAGCCTGTACGAATGCTAGGCATTTATCTAGGTCATCACCAGTCATAGCTGCCAGATACAAGGCAGCGTCGCGTTGCATCGGGTCAATGATCTCAAGTTCACGAGTGTATTCAGAAATATCTTGGTAAAACGGATTCGGTTTAAGGTTAGTTTGTTCCATGTGTGTCTCCCAGTATACATACTAAAGGGAGGCGAGTATAAAAAAGAAAAGGTAAAAAAGGGGTACCCGAAGGTACCCCATAATTTTAACGTTTTAGTGACTGTGTTTCGAAAACAGCTTATTGTTGTGTTCGATCAGGTCGGGAATATCGACCTCGTCAAACAACTGGTGGATATCACGATCGATGGTATCGTGGGTACCCTGAACCAGGATTTGACGTTTGGTTGCTTCGAGCTCAACCAGATCGAGTTGTTTGTAGCGCTCGGTCATCGTACCTTTGAAGGCACGAATATCCGCACGTCTGAACTTCGGCTTAGGCTCAGTGTCCTTGTTCCGAAAGAACAGATACGTGGTGATACTCGACAGAGCGGCTACGCCGGTAAGTGCAGCACCGATTTGATAGTTGTTAACAAGCATGGTATCACTCCTACAGATTGAAGGGATTTTCTACCTCAACTACACCAAAGTAATATAGGCTTTAGAAACGTTCTAATGTACAAAATAAAAAACGACATAGAGCCTCTCCCGAAGGAGAGGCATCTAGTCATACAAATGTAGTCGAGCTTGGTTTAACGTTCTGTGCGAGAATGGCTGCAATGACTCGATCCTTGACTGTTTCATCGATGTTGTCGATAACTACAGTTAGGCGCTTACCGGAGTTAATGGTTAGCGTACCAGCACGAATCCATGGTGCTCCCAAAATCTCAGTTTCCCCAGACGGGTATTGAATCTGGAAATAGTTATATTGGGTCGGATCAATTGGGGTACCCGATGGAAGTGTTTGGTATACGCTCTGGTTAGCGGCAATGTAGTCAAAGCCTAACTTGCGGGCAATTGCCGCATTGAACATACCTAACAGAGTCACCGACTGAAAGTTGTTTCCGTATTGAGAAGATGGATATACCTCGAATGAGATTACTGTCCCAGGTGGGATTTCTTGAATGTCCATGTAGCGTTACCATTAGTTAAGGGATACATATCTTTAGGAAACTATCCCTTATTGGTAACTACTGCACCGATGGTACCATTGAAATCAAGCGGTACTATACTGAGTACTTGTGCCCATGGTTCAGCTTCCTCGATCGAAGCGATTGTTTTTATGACGGCGTCTAAGTCTGGGTCGATGGTACCATCAGCAATAGACTCAATTAGGTCATCATCATCCATAACTCGATGATACTCATTGATCAATAACAATACGTATTCTTGAAGTCCACGTAATGCGAGTCCCCGATCATTTAGTCTGAGCATATCCAGATAGGTTGCTTGGTTCGGTGAATCCTTCAGGAGGTTTAATTCTTCTTCTTGCTTTTGACGGAAGTTGGTTGCCATCCGAGCAATATGCTCTTGTGCATCCATGGTTATTAGAAAGTTCATATGGCTTACATTCCAGGGGCCTGCCAGACAAGGTTCACTCCCATCGGCTGAGCAGGGAGTGAAGCGTCCGCTATAGTAAGGTTGTGTGGGTTTGACAGATGTTTACGGTATGTCGCAGAAGCGGGACCAAGGTATTTGCTGTTGTGCAATGCTTCACATACTTCGTCGTTGGTACCCAGTAGGTCATGCAACGCTTTTGTATAATTAGCTTCAGCGGCATCGTCTCGTTCTTGTTGACGACGTTGTTCCTCAATTACTTTAAGCCGTGCGAGTTCCTCAGGAGACTGGCTTACGTCTACGTCACTGAGGTCATCTTCCTTTGCGTCGTAGGTCTCGACATTATCGATATCTTCGCCGTACACAAGATAGTAGGTATTCTCAGGTCCTGTTACGAAAGATTCGATCTTATCAACCATCTGTCCAGTGGAATAGATATTCTCAATCACTGGTTGCAACACGCTCGAAAGAATACCACAGGCTGTTGCGAATAGGCTAGTCAGATAAGAGATAACCTCTGGTCGTTGGTTAACGTAGTTCTGGACTAATTGAAAGTTGGTCTCTAGATAATAGTTGAAGTCAGTTCGATCGGTAGTACAGTTAGCAAACTGAACGTAATGATCCAGACAATCTCGTAACAACGCTTTGTTGGTATCGACATCATACCCGCGTAGAGTACCGTCCTCATCAAAGTACTCGTCGTATTTCTGACTGCCTTTGGGAGCGATTTCAGTCGCTACCTTGTATGCCGCATTACGCAATGAATCCGACATACTGGTTAATATGTGGTCCAGTTCACCATGGTGGATCAACATACCTATATTACGTGTATTGCTCATGGTTGGATTGCTCCATCTGTTTTAAGTATGATCTTAAGGGTTCTATTCTCATAACCTACAACATCCACAGTATAAATTTGTCGTGCTTGCTCCTGAACACCTCTAAGGACTGCCATGATCTGGCTGTTGAAATGTAAGATACATGCATCCACCAATTCATCATACCGTCCTTTAGTTGAATGCACATTACCATCTTCATCTACTAGTCGTCTACGGAACAACTTAGTTTGATTAGCCGAGTCACTGTGGAAATCATTACCAGTCATCAAGATAGCTTTAAAGTAGGCATCCTGATAATGAGCTCGGATATTAAACTCAGCGTCACCGTTAAACATACTTAATGCGTATTGTAAAGCTGGGCCATATTCACGGATGATGTAATCAATCATATTACGATCATCAGCCTTCACTAAATGTTTGGTGAAGGGGGTTGAGTCGAACGTCAGTAACGTGTTCATCGTCAGGCTCGCAAATTAAATAGAAACCATCTTTAAGTGTTCGAGCATAACGAATGCTTTTAACACCGTCTGGAATATATGCGTTGATCTCAGGAAACCTAGCGTTTACGGCATAAAGCAAATCGTACCCCATGGGATCACCCATGAAGTACTGATCTACAATATCTTTATCGCTAAAGGTAAATGGACAATTGAAGTAGTTGTACTCGAAGTAAGCGATCATCGAATCGTTGATGTCGCTTACACTCAATCCAACCTTGTCCCCGAGCAGTTCAACGAGACCCAGTTTATCCCCGTACACTAGGGCTGGCGAAAGCCTTACTAGAATGCTCATCTTCAGGCCAATACCTCACTACCAGATAGAACTTGTCGTTTTCAGGTTCACTTACATAGGTGACGAGTTCAAGCGCCCCAGTGTCAGGCATGTATGGATGCATCGCTTTGACAGCGTCACGCAAGTACTCGGCCACTTGATGTCTTTCGTCATCGGTGAGAGTTGGGACTGGATTCTCTTCGTCTTCGTCAGAGCACCGACGACCAATGAGTTCATCGATTGTTTCATTAATTGCTTCATCATAGGTTTCACCAGCGGTATCGTCATTTTTCACCATTAGTAGAGTAGCGATGGTGTGGAGGAGCTTCTGCCTTGGGAAGAAGCTCGACACCACTGGCCACCAATCGTGTGCCCAATTATGAGTTGGGTAGCTCTCGTGAGCAATCAGTATATTCATCAAGGTGCCAAGTTAACGTGAAGCTGTGGATGCTCTTGATAAAGCTTCTCAGCCAGCTTACGTTCTTCAGGTGGTAGGTAATCCCCACGTACCAAGGCAACTACCAGATCAGCTTCATATTTCTCAGTGAGGCTCGAATAGGTTTTCTTGAAGATTGCCATGATGTGAGTTGCTTGATAATACTCAACAATGTATTGTTCGTCTTTCTTGATCTCATGGTTGAACCAATTCATACCGAAAGCCATGATCAGCTTTTGTACAGTACGGGATTGGAAGCTACTCATGTCATGAATACCCAGTGCACGTTCAATAAACATGCTACGCTTTGGTGAGCAGGATGCGAGCTCCATCTGTGGGTGCATCATAATCAGCGTGTCTAGGAACAAGCCGATGATGTATTCAGTTGGATCTTGGATAAACTTATTGAGAAGGTTACGATAGAAGTTATCCATTTTGGTATTTGGATCATTCAACATTAACCGTAGCTGGGCAAAGTTAGACCCGTACCGTTTAGAGAACTCACTGTATAGATAGTTGATAGGGTTCTTACAGTTCAAGGTAAGAATCGATTCATCTTCATCGTCTACAGCTTTGGCTTCACGATGATACTCAGTGATCCGATGATCTTCACCTTCAGCCAGACCTACCAGAGTACCCGCTTTAACAACATTCCATTCAACCCAGGTATCGTACTTTACAGTTTGATGAACTTGTTTACGAATGGTGGAAACGATGCTTTGCCACATCTGTTCTTCGGTAACACGGGCGTAGCGTTTAGTAAGGTCTGGAGTAAGTTTGTTCTTCGGTGTACCGAACAGGATGCTTACAATCATCTCTACGTTTTCAGGATTCAGTGGTCTGTGTGCCAACTGATAATCCACGATGTCACGCACCAACAGATAAACAATGTTGGATGCTTCCCTACGAGTAATAGCCTTGAGGCCTAGATCGGGTTGAGTGAGTGCAAGCCACTCGATGTAGTCAACCAAGTTATTCGCTTGGTCTTGTGCCTCAAGCACAATAAACCGTTTAGAGTTTTCCATTGCTTCCGCCATTAGTACTTAGGAACTGCCAAGAAGATCGACTCACTGATTCGTTGATAGTGAGCGAATACTCCTGCATATTCGGGTTGAATGCGTACACACATAAACAACTCATGTCTGAAGTCAGATTGAGTGTTGAAGAAACTTTGTTCTTCTAAAGTAATGTGTCGAAGGTCGCGTTGAATCCATGTATGTTCAAAGCTATTAATCATGGTGATGATCAAGTCATCAATGATCTGTGCTTCAATCGCTCTCAACTTCTGATCGGTTGGAGACCCCTGTGGAATCAACATTGCGAAATCAGGGTTGATGTTGTGCTCATTCTGATATCGAGTCAGCGCATAATGCTTGATCGGATATAGATCGATCTTACTCAGTGCTGTTCGAATATCATAAGTGAGTAGCACATGTGGTGGTATTGGTTCCAGTGTCATCATACACGTCTCGATAATTATTCACCTTCATGATATAGATTTGAAATTATTTGAATTACGCTTCCCTCTTCGTATAATATACGTAGCTCTAGTATATCTACACGTTCGGGAAGGCCTCTATAACACGATACAGGAAACGAACGCACATGAGTGTTATCCAATATGCTCTTAATTACATTCGACCCCGCATTCCGCGTCAGATTTTAAATCAGGTATTCGTTAGTTCTACGGATGGCGATGATCTTAGTCTGACTACGTCTGGTTGTGGTGTTAACGTATCGATGGAACATCGTATTAAGGAGATCGTGATTGAAGGGCGGATTAAACCCGACCTTGAGATCGTCGGTGGCACTAAGACGTTTATTCCATTAGACTATCCGGTACGTGCTCAATACGTAGATCCATACACTACAGTTTATTACGTGCCAGATGAATACACCCAAGGTCGACCGATCGTCCAACTTTACAGTATCCACTTTGGTATCTTAGGGTATCAGAACACTGGCTACGCCATGACGTTTAATGAATCGGCCATGACCGCAGCTACTCGTCAGGTATTAGACTCTGCACGTAAGGCACCTGTTGCTCAGACTAGTTACTTAGGTCTGATTAACCACAACACCTTTATGGTTCGGTTTATCTTCATGCCTTCGGCTACGGCTTATCTAGCGTGTCGCTTAGGTAACGATGATGAACTCAATAACATCCGTCAACCTAGTTGGCTTGCTTTTGCTAAGTTGTTTGAGTACGCTGTTAAAGCGCATTGTTACAACGAGATGTTCATTAGCATGGGCGAAGCTCAACTGAGTGGTGGTCAAGAACTTGGTGTATTCCGTGACAAGGTTTACGAATGGTCCGAGATGAATGATCTTTACGACGAGCAACTTAAGAAGTGTCAGAAGATCCTCCGTAACTTCAACGACCCTGAAGGTAATCGTACTCACGTCCGAACTATCTTGGCAGCACAATAAGGAATAAAAAGAAAACGACATAAAGCCTCTCCCGAAGGAGAGGCTTTATGCTGTTACTTAATTCAAGCTTGGTATCCTGGGATTTCCTGATAGACATCTTTAACTACGTATTCGCGTGGACCATCGTCGCCAATACGGTTGATGCAACCCATAGCAGGATAACCTGAAGCAACCACATAGTTGATAGTTGCTTGTTCGATCGTCTTGATGTCGTTCCAGGCTTCTCCAATTTCGAACTTTGGCTTCCAGATCTCCATATCCCAATAACCACGAGCAATAAAGCTTTGCTGGAAGTCACCACGGATATAAATATCTTCACCAGTGATCACTACGTAGACATCCCACTCAACATAGTCTTTATCGATGTACTGATATGGAGGCAACCAACGAACACTGAAATCCAATGACCGAGGTGGTGCCATAATGATCTCAGCACCCATTTTACGGTCTTCGTAATACTCAATCGAAAGTGGCGTACCTCGGACACTAGTCTGGTACTCGTAAACCAGTTGGTTAGCAAGGACATCTTCGAAAGTGGTGTCTTTAAAGAACCGATGCATGCGGGTACCCTTATCAATCAGTCCAAACAGTCCCGATTCAATATATGGCTTACCGACCATTTTCCATCCAGTGAACCGCGGCCAGCTGGAGCCTTCTACCACGGATGGACTAAAGTTTGCAATAGCGATATTACGCTTAGTCATGTTTCGATTCCTGATGTTTGATTTGAAGTTGAGTAATCTGGAGTTGTTTATCAGCTTTGTATTCTTCAGCTCTCTGGTATGCATTACCTAGGGCAGTCATACCACTGCAACTACCAATTGACATTGCAAGCATTCCAAAGAAAACCCAGCTAAGGTCAATACCTTTCTGTTTAGGCGCTTCGACAACTACATCTGTTTTATCTTCCATCTTAACGCCCCGCCGCTTTGTTACATGCATTGATTTGCTCAGGAGTGGCTGTACCCGATTCACCGGCTACCGTAACGAGACAGAAGCGAAATGCCTTCTCAGGCGAGTTGTTCCAGTCGTCTTCTAGTTTGGCTTGGGCAACTTTACTCTCTTCGGTTTTAATCGTGCACTGCGTAGCTGACATTACCAGCACGATCAGAAAGATCCACATCCAAACATTTGGTTTACGCTCTAAGAAGCGCATGTCATTTTCCATACCCGGTATCCTCTGCACATTTTTGCATTTGATTGATATTAACTACGCCAACGCCCGCTGAGACTTTACGAAGACAACTACGGTAAGCTTCATCTGAATGGGATACGTTTAGGATAATGTCGGATTTGGATGGGACCAGATAGTTCTTGATCTCCATTACATGGCGACTCTGCCCGAACGCTATCACCAGTAAAGCTACTGCAATCAGACTCAGTAAAAGTTTGTTGACGCTCATTTCTACACCTTTGACGGATTTCATAAAGCATTAAATAGGCATCCGTCTCAACCTGATCGACGAGTGCCCTAGTTGACATTAGTTAGCTTCTACTGATTTCTCTAGACCAAACAACATCAAACCCAGATGTGGTGTGGAACTTACGTAAACCATACCATCGACTTTCCCATCTTTGATCTGAGCCATACCCAGTTCACCTACTTGACCCGCACGTTTACTACTGAACACCACGGTGTCAGCCTTACGCTCAATCCGAACACTGGTGTAAAGATCAAGTGAAGTGCAGGTGTATGGGAGATCCAGTTCAAGCCACTCTTCAACCAACTGTTTAAATTGCTCTTGGCGATTCATTTTAACCTCAGGTATACCAAATGGTGGCCATAAGTTTTACAGCGTGGAGATAAACATCCTGCATGACTTCCTCAGCAATTAGATTAGGACCATCTAGTAGTTGAATTACCCCATTGGCATCACGCACACGGTCTACCACTGTCTCCATCCCACCATCAGGTTTGTTATTTACACTGTAGATGATGTCACCACCTTCTGGCGATTTGAAAGTATATCGCAGGAAAGGCTCTGGGCTAGTGGCTGAATAGTCAAGTCGTTCCAACTGCATAAACGAATTACCTTCACCCTTAATCAGGAACCCGTCAAAATGGCAGCCATTAACGAGGTGCACGCCAATCAGATTTTGAAACAGTTCATGCCAGAATCGAAGCTTGTAGTTCATAGTTAACTCTCCGTCTATGGAATAGTAATGGCTTCTTTCGTAAGCCCATTACAGCGTCTGGTGAAATAACCGTGGAACGATACAAGTCGTCCTCACGCACTTTGAAAGGTAACCTAGCTTTTAGGTCAGAGGGTTTACTCACCTTTAATGGGCATAGCTTACCATCAAACAAAGCGTAGTACCTGAGATAAAACTGTTTAGCTAATCGCGCCTCAATAATGGGACGCGAGTGGAACCTAGGTATCTTGATTCGCATCCCATTAACGTAACGCCATACGGGGACCACATCGTAACAGTAATCATCACCTTCCACGTAGGCTAGGATCAGACCTGTTACGGATGCTGGTTTATCCGCAATTTCTTTTAGAGTGATTGAATTGGGGACTAGTTCGATACCTAAGTTTCCAGCAACTGCTTGATCAAGCTTTGCCTTTAACTTAGACATAACTCACCTACACATAAATGCATCCGCTGGTAAAGTACCGTACATCGCTAGCCCTAGAAAGAATACCAGTGCGATGTGCAGTACGCGTTTATTCTTACTCGCAGCAAAAGCGAACAGGTAGAGTACCGCCAATACTAGCAACCCATTTAAACCCCATGAAGCCGCCCATGATGACATATCAGCCTCCGCCGGTAAATACCCAACCTACACCAGAACACACCATTACGATCGTACCGAGTAACAGTAGTCCGTTATAGAACCGATTGGTATTAAGGTCAATGCGGTGATGCATCATACCGAATACCAGTACGAACAAATTAAATACTACTGAACCCCAAAAGCTAACTGCCAGTTCAAGCATTTACATCACCCAGATTAGCTACGCCACCAATGTTGACTGTACCAGCCTGCGCTTGGACTATAGCGTGTTGTTCCATACGCTTCTCGTTATCTCGACTAACGTTGTGATAAACTGCTTGGAACTTTTTCATTTCGCGTTTGGTCAGTCGAGTGTCACCAACCAACTGAGCATTGTTGCCTTTAAACTTCTTTTTCTTTGCCATAACTCGCCGCCTTAATTCTTTCAATGGGTCCAGTATGATCGAGCATTGCCCGTTTCAGATTATAGTAGACCACAGTATTATGCCGGTCAAAGAAGTTCGAATGGTTATTGAACTCATCCAATCGGTAGCCAAGGTAATCTAACATAAACTTTGCGCAAGCAGGGCTACGACTAACACCTGCCGCACAATGAACCATGATGTCTTGCCCACGATGCTTGTCAAGAAACGTAATGATCTTGACCGCATCAATGTAATCAAACAGTCTGTAACTCGCGTCAATCTGATCCTCTACGTCATCGCAGTAAATACGCTGGACGTCAACATGGTGAGTACCCAGTGGATATGTGTGGCGTTCATTAGGGGCCAGACCATTCCATTCACAGAAACTAATCACTGGTACGGGTAAACGATACTTCTCAGCGTTCCAACAATTCAACACGGTTACCTTAGGTCGTATTTTATCCAACCCGCCTAAGGTAATTACACCCGGTGTAGGTGTCAAGATTATCTCACTCACGGATCACCTCAACGTTAGTCAAAGCAGCTACAGTTCGACCATCGACGTCCTTGATCAGTACATCGTAGAATTCGCTGTAGTGCGTGTAGAACAATTTGGATCGGCTATGCAGCCGGAACCAGTTATTTGGATAGGCATAGATACCCATCTCACCATGTAGTACTACAGTGCCTGGCAGAATTACATTTACCCAACTAGTCTCGACCACCTCAGTTCCAGCCAACACCATTACCTGATAACGGTTACCAACTTTAAGGTGATGGTTACTAAAAGGCTCGGGTGTGATAGTTGCAATGCCTTCACCTTTTTTGAAATTGGACATGTTAGCTTTTCCTTCTGAAGGTCAAATGTACACCATCAGTCCACTCTAGTATTGGTCCGATGTAAACGGCATCGTGACGTGTATGCATGAATTCCATCAACTCGGCTGTAGCATATTTCTTAAGAATATGAATCGTAACGTAATTACGGGTAGCTTCGTAAATATGGAAAGTCGTATTAGAGAACTTTATGCCGTCACCTTTACTGAATTTGAACTTTTCAAGGTTCTTTCGAAAAATGGGTACTTCTGGACTGTCGTTACCAAAAATGTCGTCATTGTCTTGCATACACACTCCTAGGCGGAATAAACCCCTCCCGAAGGAGGGGCTATTAATCAAACTACCATGCCGTCTTCATCAACGTTATCATCAGCATCGATGATCGGATTACGTTGGGTGAACTTCGACTGTTGACGGGTCATTTCCAGTTTCGAGTCGGTGATCGTTTTCATGATCTCTACAACACCCACCGAGTTAATGACGAAGTGAATTTGATCGTCAGTAACATCGAGGTCATCGACTTTCATGATACCCACTTTACGGTAGATCGGAGTACCGAATGCAACTTCTTTGGATGGGTCCAGATACAGACTCAGTTGAGAGATTGCTTCAGGTACGTTCTCCGCATCTTTACGAGTGGTCTCGATATGCAGTTCGCAAACCTGTGGGATCAGGTAGTTGTGCTTATCAGTGAAGCGTACCCAGTTGGCTACGTCATGCACGTCGAGCCGACCATGATTCTGGTTTACCAGCAATACCACCTTACGGATCTTCTCAGCAATTTCATCGTTGATCGATTCGTAGCTACGCCCTTGAGTGTTCGGTACGTAGTTAACCACGATCGGCAGATGTTTATTAACTGCGATGGCTTCGAGGGTTTTCATGGTGTCGATATCGTTACCGAGGTTATCGGTCGATTCCATAGCACCCACAACAAAGCTTACGAACGAAGCCTTGCGATCAGCCAGTTGGCCAGTAATCAGTGGACCCAATACCGAACCCGAACCACCACCGAGGCTGTAGCAAACAATGTAGAAGTCTGCTTCAGGAATGGTATCCATCAAAGCAGGGATCTGTGGACGAACCAATGGCAGGATGACCTTACGGTTACCGCCAGCACCACGGGTGCCTTTAGTCAAGGTAACGTTAACTGAACGGTGTACGTCAACCACGTTTTTGTCACAGGTGTCGAAGCAATGAACAGCTTCACCCAGATCAACCAGTTTGGTAGCAACGTTCATGCCGGTACCACCAGCGAAGATCAGACAGACTTTAACAGGCATCTTTGGTTCCTCAAAATTGTAGGGTTTCAACACAGTATACGTACCTCGAGTAGATTAATGACGAACTGTCAATAGATTGATCAATGTAGCTTTGCCGCTGGCGACTTATTTGGGATTAAATCGTGTTCCACCTGGGTGAGATGTACTTCAGCAGATGGGTCTTCTAGATAACGAGTTAAAGTAATGGAGTCTTCTTGTGTAACACAACCAAGACACCATTCATCGTCATCCACACCATTCAGGTAAGCCCCATAGGCGGCACCTTGGTTATGGACGATCGCCTGAGCGATCTTATTAAAATCTCGGAGAGTGTATTTACTAGCTGATCGTTGGAATACCCGATGGATGATATCCTCGCCGATCAACAATACCGTTTTACTGTCAGGATCAATTGCAATACCAGATTCACTCACCGCGATACTCCTTATGGAATTCCATGTGTGCCTTAACCTGACCGTGCATTTTCAAGATGAATACGATCGACGTATCATTGAGTGTAGTTGCCCAACTACCACCATCACGGATATGAGATTCAATCATACGCTGGATGTACTTGATCTCAATTCGATCTTGCGTATAGCCGATATTAGCGAAGTATTGCTTGAGCCAATTCAGTTTAGGAATCTTACGATCCTTAGAGATCTCTGGTCGATTCAATGCAACTGCATTAAGCAGATCGCCTTGGTTATTGAAAAAGGTCAATACGTTACCACCACCGTCAATGCGGGAGAGGATGTTGTAAAAGCCACCGTTCTCAATACACTTGTGAGAGATCTCAGCCAAAGCCTTACATTGATGGTAAGGGACTGGGATCTGGTCAGCTGCGCAGTTCTGGAAAAGCTCATCAGCAGTGAATGGTTCACGGCAAGCTGAGAGGGTATCTGCGATAGTTTGTTCAGAGGCTTTTAGTGCGGCCATGTTATTTACCTTCTACAATCGATTTCAGTTTAACGACAGACTTTTCATTCAATAGGAAATCCAGTTCAGTTTTCCCATCGCGTTGGACGGTCAGTACCAACTGGCCTCCGAGATTCAAGTGGCTTTGCAGTTCAGCGTTGACGTTGAGCATTTTACCATTAAAGAAATTAGACATTAATCTTCATCCGGGGTAGTGATAGGGTGACCTAGTGAGGCACGGAGGTTTTGCAGACGACCTACGTCCACTGTGGTAGTTGTGCTGTAAGTAACCTTAACGTCACGTGCCTCGATGATAGCTTGAGCGTTGGCAATCAAGGTCTTAAGTTCTTCGACTGAAAGTTGCTTTAACTCATATTCAGTTGGTACACGGCCTTTGTAATACCTCGGGCACGTACATGGTGTTTCCCAACAAGTACCACAGTGGCTTACAAACATGGTTAGGCCTCTAAGATAATCCAGTTCTTTTCATGGAACTTAACAGTAAAGTGACGGGTATGTGATTTACCATCAGCACTACCAGTAATGAATCCAAAGTTATCTTGTTCAGCTACGTCAATGTGAACGAGAATATCATCAGTATTCTCAAGTACAGATTTAACGACGGCCTTGGCATAACGCTTAATATGCTTGAATTGAACTTCTTGCAGATGCGTACGTTCCTGAGTCTGATCGGAATGATACGCATGTCGTGCATCTACACGACGCTTCCAATCATTCAATGCTGAGATGACTACCTTACGACATTCATGATTAGCTGCGCTCTGACTCACACGGGTATCCAACCGAGTTGGTGGGAACTCATTTGGGAAATGTGGATTGAATATGCCATCCCAACACGACTTATCTACAGTACCCGGCACACCTGCACATTCTTCAAGACTTACACTGGTGGCATCGGTCATAACGGCGTCAGTTACATCCACGCCATTAAGTGTAAACTTAATAGGTTCGCCAGTACCTTTGCTTTCTACGATGTCTTCACGTAGTTCACATGCTTTCATGATCAGGTTATACAGAGCAACCATAGGACCGAATGTACCGTAGTCAATGTAGTACTCACCATAGAACTTATTCTTAAAGTGGCTAGGTAAAATAAACGGTTCTTCTAAGGTATAATCCAGAATACCTTGAACGTCGGTTATGGTTGATGGCATACGGTGCAATACACGTTGAAGAGCATTGAATTCTTGGTTGGATAATTGCAGCGTAGAGCTAATTGGTTTAAAACGCACAGGTTCGTTCATCGAGTCTATTACCATCTTATCTAGTTTAGGGTACATTGAAGTTTCTCCAGTAGAGTCTTTTAGGTTAGCTACAGTATCATCAACTGGAGTATTTTGTTCATCGTTCATAGAGAATGGTTTAAACACAGGTGGGTAGTCAATAATACCACCATGCCACTGCTTACCAAACTGACTTATCAGGTCAGCATATTCTCTCGAATCTGGATGTAGTCCCAAATTACTAAACAGTGCAGATTTCATTTCAGCAATCAACCCCTCTACATCAAATGGTTTGTTCGCCTCTTGGGTAGGCTCACTAACCTTGGCTAGTTGTTCAGGAGTTTGAGTGTCTTTGATAAACTGAGGGTGTTTATTGACGAACTCTTGAATTTCTCTCACTAACATAGCTTCAGTCTCAGGACTGAGGTATGGCACTCTAAGGTTACCATATTCGTCACATTCTCCTATGAGTCGATCTTTGTAGATCTCTCCAACATAGGACATGGGTTGATCACACTCTACGATGGTTTCACGATTTCCAAACGTAACACGGTAATAAGCCATACAGACCTCTTGAGGGCATATTTAGCATAGCTTACGCTATACTAAGAATAATGAAATATTATTCGGGGGCCACCGAGGCACCCCCCTCATAATATTACTATTTATTATACTAAAAACATTTAAGAAATAAACAAATTAAGATTAGATAAATCTAATCGATTAAAGCTAATTGCTTTTAACTACGATTAATTACCGGCAGCGGCGGGACCCATCCGCCATCAACACCGTGTTTGGCAGAAGACAGGTTACCATGTTTACCCATACGTCGTTCGGCACGACCACCATTACCGATCATGGTATCCATCTCGATATCACCCAGCCCAGTTATCGGATTAGTAGCCAGAACCATATGGTCCCCGGTACCGGCACGTCTAACTACCTTGACTACCGGCTGGACTTCGAAATATTGGTCACTGTCAATATTGGCAGGACGAGGCTTGGTTCGCTTGAATCCAAGATACTCTGCTGATGGAGATGGACGGGTAATCGTCACAAACACCTCAAGGTCGACATCATCGCTAGGACGACGCTCACCCACGTAGAAACCTTTCTTTGCCATTTCTTTTACGAGTAGTTCAGTAGATGACTGGTCCATTGGTAGGTCCTTTTTCAGTAAAGAGCGTTTTCATTGGTAGTTGATCAACTGGTTCATGTAGTACCGATGATAGATCCTGTACTTGGAACTTAACTGGGAATGTGGGGCCTTTATTTTTCGGCGCATCTACCCAACGATCCCATGCTTGTTTTTGCTCCTCAGTTACGTCACCGAAGATCCGCTTAAACTGAATGATTCTGTACAGACGTTTTAGATAAGTTACTTTACCTTTACTTACTCGACTCATTACCAACCTCCAAATTCAGTGCCGCTTTAAACACTTGATCGACATTATCCAACAGGGCCACTTCGAGATCTTTACCCATCATAGCTGTGTTGCCAATAGAGAATGTTGCTTGTGGTTCAGGTGCAAGGTCTAGGGTTTCACCTTCATTCAGCTTGAGCGTCACCGTACCGTCTTTAAGGGATTCAACATACCCGATAGTACGACCCTCGATACGTACAGGAATACCCTTAAGGTGTTCTTCAGTCATGTTCTCGTAGGCAACCCCGTAATCACGACCGTGGACTGTAATGGCCGGCATCAAGTTCATTTGACCAAAGCTAATCGTGCTACCGCGTGAGTCATCTTCTTGCATATTAACCTCAGTATTTAGAAAGCAGTTTACCCTGCATCGACTCATACCCCTTTAGGTAGAACCACTGATTGTTTAGATTCAGGTAACATGAACATCTCACCTAGTGAGGGTGCCTTGATGTCGACTTCACCTTTGAATGGACTACCCCAAGCACCAGCTTGTTGAATCTTGAATTGATTAGCCTGCTCAGCTTCAACTACTTTCTGATGGTCGAATGTAAGGTTGTGTTGCGCTACTAAGTGCCCGCGGTTTTTCTTATCAGCGTCACGTTGCTTTTTCTTTTGAGCCTTACGCCACAATTTGTTTACAGTAGTCATCGTTATAGCCTCAGTGGTTTAGATTACCCAGTCATGATATAAATCTCAAATAAATTGAGTTAACGAAATAAAGCCCCTCCCGTGAAGGAGGGGTCTTATGTCACTTCAAACTAGCATCCATGGTAGCTACCCATGGACTCAGATCAAATACGGTCTTAGCGGCTTTGCAGATGTAAGCTTGCGTAGTCGCTTTGTTGGTACCTTGACCTTGACGGACACCAATGGTCAGAGTTCCCTCACCATTAATCAGTACGGGGCCTACAGGAGCCGCTGTACCGGTAAAAGCCTTAGCCACCTCAACAAAGCTAACGGTATCTGGAATCAAACGCCAGCCTTGCATGTTAAAAAGCTTCTGGATGATTATCTTAAGTACGTTAGGTGGAATCTTTAGAGTCGTAGCCGTAGCGACAATATCGAACTCATATTTACTTGCAGTGGAAATAGCCATTTTGTGGACCTTGTTTAGTGTAGTATTCGTGGTAGGTTCTGAGGGTTGGGTCATTAAGATCCATGTCTTGATAACTGATCTTAACTACGTTCACAGTATCATGGTCACGATAGCTGAAACCAATTACCGAGAACCGTTCAAAGTCTTTAACCTTTTCACAAACGATTCCTTCCCACCTGACACCGATCTTACGAAAGCGACGAACCAGAACATTAGTGCCGTATGCAACTTCACTAATAAGTTCTTGAGGGAATACAATCTTGTTATCAGGATAAAGTTCTTTAAAGTGCTCTGGACCATCTAGACGTTCAGTCAGATCGACGACATGGTACTCGACTTTAAACACCACGACACCTAATTCACGTTCGATGGGTTTGTGAATCAAGTAACCTTGACCGACTTTACGTTCCAGCTTGTACTGTACATTGGGATTGAGGTCTTCCATGGCCTCTAGGAGATCGTTTAAAGCACAAACGACTCCACGGTTATACATGAGCTCCCTTGTACGCCAATCACGCTCAAAAGCTTCCAGAGGGGATTCTTTAGTGAAGTCTTTAGCTACACTGTATTCAATAACCTCACCGGTTAGTACATCAGTAACCGAATACATGTAAGTCATCGCATCGATGAAACTCCACTGTACGGTAAATTGTGATGGTACACATGGCACCACGCCGGCACGCTCGTCTTTCAGATACACAAACATATCTTTCAAGTGTGCCCAAGTGTCACAAGGACAACCCATTTGTTCAAACGGGATATTGGAATCTGGTTTTTCTCTAGGAGTACAGCAGCTCATGATGACCTCTAGCTATAAGGAGTACACATGATACGGCATAAGGCCTCCCCTTTCGGAGAGGCGATTAAATTTAGATAGTCCTTATCTAGTCATTATCCATAAAGTGAGAAACAACCCACCGACTAACTTCTGCACGTTCAGCTATGGTCTTAACGTCAAATCCCAATACCCTGAAGTTTATGCCAACTGTAGTTTCCACTACGATCCTGTCAGCATCTTTCGGATAGATTCTCAAACGACCACATCTATCAGGTCTTTGCATTATCAAGCCAGTGTCATCGATAAAACATTTGAGATCGAATGGAATATGAAATAGCTCAATGTCAACCTGATCCATTAGGACCTCAAGAATCTTGATACTCTTTTGTTTGACTAGCTTACCCATTCTAGGCTTCCTTCTTGGATTACCTATACGATAAGCAAAAAGAAAAAGTAAGGACCCCCACCCGAAGGTGGGGGTCTATTTCTTACAGCGGTGTAGTAGGTACGTCTTTATGACGTTCCCACAACAGGCTACTGATTCGACTACCCAGGTTGATTGGATCACTCTGGATACGAATATCAGGCTTGCCTGTAACTTCACGAATCCAGTTATCGATGAAGTCCCAATCGATCAGAGGACTGGTGGCTTCGACATACATCACATTCAGACCACCGATCCGATGAATCAGTGGCGCAATGCAGATCGGACGACCACCGAAGTTACCGATGGTTAGTAACGGACCACTCCGGTCTTGTTCATACGACCACTTACGTTCTTTGAAGTCCTGATACAGCGCCAGAGTTTCCAGAGACGAACTGATCTGTACTGCGATGTCAACTGACTTGTAATCTTTATCGGACATTTTGAACCCCTGGGTTTTTAGAGCGGTGTAGTTCGTGAAAGAACTCTACGATTTCCTCGGCGAGCAAATGGGCTTCGCCGAACTGGTGGGTTTGAGTGGCGTAAGATCCATCGTTAGGGTGAAACACGCCATCGACCAAATAATCGATAGCGAATTTACCGTTGTCAGTTACCAGTACATTTACCCGTCGGATACCTGAACGATAGACCTGAAAACCACGTTCCGTTTCAAGATGGATATTGAAATCAATACCATGCTTGGTTGAACGAAGTGAATACAATCGAGCTTCGACTTCTCGAATGAGTAGAAACTCACTCGTCATAGCCGGAGACATCAACAACGAACTATTCAGCATATTTGTTAGCCTCCTTAGCCAGACGTGCAGTGAGTTCGATGTGGTTATCAATGGAGAACTCTTGATGGATCAACCAGTTCAGTGTAATGTTCACCGCGTCGATATGTTCTTTATCTTCGAAGTGAGTGTCAGTGCGACCTTTGGTACCACGAGTCAACTTCAACCAGAAGTTGTCATCATCGACTGGTTGGTAGAACGTTACTTGTCGAGCACCCAGTGTAAACACCAGTCCTTCAGCAGTACGAGAGACTTCGATGTAGTTAGCTGCTACACCCACACCGATCAATTCCAGTGAGTTACGTAGTACTTGCAGGAATTCGTCTTCCTGACACATGCGACGATCTGGACTTAGAAAGTAGTTCATGTTTAGGCCTCGAAGTATTTAACAATAGTTTCACCGACTCGATCGATATAACCAGGCTCGATTTCGATATGCTGTTCGTCACTCAGATTCTCAACGCCATTAAAACCTGGCGTAAGTGTGACATAAGTGCTGTTTTTATACACCACCTCGAGGGACTTACCGGTGCTGATCTTAGTGAAGAGCAGGCCCCTTGATGTTTGGCGAACCAGTACCCGTGGCTCACTCACTGAGCCATTTAGTGGTTGAGTCATCTGGAACCACTTAAACAACTCAGCGGTCATTTCTACAGCTGGATTAAACAGAAAACGCGACATATTTTTACTCCTCAATGAAATCTAATTCGTAACCGAGATCGGTATAAAGATTAATTGCGCGGGTATTACGTGGATCTACAGCCACCGCAGTGATATCGAGTTCCCTAAGGAATGCTTTGGCATAGCCCATCTCACGGAAGTCTTCTGCGATGTGCAGGAGGTCCAGTGTTTCAGATGGTCGATGTACTACAGCGTAACCGATCATGGTCCCACCCAAGAACATCCCATACGCTTTACGTTGCCGTGCATACTCACCGTTACACAACAACATCTTGACTGTTTTGGAATCCATAACTGACTGGACCCATGGCGCATCACTTTCTTCACGGTTCAAAGTGATGTAGTCTAATACGGTTTGCGTTGTCACTTCCTGTACGTCGTGTTTCATTACGCCTCGCAGTATTGTTCGTTGAAGTCTTCTTCAGTTAGTAGAGAGTTAAATTGCTGACATCCATCCACGCACACCATGACTTGACCGTAACGACTGAAGACTTTGATTTTATTGGCCTCAGTGATATCAGTCTTGGAATACAGTGAAAGGAACTCAAGTACGGCATTGGTAGGGATCTCCGGTACTTGACGCAGTACTGGTGTAACCTCAATGACGAACATGCGGTTGATTACAATCACCGACCCGTTGAGGTCATCGATGTAATAACGATTCTCGCCATGTTTTGGATCACGGCTAACAATCTTAGCAACCACCTTTTGCGCGGTTTGAAAATGAGTGTGCCACTGTGGATCTTGCTTATGCAAGTTAGCCGCCACACCACTTGTAACTTGACGGAACTTACGTGGATCTAAACCATCATAGACCCGGAAGCAGAAACGTGAATCTTCGAGACTATCGATGTCCATCAATTCAAACCAGTCGTTGGATTGAACGATCTGGAATTTACTGAACTTGCCACCGATACCACATTCACGAAATGCGTTAGCGAAGATAGTTGCATTACCCATTTTAGTTACTCCTGTAACAGTTGTGTCGATTTAGATCGAGGATGTTTCAGCACGCAGGTAAGCCAACGCCCGCTTGGCGACGCTCTCGGTATCGAATACCGCCATGGTACGATGACCTTGTCCATCCAACATGTAATCGATTTCGAGGGCTTTTCCATCATGCACCACTGCAATCTGAACCCAGTGTCCTTTAACAGTATTGCCGATACACCAGCGATCCGGTAGGAATTCATGCTTAATGAACTCGAGTTCTTCGTACTCGGTGTTCTGATTGAGGTACGTGATCAATTCAGCTTGACGCAGAAATCCAGGACTACCAATCATTCTCTTCACCATAGTGAGTTGGGGAAATGTGAGCAAGCTCACCATTCAAATGTTTGATGATGTATTCACCAGTTCTTTCAGAACTGTAGACGTGAGTTTTCCACTTTTGTTTACCAGTGGTGTAATGCACTTCGCAGTTGAAATCGTCGATTACCAAAGTAACCACCTTACCAGTGCGACGATTTACAACCAACCAGTTCTGGTTAGGATACTTAACTTCACGAGCTAGAGTCAACTCGTTATGAGTATCCAGTTTTTCCAGTAGAGTAACCAGTTCGGCAAACCGCATGATTCCAGCTGGAGAAATCATTTCTTCTTCCCCCAGCGCTTTTCTTTTTTGGCTTTAGGTCGGACACCCAAGGCTTCTTGGAAACCTTGGACCATACTACGAACAGACTGCTCGAGTGTTTCGATTTGGCGAGTTGGCTCACCAGCCCCGTAAGCGCGATTGTGCTCGCGTGCCATGATCTTTTTACGTTCGCCATTGGACATTGGTGGATTGACCAGCTCAGTGTTCAGGTAGATACGGTCATCGCCAGTGATTTGATGTTCCATTTTAGATCCTCTAAATTAAGTTGAGTTTTACAGTTAGAAGTATTCGATGTCCCAATACTGGGTATCGCTTGCAACTTCACGAGCGATGTCAGCCAACTGATCTTCAGTGAAGGTCAGCCCGCGGATACGGTTAGTGCTAGTCATGTTCAAGCGAACACGATCAGGATTCTTGATACCACGCATCCCGAGGATGCAGCGGGCACGGCGCATTACATCTTTCTCCAGCAGGTCAACTGAGTCGAAGGTTTTAGCCAAAGCTTCACCTTTAGTGACACTAGGTTTATCGATCTCTTGTTCGTAGAGATAATCAGTAGCGTATTCGTAATTAGCGTTCATAGTAGGTCCTTTAGTTAAGGTTAATTTCTGGGTATTGCAGACAGCTTAAATAAATGATGGTTGGGCGAACCCAACCACCTCTGATCACTAAAATAAAATCAGAATATCAACCATGCTGCGACGATAATCTCGAGCAACAATAAAAGGGGGATGGAGCGAAACACCATGCAACCAAACCAAACTAATAAACTCTTAAACATAAATCACCTCATTAAACTACATATTGCACAAATGTAATATAGCGTTTAAAAGGGTTCTAATAACTCAGCAGCCTTATCATCTGATTAATCAAACGAGGCTACAGCCATGGCTAAACAAACAATGCTGGAGGTACTAGATGAACATTTCAAAGATGTTAAATTCGACGCAGCTCTATGCAAACGAATCATCGAGTATTCGATTCGATTCATGAACCGTAACGAAGACCACTCTGCTTTCTTTGGTGGTGTCCTGATGGGCGTTAACCCAGTGTATTTTTATGACACTGACAGAGAGCTTTGGTTTGAAGACGTACTGGGTGTTGATGAAGACATGCTTCAGTACGACTTCCAAAGAGCCGAAGGCGTTGATCCTAAGAACCAGAAGGTAGCATCAGACGTGATGAACTACACTCCAGGTTACATTACTCAACGTTTAATGAAGGCTACTAACATCCCGCTTAAAACCGTGCATGAGGCGTGCCGCCACGCATTCCAAGTACTGCATTACAAATACATCACATCGTTGCTCGTACGACGTTTTAAGTACCCTGCGCGGCGTGAAGTAATGGAAGCAACCTTTGCACAACTCAACTACAAGTTCGATATCAAGACAATCGGTAGTTGGGGTAAACTTGTAAAGGATCGAGCTGAAGGCATCATTGATCCTAATTCGATCTATGGTCCACTACTGCATGATAAGCCTGGGGTAGATGAAGAATATTGGATGCGACGTGTAGTAACGGACACGCAGACTAGGATACGTGAATTAATTAACAAATACTACGGCATGTACATTACCGTACTGAACTCCGGTGTGACGATCCGTACTACATCTGACATGATGGTAACCGATGCCGGTGAAATGGTCTTACGTGATAAAACAAGTGGTTACCGAAGTTATATCTCTTACGCTCATCTCATTTGTACGTCTAAAGAGAACCTTATTAAATCGGAGCTGCTGTCTGTTATCTCGAGTGCAATGCACACTGCACCAGAACCAATGTTGATCAGTTCATTAGAATTCATCGCTCGTAACTTTAACCAGCCGCGTTCTAAAGACCTGACTAAATTCGTAGATGAATGTTTGTTATACACGTTCGAATACATGCAGTCAATCAAAACGTCTGTCCAAAGACAAAACGACCTTAAAGATCTGGTTACCCGATTACGGTTATTGGTAATGGCTCCCAAGACGTCTGACGTGCGCGTGCTGACGATTCGTGACATGGGTGATGCCATCGTAAAGAATGCAACCAATTCACGCCACGCGGGGCAAATAGCGGCTGTTAGGACAGCACTATATCTCTACATTTCACTTAGAACTTTATGTAAGTCATATTACACAAAGTAAAAAGAAAAAAGTATATTGAGGGACTAATGTCCCTCAATTTATTTTGCGTCAAGCAATGGCTTATGGTAGACCTCCTCGGCACACTGTCTTGCTTTGATAGCCTCATCAATGGTGTCAAATTCTTTCTGAAGGATTGTCTTCCCATTAATGTTTAGCTTGGCTTGATACTTACCATTCGATCTTTTACTCACACCTTTCACACCCGTAGAATTATCTTTACGGGTACGCTGATTAATATTCTGCGTAGAAACAGTAGCCCATCTGACATTAGACGGTTCGTAGTCACCATCTACATCAATACGGTCTATTGTCATCCCTTTTGGTCTGTCACCGACATGTGCATAGAACGCCTCGAAGGACTTTAACCATTCATCACATACTTTTATTCCCCTGCCACCATATTCGGGGTGACCCGTCTCATCAGTTCTACACCGTTGACACATCGCTACCCAAACGTGCCACACAGGGGTCTTACTCTTACCATGTGTCTTCATTCGAACTGAAGTAGCTTCGTCCCTAAGACATCCACACGACTTTGTACGACCACTCTTGAGGGACGTCGCCAGAACAGTTAACACTACCCCACAGTCACAGCGACATTTCCATTTTAGAGGTTCACCAATTTTTGTTACTCGACCCAACGCCAGTAGCCTACCATAACGTGTACCAATTAGATTGTTGTAACGGTCACAGCCACACGATGCATTATTTGATCTTAGTAGTGTGCTACCAGCTCGTTTTACAATAGTTCCACACTCGCATTCACAATCCCAAATACGATCCCCTTTCTCAACTTTATGGGATAGACTCAATACGGTCAGTTTCCCATATTTTTCACCAGCGAAATTTCTAAATGCCATAATAAAACCTTTCGTAGTTAATTCACAAAAGTAATATAGTTTCAAATTAGGTTTAAATAATACTCACCCGGATATGATCTGTAGCATTCCGCTACATACTACTAGAAGGTAATTAGAAATGTACAGTGTAAAGATTATGTCCGGGCAAAACCTACCCGACTCCGACGTGGGTAAAGGGTTTAGAATTATTCTCGTTGGCGAAGGCCAAGAGTTCGAATTTGGTAATCGGCCAGATACAGGTGAACCATTTTTGGTTGTAAGAGGCAAAGGTGATTTTACGGATGTAGAGTACCCTCTGACCGGTAATGCATACGTGATGAACGAAAGCGGTAAAACGATTGCCTCATTCTGGGGTCGTACTATTAATCCTATTGACAGTAATGACATGGTACCGGAGACAGAGGCCTACGTGAGCGAATCACTACCGACCCTAGGTTCCCCACGTGAACCTTTGCGTACAATTGATTCGATCCGTGAGCAATACAATGATCGCAACCTGACAGAGATGCAATTGCGCTATCTGGCAGAACCTCGTCTGAAAGTCTGCAATAACGAAGTTTCTAGAGGCAATAGCTATCGAGCACGGGTGGCGTACCTTATCCTTAAAGGTATTCCGAACGACATCGCTATGGAAAACTCATGGTACCTCACTGAGAAACAACGTAAGTTCGAAGTGGTCGTAGATAGCAATGACCCTGATCCAATCCGTACAGTCGAGGCGATCCAGTCAATTGTGAATGAGGCTAGACCTCAGCCAAATAAGGGTAGTCGCACACTACCTGTTGAACATGTGGTAAGTGCATAACGGCATAAAGCCCCGGCCTTACGGTCGGGGTCTTATGTTGTCTTAAGCGTACATTGCGTTAGCTTCGATCGGAGTCTGACCATTAACGGTAGAACCATTAGCCGTCTCAACTTCCGATACGCCAGTGGCAGCTTGGTTTAACTGATAGAACAAGCCAACGTCCACAGACGCTGCTTGGAAACCAAGCATGTCTTTGTATTTGGCTGCTTCATCCGTAACCGCCGAAGGCGATGTACCTTTGTACTGTGTAGCAGCAAGGGGCTTCAGCGGATACGTATTAGCCATCAGTCAACCCCGTTGTAAGTTACACGGTTAGAGGCCGAAGTCTCAAGTTGTTGACGCAGGCCGTTAGTAGCACGCTGTACGTCAGCAGAGATACCTTCAGTCCAAGTACGCTGCGAGTTCGGGTTCATACCACGGATGTTAAGACGTTGGAACAGCTCACGAGCGTAAGCGATTACACCTTCCGATACGTCAGTCATGGCAGCGAACTCAATCGAGAGATCGAGGTTCTGACCAATCTGAGCAGCATCCTTACGGGATTCCCAAGGACCAGTCGACAGAGGGAACATGTTAGTGCACAGGTATGCACTTACCACGTCTTGGAAAGTCGGATCTGGTTCAACGAAGAGAATAGTTGCACCGTAGAAGGTAGCATCGTATTTCTCAACCGGTACGTTACCTTCAGCAACAATACGTGGAACCTTGGTATTCTCGTCAGCAATACCGTAAGTGATCCACCAGCGCAGGAAACGCTGAATGGCACGACCTTGCAGTTCCCAGCAACCCAGCGAAGGGTTAGACCGAGCACGAGTTACGTTGGTACCAACCTGAATGGCTTCACCCGAACCACCCCAAGGAGCGTCAGCGGTATCAACCTGAACAGTTTGTTGCAGACCATCAATAGTACGAACATGGTTCTCAACCAAGGCCTTCAGGGAGCGGACCAGTTGGTTAGGATCTTTCGCATACTGGAAGAACCGTGGAGCCTCCAGCAGGAAAGGTACAACGTTACGACTCACGTAAGGAGTGTTACTGGCCAAGTTAGCCAGGTCTGGACGGAATACGTCAGTACCTGCTTGAGCCAGGTTGATGGTGTTCTTCGCACCACCAGCACCATAGCCTGTTACGGGAGCCATTGGATCATTATAGCGTTTCATATTTATTCCTCTAGTGGATTATCCGTGAAGGAACGGTTATTGAACCGTTCCAGCGGTGACAGTCTCACGACGCACAGTTTCAAGCTTGAAGTCCATTACAGTGCGTGGGTTGTTAGCCGCAACAGTCACAGTACAGGTCCAGCTAAAGCCGTTCTGGTCATCCGCAGCAGTGATCTCCGTTTGTGGAGTAATATCAACGCGAGCACCGAACAGGTCACGGGTTTGATCCAGGATCTCTTGGTCGCAACGAGCTACCAACTGTTCTTTACTGAGCGTAGCGTTACCGGCGAACTTAGCGTGTACCCGATGGATCAGACGCATGATCACACAGCAGATGTTCACGGTCAGCGGAGACAGCAGTACCGAGGTGTCGTCCAGATAAACCGAACGTTGGCAAGGATAGTACTGACGACGCTTATCGTAGGTAGACGAATACGTACCACCGTTCTGCCAGATGTTGCTAGCAGTACGAGCGTTGAAGAACGGAACGTTCAAGCCTTTAACGAATGTCACTTGGTTGTTCGGACTAACATCCATTTCAAAGCCAGGACGCAGAATACCGTTACCAGCACCAGCGTAGATAGCCCACTTCATAGCGGTGTCCAACAGTTGTGGAACACGCTTAGAGTAACCACCAGCCATCAGCTTACCGGATTGCAGGACGATCTGTGCACGAGCAACTGGAGTACCATAGAGGGTAGACTCAGGGAACGCTTTCAGACGAGTCATCAGAGCGATAGTGCGCGACACTTCATCACCAGTGGTGAGAGGACGAGTATCGGTCTCGATGTAGGTCGTGAACATACAGATCAGGTCTTGACGCTTAGCCAAGGTTTGCATCATTTTGTATTTCGATGCCATCGGAAGACCGGTGTCATACAGGAAACCAAACTGATACCGTGCAACGTCTTCGTACTGATCATCCAGTTGACCGAAGTTGGTGTTCTGAATGTCTACGAGTTTAACGTATTCGTCGAAGTCGGTAGTACCATCATCACCACCCGATGCAAATACAGTGGCATTCTTACCAAGCAATACACCACCTTCCAAAGCACCTTCAAGTTGGATGGTCATGTACGGATCGCCATCCAGATTCAACATAGTCAGAAAGTCGATTTGACCTGGACCTTTGATCTGGTTAACGAAAGCTGGATTAGCCAGAGACTCCGAATCGAAGATCAGTTGTTGAACACGGCTGATCTCATCACTATAGATGTAGATCTGACTGAATGGGGAATACAGAGGGGTCTGACCCGAGCTGATACCGTCATCTTCATAAGCCTGGATCAACACGTCGCCAGCGTATAGGTCACGGTCGGTGGACTCGGACCAAACACCTTGATCAAACGACACTTGCATGTAGTCTTCACCCAGAGCAGTCTTGATGACTGTTGGAGTGTTAGAACCTTCCATCAGTTCTACGAACTGGAAGTTAAACAGACGAGTATCGAACTTATCGGTGGTGGCTTCGTCATAACCCTCAAGGTCGGCTGCGGTAGGGGACCATACACGTGCACCCAGATTATCGCCCAATGCGCCGAAGAAACTGGTTGGCAGTTCAAACAGCGGATACATGGTCGACTGAGTACCGTCGATCGAAGAAGTCATATTACCAGGCAGCACACGCTGAGTACCAACCTCAGAAGTGTTGTCTTGGATCAGAGTAATGCGAGCACGGAAACCCTCAACCAACTGGTCGGCCAGAGTTACTACGTCAGAGCTAGAAGCAAGAGTAGTAGTGGTTGGGAAGTTAAAACCACTCAGACGAGTGATTTGCTGTGGAACCATATCACGGACCATGTCGATAGCGACGATGATACGAGCTGCGTTACCAGCATCTTCAGGCTTCAGGCGTTTTACATAAAAACCGTTACCCTGACCCAACAGGTTCAGAGCAAGCAGAGATTGTTGGTTAAAGAACTTGCTGCGTGGATCGAGCGAGAGCTGACCATAGATACCGGCAAAGCCGTCATCGGTATCACCAACGTAAGTGGTGGTTTCTGGACCAGTCTCGGTGAAGAGACGAAGCAAAGGTGTATGTTGGGCATAGCTTTCGTCAGGACGAATAAGAGCCCGACGGCTGCGGTCGCGAATACCACTGAAAACAACCCGTGGTGTTGCGTTAGTGAAAGTTGCCATCTTTTTGGTTCTCCCAAGTATGGAGCTTTTAAACTCGATGTTATGAGTGTTTACTAACAGTCAATCATATTAATTAAACAGATTGAGCACACTAGTTTAATTTTACTACCTAAATAAGGAGAGACGGTAATGATCTTACTACCGTATCAAACGAAAATCTGTAGTACCTATACCCAGGCATTCCTGGATAAAATTCGTCGGGAAGCCACTAAGGCAGAACTTAGTCTCCCGTTCCAACCCGTCAAAACTCCTAATGGAATAACCATTAAGGATTGTTACTTTGTGACTCCATCACCAGAGCATGAAGACATCCCGATGTTCACTCAGTACATTGATCTGGGACAACCCGGTAAACCTAAATTGTTGATCGATGGACGACGTTACTTTAAGTACGAACCACGGTCTGGCACATATCGTTTGGTTGCAAACAACGATTGGAGTTTTGAGTGTATTCGAATGTCGCTTAACATCACTACATTGGTAGGCGATGAAACAGCATTCAGTCGACTGGGCGACCTTCCAGCTAAAGTATTCAATCGCTGGGTAAGTGGTCCATTGATCACACGTTACCAACTAACACCAGAAGCACAACAAGCTTTGTATGTGATCTCTGCATTCTATTACTACGCCATGCTGATGCCTGAATTGGGTGAAGCTAACCCTGAAGTACGTACACAGTTCGTACCCGTGGTATCGCGCATTACAGGTGTACCACCTGACTTCGCTACCGATGTGATCGTTGAAGTAGGTGAGTTGAATAACATCGACGATCTGATCTATGCAATGTCCACTAAGTCTCGTCAAGAACGCACAGGTGAATTGAAGTTTAAAGATCTCTATTTGCTGTTATCCAATAGCTTCTATAACCAACGTGAAAACGTCGGTGTTGCTTTGGAACACCTACCCACTTACATCGCCATGCTATACACAGCGGTTGGTGATCGTAGCTATCGTAAGACTGTAATCATGCAACGAGCTGAACAAGTAGCCCGACCACATGAACTCAAGTCTTTCCTAGACATGACCTTCGGCTTAGTATCGCAACAATATCTCAACTTTGATTAAGGGTACCGCTAAATGGATAACTATCTCTTGCGCTACGCAATTGATAACGTCTGGCAAAACCCTGCTGTAGATCGTCAGTTCTCGTATGAACTCAAACAAGTTACCCCGCGCTACGGTGTTCGGGGTAACTACGTTGTGGATTATACTCGGTACTTCTTACCGACGAATAACAATCGAGACTACTATCATATCTACCAGATCGGTCAAGTGATCCCAGCCAATGTTGGCTATCCCGGTAAACGAGATACATGGATCAAGTTGGCTGATCTTGCAACGCAGGATCTGACGTTAATCGAAGTATACCAAACCAACGGTATTCGATATAGCATGTCTGAAACTTACGTGATGGTTACCAGTAAATCCAACCTGTTGGTTGCGGTTAAACTGAATGACCGTTTCCCAGCTTTGGACGACAACCAGCTTTATATCCACTTCTATCACAACGGTTACTTTAACTCCCCACGTAGTGTCGACGCAGGTAAGCATTGGATCGACGTATTGTCTGGGTCGGTAGCTAATGCCGCCGCTATCAGACAACTTCAAATTCAGATCATGGATCTGGTAGCCGCTAAAGGTGGCGTACCAATGTACTTTGTTAACGGTAAACCCGTTAATGAAATATCTATCGTGACGTGTGCGCCGGGCGATTATTACGACTTCATATTGGACCCGTCTATCAAGCGTGTAGTCGAGCTTAAAGTAGACGACCTGCAAGTATTCAACTCAACACTGGATACACAACGTAAATACATTGTGCACTATCCAGGTGAGGGTGATGACGTTATCGATTTCTATGACGACATTACAGTCCACTTGATCAAGTACGGAACAGCTCCAGGTAACTATAGTGGCATTACTTACCACCATAACCAAGGTATCTGGTTACGTCAGTTAACTCACCGCGATTACAGCATGCCTGTTACCCGAGTGCAGGAACTGATAGCCGAGAACCCAGGTTGGAATGGTATCGGTGACACCTACGTTAAACTGTATATCCGTCATGGTGCTTATGATCGACCATTGGTAGCTGATGCATCTCGTATTTGGGAACTCTATAAACTGAGTGATACCAACATCCTGATGTGCATGACAGGTACTGGCGCTGAGAACCCGTTGTGGCGCGCTGAGAACCTTGAACGTGCAGCTTACATTGAGTTTATGTCAGCTCCCCCTAAACAGATCTATCCGATCACGTACAACGAACCTAAGTTAACTACTCAGGCTAAGATCGATGCGCAGAACTTTGCAGGCGAAGTATTCGGCTATCATGAATGTGCTAAGCTGATGAACGACAACCCGGCCAAAGTGTATGTTGACCCACATACCGGTATTCGGATGGTGGATCTATCGTTCTATTTCTGGCGTAACGTTACGCTGTTTGAATACGATGCGAATGGATATCTCTTAGGACACTATTATCAAGAAGGTGGTGAAACCTATAATGTCGTAAACGCTAACTGCGAATACGTCGAAGCCATTACTGGTAAAGGGTCTACTAACTTGCATGGTGTTTATGGTAATGATCCAGTTACCTTGAACCCTAAATACAACTTCCGAGTTTACGTCTGCAAAGTGTGGGGTGGTGTTGTATCCAATGAGTGGATTGATATCACGGATCTACCAGACCGTAACACTTACGGTTTCTTAGATACCAGTAATCTTGAAGCACCTGTTTGGAACTGGGTAGTACCCGGTAACCAGTATTTGGGTTACTTGCGTACAGATGAGTATTTCTATCTGAACGAACTAACCTTTTCCGATAACCCTGGACTCATCCGATTCGCCATTGCGGGTATCGAAAACCAGAACGGTGCCGAGATTAACAAAACCTTAGAGATTCCATTCGGTGAACTGGATATGTTCATGAACCAGAAGTCTATGATCTATGGATTGGATTTCTGGGACGACGGTGAGATGATCGTTATCAACAACTTGGAAGCACGTCGTACTGACGGTATCCAAAACGTGACAGTTCGAGGAACAGGTTTCTGTTCACCAGACCTCAAACGCTATCCACCGGGTGAGCTAGGCTTTGTAGAATACAACGTACTGTCTAACGATTCAACCTATCAGATCCACACCCACAAGGTACAACGGATCGTGGTGGATGGTCGTTACATGGATTACCATGACGTGGTATTCGAGGAAGACTCTGGTGGTCGGGTAATGGATAATGTCCGTAATGGAGCGCCTTATCAGATTCAAACCCCACAGGTTGTTTTGAAAACCGTCTTTAAAGACGATTACAAGGCCCGTGTAGAAGATGATCAGCGTGACCAATGGACGAGTGAGGCTATGACTTACTACTTCCCAAAACGCGACAGAGAGCTTGTAGACGTCATCCCTAGACCTTACATTGTTTACTCTGCACTTTCTAATAAAGTGCTTTACGATTTGGTTAAAGGTACACTTGCACCACCATTCATTAACGGCCAGTACTCCGATCAAGAACTCGCAGCTTACATGAGTGGATACGCGTGGTTGCAACCGTTTGATATCCTCAACCGGGAATACAATACCAACCATGTGAGAGTTTATCCACATTGGAACACTACCCCAATCGGACTGACTGATGACCAGTACACATTCTACACCCGTGTATTGAAACTGTTTCTCCGTCAACCGATGGAGCTGTCTCCATTCATTTACATTACGAGGACTTAATCGATGGCTGATTACATGAACTCAGATTTCTACAACCCGAACCGTGGGTTTCGGGTTTGGTATATTGATGAGATCGTCCTGGTCGCAGGACAAACAAACAAATACGTCGTTAACGTTAATGACATGGTGATTGACTATAGTCGTGGTCAACTGAGAGTTACTGACGTTGAACAAGGTACGTGGGTTCCAACCCTTGAATTGATCGAATGGCCAGCTCATCCAGATCCAGATGGTGAAGAAAACGTATTGGTTGGTGTGGGTCCAGGCTACAGCTCTGAATCCTACCGCTGCTTCATCGATACCTCGGTTACTCCGTACGTACTGGCTCCTGATGCACGCCTACACTTCTATGGGTCGATGGTGAGTTCTTACGCGGTCTTTAAAGGTAGTGACATCAATAAGGCTACCGGTAAGATGATCTCGGCATTCTACGATTCGTCGGGTACATTCCTTGGGCCATACATCCCTGTGGAATCCGCTGAGATTACTGGGGCTAAAGTATCGACCATCAAGATCCCAATGGTTGGCTTTGCAACTGAAGACCTTGAAGACTCCGAACGTGTGACATTGGTAGCATATGACGATAAGGAAGGTGTGATTAGCTACGCGCAATTGCTGGTTATGAACACGGAAGTATTGCGTCAGACTGACCAGTCTAAACGTTACGTCGAAGGTATCAAGCTGGACTCGCCTTTCATTTCTACTTCCGATCCTAAGGTGATTGAGTTCCCACTCAACGTCATGGTTAAGTCGTTACCAATGCAAGGTATTGTTAAGTATCGTGGTGGTCGTCAGACTCGTTACGATGTAGGTCCTGCACCATTCACGATCTTGGGTCTTGAGAATTACGTTGCTACAGGTGAAGGTCAAGAGTTCCCTCTGGCAGCTCGTTACCAATTGGCGAATGATGAGATCAGTTATCAACTGGTTCCTTCCGCTGATCGTGCTATCACTGAGAACTACATCGCTCGTACAGTAGCTGCGGATGGTGCTTATAGTTGCAGACTGTTTGTTTACCCTACATGGGTCAACGCCGCTATTGGTTACCGCTTGGAGTTCTGGCTTTACAACTTGGATCGTGCACGTTTCTATAACGTCACTCCATATGTAGAACTGGGTGTCAACTCGGCTCCTTATCGTCCGCGTGCTTATGGTGAAGTTCAAACCTTGACCTACGCGGTGAACCTTAATGAAGTCGATGGACGCTTTGCTCCATTCCGTTACGTATCGACATTCCAGATCGCTCTGTTGAATGCTGGACCTGATCAGGCTAACTGGGCAGTGTACCCACGTCCAGATGTAGACGCATCGTATGGTCGTGGTCTGAAAGCGGATCTTGAATACGTCGCAACTAACACATGGAACCTTCGTTTGCAGAACGGTGCTAACAGCTTGACTGCTTGGTTGCAGCAAATGTACTACAATGCCGAACCTTTGGTGAATACAGAGCTTGAGGAATTCCCACCGGAACCTACTCACTTCATCTTGCACTTCCTGCATGGTGATTACAAGTTCAGTGTACAGCAATGGAATCAAGTATTGACTGTTAACAACGACTTGAACATGGGTGAGTTGTTGAGCATCCAGTGGATCAAAGAAATGTACGATACCGATCTCCAGTTAGCAATGACTGGCGTTCCAATCTTCGTACGTAGTGGTCCATAACGAAAAAAAAAATAACAGCATATGCCAGCTCCCGAAGGAGCTGGCTTTATGTCGTTACTGCTTGATGAATACGACTGCTACTTCATTTTGCAGTGTATCCAACTTGAAGGTAGCATCCCAACCTTTCTCGTTGAGGGCTACCTTGATGCGTACGCGCTCACCATAACTAAGTGGTCGTTCAGCCCCGAGTTCGACAATCAGTGAAAACGATGGGATGTCGTCATCTGGAATGACGATACCGACCAATGCATTACTGATACGATAGATCGCACCTGTTACGATTGGGTTACCGTTAGCCTTAAGTACATCATTTACGGACGGAAGCATTTCTTACTCCTTAACAGTATTGCGCCATGTAGGCACGACGTTGACGCTCGTTGGTAATCGCCTGACGCTGTGCATCTTGCACATGCTTTTTAGCGATAAGCCGACAAAGTGCCCACTCCGTAACCAGCGTCATCAGCCGCTTACGTTTACCCTTAGTCAATTTCTTAGCCATGTTACCCTCCTTAAAGATTTACCAGATTACTTGGTGTGGAGTACGACCACGATAGTCAAACATGAGTGCACGAGCCTGTTGTTCTGCCCGACGATCTCGCTCAGTGCGCCAAGCCACTTCAGCCATTATAGACAGGAGGTATTTACGCTTACCCTTGGTGAGACGCTTGGCCATTTAGCCTCCTTGATATTCACGATAGACCAGTAGGTTCATGACCCGACCATTGGATACGATTTCAGTATCACACTGACAGGGTAACAAACTCAACTTGGTTTCCAGAAAAGTGAGTTCTTCTTCAGTTAAGATCCGAGGCATCTGAATACGGAATCGAGCGGTGTAACGTGCACGGGTAGTCGGAGTACTGCAACCACCCGCCAGCGTAATGCGCAATGCCTGAACCAGTTTCATCCATGGGATGTCATGGCCGAGCATACTTAGCGGCCTCGTCCTCAACCAGTTTAACCAACAGTACGTGTTGGTCAGCGGCGATCTCAAACTGGAAGTTCTTCCAGCCGTGATCAATGAGTTCATTGTTGATCGAAGTCAAAACATCCTGAGGAAGAATACGGCCGAATGCGACATTAACTTTGAACTCGGTTGGACAATCGATCTTGCAAACTGGACCCCATGCTTCTTTAAAAGCCTCACGAACTTTAGACTTGGCTTCGTGTTCGATGTTGCGTTTAAAGTGATCCAGAATCTGACCTGGACGTGGTAGAGTGTCATCACGAGTTTCAAACATAGGGAGTACCTTTGTAATAAGCTTTTGGTTCACCGCTGATGAATTCACGAATGTCATCGTAGAACTCGATCATATCGCGGTTGTTACGATCGTACGCTTTACAGAAAGAACGGGTTATTTTACTGACGTCATTCAACCACTTGAAATACTCGCTAGGTTCGTTGGATATACAGTCGATGAACTTATTGAGTTTATAAAGCGCTGAGAACGCATGAGTGTCTCGAATAAAAGGTACCCATGGTAATTCGTCATAAAAACGGATTAGCAATGCCTGAATGGATTCCAGCGTGAACTCTTCAGTTGCATGCTGTGGTACCAACCCAATATAGCAGAAACCATGTCGCTCAAATAAAATAAGCGCGCAGTCGCTCACCACTCTGGTATGATCTTTAAAAAGGTTCATTAGCTAGCCTGGTTAGTTGGGTTAGGGATCAACATTTGTTTTATAGCGGCTTCGCGCTCTTCCCCGAAGACCTCTCTACAGAAGCGGCACTTCTTACGAACCGAGTAGGTATAAGGGCCGGTGGCGCCGGCCCTACATTTATAGATTTTAACTTGATCCATTTCAGTTATCCTGATCGATTACGTTAAGAACCATTTGCCGGGCAGTGACATCATCTACGGCATACAGCTTATCACACCAGACTTTGTCGATGCCATTGGTGACCTTGGAGAGTTCCATGTAGTCATGGAAATGTTGACCCCAACGACGACCGTCGTTACGTTTGTGTTCAAAACCTTTAAAGCGGGACAGCGGAATCGTTAACACGTGTGTCTCCATGTAGTCGGAAAGAGGAAGCTCACCGTATTAGGACCGAATACAATCGCTACCCAACCCGCGGCTTCCATCTGGTATTGCATCGAGGTACGTTCACTCTGATTAAGCGCGACTGGCAACCGAACGATTTGCCGCGTATCGTAATCAACTGAACCTGGCTCTTGGCGGGTAATTTCAGCAAGGTGTGTATCCACCGCCAGAATAGCGTCAACTACCGCCCTACTCTGCGTACCTCTAAAGATCTCAAGTGCGTTATGCATTTAGTGCTCCTAAATAAAATTAATTACATTGTGTGCGGGTTGATTTTCGGAATAGGATGGTAGTTCGGGAAGCTGAACCGAATGGCTTCATCGGTGAAGACGATGTTAGTCCAACCTTCATGCGTCAACACGTAATGCACAGCGCGCTCTTCTGACACATCCAACGGGATGGGAATAGGAACACTTATACGTGCACCGTAGTCGACTTCGCCAGAGTTGATCATCTTGAACAGTACTTTAGTGACCTGCTCCAATGCCCGCTTTGCATCTGGCATCATCGTAGCTTTGTATACATCCAAAACAGTAGCCATAACTTACCTTAGTGATGGTTGATCACGTGTTTGATGTTGAGTTCGGTCTGGTGATTTTCTTTAGCCCAGCGAGCCAGAAACTCAGTCAGGGTTTCTTGGCGATCAGACTTGTAGCTATCACCATTGTAGCAAATGATTTCCCAGAGCATGTTAGATCTCCACACAGAAGGTTGTAGTTTCAGTAACGTAGAAGCCGTCAGGACTGGTTACCTGACTGACGATTTTATTACCGCGCTTAACACTGCTACCATTGCCATTATGGTAAGCCGCTTCCAGCTTGCGACATTTACCATTGGCATTGGTTGGATCAGTCAACACCTGCTTCTGTACCGTAATGGTCGCTGGTGCGATTGGGACATTGACACGGTTGTTGTTAACTGGAGTTACGAGAATTGATGCAACAAAAATGGCCATTGCTGACATAATTAGTTCTCCTTGATTTTCAGCTGATCAGGGTGGATCACACGACTCTGGTACTCGAGCAACTTACGGTCATATGCAGCTCGTTGTTCTGGGTCTAGATCCCATACTGGAATCTTCTTAATCGGGAGTTCCCGATCATCCCAGAACTCGTTCAACCATACAACTGCAAAACCACTACTCCAGGTGACGAGTCCGCCACCGCTAGTTACTTCTTCAGCGGTGACGCGCCTGTAACCAGAGTAATTGGCCTCGAAGCCGAGATAGACTGTACTGACCTGGAACTTGTGCTCGTGACAAGTCATCACCCGGTCACGAATAGCCTTTACAAGTGACTCGCCTGCCGGTAAAGTATAGTCGACGTCACGCCAGTTACCTTTCATTAACGGATAGCCTCGTAAGGAGTGATGGTAGTCAGGCTGTGATGGACAACCTGATTTTCCAGACTGGTACGGCCACAACCGATAACCCAGTATTCACCGGGCTGGCAGTCATGTGCATTCACAGCAAAGCCCATGTCGAGCAGTTGTTGCAGCGAAGTACCCAGCACTTTAACGCGATAATTGAAGTCCATGTTCCACCACCTTACTTGAGATATTTTTCAACCAGGTTATTGTATTCGCGACCGTACCACTGATGAACGATCTCACGTTCACGAGTGATCAAGCCGCGTTTGCAGTTGATCCAGCGATCACGACTCACCTGAGTCAGCCGCTTTTGATATTCGACACGCAACCAGTGTGCATGCCAATGAAACAGAAATTTCTTCCACATTTGAATGCTCCTTGTTAATGTGGGTTACTTACCAGCCGAACCATTTATTCTCACGCCGGATGCAATAATAGATAATTACCCAGGTGACGATGATTGGCCAGTTCTGAGTAACTACCCAAATTGTTTTAAGGTCATTGCTAATATCCTGTACCAGAATCCCGTAGGTAGTAACAAGGATATTTGCAGTGAGTACGATCTGTAGTGGCCAGAAAGCCAACAGTCGAACTACATGTTGAATGAACTCCCAGCGATCTTTACTGGCTTTGTTCTTGGCAACCTTATCGGCGATTTCAGATTTACCCATTGGTTCCATTTTTCACCTCCGTTACTTTTTGTGGGCCATAGACGAAATTCCATTTAACCCAATACGCCCCAAGGTAGCTCATCGCGATCAACCCGGCGTCATCCTTGATTTTCTCGTAAATTTCAATGATACTCAAACCATCCATCATACTGAGTACGATGATAGCGAGTATCCCACCGAAGATAAGGCCCGATAGGTAGTATAACGCAATGTACAGTGGACGCAGAAGCCATTTCTTAAACGGTGTCACAGGTACGCTCCTGATTCATTACGAAAGTTGGGGGTTTTATGGATCTCACCCAAGACTGTCACATCCGAGCGTTGAGACATACTCAGGACGTGCTCAGGCTGACCCTCGGCATAAACGGTACTGGGGTTACCAGTACCGAAATATGATACACAGCCACCGGCGTTCAGAATAGCCGGGATGGAGCTACGGGTTACTTCTACACGCATGTTAGGAATACGCTTCATTACGCACTTACGCCATCACGTTTATCTTGAGCTGCAATTTCACAGCGTTCTACGTACTGCTCGTTGGTCATGTGACGTGGGTCAATCGAAATGGCTTCACGCAACAGGTCTGCCAAGGAAACATCTTTCTTCGCTTCCATGTCACGATTGAAGCATTCCGATTGATGTTGATTCGATTCAAACCCCTGGGCACACAGGTTAACGAACTCAGTATCGGTCAGGTCTTCCAGATACGCGGTGACATCAACCTCAGCCAGACAGATTTCATCGCATAACCGCTGATCATCTTTTTTAGCCATGGCCTGGTCCCATGAATCCATCAGGTCCTCGCTGAGGTCGACATCAGCCAGATCTTCAGGACTGATCCGACGGAACTCGTTACCTTCACGATCCCAGTCATCAGACAGGTAGCTATCCATCCGGCGATGTTCGAGGTATTCCATCTCAGACATCCAGGTCACACGACATGGACCATTCCACGAGTTCGCCTTTACCAGCGCGATGTTCTCTTCACCATCGGATTCGATAACACGATAGAAACCATCTTCCAGTTTATCCTTGGTGTTGTGGAAGTCCAGATAGTTCAGTTCAGCTTTGATAGTCATGGTATTACTCCTGTAATGTTTTCAGGATTGGCAGAAATATGGTGTTTCAGCAGCTTCTCTGTCTGTACGGTTACAATCTCCCAAAAGAGATTTGCATTTGATTCTTTTGTGAAACTTGGACTGCGGATGACGACGCATGGGTAACTGGTGTCCTCACCCAGCGATGCCAGAGGGGACTCGATCTCTGGTAGAGCTTCCCAGCCCATAACCGTTACGAGAACACTCGAGATCTTTTGAAACACATCTACCAACTTCGCAGCGGCTTCACGATTACGTGCTGTGAGCATGACGTAACCTTCATATGGGGAATAGGTGTCTTCCTCATGACCTTCACAACTCCACACACTTACACCGAGACCGGACTGGCGGATCAGGTGACTGAACTCACGTACACGTGGTTCGATGTTAACAACCTTATCGCAGTTATCATAGCGCTCGATATACGAGCGATACAGTTTACGGTATGGCGGGGTATTGTATTGCAGATGCATGTTGACCTCACATCAAAACGAATGGGATTACAGCCAGAGCGATTAAATCGATCACCAAGAATAAGGCGACCCACTTACGTTCTCCTTTAGGGATCTTATTCTTACGACGCATTACGAGTCCTTACCAAACTATTAATTCTTTATAACGTTCCACCGAGTTATCAATCAGATCAATGAATTCGTCAATACCAATTTCACGAACCGAAGTTTCTTTAAACTTACGGATAGCGCATTGATGATTGCCCAAACGCACATGCTCGTTAGGGACAATTATTTCGACCAACGACCCACCTTCAATAAATACTTGAAGAGGATTCAGGTCACGAAACCAACTAACGAGTTTATCCGGGGATTGGAACGCACAGATGTATTTGTTCGCATCTTCAAGTTTCCAGCCGCGAACATCTTCATAAACGGGCGGTTGATGGAAAGGGATATCCTCGCCTACGTAAGGTAGCCCAACCTGGCGCCAGAAGTCGTTTTGGTAAAGGCCTTCACCATTAGGATTAAGAAAACGGTATACCTTCATTTAGATATCCTATCTATTTAAGTTGCTGAATTCACAATAGTAATATAGCCTTTAAATGGCTTCTAATAATGATAGTATGTACTATAACCTTTTCATTTGAGGTCCATTATGGATATTGTTCTATTCGAGTCAGACTGGGAACGCTTCCGAGTCTATGCCGATTTCAACACCAAAAATGAGACCTTCCTTAAGTTAGCTCACTTGTATCGCGATGAACTCAAAGTCAAGAACTGGAAGTTTCATCTAGCGTTAATGCAACCAGAGCTATCGGGTGTAGATCCTTTTGCTGATAATTTGGATCGTGTTACTAAGGCTAAGATTGCCTATGAATGCAAATATAACCCGTGGTATTACTTTAGGGAAGTTGCTCGTGTTCCAATCTCTGGCCCAGTGCCGTCCCCATTCTTAGCGAACCGTGGTAACATCGCTTTGTATTGGAGCTTCTTTAACCATATTAACTTTGGTCTATTGCAACCACGTCAAACAGGTAAGTCTGTATCAACGGACATCTTGATGGTTGGACTGATGTTTATCTGGGGCTTCAAAACTGAGATCAATCTGATTACTAAAGACGCCCGTCTGCGCGATGCTAACATCAGGCGACTTAAAGGGATGAGGGATCTATTACCTGATTACATTGACATGATCGACCGTAATGACGTCGATAACAACGAAGCGCTGAGCTGCATTCGTTTGGGTAACCGTTATGGCACTTCAGTAGCGCGTAACGACGTTATTGCCGCGGACAAACTCGGTCGTGGTCTTACTGTACCTATCATGCAGTTCGACGAATTTGCATACATTAGCTTGATCGGGACTTCTCTACCAGTAGCACTTGCGGCAGGTTCCGCTGCACGTCGTATTGCCCGTGCCAACCGCCAGTTCTTTGGTAACATCTTCACTACGACCGCTGGTGACATCACTACTCGAGATGGTAAGTTCGCTCACCGCTTCATGACTGGTGGCGCAGTATGGACAGAAGCTTATCTTGACCTTAAAGATCAAGCAACCCTAGAACTCATTATTGAGAAAGGGACCTCGGGTGAAACGCCACTGATCTACGGTGCATTCAACCATCGTCAATTAGGTTTCGACGATATGTGGTTGTATAAGACACTACGTGAATCTGCATCGAGTGGTGAGATCGCTGACCGAGACTTCTTCAATATCTGGACTGTTGGTGGTGAAGGCTCTCCGTTGTTGGATCACCATAAGAAGATCCTCAAGGAAGCTATGTCTGAACCGATGGCTAACATCAGTGATGAAAACGGATACCTCTTGAGATGGTATATTCCTGAACACATGATCGCTGACCGTATGGCACGTTGTAAAGTGGTGATGGGTTGCGACCCTAGTGAACTCCTCGGCGCAGGTAACGACTCCACGGGTATCGTTGGTATCGACACAGAAACCCATGAAGTGTTGTTCACTGGACGTTATAATGAAACGTCTGTTCCGATCTTAGCCAGCTTCATTGCTAACTTGCTGATCAAATACGAGAACATCACTTGGGTTCCAGAACGTAAGTCTACGGGTATTAGTTTGATCGACATGGTTATTCTGGTACTGCACTCTAAAGGTATCTGTCCTTTCCGTCGAATCTTCAATCGTGTGGTCGATGAATCTAACATCTTGGAAACGGAATACGAAATCCTTAGAACCACTCCAGTTAGTCAACGTACTCCACAGTTCTATGATCGATTCAAACGACACTTCGGTTTCAACACTTCTGGTGGCGGTCGTTACTCTCGTAACGCATTGTTTAAAGATTCGTTGTCTAACTCGATTGACGTAGGCGGTCGAGTCATGAACGATAACCAACTGATTACAGAACTCTTGGGTCTGGTAATTAAGAATGGTCGTATCGACCACGACACTGACAAACACGACGACATGGTGGTATCGATGTTGCTGGCACACTGGACTTGCATCCGTGGTCAGAACTTGGATTACTACGGCATTAATCCGAAGACAATCTTTGTTAAGGCTCGTACTCGTGACGTGGAACCAACTAACGTCGAAGTTTTCCGTGACAATCAGAACGCTAAGTACCGTGCAGAATTCGATGACTTGATCGTACGTCTTAAAGGTGAACCAAACCGCATGCTGGCAACCAAGCTAGAAATGCGCCTAAGGGCCATCTCGCGGTGGATTGACGTTGATGAAGCTCATGGTATGGGTATCGACGCAATGATCCAGCAAGTGCACGATGAACGCGTTCGTCGAGTACGCAGTAATCGCTTTGGTGATTCTTCGCGCAATGCACCAGCACGATTCACCGGTCAACGAGCAATCGTTTAATTAAGGAAACTACCAATGTCATCGTTTACACAGTTCTCTGCAAAACTAAGTATCTTCTCAGCTAAAGAAGAATCCAAAGCCCTGAAGGGTAAATACTACTGGGTAGATCCAGGCTTTACATTCTACTCAAGTCATGATCCTTCTGAGATTGTTACTATTGAGACGGGTTATCTAACTGATGGTGCCAGTGTACCTAAGTTCTTACAGTGGTTGATTCCTGCATGGGGTAAACATGGTCAGTGCGCTGTAGTGCATGACAAACTATGTGAAACTTGGCAAACCAACAAGCGTAAGTTAAATCGTAAGGAAGTCGATGAGATTTTCTTTGATGCAATGCGTGTGGCTAAGGTGAATATCTTCCGTCGTAAGGCTATTGAGTTAGGGGTAACCGCTTATCGGTTATACACTAAGCCAACCAAGCCTTCACCAGCAGCATTGAAAGATATCTTTACCGCAGAGTACAACAAAAATAAATAAAGCATAAAGCCCCTCCGTAATGGAGGGGCAATATGTTGTCTTAACGACTTAATGGTCGAGCGTAGCGAATATAGTCCAACAGGTGTTTGCCTGTCTCTGATTCATAAAGCGGGCCAGCACTGGCTATTACAAAGCCCAAGTCTTCAAAGTCTTGTGCATAGATATCTACATCCGACTTTCCTTTGGTTTCAACACACAGATTAAGTTCACTGACGTGGATTTCATCTACATAGTTGACCACTTGGTCATAGATCGAACGACCACCGATAAACACTACTTCATCGGCACCTTCCTGACTAGCTGAGATAATAGCATCCTCAACGCTACTGGCGATCGATACCTGAGCCTTGTTGGTAAGCTCTTCAGCATTCACAACGTCTTTGTAGTTAGGCTTACCAGTCAGAATGATGTTGTGTCGACCCGGTAGTGGTTTGACCGGTAGGGACTCCCAAGTCTTACGACCCATCACTACCGCCTTACCTTTGGTATGGGCTATGAACAAAGCCATGTCTGCTGGTACATGCCAAGGGAGTTTGTTATCAATACCAATAACGCCTTGAACGTCACGAGCTAAGATCATACTCGTTTTCATTTAAACTCCGATATCAGTAGAGACAGAGATCCCATCAGGTCCAGTCTTGAACACATAGGTACAATCGAACGTACCAATGACTTGTTCAAATTCTTTACCCAAGCTTGCAATGCAACGAGCCAAACTCAGTTGTTGGATGAAGTCAAAACCACCCAGTGCAAAAGTGAACTCTTTGTCTATGCTACCAACGCGTGTAAGCTTACCTTCGAAGCGTACGGTCTTGCTGCTATGCATCACCACCACTTGATACTCAGGCACCAGCCAGCCGTCTTTACCGAGCTCTACGAGATCTTTGAGGTCATAGTGCGTAATGAGATATTGCAGTGGTGAACATGGTGGAGTTTCACGAGTAGAGTCCAGAATATTCAACAGACCGTCTACTTGAGCAAATGATACTTGATGTACCAAACCTTCTTCAGTCAGGATCTTCAGGTGACGTTGTAGTTTGAAACTACCGTCTTCATCTTTCAATAGTAGATCACGACCAATGTGATTCAGTACTTCAGTATCGGGTACAGCGGGTTTAGCAATAAGGGTCATTCTTTAGGTTCCTTGTATGGGCCATACATGTATTCGAAGAGTTCTTGTTTGAGTAGAGTGTAACTTAGCTTACGACCTTTGTCATCACGGTTAGTTACAACATAGTCACCTGGACATACTGTAACGGCAGTACCGATGATACCATGGTCATTAAGAGGCAGTTCACAGAAGTTACACTTAGACTCACCTCTAGGTGTCTTGTAATAGGGATGACGCTTTACTACGCGTCCTGTGTTAATACGATGGATAGTGTGATCATCTGGGTGATCACCATTCTTAAACCATTGGTTAGCCTCTATGTGAGGCTGTAAAGCAGAATAAAGAGCCACCTAGTGTTCCTCACGAAATACCATTACATATT